CTCGCCCGTCGCCTGCGCTTCCCCGTCATCTTACGGTCGGGATTTTCCAGCCGAAAGAGATTCCGAGCGGCCTGAGAAACTTTGTCGTCGATGCTCATTCGTTCAACGGTGCAGCTCGCGAAGAATAAATCCAGCCGCAATAATCACTACGCAGGTTGCGAGTTCGCGAACACTAAGCGTCGTGATCCACGCGCCGCACAAAGCCCAGCCGCATGCAGAACCAATCAGGAAACCAGATAGTTTGGCCATAGATTCATTCAATCGCGACCGTCGAGCAGATCGTGGTTGGGTGCACCGTATGGACGTTGAAGCTCTGCCCCCTCGGCGGGCTTCACCCCTTCCGGGTTTGGCGTCGCATCGCGCGGAATCCACACGATCAATCCGAAGTAGGTTCCGGGGATGCCTGCGGCTTCACGAGAAACCGCAGACGCCATCTCGTCCGAGGTCGCAACCTTGATGGTCGCGCCACGTTTACCGCGCTTCATTTCAACGAGATCCGACGCGATGTTTTGAACACGCACGTTCGCCTCGCCTGCTTTCGTGATTAGCTCAGTGATGCTCATTGGGAATTCTTTTTCGTTCCAGAGGGATTAGGCGGCGAGTGGGTGATGGTGCTTTACGCAATGCGCAAGCAGTCGCGCCAAAACACCTCTAACCCATGACCGGCGCGGTAGTCCGGCCCGAGCTGCGAATCCGTTGTATGCGCGCCCAAACCCATTTGTTTGTAGAGTAAGTCCGCCGAAGAAACCACTGTCTGGTAGCATACGGACGCTAATGTGGCTCCCATCTTTAAACACGAAAGAAAGGGCATCGGCCCCCGCCCCGATATAGATGCAGTCGGCAACACCATCTAGCGACTTTGCAAACTGGGCTAAGGCGCAGTTGCGCGTATCCGCGAAACAATACCTACCGTCAGCTGGCTGGTTGCCTAACCACTGCACGAACAGTCTAAACCGCTGCTCAATCGGCATGGATTTTAATGTCTTAGGATTCATGGCTTAAAGTGTTGTGAGTGGTTTCGAGAGTCCTGACAGACGACGAGCCCGCGGCCCTTCATCCTTGCAACCTGCGGGATAAAATTGTCTCAGCTCGTAGGCTGTCTTGCTCGCCATGTCCGCGAGTCCGTTAAAGTAGCCATGATCCCACGAGTCCTGCCGGTGCTTTTTCTGGGCCGCGTGATTGGCGAGCGCCGACCACTCCAATCGCTCGATTCTAGCGATCGGAATGACGACGTAGCCACGCGCGAATAGCTGCCGACAAAACCACTGCTCGATGCGTTGTTTAATGCTCATTTGCTTGAGGTTTAGTTCCAAAGGAGATCGGCAAGCCATCGGCGCAGACTCCTGCGCGGCGGTGATGGTAGCCGCAACTTCCACCCGCTAAACTCTGCGTCACATTGGCGATGTGAAGCATGCGCGCCTTGACGAACAACAAAACAGTAGTAACCCTCGCGAGCACACTTCGCGTATTCGCCGGTTCCCCGCTGATAGGCGCAGTTGTCGCAACTCTTAACCGGGGAGTTGAGGTAGGTTTCGGTTTTCACAGGCTCGCTTTCACTCATGGTGATGGCGGCACATACTCACTGGCGCTCGTGGACTCGGGAAAACCAGAGTCACTGCACCCACGGAACAGGACGACCCCAATAAGGAAGAGTGTAATCAACGCGAAGGCTTGGAGAATGCGGGATTTCATGGAGAGGAGGATTACTTGCGGCCCCACGGCCACTTGTCCGTGACTAGGACGCACAGGAAAAGGTAGATACAGATCACGCCGATAACGGAAGCGAAAGCCTCGGGCCACGTCATGGAGGTTGCAAGGATCATGGTTTGGAATGGATCGGGTTCTGGCAGCCGGCGTGATGGGTGATGGCCACTGATATATCGTTACCACGGCCACCCGTGACAACGATATATTGGCAGCCTTCGAAGGTAAAAGTCCGGATTCGGGCTGAATCGTCCCCAAAGCCGTTACGCTCAATCACAATGGGGCCATCGTGAAGCCGCTCTTTAGCTGGGAGACAAAGGGCGAAACAGCCAAGGACTACTGCGACCCCGGCCATTGTGAGGATTGGGCCGGTAGTTTTCATCGACGGATCGGGGTCTTGCTGGCGTTGAGGACCTCGGCGTCGATAGCCGTGGACGAAGGGGCGGGAAGGGCGGCCGGAGTTGACGCGGGCGTCACGTTAATCTCAACGGACTCACTCTCCATGAGAAGAGTGTCCAGTTGCGCGAATGCTGAGTTCATGCCCATCTCAATCGTGTCGAAAGAGCATTCGACTTTGAGCTTCGCGAGGAATTCCTGTTCAACCCGGCCAGCATCCTGACGGAGGTCAGCGGCGGCCAGCGCCATCGCCCACTTTGCCTTAGCTTTCGTTATTTCGCCCTCAAATGCGTCGAGCTGCTTCTCGGCTAGGACCCACTGTTCACGGGACCGTTTCAATAGGAGTACCATCTTATCGTAGATGTCTTGGAATGTCTGAGCTTCGCCGGGGTAGTCACGCTTGAACGTGGCCAGCTTGGACCCGAAACCATTTGTTTTGGCAGCAAGAGTCTCAATCTTATTTTTGCGCTCGTTAAGCAGTTGGGACCGGCGCAGATACTCTCCCTCAAGGGTTTCAATTGGATTCCGCGCTGCTTCGGCCTTGATAAGTTTCAACCGAAGATTCTTGGCCACGTCTCCAATGGCGGGGAGGGCTACCCATGTAGCAAGCATGATGACTCCGGCAGCTAGAAGGCCAAAGAGTCCAGTGATCGCAGTGAAGACTATTGGAGCTACCAGCCATCCAATCCCAAGAATGGCGGCGCATTTTGCGACTGTGCCCCATTTCTGGGCGCGTTGTTCAGGAGTGAGAGGTAGTGACGACATGGTAGAATGAAGCGATGAGTGAATCGGTGAATAAGCGATGATGTGCAGAAGTGTGATAGAATGTCAAGAACGATTCTTGGAGACTTTCCCCCGCCGGCTTGGGAATTAGCGTCATGATGACAGGTTTAAAGTCAGTCGCGCCTTGTTCTCACGAGACCAGCGCCGCCAAAAGAGAAAGGAGCCGAGAAAGCGAAAAGGCATCTTGATTGGAGTGTAGACGCGCAGATTCATAAGCGGATTCCGAACTCTGCTGACGACGATAACAATCTGGATCACAGATAGAGAACTGCCCGTGCTCGCATACGTTCCTCCCGTGTGGGTGGCTCGTCCAGTTTGCAGAGGGGTTTAAGAACACTGCGCAAATGCTTCACCTCCTCCGCGAGAACCACAAGAGGATCATCAGAATGATAGTCTCCGCTATCAGCGAGATTGAGAGCTTCGTCGGTAGTCATGCTTAAAAAGCGTCATAATCAGTCACATTGCACTCTGCCTTACACGCACATTTCACCACAGCGAACGTGCCGAGACTGGATGGAGTGAATTCATAGGACAGCCGGCCGCCGATTGCGCCCTGTTTTAACGGATTAGCATATGGACACGTCTTATCGTGGGTTTTGATCCATTCATTCAGCTTGATCAACTGGTCTTTGTCGAGACCGAAAATGCGGAGCGGTTCGTGGGATTGTTTTTTTGTTGTCTTCATATGACTGGATAGGACTCATGTTTCTGCCGCGGTAGTGATGGGTCCAAATGTAGAATCTGCCAAAACAGTCCATAAAGAACCGGAAATCCACAATTCATCATGTAGCCGATAGGCATATAACCGTGGACAGTGCCAACGTAAAGAGAGGAGCGGTAGGCAAAGGGATTTTTCATCCGAACATAGGGCTATGAGGGTGCGGAAAGATATCTCCGTGTCAAGCCTTAATGCGGAACCGAAGTCGCCAAACCTATTTTTCGTTTTTCGGAGGTCTGCCAGCTCGACCCGGCTGCCATTCTCTACTCTCTTGGGCTTGGCGAGTGCGCAAACGACGCTTTACAAGATGGGGCTCACAATATGGAGAATCCCGGAACGCCGGGGCAGAGCAGAGTAGGCATAAACCTCGTCTGCGATGATCTGCCTGCCACCGAGCTTGCCTAGTCATTCGCTACTCCACGCGGGTGGGGCAATCACTGGAAGTGGATTCGTTCTGCCTATGCGCCAAGTCATGCCTCTGCCGCAACATCCGCCCGTCCCGCCACGCCCATCTCGTAGATTGGAGCCAAAAAGACTGGTTGTCGGCACATAAAATTTTCTAGAACGATTCGGTCCTCGAAGAACGCTTTGGCACGCTCATGAGCAAGTCGATTGATTGCCTTTTCATCATATTCCAAAATAGGACACTCATTCTCATCGTCCCACTCGTCCTTCAATAGCGGAACTTCTTTATCTTGAATAATCTCCACTCTGAACTGAGCCGTGAGTCCAATCAGAATGTCTTCTGTGGTCTGTGGGCACACATAAGCGAATCGGCCGCCTTTTCCATAGAACCATTCAAGCCGCTGATTGAGGGAGATGACTCCCGTATTATGTGTCCAATTGAAACAACGTTCGATGAAGTCTTCATCGCCAGCAAAGCCAAGGGCGTAACCGTTGCCGTACCAAGAGAGCAGAAATTGGCCGATCTCTTCGTTGAGACGGATCATAAGTGTGGTGTGTTTGAATGTTGGAGTGTGGGGTCGCTAGCTTCGCGGCGTGAACCCCGAATCTAGAGTGAGTTTGAAAGCTTTGGAATGAGATGTGGAATCGTCACCGCTAAACTCGATCGTGAAGACAGAACTGTCGGGCGGCACATTCTCGACCACATGACCGAAGAACTCCTCGGCAAGACAGGCGAGGTGCTCCCATTTGATAATGTATTCGGCGTGCTTGAGCTGAATGATGGTTGATTTGAGCATCAGTTTGAGCCGTGAGTCGAGTTAGAATCGTTGTTGTTCACTGGCGGGGCTGGTGGCGTTGTTTTGTCCTGAAAAATCTCCCACCCCAAGTCAGTCTTGGATAGATCTTCCACAATCTGCTCTACCATGGCATCATGATGCTCTTGGTGAACGATATAGCGTCGAAAATCCCAGTGCCAAAATTCCCAAAACATATAGGATGTGGGCCACAGCTCACCCATTTCCTTCGTCACATAATTTGGCTGTTTGGTGCGCCAGCAATACCAGCTGGCGGTCAAAGTGTATGTCTCGATATTCGCCAGAATCCAAAGCCGTCGGATAATGATGAGAATGCCGACTAGCGCGGCGGGGATCAAAATGTAGAGAGAAGACATAAATGTGTTGTGCTAATCTCCTAAATTGCGGAAAATGTCAGGGTGAGAATCCATCTCTCGCTGAATGCGAGCGACAATCTCGCGAATATGCCGACGGGTCTCCTTTTCCTGTCGCCTGAGCTTGGCCTGCTTTTGGACCTGAGCCCGTAATATAAACTGTTGGGTGCGGAGTTCTCGCGCGAGGAAGAGCAAAGTCCGCTTGACCGTGTAAGGGTCGGCGGTTTCGGGCTTCGGGGGCTGAGAATTTTCGCCCATTTCATCATGATTTACACGGATTCTGGCTGTGGTTGCGTGTCGCGTGTCGCACGTCGGCTGAAATCCGCATGAACCTCGACTGATCCATCAGACATTTCGACGAGAACCCGGCCATGATTCATTCTACCGTTGTAGAGCGCCCATGACTCAGCGTTGTTGTTGCCGAGCCCACAGTGATAGGAGGTGGGAATATCCTGATAGGGATTGATGACGACGAAACGTAAAGCGCGGCTGGTCATAGATGTGTGGGGGATGATTCGAGGAAAGAGGAGAGAAGGGGAACGACTGGTTGCAGGCTTTGTTCGGCGAGCCACTTCAACTCAGATTCCTGTTCAACAGAATCAACGTAAACAGTGATAGAGTAGATGCTTGAGCGCTCTGGCCCCTCAGAGCAGAAGAACAGTCGGACAGTCAGATTGCGGCGAAAAAGAGAGCGGTACAATTCGTCGAGCCGGGTAAGCTCGGCATAGACTGCCCGGTGATCGCGGGACTGAAAGAGAGTGTGACGGGTGGTCGGCATCAGGGAACCTTGGCCGTGGAAAGTGGGACGAGCTGGCAAGGCGTTTTGGTCTTCACGCTCATTTTTGTACCGTCTGCCTCACGCTTCAAGAATCGTGCTGGCAAGTTCTCCAAGGCATCCTGAATGCGATAGATGGGCGCGTGGCGGCCGGCACGGCTGTTGTTAAAGGCGATGACTCCATCTCGGATTCGGTCAATCGCTTCTAGCGGGTTTTCATTCTCTGGCAACTGGCAGATCCAACCAGTTAGCCCCTCAGGAAGCTTGCCGTCTTCATCGAGTAGAAGGACGGTATACTGGTTTTTCTGCTTGGGGGTTGGGTCTTTGTGAGCCTTCTCACGAGCAGCCTTGGCCCGCAACTGTTCAACAACACGTTTGATGGTATCGGCGTCGATATTCTCAGCCCGTAAACTGGCGATGACAGTAGAAACGAGGTCGGATGTGTTCATGGTAAATAGAGTGGAATGAAATAGGGGGGTATGCGGTCAAGTGGTCACATCTAGAATCCAATCATCGGGAAACGTCGAACGGTATAGTCTCACCGCTTGTTCTCGGCTCTCTGCTTCAATCGGAGTGAAGCCAGCGCACCAAGTGAGTTCGCGGGACTCTGGCCGGCTGGGCGCGTTGAGCTTTGGATTGGCTGCTACGCAGCGGGTTTCCCAGTGGATGCGGTAGATCATGGGCAGAATTGAGCTAGAATGGATCTGACAGTCAGATTGTCGAGAAAAAAAAGAGATTCTACGCCGCGGCCCGTTGCAAGCTGCTGGCGGCCATGGCATACGCAGCTTTCTCTAGCGTCTGCATGAGCTGGTGCCGGGCGTTCGACGGAGTTTTGTTCCAATCCTTCTTTAGCCGCCGATATCGTCGGCGGGCGGTCTGGATGTCAGATGAGGTCATGAGACAGCACTGTTTAAGACGAAGGGCAGTTTGTTTGCGCATGGATATAGATCAGAATCGTTGAACGTTGGTATGCGTCACAATCTCCCGCTCAATTTCGGCGGCGAGCACGGGCGTGACCTGATAGACGACTACCTTGTCGCCGGGTAGAGTGATGTCCTGATTCTCCGCGACGAACTTCAGCGCGGCTTCAGCAGTATCCTCAAAACAGTCCTTCTCAATCTCATCCCAGTTGTCGTTGATGACTGCCACGAATCGGTTAGACGGTTTGGTCATGGAGTGGAAGTGGTGTCTAGTGGAGTTTCAGTTTTTTCTACTATCACAACTCTGATTGGAGAGTCAACGAAAATGTCGCGGATCATCGCTTCGACAACGATCCAGCTTCCTCCAGCATTGACACACCCCATGTTGTATGGCAGCCCCAGCGCAAAGTCCAACCCTTCCTCGTCCTTCTTGGCTCGCAGCAGAGCATTCAGCTCAGACAGGCATTGGTAGAGAGCCTCGTAGTCCAGATGGCGGCGCTCGCGCCCGAATCTGAACTGAGCGTACAAATTGACGATTCGCTTGTCCCGATTCTCGCCGACTCTGGCGTGGGAGAAGAGCCCTAGCTGAGCCATACCGGTCTGGTAGGCTACCGTGTCGGCATTAAACGCTTCAGGGTAACGGGCCTTGATCTGAGCGGCGATTCCTGCGCCCATGGTGTTCTGACAATTCGCTATGTGCGCTATGACATTGACACCATGAGGAAATGACAGGAAGTCACCAGACAGATGTTCTACGCTCACTTGTCACCTTTTAGTTTCACGGTCACATCCTTCACTACCAGCTCATCTGGTATCGGAAAGTCCTTCCCCGCTGATGCTGATGCATAATACGCCATAGACAGATTATTCAGAATATCGTTCTTGATCAGTTCAAGCGACGCGTCAATATGCTTTCCATGCTCCTGCCGAGCATAGTACTGGCACTCTAGCCGAATCACTTCATCCATCGTCGGCTCGGGATCGCCAACCCAATAAATGTCGAAGCTGGCGGAGCTGGTTAGGCGGGGCGAACGAATTGACCACCAGTCGTCACCATAAGCCGATCCCTCCTTGCAAATCCATCCCTTGGCCCGTAGCTTGTCAATGAGCGACTGAATCTTGGAAAGGGGATCGTTGAAAGTGCGTTTGGGCTTTGGTGATACTGGGGAATCTGTGTTCATTGAGATGTTTCGTCGCGTTTATGAATCGAGTAGCCACAGACATACGACCCATCCGGTGTATGAGCCCAGTTCCAAATCACGTCTTCGTCGGGCGCTAGATACACGGCTTGAATGACTGAGTGTCCCGGATTGCCGATGCTGAAAGGGGCGGGAACCCTTCGATAGCGAGTGATGCCCCCGAGATTAGAGTCTTCGTGAAAGATTCCGCTCATGAGGTTTGTGGCGCTTTCTGCCATTCGGCCACAATCCAAACCCCGCCGCGGATTCTTGTATAGTAGTCGAACCGCGTCCCATCTGGTCGGCGGGGCGTTTTGACCGAATTTATACGCTGGAATGTAAGCTCAGGATAGTGCATATGCAACCACTCCAGCTTATGAGTTCTCATATGCTCCATCAGTTCCCAAGCGAAGTCTGATGGGGGGATAAACTCGGATTCTACGCCCTGACAGCTCCAGTCGATAGGATTATGAACTTCTCTGTAAGGCTTGCTAGCCATTGAAATAGAAATTCGTGTCGAAGACACTAACCAGCACCGACAGGTGTTAGATAACTCCTTCCGCGATCAGCTTGTCCATCAACTTGATTCCCGGCGACTTGCAGCGGCGCAGCGCGTCAATGCCGATTTCGATGGCGGCGAGGGTGCCCTTGCGATCATCACCCCAGAGATTAATGATTGCCTCGACTGATTGACAATCAAGGGGGCAGATATAGTACATTCCATCAACTCCATTGGAATTCAATTCGTCCAAAGCCTCCATCATTCGTTTCTCGCCGACGGCGTTAAGCGCCGAGATAAGCACCCCGGCCAGTTTCTCATTACCATAGTTTTTGCCCCACTGTTTCAGACGAACGGCCAGCGTCGGTATGTGGGCTTCCACCGCGGCTCCGAGAGCCTCCTCCCAATCACTATGGCTGATTTGTTTCGAGCCCAACTGGGCTACCGCAATACGGCGCAGGCACTCGCCGCGATCCTTTTTGCTCTTATATGTGCCTTCATCATTCAACCCAATCTTGTAGTCGGCGACGAATCTAGCCACGCACTTCGGATGGTCGTCATGGTCTTCTCCACAGGCAAACGAGACCGCGGCTTCCACGCACATGTGGCCGGGAACAGGATTACCAGCTTCGTCCGTCGTGCCGTCGTCCATTCCCGAGGTGAGCCCCTTGCTCACAATATCGGCGACCTTGCGGGCAAGGGCGAGATTGATGGGGTTTTTCTCGGCTAGATTCAGACGTTTTTTAGATTGATTGCTCATGAATATATGTGGTTGTAGATTGATGTTTAAGATGGGGACTCTTGTAGATTCTTGCGTCCACTGTCAAGGTGGAAATGAAGTCTATTGTACAGAAGTAGCTGTGGCCACGGTAGGCTGGACTTCTCGCCGGAAGTATCCGTAGATGTGTGAACCCCCGCCATGGGGAGTCGCAGCGGATACCGTGACTAACTCCCATCCCAGCTGAGCCAACTCGTTGAGCGTGATCTCCGGGAAGTAATCATAACCACCGAAAACAACCTTGTATTCGTAGCGAGGTTTGCTCACGGACAAATCAGTTGCGCGATGGAGCGGACGTATCGTTGGCTGGCTGCGTCTCTGCGGGAATGGCTGTATCGATGAGCCCGATCATGGATTGCAGCTTGCTCGCATCGATTTTGGCCAGCTTTAGCAGCGGCTTAACATCGATACCGATAGCCTCGGCATTCGCCACCATGGCCGCCACAGCTTGTGGGATAGAGCCGGCGAACTTCGCGACTCCACCACCCTTCTCTGAGCCGCCCATGTCCACGATAGACACGTTCTTGATAGCTCCAAGCGACTTGCCGAGGGGCTCAAATGCCGCGCTGACAATCTTGGCCCCAGCGTCGCCACCCTTTTCGAGTAGGGTCGGGAGCCTGTCTAGAATCATAATGAGGCGACCCTGTTCAGAGAGTTGTTTCAGAGCCTCCGCCAGTTCGCGTGTTCCAGCTGCCTCACCAAGCAAAGCAGCCTTCTTGCCGTTCGCGATTGCGAGTAGACGTTTCTCCTCACCTTCGGCCGCCGCCAAGAGCGCCATGCGATTACCCTCCGCCGCGCTCAGCAGCTGAGCCCTGTTTGAATCAGCTTCGGCCAGACCAGTGGCGCGGGTGCCCTCGGCGTTGGCTGCCATGCGAACACGAGTGGCGTCAGCGTCAGCCGCCGCGATAGTCTGAGTCTTGCGAGCGATACCCTCGGACTCACGGATGGCTGCGTTAGCCTTACCGTCGGCTTCGATGGCGAGCTGTTTAGCGGTGCGTTGAGCTACTTCTTGAGCCGCTTCGGAGGCGATGATCTGAGCTTGCCGTTTGGCTTCGGCCTCCACGATGATCGTGGCTTGCAGCTCTTTCTGTTTTAATGCCGCTCGCTTTTCCTGCACCACGATACCAGCTTCAGCGGCTTGGGCGTCGCGCTTTGCCTCCAAAACACGGAGATTGGTTTCTTGTGTCGTTTTAGCGATCTGATTCGCCATATCGGCCTCAGCCCGCTTTCCCTCTGTCTCGACTCTGAACTGGGCAACCTGAACATCGCGGATCTTCTCGGCGTCGGCAACCTTTACAGCGTTCTGAGCGGCTACTTCAGCGGCCTCACGCTGCGCATCAGACACCTTGACCTTCGTCTCTTTCTCTGCTTGGGCCGTAGCAATAGCTGCGTCCCGAATCTTGGCCGCGGTCTCCTGCTTGCCAAGGGCAGCGATGTAGCCGACTTCATCGGTCACGTCCTGCACGACGAGGGTTACGATCTGAATTCCAAGCTTGCGGAACTCCTCAGCAGACTCCTGAAGGACCTTTTGATTGAATTCAGCGCGATCTCGGAGAATCTGCTCGACAGCCAAGCTGGCGATGATGGAGCGAACGTGGCCCCGCAGAATCTCATTCACTGTGGACGCCATAGAGGACTCTGGTTTGCCTAGAAACGCTTGGACCGCATTGGACTGTTCGTCTGGATTGGGGGAAATACGACACGTGGCCACAGCCTTCACTCGGACAGGAACATTGCGCAATGTGGGCACAGACTCTTCTTCAATAACAACTTGAAAGGCAGCTGTGCTCATAACTTGATATTGTTCCACGATGGGCAGAAGGATACGACCGCCGCCAGTCATGATGTCGAATCCACGAGTGATGAGCGAGCCATCAGCACCCCTGACTTTGTATTTGCGACCGAAGAATACGGCTATGGCATTAGGCGGAACAGTCTTGTAGCGTGAAGCGACAACCATGCCTAGAACGAGAAGCGCGATAACCGCAGCGATGATGATGCCGGGAATCAAGAAGCCGCCGATAACAGCGAGAGAGAGGAGTGATGAGATCATGTTTTGATGGATTGAATGAAAATGGAATCAGGCAACGAGCAACACGGGGCCGGTGGCCGAAATGACCTTGACCTCGCGCCCCCGAGGTAGCCACACTACGGAAGGAGCGGATTTCGTGCAGATGGACGCTGGGTAGGTCATGTATTGACCGTTGAGATAAAGACTGACTTCGCCCTGTCGTCCAAGCGTGATATCTGTGGTGACAATAGCGCGTTGGCCAGCAGCAGCTGACGTTGGGACATTGGAACACGACTGCTGAGAGTAGAGAAGTCGCATGAACCCAAATGCGAGAGCCCCGAACGCTGCGCCCGCCGCAAGCCCAAGGACAGTAGACACGATGACGCTGGCGTCATAATGAGTTCCTACACAGCCGGCCGCGCCAAAGCCCACGAGGAATATAGCAACGATTTTGGGGCTGAAGATGGAAATGGTGTCCGTATGACTGTTGCTTGAGTCACCGTCATGAACATCGCCGTCATGAGAGTCAGCTCCGCCAGAGAGCGAACCAAAGAGCCATGCTCCTACAATGTAGACAAATCCCACGCAGAGGATAGTCAGAAAGGTGATGAACTGGCCGGATTGGAGGAGTGTGTTCATAGAGTGATGGGTGTGATAGTATCAGGATTCATGATGAAGACAGATTCGCAGTCCCAGCCATACAGATTGCGGGGAAACGATAAACGTGTCTCACACTGCCCGCGCCACGTCAAGTGTATTGCGTCCACTCCTGCGGCTAGTAGCGGCTCGAATATAGGAAACCGACTGTGCAATCCATCTGCAAAATGACGATAGTCCAGCTTATCCAGATCAGCTAGAGAGTCAATAGTCAGACAGTTTCCCGTAAATTCGATATCAAACCAATGGGCGACCGCCTCAGGACCAAACATCTCTGCGCCCTCCGTCTCCCAACCATTCTCGCAGTCAATAGGAGAGGTCCACAGGCCGCCACTGGGCTTGACAAAGCCATAGTCTTCAACGGGACGAAACAACGTGCGGTCGAAATGAGCTACTGTAACGAGACTGTGGCCGACAAAATGACGAAGCCGCATGGTCCTGCGGACCGTAAGAGACTTAACCCGAGATTGTCCAGTAGTTGCGTCCATTAGAAGTCTGTTTTTTTTCTACCTTGGGAACGTCCTCGTTGAATGGCTCTCCATTGCGACGATAGACGGGAGCGGGCTTTGGCGCTGGTTCGTCCCAGCGATACGAACCTGACATCATGCAGATTCCTGTGATAAACCAATTTGCACCCGTGCTACATATGCCAGAAGCCAAGCGGCCCAGTCGAGACCCCTCTGATTCTAGCTCGGCCTGCTCGTTCTTAAAGACTGGTTTTTCGGGCGGTTCAGCCGGCTTAGTGGGCTGAATAACCGTCGGCTCTCCATAATCGATCCACTGATAGGAGTCTGACTCAATGGGTGGTCGAACGACCTCCACCCTCTGAGTTTTTGGCAATGGCGCTGGCGGGGCAAAGAGCGTAGACTGTTTGGGTGGCTGAGATTTCGTGGCTGGCTTGTCGAATCGATATGGACCATCGGCGGTCTCTGTAGGAGGGACTGGATTAGACGAGAAGAGTGAGCGAAGCCAGCGGAACATGAATCAATTACCGTCGCTAGATTAGCTGTAGAGTCAAGACGATTCGGCTACTTTCCCTTCTTGGACTTTGCTGTCTTCTCTTTTTCACGCTCTGCCGCTTCCTGCTCCACCAGCTCAGCTGGCGATAGGAACCGAGCGTCGAAGTCTTCGAGAGCACGATCTGCCCAATTGGTCGCAATTTTGGGGTCGTCGCAATTATCAGAGCGCGCGACATTCACCCAAACGTGGCACCAGACGCCCATGCGAATGTTGTCGTGATTGCGATCTGGATTGGAGTGCGGTTGCGGAAGATTCATGAAGTGGGATTGGCTGAGTTTATAGAAACAGCCGGCGGGGTCGTAAGCAGTGGATAGGGAAAGCCGTCAAGTGGCTGCCGAGATTGTCGGTAGAGAGGCAGATCATCGCAACGCTCTTTCGTGAGATCGTATCGGAAGTAGCCAATGACCTCGCCGCCGATGCCAGCTCGCGCTGGGGTGAGGATGATGTCGGAACCTTCTTTCACGCTCGGGACATTCTGGACGGACACGGTTCCGTCGAGCTTTTCGAATGCAGCTTTCATATAAGTGAGGGTAAAGGATTTATGAGCCGAATATCAGGTCGAACCACTGCACATCGTGAGCCTGAATGCGGGCCGGATTAACGGACTCCAGAAACACGTGGTCTCCGCCACCCGCAAACCGAATGGCGCGCTCTGCTTCAATCACCACATCAGACCAGAGGGGATTCTCGTAGACTGAACTGCCATAGGAATCCTCACCCTGCCACCAGCCGTGGCAGAAAAACCGGGCTTTGCCGTGATGGAACACACTCGTCAAATCGGGATGCGAAATCTTCCAACGCTTGGGCGTCCAGCCGAGATCATTGAAAATGGAGAAACGCAGGTTGGGCCGTTTGATGCCGACGGTAGAAAGGATTCTCTTCACCTCATCGTCGAGTTTGTCGGCAGTGGAGATGATGGGAAAGCGACGATCGGTGTTGGCGCTCATGGGCACCGCGTCAAACGGAATAGGCGTCACGATACGGCATTGATGACCAGAGCCAATTTATCTGCACGCCCAGCACTGGAACCGTGGAACCATCTGGCCTCCCTTGGCTGCCGACCTGCACGACGCCAGTAGCATAGCCCAATTCTTTCAGTTGAAGGGAGAGCTTCTCCGCGACCATCGGATCTTCAATGGGCATGAGAGTTGCGGCTAGCCGGCCAGCGTCAATAGCACCATTGATGAGCGTCGCTGATTTCGCTAGCAGATCATTCGTGTCCACGTTAGCATAGTTAGCGATGGTCCGCATGAAAGCGTCCTGCGCTTTGGGAATCTGGGAGAGAACGGGGCTGGCGAGAGGTGAGGAAGAGGATGAAGAGTCCATAGAGAGTGAATGCTAATGGTGGTTGAGTCAGTCGCCCCAAGCATCATCGTCGCCGTCATTGCCGCCATTGAAGTCTTGGACAATGAGCCATGAAAGAGCGAGGACGCCGAGAATGACGATATTGATAATGATAGCTAAAGCGGTCATGGGGTCAAGCGGAATACATCCGGTGTTTCAACCAGTCGCCGAATCTTCCATGGATGCCACCACTGGAGAGGAACTCTCTATAGCGGCGCTGGGCGCGGGTAAGAGGCTTCGGCTTAGGTAGAGTCGCACGATGCGCCGCCAGAGCTTCCGACCCAGCCGTAGTTAGAGTGAAATAATGCATACCACCCGCCAGCTTCTGTGGGCCGTAATCGAAAAGAAGTCCGCCGTTTACCAACTCGACCAGTGGGGCGCATTCGTCAGAGACGTAGCGGCCGGTGCGGCTGGTGTGAACTAGAATGTCAAGCTGTTCTGGTGATAGCGTCATGATACTGAAAAATGTGGGGAGAGCGGCCTACTCCTAAGCCGCCCTCCCCTGTCTTCGTTATGCCTAGTTCGGACCTAACAGACAGTGTTCGCCTAGACTCAGCCCTGCGGCACACGCATTGCGTCCATCATGATCGTGAGTCGCTTGTCCAGCTTGCCGCTCGTGATCATATTGCTGGCGGACGTTTCAAGCAGATTGCGCATGGCGATGCCGACTTGTTCCTCAGGGCTCGGCTGAATCTCCTTCTTCGAGTGGAAGAAGTCCATGTGCGCCTTCATGGTCACGATGGCCGCTTCGATGTCGTCGTCCACGAGATTGATGTCGTCGGCGTTGACACCGCGGGCGAGCGCATAGAGCTTTGAACGCTCCACGGCCTCCCGGATGATGGCTGGCAACTGACCTTCGAGGAGCTGGCAGCTCTTGGTGAGAGACGTGTTGATGGCGATACGACCATTACCGTAGTGCCGGAGGAACCGTTCGATGGTCTCGGTGTCCTGCGGCTTCGGGAACTCGATGATGGCATCGATGCGGCCGGGACGAACCAGAGTCCGATCAATCTTCTTCACGTCATTCGTTGTGAAGCAGAGCATGACCTCGGCGTCCTTGGTCTGAATGCCGTCGATGGTGTTGAGGAGATCGTTCAGCTTGAAGCCGCGCTGTTCAGACGCCGGGCCGCAATCAATGTCTTCGCAGAACACCACGCACGGGGCGTAGCGACGGGCGAAGTGAATGACCGAGGCCAGACCGCGGGTATCTGGGAGCAGGATGAAGGTCCAGCCGCTCTTGATTGCCTTGTCTGCCAGCTCTTGGCTGGCGAGAGTCTTGCCTGTGCCCGGAGGGCCGGCGAGAATGACGCCGCGCTTGAGCGGAATACCGGCTTTCCGGCATTCGGAGGCGCGCTCGACAGGGGCGAAGACGTTCGCTTGTAACGCAGCTTCCGTGAGCTTCGGCAGAATCAGCGGATCTTTCCGAGTCGTGTGGATGAAGGATGGCGCGTCGGCAGTGAGGACACCGTTGCCATCCGTGCGAACACGAATAGCCTTGCCCTTGTAAATGGACTCTGCCACGACGAACTGGCGAGTCAGCTCGGCCAGCTCACGGATGAGCCCGGCCTCACGCTTGAGGACAGTGCCGTGGATGACGAAGATGAACTCCTTGTCCGCGGTCATATCCGCGCCGCACTGGAGGTCTCCCTCAATGCCGGGCAGCTCGAACTTGCCCCAGAGGACTTGAATGGAGTCGGCCGGGTTGGTGGAGGTCTCCACAGTCACCATCTGCGGGGGATTGGGACCAAAGAAGCCCATCGTCGGGCGCGGCGTGGCCCAGCCGAATTTCTCCTGCATGGCCTTCATTAGCGCGACGGCACCGTCGAGAGGGAACGCGCGAATCTCTTCACGGACAGAAACTTCCGTGTTCATCGCTTCATCAAGCCGTTCCAGATGCTCGATAGCCTCACGCGGCTCCATGGGGTGCGGCTCGCCCGGCAGAACGATCTTCGTGCCGCGATGGACGATATTCACGTCGGAGGTGGCCACGCCGGGGCCGCGGGTGATTTCTTGCAGGGTGGACAAGAGGGCGGCTTTCATCTTTTCGCCCTCGGTTTTGGCAGCGGTTTTACCCGGATTCGATTTGTGCAGACTCATAACGATAGGAGTGTCTGTTAGACTAGACGTTTGACTGTTGGTTTTACTGACGTGATGGTTGATTCAGGACTATTTCCTGACGATTGGCAGACTCTAGCAGAACGCCAGCCGCCCGTCAAGAGAAATTGTGATATATTCTTCAGGGTTCAGTGCTGGTGCCGACTTGCAGCTCAGCTAGAAGCTTGTTGAGCGTCGCAATCTGCTCGGCAAACGCTTTATATTCCCGAGTGCCGATGTTGAAATCAGCCTGCCGGCACTTGGCATCGGCCAGATCGTGGGAGAGTCTGGTGATAGTGTTAATGCGCTCTAGATCGCGGAGAGTGCTTTGGTTCTTCATGGGAATGAGTTCGTAACAGATTTGTTTGGATGGATCGCAGTGATAGGTGTAAGTCAAGGCGTCCTCGAAGTCGTAAACACCAGCTTCAGCGGAATCAGTGGTATAACCGCACCCGTCCTTCCGCCAGTAAGCCCTATGCTCACCAGACCAGATTAGAACGGATCGGCTTGCCCACTTGCGCTTCAGCCCCGGCCAGCGCTTCAGACGTTCCAGCCGCTCGGTGCCCGGAGCGGGTTTGGTAAATGGATAGCGAGACATGGGAGATTAGGATTGTCGGGGGTGGGCGGTCTCAGCCGAATAGAATGTGCCGGGCCATCTGCCACTTGGTAACGAGACTTTTTCTAATCTTCTCGTTTGGTATGTCCCAAGCGCTGGCCTCGTTCGAGTCAAGGTCGCAGCCCTTGACATCGAGCGCTAATCTGTTGTGAGAAGCCTTTAATCGCAGCAGGTATGCCAAATACGTCTCGCCGGGCAGTTTGGTTACGAGCCCAAGAGGAATAACAACCTCATCTGGGAAGCCCAGTTCGGCCAGTTCCAACTGAGTGTAGGGACGGCTAGCATCTTTTTCGAGGCTATCGTGCAGCAGTGCCAACGCCTCTCCCCGTGCTCTCCACGGGCTGCGTGGTGGCTCAGGTGGAAGAGCGCTATTAATGAGATCCTTATAGCGCCTTGCAACGTCCAGTGGGTGGTCCAGATATGGTGCCCCGCCCATCCGGAACTGGTCCTTATGCGCGATGAGCGCAATATCGAGCGCCTTGCAAACGAGGTCTGATCCTTCGAGCTTCATGGCCGGCTAGGCGAACAGAGTGCGGGGAATCTGTCAAGCGGATTATGAGGCGGTCTCCGCTGCTGCATCTTCCACCATCAACGCGTCCAAGCGAACCGACTCGAAATAGCGGTGGTTGATGATCGTGGCAATTTGCTGTTCGGTCAAAGAATCCACCATGGCAACGATTTCTTCGTCCTTGCAAAGCCGGAAAGAGTCTTTGACCGTAATCTGGCCATTCTCTGCCGCACCATTAGACTGAAGCCAAGTGCCCTTATCTTGATGGGTGACAATCAGCGGGAAATCACTACCACCGCCGCCAGAAATCCGAATCATGTAGAGAGCGGCGAGTGGAAGGAGTTTGGCGAAGTTCTGCTTGCCGCGATTCTCAAGCAGCCTTTTCACATAGGCTGACAATCCTTCTGTTCCAAGCGAGAGAAGATTGGGATTGACCGCGAGCGCCGCCAGCATGGCTTGCAGCACCGAATGCTGTACAAAGTATGAAATCATTTCGCGCTGCTTCTCCGTCGTGCCATATTCGTCGATATCGGAATAGACAGTTTCGTTATCTGTCGAGTACCCCAGCTTCACCATTTCGGCGGTCTGGCGTTTTAGGGTTTCAATCAGAGCGGTGCGGAGTGGCTCAACGAGTTTCATGGATCTTTTCGGCTGTTTGGATTGTTCGGTGTAAAGTGTGTGGTGGGTGGACGGGACAATCGGAATGGCCTTTGTAAGGTCTATCAACTGACCATATCGGTCTCGGTATCTCGTGGATGTTGGCTCGCCCCATATGTCCCACCAAGGATCGTTAGGATTACGAGGCATTGGCTCAGGCTCAGATCCAGATTGTCGCAAAACGGTCCGCCGACAGGCGAACGGCACGGGCCTTCGTGATGGCCGTAGCGCACGAACGGAACTGACCGTCTTTGAATGACAGATTGCAAGGAACAGAATCCTGAGTCTCCTTGGGTCGATTGAAGGTCAGGTTGCCAGTGGCGATACCGACAATTTGCACGTCATGGACGACGGGAGCGCCGCAAAATCCACCGCCGCTGCTGCGCTTCTCCTGAGAACTGAAACGGACGTTTGTGAGATAGGCTGGATACGCGGTAATAGTCTCAAGCACTTTTTCCGGATTCTTAGGATCAATGATGGCCCAATTGGAAGAGTTCTTGTCGTAGCGAACAGAAACTGTGCGGACTGGTGCCAGCGCTTCCGTAGGGATGGAGGGAGTGACGGTTTTGCTGGGGGCAGCCGGAGAAACAGAGAGAGTGGGTGTGGGAGAGTTCATGAGGATGATGGTGAATCAGAGTCTGGAGAGAGTGTCAAGTCGATTGTGGCGAAGTCTATCACTTCACTGTTTGCGCAGCCTTTGCCTCGGCGATCAATTTCTGTTCGTCGCCGATGACTGGACCATTCTCAATAACAGCATCTTCCAGCCGAACGGCGAGACGAAGGATGAGATCGTCCTTCGCCGCCAGCGCCGCGGCAATACGAGTCTGCAAATCTCCCAGCGATGGGTCACTACGCCCGGCACCAGACTTCACCCATGGATCAAGGATGGCTTGAGCGCTCTTGGCGAGACTTAGTTCGTGGAGCTGGTTCTCCAGTTTTCTCACCACATCTTGATTAGCGACCCGACAGTCCAGCTCAGCTTGCTCGCGACGAGCGGAATCCGCAAGGGCGGTCCGTAGCTGAATGTTCTCGCGCTCAAGTCTCTCGACCAATTCAATCGCTTCTGAGCCTTCAAGGGGAAACTTGGCCCTCACAGCATCGGTGAGTGGCGTGGGGATATCGTCATTCATGTCGTATCTTTCCCATGATGATCCACCAGCGCCGGCTCCATCCCACGCATCATCACATTAATCTCTTTGAGCGAGATCGGACGCTTCACACTCTCCACTCCAACATCGAGACGACGAGGGAGCTTCTCCTTGAGAGAACCGTGGCAATGACCGTGAAGATGTATATTGCCATGACCAACGTGATGCCACGAAGCAATGGGGTAGTGGCAAAGCGTCATGCTCTGCTTGTTCACTTCAATCTCAATATATTCGGGCAGATAGGTATAAGGACGATCGTCCCAAGTCAGAGCGGTAAGAGGGTAGACCTCCTGCCCCGGCTGAAGTGGAAGTCCAGCGCAAGCAATCTGATAGGCTTGTTTCTGACCTGACACATGATTCCCGAGCATCAGATACAGGTGCCCGAACCGCAGCTTAGCCATCAGTTGCCAGAAGCCGTTTTCATCAGACTTGAAGATGATGTCGCCCAAATGGAAGACTACACTCGTATCCTTGACCGTATCATTCCATCGCTCAATCAGAGTTTTATCGTGCTCGACCACAGATGTAAAGCCGCGGGGCTTGCAAATGAAGTCTCGGTCGTGATGAATGTGAAGATCGCTATAGAAGAAAATGTCGTCCTCAGAATGATTGATTTTGAGAGTCCTAAGCATGAAAGTGTAGACTGGCAGACTACTGGCCACTCGTCAAGGAGATTCTGCCTCATCCCCATCATCTCGTTCCATCTCCCATTCTCCCGTAGCCCGGTTCCTACGATACTTCCACCCATTTTTTGGAGCCTTCCAGCCCGGGATAGGCTTTTGGTCCCAAGTCAGTCCAGCAGTTCGTGCCCAATAGTCCTCGTAGAATGCCGCGCGCTCTGCCAACCAAGCGTCATCAATAGACAGACCTTTTAGTCGCCGCCACACAGCGTTGAAGATAACTTGCGAAGCGTCATCGCCGTGGAATATCCTGCGCTCTAAGAGCCAGCGTGAAAGTGGGGTTTTGTGATGCCAGAGTCCCCAGCCGTTTCTCATCGACATGCCGCCGCCGAAATGAAAGTTTGAAGTGAACTCTGGGCTCTTGGCCGCCCGCCACTGAACCTTGGTCGTTTCGTCCATTACACTCACAATTTGGTCCACGGCTTCTTCCAGAGTCTCTGGAATCGCGGGAAGATCGGGTGAGTCGGGTTCGTTCATATGGAGATCAAAGATGACACGTCACACTCGTCTTCTGCCAGCCATCATGCATCCATCGGGTCCGAGCTTGAATCTGCACGTCGAACTGAGCGTCGGTGATATTGGCTACAAGATGCATAAATGATTCGAACAGATTGCCATGAGGATTCTGTTTCGTGCATTCGGGGCGGCCCACCTCCCAATGTCGAGATTTGCCACGGCCTTCCCGCACGAGAGTGTTCATGTAAACAGCGCAGACCGCGTGACAAGCTTGCGCAAGCAATAGAGAGCGCACCCCCTCATTAGGCCGCCCTTGTTCAGACACTGCATTCCAGCGGGAACCGCCCAGCGCGCCGCCGAGAGTGCTGCCGCGAATATATCGCTTAATGTGGAATCCACGGGCTCTAGCAATATTCCGCATACTATTCTGCACGTCGGTGAGAGTGTAACCCAACCCGCTTAGAAAAGACTGTGGCGGAGCCGCAAAACAGAGTTGGAACCATGGTCCCTCGCGAAGAAACCAGATCAGCAGTCCCGGATGAGCCTCCGCCAATGGCCTAACAAAGTCCCCCACGATAGAGGGCCAGCCGTGGTCTGGGTGATTGTAGGGTGCGCGTTTCGGGACCCAGATCTCAACGAAGAGGTATGGTGTGGATGGAACCATTAGAAAATCGTTTCAGCAGGGTCTAGGGCGGCTATCGCAGCGTAAGCGCCCGGTTCAAGTGTTACTTTCTGGTGATACGCAAAGTCGATCAGCCTATGCTTGACCAGTTCACTCTCTACCGCATTCCTCACTTCTAGTGGAGCCTCCTTGTTGCAGACTCCTCTAAACTGAATAACGCGCCGGGTTTTAGGATCAATTTCTATACCCCATTTTATCTCACTGCCTTCTATGACCCCAAGGATTCGTGAATATCCTGTCTCAATCTGCGCGCGGTAAGACCCGATGCAATTCCTCATGGACTCTCCCCACGCGACGAGGTCAAGCCCCGTCTTCGGCGCGACTATCATGTAGACTTTACCGTCTGGAGTCATGACCATGTCGCCATCAATTTCCTTGGCCCATTCCATCCGGGAGAGAGGTTCTTCCTGCTTCTTCTTCCACGCGGCTTCCCGGGCCTCTTCCTCCGCCCGTTGTTCTGGCGTCATCTGGTTCTGTAGGTTCTGCATGCGGCGTACCCATGCCGCCTGTCGTTCTACGACGGCGCGATTACGTTCAGCTGACAACCATTCGTGCATCTCAGGAATGTCCTTAAATCGTCGCGTGAGCTGTTCGCCGTTGTGTTGATTCGGCCATTGATCCAGCATCTGCATTGTGTCGCGAATCGTGAATCCATCCGCGCAGGTATCGGTCAACATTCTCGTCACCTTCTTCGCGTCCCACTGCTTCAGGAAGCGGCGAAGCGCGGAGGGGTCTTCGCTGAACCGAATGCACCATTCAGCAATCTTCTCGGATTTGAGGATTTGCTGAGTATAGTCCACGGGTAGATAGGTCCTCAGGAGGGCCAGCCAGCTCCATTTGGATTCCCAGTTATCCTCGTTAAGATTAGGGACATAGGGACGCTTTGAATCACGAGGTTGGCATTTTATCGCCTCCCAGAATAGCCGAGTCACTACACGAGAGTCATATCCTGTCATGCTCTTTACGATGGAGTCTGGCGCTCCACGGAGCCGCCGAAGAATCCAGCGGAGATTGTGATCAATATTGAGTTCGGTCCCGCGAATCGCCTTAAACTGCTCCCGCACAGACTTCGCCGCCGGCCAGAGTGCTTGAATGAGAAACTCGGTGAGATCGTCGAAATCCCCTTTTGGTAGGGTCGCGCCATTAGTCCGCGCTTTGGCCCTCAACATTTTTATGAACCGACGAGCAAACCGCTTTTTCGCGGCCGGATAAGGCTCTTTGATGGCCGCCATGAGGTCAAAGCGCTCTGGGAACCCACTACGAATGACCTTTTTGCCAACATCAGCGGCGTCACGTGGAGGACTCACCTTGAACAGCCGCAACCGTCCAGATCTAAACGAGCAGACGTAGCGCCAACTCTCACTCATTCGCCCATTGCTCTGCGTCTGATAGGAGAACGATAGGGAATGAGGGCTTTCGTAAATCTGGCAGCGAGCATGCTTATAATCCTTGTAGCAAAACCGACGATAGCGCACATTATAGATGCGCCCACCTTTCACCGGGTCCTCATGCGCCAGCTCTAGCCGGACGAATGCGCGGGATTGGGCTTTCTCATGAAGCGCGGCCCACTTGTCGAGACGTTCGGCTTCTTCTAAAGAGACTAAAGAGGCTTCGAGGATGTTGTCTGGCATGGTCAGAAATAGATGATGATCGTCGGCTTCTTGAGTCTCTTGGCAATCGATAAACTGTTTGCAGTGCCCCGGCTTACCCCATCCCAAAATGAAAGCACCACGTCTGAAGCGGCCACTATATCCTCGTTCCGGATAAAACCAGCTCGCCTCCCATGTTTCTCCCAATCCGGTTTGAATTCGGTCAGCTTGATCCCCTGCTCTCTGGCCCAGCGGGCACCAAGGCTATCTGCTCCAGCCGCGCCGCCTGATACAATCTCACGAACGTTGTAGAGCCACATCGGACACGATGTTCCGCCACGAGGCTCGTAAAACCATTTGTCCATGGTCTGACAGAGTAAATCGTAGTCCTGAAAGGACCGCGAGCCGATTATGGCGAGCTTCATCCCACCACCTCCAACCAACACGAACGGTCTCCGCTCATCTCAATCTCGTTCGCCTGCTTCGTCAACGCTTGTCTTTCGCCCGGAGGTAACGCATGAAACCGCCGGCAATTCTTGTCCCACGCATCGAACCAAGAGAGATCGCCACATTTTCTATTCATCTTACTGTCCTCAGAAACTATCGCATACGCCACCCTCAGCTCTCTCAAATCCTCATCCATGAATCTCTGTTCATGTGGTTCCCACAGCCAGCCGCGACCATCCCAAAACACGCAATGGAGTGCGCGCCCATGTTCACTCAGCTTGTGTCGCGGCATGCGGGCACCGATGAGCATGGGAATGGATTCTCTCCAGAGGTGGGGCACGATGTCCGCTTGCATGACACCATAGCGCTTGCATTCTATGGAGAGAATCCTGCCGACTGAACGGTAGGACAGATAGCCACCCTCATAGAAATCGAGAGCGCTTTGATTCATCGATTCACGGGGCTTTTGCAGCAGACATTCAAGCCCAGTGAGCAAGCAGTCTGTAAGGGAACGTTGGGGGAAGTAGATCATGACATAATACGATCTTTTTCATCGAATAGCTCCTTTAACCGATCAACAGTGGTAGCTACTGATATTGTCGCCGCCCCTCTATTTTTAGGTGGATCACACTCCACCCCACCGCGCGTCCAAAATAGCTTAGTCGCTTCACGCACACATCTCTCCTGAAACTGCGCCGCCATTTCTCCATCACCAGCCGCCACCACTCCATCCACGACATCAGGCCACTCTCCAAGAATCAGATTTGCCAGTTTGCGCCGCTGTGGCTCCTTCATTTCTCCCAGATAGATACAGCGATCCAAGCGCCCCGGACGTGAGCTAGAGCAGTTGGAATGGTTTCCGTCATTAGGCGTGCCCAACGCAGAATCGAGAGTCTCAACCTTGTTTGTGGTTACAAAGAGTAATATGCCATCACAAGAGCCGACCCCACTAATGGTATTCAGAAGACAGTCGAAAGTGAGTAACTGTTTCGTGGTGGCTTGGGCCTGTAGGCAATTCGTGCGGCCGAGGAACACGCTATCTATATCTTCAAGCAGTACAATGGCTGGCGCATTCTGCTGCGCATTTTTCCACGCGTTTACGAATGATCGATTGGAGAACGTGGAAAGATCGAATGAGTAGATAGGTAGATCATGCTTGATTGCCAGATTCTTTACCAAAGTCGAACGACCAGCGCCGGGCGGTCCATAGAGAAGATAGCCCCGCCGCCACGGCACCCCTTTCGCCCGGAACCATTCTTCTTTCTTTAGCCATGTATCGATTTCGTCGAACTGGGCGAGGACTTCCGGATCTGTCGGATATAGGCTGAACGGTGGCATATCGCTGTTCCGTTCAATCAGGTCTTCGAACTTCCAGCTAATCAGCCGTAATTCTCCGTGCTGGATACTGGACACCATCTCTTCCATATTGCTACGGGCCGTTGGAACTTCATCGCTTTTAGAACCTGCGTTCGTCGGGGCGTAGCCTCCATCTCCGTCCATTCGAAACACGTTGAACCGTTTCTCCTTCATCTTGCCGGCCACCCGCTGCTGACGCAGCTGATTGAACTCGGTGACAGCCTGTTCGATTAGGCCATCCAAATCCAGTGTGCCTCGAATAGACCAGATGATCACTGGGTTAATGTCTCCACACTGCCTTCCGATGTTGATGGATTCGTGCTGCTTCCCGGTAAGCCCATTGCACACCAACGCTGGTACGCGGCCGAAGAAAAAAAGTGTAGGATCGGAAGTGACCCCTTCGAACGCAACCACTTCAACCCGCTTGTGAGGAAACACGTAGTGCTGCAAACCTCCAAACGCCCGGACGCCGAAAGGCGAACGTCGGCCATGCTTCCAACAATGTGTCATGACGGCACGGGCCGCCTCGTCCTTGATGATCGTTCGGCAGATGATGAGGCTGGAAAACCAGCGTGCCACACCTACCGCGTTTCGCCAAAACCCGGCGAGAAGCGCAAATGCCGCGGTGATACCCGCCCAGCTAGACAGGGAAAGCTCGGGAAGAATCATGACGAGATTAAGTCTAGGCTTAGATTGTGGGCGGCGGCGGCTCGTCCAATCTCCGCATTGTGTCGTCCAAGTCATCCGGCGGCTCTCCATGCACGATCATGACCCGACAACCCGGCCAGAACCTCTCAATCAAATCGCACCAATCGCTCACCAACTCAATAATCACTTGCCCGGCCTCCTTCGTGGGATGAAGAGCGCAGTGCGCGCCGGAGTGCTTGCCATCATGGGTACTGAACCTAAGCAGAAGCGGGATTTTATGCGCCTCACAGAGGTCAAGGAGTTCCTTGACTTTCTCCATAACTAAGGCCGTGGTGTCAGGGAGTTTGTCGGTATCCGATACGGAACCGTCTACATGCCGGATTTCCATGAGAATGAATGAAAGGGTTGAGATTAGCTGCCGATTGAACGATAAACATTGCCGCCCCATTGCAGGAGCCAGACTCCAAGCGCGACTCTCCAGTCCGCCCAGAATAAAACTGAATAGCCGGACAAGCTCAGTACGAATGAAGCAAACCGCTTTACGTAGGAGAGTCGAATTGCGGAAATACCTTCACGCAGTAGGTTCGGCATGAGAACCATCATCTACACTCTGCACTATCTGTCAAGCGCCAAAGCACAGCTTTGACAATCTGCTATGCAGATATTGATTCTACAAGAGTCTGCGAGAACTGCTTGTCGGCATATGTCGGCCCACTGGACGTGACAGTTACCGGGAGATCAAGATAGTCTGAGATAATTGCTGGCACCCGCGAGCTGACCACGTTCTCCACGGTCAAGTCGTCTGAACGCAGCTTCATTAGATCGTTTGTCAGATGTTCTCGTGCTGTGAAGTCCTCTGGATGTGGCGGTAGGATCTCGCCGCCGGGATATCCTGTAGCCAATAGCCACTTGTCCCGGCTAGCCAATCTATCTATGTGGGTGAGCGCAAGCTGGTCTATCGGCCCGGCTACTCGTTTCCCGTAGTCCGCCATCACCGCGTCAAACCAGCCAACTCTAAACTGTCCCTGCCACAAATTCTCTGGATTGTATTTGTCGTCGAGAATAGGACGGAGGCTCTCGTTTTCCGTGGGGAATGGGCCGGCACCGTGGCGGTGGCCATAGCAGCGCAGGACGCCGATATTCGTGATATCGTCACGCGAAACGCCGGCTAGCGCGAGGTGTTCGATGGCGTGTTGTAAAGTGACTGTGGACCAAGTTGTGAACGGGTGGAATCCTACCCACTCATCTAGCAGCACACCTTGCGCGCCTTCCCACACAGTGTCCTGAGTGCGAATGCGGTTTAGCGCGGTCTTAGTAGACACGAATATAACTCCAGATTCGCAGAACGTGCGGTAGCGATTGAGATACGCGTCGATGGTGTCGGGGCTGGTAAAAACCCCCCATTCGGCCGCGCCTTCGGGAGGCATCGCTCCCCCGCAAAACTGGACAATCTCCTCCCCACAGTCCTTGGAAATCTGCTCAAGCTTCTCTCTAGTCTTTCTATGAAACAAGAGATCTTCCACTCGCAGCGCCGTGTCAGGATGTTTGAGAGCATAAGCCGCGGTCTCCCCCACGCCCACTCCACAGCTCCCGTGCCGGGCGGCACCACGAGACAGCTCTTTCAGTCGGTTTACAGCTCGGTGGAAAGGCGTGATGACGAGACACTGAGTGTCTATCATCACACGGCCGAACGGATCTGACACACCCTTCTTCTCCAACACATCGCCCTCATTGATCAGGCGAACCGGATCGATGAGGACGTGTTTGGTGAGTAGAGTGCGAGCGCCCGCTAGGGTTCCAGCGCCGAATTGGCTGAAGACGTGGTGAGTACCGTTTTCCAGCACCACGTTATGGCCGCACTGCGGGCCGCCAGAATACCTAACCACAAGCGGGACCTTATACCTACGGACCAACGCTTCGGTGAGCGTTCCTTTTCCGCTGTCACCAAAAAGTAGGTCAGTTACTGTCCATGCGCGTGGCATCGTTATTCACAGATTCTTGAGTGCGCGTTCCAACCGCTCTTCCTGCATCTTGTGCATTTTTAGCTGTGGATACTTGGTAGAATCATTCAAAGCAGCCCGCACATCATCCTGCAACGCGCCTAGCTTGCCACGTAGATACTGTACGCACTCCATAGTAGGGCTATTGTAATTCTTGGAGTGCTCTACGGTGGGACAGCCGCAGACTCGGCAGGGAAGGGTTTTCGGGTCCTTGCCCCGCCGGTCATTGACTGTGTAAGCTGATTTCTTGTCGGCCATAAGACTACAGCCGTTCAGCCGAATCCTTGCCACGCTTGGGCAACTTGCCTTCCACGGTCGCAGACTTCTTCGTAACGGAAGTCGAAGCGATAGTGGCAAGAGCAGTGGTCGCGCGTTTGGCCCCAGCCTTGGAGAGGCCGGCATCAATCAGGTCGTCCACGATGTCCTTTGGATTAAATCCCTCGGAGATACCGATCGTGGCCGCGACAACCTCCGCGATTTCTTCGATGTTCTCCAGACGGATGAAATTCTGGCCGAACATCTGGATGAGCGGCTCGCTGGTGAGCGTCATCGTGTAGTAGGACGAGCAGTTTGGGAAGATCCAATAGACCTCATAGTGCTCACGCAGCTCCTCAAGGACTTCGGCGGTGGACAGATTCTCGTCCAGCTTGTCACCGATCAGCCGCTCGACGGCCTTGCGATCAATCTTCTCGCGCGGCAGCTCGTCGCCGACAATGAACAGATAGCCCTTCTTACCGCGCTTCTCCCAGCAGTCAGCTGAGGTATGGCGGGACATGAAGTACATGGCGAGTTCGTAGCTCTCGTAATGCTGGCCGCCGCCATTTCCTTCGATGAAGATTTTCGAGAGAGATTCTTCTTGCTCGTTTCCCGCCTCGAACTGACCAATCTGGAGGGGCACATCGTCCGAGGTTTCGTCCCCAATGGCTCCATAGAGGAGTTGTGGGTCGGCAAGATAGCCCTTCTTAACGATGAGGCTCATCAGGGGACCAAGCTTTTTGATGAATGTACGTGGGCCGTTGCCGACGCTGCCAGTCACGTCGAAAAGGACGCCGATGGCGACGCTGTTTGGATGCGCATCAGAGTCGCGGGATTCCCGCATGACCTTGCCAGCGTAAGGAGACTTGGGGCCGGCGACCAATTTTGGATCGAGGGTGGCATGAACTGCGCGTGCAGCTTTGCCAGTCTTGACATCAGTGTCGTGGGTGAAGGCTGAAGTGCCGGCGGCATCGTGCGATGCCATGCGGGCGCTGAATACATCGTGTGAATATGAACTGGAGCCCATTTGAGTAGTGATTATTCGCCGGTAGGCGTTGTGGTGGTTGTGCTGACGGGAGTGGCAGACACAGTTGGCTCTGTAGCAGCTGGAGCGGCGGGTGCCGCGGGTGCCGCGGGTGTGGCCGGCTTTTCAGCGGGCTCGTCATAGGTTGAGGGAGCGCCCATAGGATTTAGTGGATTAATGGTTGATCTTAACTGAGAGTGATGTTTTGAGGGTCTATGATGTCGTCGTACCCCAGTACTGTGATGTCACGCTTACCGTCCTTGATTAACTGGACCCACTTGAAGTGACCAGCGGCGGCCATCTCCTTGGACCCGTAGCGCTCTACGGGGTGCCAGTGACCATCGGTTCCAGACACGGCGGTCTCATAGCCTTGATCGTCTGTGTATGCCGTGCTGATGCTGAAGCCATCGATTTCGTTGAGGGCTACCCGACGCTCTGAGATAGGAGCGGCGATTACGCTGGAGAAAAGGAGTTTTGCTAGCGAATCCATGTAACGAGTTGTGATTAGACTGAAACTGCGGTTGGGACACTGAACGCTCTAAACTCACTCTTCCAGCCAAGACCCTTGCGAACCTCCTTGAAGTCCGCGTGCAATTCCTGAGCAGATTTCACCCGATGAGCCTTTCCCAACCAGCAGGCCCGCAAGAGCCCCGCAACCGCCACTGGAATACCAGCGGGGATGCGAGTCGAGCCGAGGTCTGCGCCGAGGAGGAAATTCATGCAGTGGGCAGCAGAAAACAGATCGGCGCTAAAGTCAAGCTCTTTCTTCTCCGTCAGTTCTGGTGGATAGAATGTACGCCACTTGGGGCTGATGGCCTTAGCCTTTCCGCCGGCCTTCACCGCGTAGGCAAAGTCTCGCAGAGTCCCAACGTGAGTATCTGGAATGATGGTGAATCTGTCTGGGGTAACGTTCCCATGGACGAAGCCCTGACCGTGAAGCAGATGCAGCGCCTCCAACATTCGGTTCCACATCCACGCCGCATCTTTCACATCAAGCCCTTTGGGATATGCAGCTCGCACCGCTTCCAGAGTCACGGCCCCGACGGAAGGAACGAACACATTCGCTCGTCGTTTCGTGCTACCCTCCTGAACCTCGAATGAGTCGAGTAAAACGGGGAAATAGGCCGCATGCTTGGGCTCCAGCTTGGCGGGGAGTGCAGCCAGCACATCAGCCTCGGTCTTCATAAGATCGTTGTTCCGCGGGTCCCGGCCAGCCCGCACGACACATTGCGCCGCCTTGTCTGACTCTCCTTCAAAATAGTCTGAGATGTCGTCGGAGCCAGATTGAACGTGGAGAGAATAGGCCGCGGTCTTGGTGCGTAGAGTTGCGAGTACAGTGGGGGTTTTGGAACCGTAAACTCCGCGGCTGATTCTGTCTTCGGCCTGCGTTCTGAGGGCCGTAAGCAGTTTGAACGCTTCGTCGGCTAACTCCTTTAGCTTCGCAGTCGGAGCCATGTCGGGATGAACGCGCTTTGCCCAGAGTTTCCACACGTCCTCTAGGTCGGCGGGGTTCGCGCCGAAGATCTCTTCTGGCCGCGTCATGGTGCGAAGAAGTTCAAGCGCTGTAGGAATGGAGACGGGAGGAGTCATGAAGGTATTTCGATGCCAGCGGACCTCAGATTCTTCTCAGACTCTTCGATCCACTGCTCTGCACTCCACTTGAACCACATTTTCTCTGGCTGTCCAGCTAAAAGCAGACGAATGTCGAAGATATCATCCCACCATGCGTGCATTGGGCCTACGGGAGCAGCTCGTTCCTCCATCTTAGACAGGAGGTAACGGAGACGTGATTCTTGGGCCGATGTCATGCGCGGTTCTCTGGATAAGGAATGCCCGGCCAGCTAGTCCGGTAGCGGGGATCGGTGGACTGCCAGCTGAGGCAGTGCATCCGGAGATTCTGGCGCAGTTCCTCCAAATCTTCCTGAGTATAGCAGGCAGTGTTGACGGTAAACCGTGGAGCGACTTGTTCAACCCAACCGTCGCGGCAGCCGGGCGTAGTAAACTGAAAGATCATGAGGCCATCATCAAGACGGCTTCCCTCCTTGATCTGCCAACCAGTCACCAGTTCATCACAGAACCGCCCCCAATCATAGAGCATCTGCCAATTGAGTCGCGGCTTCAGGAGCTGCAATACCCCTCCCGTGACCATCGGCATTGCCGCGAATGAAGCGGGAACGCTCCTGTCGGCGACCGCCCAATCTGGCTCCGCGCCCGTCCGCTCATACAAGTCCGCGAGAATATACGCCGGATTCGTGCAGCCCTTCTCCAGTATAAAGGTGCCGTCCCATTCGCCAATGTAGAGATGCTGGGCTTGGGCCAGTTGTTGTTCAAAATTTTCAGGAGTGCAAACGGTGCTGGGCGGGAGATAGGAATAGCGATTGCTCGGCACCTTGATAGCCAGACCTTGTACCATCCATTCTTTGGATTGAAGCTGGTGGCCGATCTCGGCAGAGTGCACTGGCGTCAACGGCTTTCCGTCGAATGCGACCGTCTTCGCTTGTGGGGTGGGTTTGGAGGTCCCACAAGTTGCGGCCCACAACGCGGCTGGAGCGGCAAGTAGAGAGGCGAGGAAAGAACGTCGATTGATGGGCATGTTCATGCGGGAAATAGATCAAATCGGTCCAGAGGTATAGACAGCGGCTCTCTGGATATAAAAAGAGGGAGAGGAAGCGGCGTGGAGTCAATCACATTCTGAAGGACTGGAGTGATGAATGCGGCGAACGCTTCCCTAGCTCGCATGGCTTCCTGCCAGTTTGGGTCGGCCAAGTCCTTGATCATCTGCACGAATGACGGGCTGTAAATGTCAGTTCTAACCGTACGGCCCCATGGTCGCACCGTCACTCTCTCTATCATCGCGGGCAATGTTGGCGCTATGGCCGCTCCGACGACGAGAGTACGTAGAAAAGCTCTGCGGTCCAGCCCGTCGTTTCGCACAGCGCGACGACCGACGAAGAGATTGCGGATGAACTGGTCTAGAGTCGTCATATCAAGCTTCTCACCTTCATCAGTGCCTTCCCAAGCAGGTTGCGGCCGGGCCATTCGATATACTCAGCACAGTCCTTGCCAATTCTCTCCATCTCTTTCTCAGCATGTTCAACCGCAACCTCTTCGCTCATACCAACGCCCCATATCGCATCAGTGGGGCTAGCCTCAACGAGGATGCGGTCGTTCGTGGCTTTCAGATGCGCGGCAAAGACTGGATTCTGTTGGAATTTCAGGAGGCATGGATAGACCATGAATCCGAATCGCACGGTCTCCCATATCGTATCATCATACCCATAGATCTGTTTTCCCAGCTTCTTCGCGTGTGCGGGGTCCGGAGTATCAGCAATGAGGTCTCTGGTGACAGTGTCCCGAAAGAAATCGGCCTTGCGCCACATAAACGCTTGCTCGGAGGAGTCGAAATAGGCCATAGGGCCGATGAGTGGATCGACGAACTGGCGGCGGGTCATGTGCCAGTTGGAGTAGATCTCGCGGCCAGAGTAGAAAAAGACGTGGGTGTCGGTTGTGACCATAATTGATTCAAATCTGGAAATCGTGAATTGGTAGCCAAAATTCTTCCCACACACAAACGACATCACATGCCCGCTTGCCAACCCATGTAGGATCGACACTCCAGTCCATTGGGTTAGGAACGCCTGTGAAAAAATCTATGTCGTAATTGTAGACCCAATCAGATTGCACAATAGCTTCACGCTCATGTCGCTTAATGCGACGATGAGTCTTAAGGTCCCAATCGTATATGGGCTGGACATTCATTCGTTCATTCCTCCGCCTTGTGCGTCTCTGTTTTTCCCTGCCGGCGTTCGCTTCGATGGGTGAGCCTCTTCACCTCGGGACCATGTCCAGAAGCCATGCCCGCCGATCCAGTGCCCTTGACAGGACGCCGCGACCAGTAGTCGTAACCCGGCGCTTTGGAACCTTTTTTCGTGCGTGCCATATCAATCTTTCAAAGTCTCTGCAATATCCTTCGCGTTTTGCTCTTGCAGTGGGAACTGGCCCCACACATGGAAGCAGTGGGCGACAAGCAGCCCATTCCAATAGCCCTCCCTGAATGCCGCTGATTTCTGCATCTTTGCTGTGCAGCGTTTAGGCCGTTTTTCTTTGGCGCGATCCAAAGCCTCTTCCACTCTCTTGGCCGCTGCTTGATAGCCCCGCAATTGGTCTTGGGCTGTGCCTTGGAGGTCCATCAGGGGGTCGTTTCGATAGCAACAGTGTGCCAGTCCGGCTCCAACACATTGCCGACAAGCTTTGAGCCCAAAAGACCTTGAAGCATCGTATATGTCTTGCCGGTATCCAAGTCCTTGTAATTGACCCGAGCGGCTGAAGTAGGATAGTTAGAAGCAAAAGTGTTTTTTGTGTCCTTTCGATAGAGCTGGAGCCACCAGCCGTGGATGTCGGTTTGACCGCCGGAACCGCAGCGCTTGGCTTCGAAGATGCCTCGCCAGAATTTGGCGTCCTTCGACTCGAAAGCTTGCGCCATTTGCGCCAAGAGAAGCGATACGCGCGTCCACCATTTCGCGTCGATAGATCGTAGCTCATCGGGTAATTCGGTCCACGCTCGTAAGACCTCCGTCCAATCCTCATCCGTCCCCTTCACAATCATGGCGGGGAATCCACACAACATCATGCTGTAGTTGTAATAGGGGCTCACTATATCACAGAACGCGGCATAGTGGGCGAGCTTAGCGCCGGGGGTTGTAGTAGAGAATTCTGGGATATATGCATCTACACCACTTGGCACACGATCCTTCAGCGCATCGATGACGAACTGGAGCGGAAGAATGACGGAGCCGAGGCTCTGGACAACAATCTCCTCTTTCCCCTCTTTCGTCCGGGTGAACAGGTGGCGAACCTTTTCCGCATTCTCAGAAACAAGCCCCGTCAGTTCGTGGAGTAGGGTGAACCAGACAATATCCGGGGTAAGAACGGGAGTGAGATGCGCGCCCCAACACATCTCCAGATAGGTGGGGTAGTTGGTATGCCAGACGTGACAGTCCTCGATGTTTTGGTGAACGAGCCGCTTGGGATCGAGCTTGTTCGGCTTTGCCAGATCGCCGATGATACCCAGTCGCGAATTGGGTCGGCGAATGGAGTCTGCCTGCTGGAGAGAGCGGTCGAAGTCGAGCACGATTCCCGGCGTAGTGAGTGTGGGGAGTGTTTGCGCTGGTTTGGCCGGAGCTGGCGGGGCTGGCGGTTCAGGAATCCAAATGCCGTTGAGTTGTTTCATGGTATACGAGATTTTTAAAACGGGCTTAGTCATCGTTGCGCTCCGCCACAGCCTGCACATAGAGAAGCGTCACGACTCGGCATTGCCATCTTCCAATACGCCCCCAACCGCCGGCCCAGCTCCATAGCCTGATCCTCCGTGACTAGCGCGGGCTCCATTAGCTCCTTGAAATCTGCGGCGGGGAAGCAACGAATAAGATCGAGAGTCTGGAGATAGGCGAGATGCAGAGTCTCCAACATCACCGCGGGATCTGTCAGGTCTACAGAAGGAGCCTGCGGCTTCCGGGTCTTGGGCAAGCGTTTTCCGCGGCCAGTCTTGGAGCGTTTCTTCACAGTACATACCCTCCAGTCTTCTTGGACAGGTCAAAATTGCGCTCGATGAAATCAATGACCTCTTGAGGATCGATAGAAGCTGGGAATACGATGTTTGGACCGTGCTGGTCCAGCATAACAGCCTTCAGATTGCCGAACTGATGCAGACCTTCTGAAGTTTGCTTTCCACAAGAATGGCTGCCACATTCGATCTCCCTCTGACTTCTCACTGGGATGTCGTCTGGGTGATCTGGTCGTAGTGGGCAATGAAAGTGACAGATGCAATCGAAACCGGAATGGTCTTTGAATACAATCCTCTGGCTCTGACCGCCAACCGATGGTTTGGCTCCGTAGGCCAATACAGTGTCTGGGCCATCAGTCTTAACGTAGACCAGCCCCGTTTCGGCGAGCTTATTGAAATCGCTCTTACGGATAGAAGTAAGGAATTCGGTTTCGCTAAGTCTGACAGCAAAGTGGCCCACAGTAGCTCCATTAAAAGGCTTGTAGGCGTGGCCCTTGATACAGTGATCGACGACCGCACGAAGCGCGGCCGGCACACGAGAGTCCGTCCACGCGACTGGCTTCCCATCCACGACCGTGGATTGAGTAAAAGTGAGTTGAGAACGATGCCATGCCATATCCACAAGTTGCCGCAGGACTTCGGCGCGGTCTGTGGTTTCATGGTAGGCGGCCTCCTCAGGCGTCACAATCATATTGAGGCGCGTCTTCACATCATTCACGAGAACTAGATTACAGGACCCCTCCTTGCAGAGCCTCAGTCCTTTTTCGAACATTTCTTGACCATCAGCGCCACAGGTGGTCTTGAAGCCAACGAGGAAGATGTCCTTCCGGCCGGCGCGGATGGAAGAGATGATCTTTGCCGCTGGGTTTAACCATAGGTTCAGATTGCCTCGACCGCGAGTTTCCAAGCGTACGGCATGTCGGCCAAATTTCTCCTCTTCGCGCTCGCCATCAGATGTGAGGTGTTGCACAGTACCGCCATATAGTCCCAACTGTGTCAGCTCAGTTGGCTCCCAATCGCACAGCGCCGCCGCCATGAAAATCACCTTGGTAGCAGGGTCGGCCTTGAGCTGCTCAATCCGCTTGGCCACGTCAGCGTTGGTCCGCATGGGGAACTGGCCGCCGCTGGTGTCCTCCCAGCCGTAGCCGCCCATCAGGGTGCGCTCAGGGTGAACCTCGCAATGAGTGAACCGCTCTTGGCACAGAGGAACGAGCTGGTCCACTACCTGCCCAAAAGCGGGCGCGCAAACTGCGAAGTGAGATGTGATGTCTGCTATAGTTCCACCGCCGAATATGTGGACTCGCTTGACCTTTGGAGTGTCGGCAGACTCTTGCATGCCGGGACAAAAACAGAACCTGCAACCAGAGTCAAGGACGAAATGAGTAGAAAAGAAAAAGGCCCGCATTTCTGCGGGCCGGGGGAGGCTAGTTCAGGAGAAAGTGCTTCCAATCAGGATGCTTGGCTTCCTTGATGGTCGCGCACGCCGGCACCCCCTTAGGGGCGACAGGCTTACGGATCAACTTAAGGCCAGCTTCCTCGTTGAGCCGATTGCCCTTGCGGGAATTTAGCTCACGCTTGCACCAGACCAAATTTTCGAACGAATCGCGTCCGCCGCGGTCCCGAGGCACAACGTGATCAAGGTTGCCACCGTGCTTACCAACGTACTCGCCCGTATACTGACAGACACCTTTGTCGCGCTCGAAGATCGTGCTGTTAGAGAGCCGGGGAGACTTCAGTGGCATTTCGGCAAAATTTCTAGCAACCGTAACGGTGGGAACGCGGACCCGGCGGTCCTTCATCTGGATGTAGAAGTCACCTTCACGGACAGGCAGATTGATCCAGTCCTTCCATTCCGTTGGATTCATGTAGAGAACATCACCGTTCTCGTCATACTCGATGTCCAGAGCTAGGACAGGCGGCTCGCCATTGGACTCACTGAGCATCGATACGACAGACTGCTTCACGGTCGCGTGGCCGATTACTTGCCAACTCGCGTTCAGTTTCAGCACAATAGCCTTGTCCAGCACCGACTCGTGAGCGGCACTAGGCGCGGCTTGATTGACTGGAGTGATGACGGACATAGATAGAATCTGTGATTCCAATAGACCGTGACGAGTTCGTATGAGATTGCAAGAAGAAAATGGCGGTAGCGTGAATACTCGAAATCCAACGTGGATTGGTTACCCCGTCCCACTCATTAGCAATGAGGTCCAGCACCCTATCTGGTTACGCTACCGTAAAAATGGAGGAGGACAGGAAGCGTTGCACTCCAGAGCTTGATTCATCTCCGCATCGTTTTCGAAACGAGCCTGACCCTATGTCAGTTTGTCCTCCATGGCGGAAGGTGCCAGAGTCGCGCTGGCCCCGGTTTCCCGAGGCACGTGATTTCCAATCACGGTCCACCGCTCGGTGGCCCCACCTTCCGAAATTATTAAGGATTTCACCTATTTTTTAGTTTAAGCGAACCCCGGTCCTTGCCATTCTTATCGTAGAAAACAACGTCATACTTGCCGCCGCCTTTGTCCACAACCGCGATCTGGCCGATACCGAAACCTTCGGGATCATCGGGACCGGTGCCCATATTGTCGCCCACCTTCCAGTGAGGAACGTCCAGACTGATTTCGGCCGCCACGATTGGAGTCTTCATGAATCTACACGATAAAAGCCCAATGCGATCAGATTCTGTGTTTCTGGCCAATCCAGTATCTCACGATTAGCAACGAAGTAATGCCATTGACCGCAAAAGAAATAGTAGATGGTAACAGTCATAGCTTAACTGCGAACCGCGCCGCCAGCTTGTCGTAGAGCCCACGAAACAGGTTGACTAGATTCTTGCCGAAATTCTGGATGAAGGTAAAGACCGAGCTTAGAGAGAACCACGGCCAGTAAATCCACCAGTTAGCCAAGGGAAGCCGCCGCCAGTCGAGAATGAGGCCGCTATCGTTTGAAAGAATTGTTATCTTGCCGGTCCATTCGGCGTCCAACTGCTGTTGAACATTGCAGGGAAGTCGGATTCCGTTATCACGAGCCTTTGCGAGAGGCAAGGCAGCTTGCACCGCCGCCTTGAATCGTCCTAGAGTCCTGACATACTTGCCCAGAGAATAAACGAAGCCAACGAAAAGGTAAGCTACGGTCAACCATGTCCAGCCACCCCACGTGTGCGGAAACAGCCCGGGCCAGCGCCACCAAACGAGGCCAAGTAAGGGCAATACAAAGAACAGCGCACCACCCTCAAAATCTTTCCTAGCAGATTTGCAGATGGCGTGTGGTGTCCAGATGCAGATTGGCAACAGTACCCAGAAGAGCCAGCCAAAGACAATCCAATCGACGACACCAGATAGGAAGGTGATGATGAGCATAGAACATCGACGATGCACAGTGTCTACGACACGTCAAGAGAAAACTCTATGAGATTGGCGGAGAGGTGATGGGGTTTCACCATTGTCGCTTGCGCGGCACCACGGTTTTCAAGACCGCTTGGGGAATCGCCCCGGCACCCTCCATAAAATGGTTTTCCCGCACGGCTATGCTCCGTGTTCACGGGTCTAGGAAACCCGGGCCTTATCTGATTAGACGACGGGAAAGTGGTGCGCCCTCTGGGACTCCCACCCAGACTAATCCTCGTTCGAAGCGAGGGTGACTGATAATTGCCGAAGGGCGCATAAAAATAAAATTGGCGCGTTATAGTTGTCGTGGCCTCATCACAGGACAAACCGATACCACGGGCGCTGACGCTGCGCCGCGGCGTAGGTCGATAATTGGTGCCTCGTGAGGGAATCCCACCCCCGACCTCGCGTTTAGAAAACGCTTGCTCTATGTAGCTGAGCTAACGAGGCGAAAATTTATTCCACCAGCCCATTCGGCACTACCGCTTGAGCCTTCCAGTGGTGAGTGGTCTGCACGTGTCCAGCACGAACGAACTTCCCCACGACTCGGCGAAACTCTCCAAAATTGAATGAGCGAGCAACCCTCACAACATATCCTTCAGAATCTTTTTGGTGACACTCACGAATCTTGTCTTTGTTCCACGGGCCACGGTAGATAACAGGAACGTGTTTAAGATCAAGCAGGCCACACCACTCTACTGTTTCATCCCAACTGAGACAACGATTAGTCTGATCCCAGATAGAGAACACGAGGAGATAGGAGGACAGATTGGTATATTCGATACTGTGTCGGGCGTAGAGATTCTCGGCGCACACGCGCCAACCGACTGGAATCTGCCAACCCATCTTCGCGTGAAAGGCTCGCGCCCAAGATTGTGAGGGATGACTATTGCTATCGAGCGAACGGGCGTGGTAGTAGTCTGTATAGAGTGACGTATTCTCTCCATCCATCTTCTCTGTCACTACGACCTCCTCGCCTTCAAGCCCACTGAGATCAGTGAGAATGCGGTCATCATCCGTAGCCCCGGGGCTCCATGGAAGATGCCAAGTGCGTGGGTACTTACAATAGTCTGAGAACTCACTTAGCACCCCGCCAGCAGCCAGAATCTTCTGGACACTCTCGTCGCTGAACAGCTCACCCTTCGTGCGGCGGCCAGTTGGAGGGATTACGTTTCCCCATTTATCATAGCGTTCGTCAGGATAGAAGTGAGACGGAAGAGCGGGAGCTGTAATGCCAGCCGCCTCCCGAATCGTTTCTACGCTAAGAGTGGTTTGTTCGGCTTCGATGTGGTGCTGCCCGCAGAGGGAGGCTCCATTAGATAGATAATAGCCGCCATCTGGAAATAGTCTGCGCTCCAGAATGTGATGAGCGTCTTGTGCGGGCTTGCCACACCCGGGAATCACGCATTTGTGCCCGTCGCGCGCGAAAACCGCCTCGCGAAACTGGTCGCGGGTTAGCAGTGGATCGGTGGCTCTGGGGAGCTTTTTCATCGCGCTATCGTGCATAGCCTAGCGGCCGGAGTCAAGCGTAGAATGGTAGGCCCACCCAGACTCGCACTGGGATCGTCAGTTCCGCAAACTGAGGTTCTGTCTATTGAACTATAGGCCCATAAATTGGGGTGGTAGACGAGTCTCACACTCGCTATGTCCTTGCGGACCCGCCTTCACAGGGCGGTGCTTTGAGTTACTTCTGCCTCTACCACCATAGAATGGAGCCGACTGAGAGTGCTGCCCTCTCTTCCTCAAGTTTACAAAACTCGCGGGCTTGCTGAAGCAATCGGCGAAAATCAATAAAACTCTGCTCGGAATGCGTGTAAATCCAGTCGCAATCCTGTATGCAGACCAATACCATCCCCAGACCAGTCAAACGCCGGCTCAAGCCGTTCGACCAATACGCTGTGAATCCACAGCCATTCATTCACGTGACAGAGCCTGTTCACGCCTATATCCTCGGCCTGCTTTGGGCCGATGGGCACATCCGAAACACACATAGAACACAAAGCGTAGTCCTATCCACGACATCGCCAGACGTTGAACACTTCAGACCCATTATGCTGCGCACCGGGCGGTGGGGATGCTACTCTAAACCCTCTCGAAATGAGGGGTGGAAAAATGCGTGGGTGATTACGACAACCAACCACTATCTCGTCGAACATCTGAGCGCTCTTGGCTACTGTTCTAAGTCGAGTTCTCCACGGGCGATACTAGACACCATCCCGTCACATCTACAGTGCTACTGGTATCTGGGATTGATTGATGGAGATGGATGCGTATGTGTTGACCCGCGATTTGGCACTCATGAGATCCAGATTGCGGGACCAGCCGATCAGGATTGGTCCTTTCTGAGCGATCTCTGTAAACGACTCAGCGTCGAATATCGAATCGACATCACAACGAACGAACGAGGGAAAGGGAGTGTCTTCCGAGTCAACGGGCGTCGGCCCGTATATGCTCTGGGAGACTACATTTGGGGCTCTGGAACCGATCTCGCTCTGCCTCGCAAGCAAGCCGCCTATATGACGATTCGAGACAAAGCGCTAAAGCTCAGCTCTAGATTTGAAGGGGTTTCCCGAGTGAAGGCGCGCACTCGGGACCCATGGAAAGCACAGCTTCCAACCCGGCTAGGAAGAGCTTTTGTGGGCTACTTTCCGAGCGAGGAGGAAGCGTATGCTGCTATACAGAAGGCTACTTCTTCTGCCGCGATTGAAGCGCCATGCGCTCCGTCTCATATACGAAGTTAATCACACTTTCGCTCCAGCCGTCGATGTGAGTGAAAGCTTTGTAGGCTACACCCTTCGTGTGGCAAGAAACGTCCATGAGATAGTTGAACCGACCAAACGCTGCCGCCTGATTCGGGTCCTTCACATAGTCACAATCTTGGCTGTCGTTCAGGACAATAAGCCGATCAGCCGTCTTCTCCAGCTCCTTAACGAACTTCGTGCTCTGGCAGAGGAAGATACCACCACCCCCGAGGGAGTGCTGCATCTTGCGAATCTCTTCCATCAGCGCGAAACCGCGGGCCGCTGGGACTTCCTTCGTCTCGTGTTTGCGAGAACCGTCACATCCAGCCGTAGCGTAGATAACTGGCTCTTCGCAGACTTCCCGCATCAGCGCAGTCAGTGCCGCTGCTGCGTCGAGTCGGTTCATGGACGACTTGCCGGCTAACCCACTGGTCATCGAGCCCGACACGTCAACAATAAACACCGTCTTGCCCTTCAGCTTCGGGAAGGTTGCCAGACACTTCAGCATGAGGGTCTCAAGCTGAGCGGTGTATTCTGGAGCCTCACGAACTGCGGACAAGAAGTTGAACGGAAGAACGCGTTCCGGGTTGACCGTCTTGAAGTAGTCTCGGATGAGATTCTTCTCGACGCCAGCCTGAGTCAGATTGCGCAGGTTGCGGATGAAGGCTAGAGCGCCAAGCTTGGCCTCTTCGAGGAGACGAGTCCATGAAGCCTTCTTGTCGGTGGAGGCCGACAGCTCAACTTCCCACGTGTCCGGGGTCTTCAGCTCATCGTTGATCAGCCGCTTGAACAGCTTCTCTTGAGCCTTGTTTTCCGGCTTGGCGTGGCAAAGGAACAGCACATCGCGCAGCTTGACCGCGTTGTCGCGATTGTACTTCGCAAGAGCATATTCGTCGAACTTGACGAAGGCGCGGGCCAGACCCTTCTTGGCTTGCGCTGATAGGGTCTTGGACAACGGCTTTTTGTCGTCCTTCTGCCAGATTGCGCAAAACTCAGCAAGCTCATCGGCCCGCTGAATGATCTGGGGAAGAGTGTCAGCCACGACATGGCGGTGTGTATCCAACCGCGCCATCTCGCGAACGAGGAGCAGCGGAACGTGGCGGAGCTTTTGCTGGCCGCGCGCTTCGATGGCGATTGCTGCGACGCGATCGGCGGGAACCTGCGGAATGGTCTCGCGGATTTTTTGTGCGATCTCCACTCCGGATTCATACGCACAATCTTCCCACAGGAGATTGGTTAGCACGCAACGACGGAGAGTTTGCTCCGCAGTAATCGTGTCGGCGACAGCGCCGGAACCACCGGCAACACGCTTGGCGGCCGGGGCGGTCTTGAATGTCGATACTGACTTTTTATTGGTCTTCATGTTTATTAGCGCCACCACAAAGCTTGATTGCCCGTGGGGAATTGTATAGAGAATATCACGGAGAATTAGCGAATACGCTAGCAGCCCCATAAAAAGTAATGGCGGGGCTGGTGGGGTGTTGCACTCACGAAGAAATCGTATTCTACGCTACCGTGAAAAAGATTGGAGGGAACAGGCGAAAAGGCGAGCGGGGCTTGCGCCCCAAAGTGTGCTGCCATTACACTAAAGGCCCGTAATAGTGGACCCCGAGAGGTTCGAACTCTCACTACTCGTTTATGATACGAAGAACTCCTTTTCTAACGCCACTCCAAATTGATCCCTCAGAGAATAGACGACCGGGCCTTTTGTGATAATAGAAGAACTCCCAATCTGCGCTACTGAGGAAAGTGGATTGCCGAGAATAAACGATAGCGGTGTTGTTTCGTTTGCAATGAAGTAACCGCGATCTTCGCTACGGCAAAATGAAAAATAGTTTTCCTGAGTAACAGGCGAGAACGGGTATGGTCCTTGCAGACCGATCATTCCAATATGAAGTAACCGTTTACTCTAACGACATCAGGAAATAGATTGCTGGGAACAGGCGGATGCACAGACGCCCCTTGCGAGGCAGTTTCATTTGAATAACGAAGAAGTAAGTGCTTCCTATCGCCACAGCAAAGTAGAAAGTCAGAAGAATAATTTGCACGGTCGCCGTGGTTCCATGTTCACGGGCTTTTTGTCGGGCGTGAGCCCAACGGGTTGGCGGAAGTAACCGATGCGTTTCGCTATCTGACTAAAGTGGAGGCTCCTGAGACATCGCAGTCTCCTCAGCTCTCGCTTACGAGGCGAGGTCCTCGCTATCTAGGAGTAGGAGCCAAAAAGAATCTCTGTTCGCGCGGGTCAAAAGCTCTGTATGATCGCGATAGAACCTCACCGCCCCGTGCATGGGCTACTTTGGAATGCACTCCTTCGGGAACAGAGAAATTGGTAGTCCCGTCAGGTGCTGCCCCTGATCACGGCGCTAATCTGGCGCGCTAGAGGGTATAAATCTCTCGGGTCTGCTGCGACACGGGACCATAATGGATTCACGGCTCAGGTCGCTCGACTTTGCCTCGGATGGGTTGATTTCGTCGCCCTCAATGACCGTGAAATTGGTGCCGAAGGTGGGAGTCGCGCCCACAAGACTTTCGTCGGTAGTTTTTGAGACTACTGTGTTTACTATTTCACCACAACGGCATGAAAATTTAGGTTGAGCGCCGGAATTGCACCGGACCTTTGGCATGTATTCAAGGCTTACAGTTATCAAATCATGTCCTTGCCAGTTATGAGCCAGCGGTGTCACGATTGAGGAAACCTGCTCTCACCAACGTGCTCACTGTTACACTACACTCAAATTGGTCGGCCCGATGGGACTCGCACCCACAATCTCCATTGAAGGAGCCAAGGTTTTTAAGACCCCGCTGTATACATTCCAAGCACGAGCCGGTAAATTGGCGACTCCAAAGGGATTCTCACCCTCGCTAACTTGATAGTTTTCGTGGAGTCAAATTGGTCCCCTCGGCGGAACTTGCATCCGCTTTTTCAGATTGAGAATCTGTTTTCCTACTGTATAGAAGACGAGGGGAAAATTGGCAGCCCGTGACGGTGATGCTCCGTCTCCTCTGCCTTGAAAGGGCAGCGATCTAGCGAACGTAATACTAACGGGCCGTGAAAAGATTTTTCCCCGAGAGTGTGAGTTCCACTCTGTTCTGATGTTTGCACATCGTCCCATACCGTCCTTGCGGAATCCATCTTGCGACGTTTCGATATGGCGCTTGCATCTCTCTCAGCTACGGGGAAATTGGTGCGCGTAGAGGGATTTCCACCCCCAAGACCGAAGTCGGCAGTTCCTGAAACTGCTGTGTATAGTAGTTCCACCATACGCGCATAAATTGGTAGGCAGTAAGGGAATTGCACCCATACGGATTTCTCCACGAGCTTCTAAGACTCGCGCGGCTGCTTGTTACGCCAACTGCCCATAAATTGGTGCCGATGGAGGGACTCGCACCCCCAATCCTTGCGGCGACAGGCTCTCGACCTGTTGTGTATACGTTCCACCACATCGGCTCGGTCCTGTGGACTCTAACCACTCCCAGCGGGGACTGTCAACCGCTGTATGATCCTGTGTACAGGATCAAAATGGAGCCACCACAGGGACTTGCGCCCTGCTGCCTGACTTACCAAGTCAGTTCATCGCTTTCTATGAGTTGGCGGCGTAAATTGGTAGGAGGAACGGGTACTGCCCCCGTATAAGGGATTTCTCCCCACGGCTTATGAAACCGTTGCCTTACTTGTCGAGCCACCCTCCTGCAAATATGTGGGGAGAATCCTGACTACTCCCAAGGCTTCAACCGAATAGGAGCTTAGGCTAGAAGGGGCCGTCGCCCCAAAACCAAGGTCGTTATCAGAGATAATACCTTAGAGCGATTCCCGCTGAGGTTGGCCAACCTCATACGACAATCCGCCTTTCCTGTTCAGTCTATCCTGCGTCAGTCACCTTTTCGGCAACCGATCACGTTACGCCTAACGATAAACGTTATTCCGTCACACAAGATGGATAGAGTGAGTGCTAAGCTCGTTAGCTGCTCCCATTGGGATGCGTTGATTCTCACTCTAAATTGGTGCGGCGTCCGGGAATTTCACCCAAACTCAACCATATTCAGCACTCATATGACCTGTGCCCCTTTTGGTTTGTATGAACCGCAAAATTGGTGGTGCCCGAGGCAGTTGCAGCCTCACGAATGGTCTCCTTAAGAGGGAGTTGCCCGTCTACTGTAGCTTGAGCACCGTAAAATATTCAGTCGCGATAGCCGCCCTTCTGTAACTCAGGTATCGTCTCCCTAAGTGACGTTCATTTCTCTCACCGGGCGATCGACGGTCGCAACGATGGTCACGGCTTTACCCGGTGACTGCCCCAACCATGCTTCAAAGAGCCACTCACGCTCTCAGCTTATTCGGGTTAGTGCGGATGGGCGGTCGTTAGCGAATCCGGCCATAATCCGGACATATCCAGACATGGCAGACTCTGCCGCTACGAGTGGAGCACGAGCGAACTTCCTCTATCCGGACATTTATCCGGACATTGTGTCCGGATATGGACGAACAGCGAACGTCTGCAACTGAAATTGGTGGAGATGATGGGCTTCGCTCCCACGACCTACTGCATGCCATGCAGGCGCTCTACTGGCTGAGCTACATCCCCGAAATTGGCAGGCTCCGTGGGAGTCGCACCCACACAAACACTTTCAGAGAGTGTCGTGCTGCTATTACACTAGGAGCCAACAAAATGGCAGACCCACTAGGACTTGCACCTAGACTGCAACGGTTCAAAGCCGTGAATGCTACTCTACATTATGGGTCCGTAAATTGGCGGCTCCAACGGGTATTTCACCCGTGCCTCCCACTCGATCAGGGTGGGCGTTCTTCTCGCGCGCATCAACCAGCGATCAACCTCGTGACGACTGCGCTGAACTTTAGAGCCAAAATGGTCGGCGTGGGGAATTACGATATCCCAACCTCCTCGTTCCGAACAAGGCCGTCTGCCCTTGACAATACACACCGTTAAAATGGTCGGGATAGCCGGTGCTGCCCCGGCGCACTCTAGTCCCCCAGACTAGCGCCCTACTGTTAGGCCATATCCCGAAAATGGTGGATCGTAACCGAGTTGCACGGTTCTCTGAAGCATGTCGGGCTTCTGTCCTAACTGATAGACGAACGATCCGAAATGGCTCCCGCCCATGGTTACGCTCCATGCTCGAACACGCATTAACAGTGCGCCGGTGTCGCTAGACTCCTCGACGGGAATAAAAATGGTGGACGCTGAGGGACTCGCACCCCCGAACCTCTGCGTGTAGGGCAGGTACCGTAGCTGCTGGGTCAAGCGTCCGTAAAAAGATCCTCTCGTGACTACCGCGATTCGCGTTGCCTGACCGGCAGGAGCTAATCCCCGCCTACAACAGGAGCACGGCGGATTCGGCTGCCACCCTAAGCCGCAAAGCGGGCGGCGTCAGCGCAAGCCAGAAGCTGGGCGGACCGGTACCGCTTCAGCTATGCCACGAGAGAAAGGGAGGCCATGGACCGTCAAGTCCATCAGTTGAACTGACGGTTCAACAACACGTCTCCCATGAGACCGAAAGACCCCAAGGATCTTAGAGAATGCGTGCGGCTAAAATGGCGGGCTATGCGAGACTCGCACTCGCTATTGGAATTAGACAGATTCCTATGATACTCATTCAACAATAGCCCAAAATAAATTGACCCAAATGATAGCCAGCTGTCGAACGGCTATCTGCACAACCGGGGAGTAGCTCGACAGAGTTTCACCCCTCCATGCGTTGGATCAAAATGGTACAGACGGTGAGAATCGCACTCACTTAATCTCGGTCCCAAGCCGAGCGATCAGCTAATGACCCACGTCTGTATAAAAATGGTTGCAGACCCCGCGGAGTTTCACCGGGCATAGCTCCTTTCGAAGCAGGACTTATGAGGACCTTTAGCGTCATACGGCTTGTGGCTGCAATAGAAAATGGTGGAGCCCGGGGAGATCGCATCCCACTCTGCTTCGCTCTTCAGGCGACGCTGACCACTAGGTCTGACTCCGTATGCAGCATTTGACCCGGCGCTGTCTTACCTTCCGTTCTCGGTTTATTGACGAGGAATTGGCTGCTGTAGACACCTTTCGGTATCGAACTAACCGATACCTAGGTTGGAATAGATCGGTTAATTGACCCAGCAATAAAATGGCAGATCCGGAAGGTAACGCTCCCTCGTCCAGAGTTTTGGAGGCTCTGTTGATGCTTCATCACGGACCTAAAATGGTAGCCCCGAACGGATTCGCACCGATATGACCCGCCTATCAAGCGGACATCCTGACTGTTGGATGACAGGGCCGAAAATGGTGGGCTAGGAAGGACTCGCACCTTCGGAGAGCGTTAGCTCGGCGCATTTACAGTGCGCTACAATTGCTGCTATGTGACTAACCCAAAAGTGAATTCCCGTGCCGTTGCAATCCGGCTGAGCCATCCGATATGGACCGCGGGTCCATAGCCTTTGCTGACCCCACCAGAATCATGCTAGCTAGTCCCAATGGGCCTTTGTTCTCAGGACGGGAAAGTGGAGTGAGCGGCGGAACTCGCATCCGCGTAAAAACCAGCTTGGAAGGATGGCGGCCTGCTATCTGGCCCACGCTCACACAAAGGGGTTTATCGCCACCGCGGAACGCCCGACTCAAACGGGAGCTAGACACCCGAAGGTCGCTAGCCAAATTGGTGGACGCTATCGCGGCCCAAACGGTGGCCTCTAGCCACGGGATTGGATACCCAAGATGGTGGAGTAGAGGGGTATCGCGCCCCTATTCGAGCTTACGCTCTTACGCATTGCAAACGCGGTGCCTTACTTGTCGTGCCACTACCCCAATAGATTCTGAAGGAAGACTAAAATCTCTTCCCTACTCCCCCAAACGAGATTGATGCCATGCTCACGTTTCACAGCCTCTAGCTTGAAAGCGTCTCGTTCCAGTAGAAACTTGTTCTTGGGATCTAGATAAATATTAAAACTGGGCAAGTAGAAGTCTGGGTGATAACGTCTAATCGTGCCATTTTGATCTGTCCAGCGAAACCAGATCTTTTTGTCTCGAATCCATTGCATACCAACCCCGTCCATCCACTGAGCGATCTCAAGCTCCCACGCCGAATCAAACAAAATGTCTTTGTATCTGTAGCGTCTATAATTGCTTTCTCCACCACAATTGGGGTTGGCTCTAACTCCGCGAGCAGTAGCCTCCCTTTTGCATTCTGGCTTGCCGCAGGTTTTGCGCTTGCTGTTGTCTTTGCATTCGAACCCAGCACCACACACCGCGCAACCACGCGATTCGATTTTTGCGCGACGACGCCCATTTCGATGAATGGCGTTATCGTGTTTTCCGGCGGCCCACGCTTTCTTTCCTGCCGCAGACGCATTTTCTTGAAATGTAAGCATTCGCTCCGGATTCGCTTTAAGCTGATCATGCCCATAGTGGGCAGCGCAACGAGAAGAACAAAATGTCGCCGCCCGGCGTCTCGGTATCACCTCGAAAGTGTTTCCGCAATGTGGACAAATCCTATCTACTGGCTTCAGTCGTCTTGCCTCAGCGCTGGCCAAAGCAGCTGCTTTACTGTCCTTGTAAAAGTGAGTGGCCCCATTACGAAGCTGACGATGGTATTCTCGACGATCTTTCTCGAATGTCTCTCCAGTATATGCGCACACCAATGTTACTGTAGGTCTTTTTGCCACGCATAGGTTTACACGCTATATGGTGGAGGTTGTGTGCAACCCACCTACAAATCACAGAAGTGCCTTATGAACAGTGTGTTAAAATGGTGGAGGATTCCGGATCTGCCCCGGACTGTTAATATCCTGTTTGCGAAACAGGCGAACACACTATAGCATTCCCATCCCCCGAAATTCTGCCCCAGTATACGTCGGGGCTATAGTCAGTTCGGCTCTAGAGCCTCACCAACAACGATGGTTCCTCGCATCCTTCGCGGTTTGCCTTGTCGGCCCGCATACTGGTCAGACGCCTGCTGAAGCGCAGAGCCCAGAGGGGAGAGTGGAGGCGCGTGCTGGATTTGCACCAGCGTATAGGAGGTTTGCAAGCTCCGGTCTTACTACTTGACGAACACGCCGTAAATTGGTGGGTCGGGAGGGACTCGCACCCCCGATGGCGGTGTGACCCGCGGCGGCTTAAAAGGCCGAGCTAATCGCTACTCTAGGCACCGACCCAAAAATTCAATTGAACGGATGCCTTGGATGTTGAGGCAGCAGCATCATGCAGAATGGCGAAAAGGGCTCTCAACGGCACCCACCATTCGTTCCCCGCATTCTCGCGGGCTTTCTTAGCCATTGAAAGCCGACATTGAGACGTTCAAAATGGTGCCCCTGCCGAGTGCTGCCCTCGGTCGCTGACATTGGCAATGTCACATGCTTGCTGTTACATCACAGAGGCGAAAATAAATTGTTCCCGCTACACTGAGTGTTGGCGGTAGATTCGAAATAAATCTAGAGACAGTCAAACTCCGACTATCTTTGGTGTAAATCTCTATACTATGAGAGGAACATCACAGAATAGAAGACCGATGACCAAAGTCGAAATTGAGAATGCGCTCCACATTCATAAAACAATCAAGGCTACAGCCGCCGCCTTAATGGTGAGCACCACGAAACTAGAAGGGTGGGCCAACAAACACGGAGTGAAACTACCAGAACGAATAATCAACGCCCCGATTCGAACATGTCCCGAATGCAAAGTGGCTAAACCACGCTCAGAGTTCTACAACAAGAATGGTAAAGAGGGTGCGTCTGGATATTGTAAAAAATGCACTCATCTACAACTACGCCGAAGACAAAGACGGTTCAAGGAGCTTTGCGTCGAATACAAAGGCGGCAAATGCATAAAATGCGGCTATAATCGATGTATTACAGCTCTTGAATTCCATCACAGAGACCCTTCAGAAAAGGACTTTGCCCTTTCCAAGGATTCAAGCCTCGGCTTCAGTACAGCTGTAAAACAAGAACTAGACAAATGCGACATCCTATGCGCCAACTGCCATAGGGAAACTCATTTCGAGTTGAAAGAGGCTCAATATAATACTGAAGGAGTTGTCCCGGAGATCGAGATAGTCGATCCGCACTAGAGGGGGCATTGTCGCTGTCCCTGAACGATTCAGCGCTTTTTCGGCGAAGTTCGGCGCTCCCGCTAAGAGAGTGTCTTGCCTACTTTGGTGAGCTGACAAAGCCTACGCATCGAAATGAGTAAGCACATAGAAGCCGGAACAAAGGGAGATGGCTGGAGGTTTGCAGTCCCTCCAGCCGGTTGTTTTCTGATTACTCGCCGCGGCGATAGTCTTGGTCATAAATGACCAGAATACCCAGCACAGCGATCAGGGAGATGACAATCATGTCGTCTTCCTTTCATTTACTTCGTGCCACGTCCCAAGGGATAGTGGCGCTATCATCTCAGCTTATTCTAGCGGGCTAACGCCGGCCACCTTGGGCTGAGCAAAGAGACTCCCCCCGCTCCACCGCTTCTGCGGGAACGAGGAGAGTAAACAGCTTTCACTTTGGAAAGGGTAAGGTCACCAACTCTTAAATGCGGGTTGGTTCTCATCACCGGAAACATTCCCGGCTACGAACTCATCACATGATCCCTCGGAGCTGTATCCCAAGCTCTCTGGGTTTGGTCGCGGCAACAGGTAATCAATGCCGCTTTTGGAATCTGAGAAAGAATACTCGGCTTGCGCCGAGTCGGACCCGACTCGCGGGTCCAAAAGTGTCTACTAGCCTCAACTCTCTACCACTGTTTAGACTCTGTTGAATCTGTCAAGTGTGTTTCTGAAGAATCGTTGCTAGAGTGAATCTGAAAGAACTGGTGCCCTATGGCTCGGTCGCTGACACAAAAAAAGCTCCAAGTTGCCTTGGAGCCTCGAAACTGGTGGAGAACTTGACTTTCTGCTGCGCTTCTCCTTAGTTCCGCGCCCCAATCGTAGCCCCTTTAAGGGACACGCTATTGAATGGACGGCTTTCGCTATCCAGACAATACGGCGACCATGCCGTAATCGGCTGGTTCGCTTGGACTGTTGAGGTTTGGCTCATGAGAAGATGTAAAAACGAATGACGTGAAATGTCGTGTGAAGTTACGCCGATTGGACCGCAAATTGTGTTATTGTTCAAGAAAAATCTTTTACCGCTGAGCGTGCGACTCACAACCACTTCTACGTTAATTGGTTAGGCGTGAAGATTCTGGAAAGCTTTTCTCATTTTTCCAAGCTTTTTCCCATCCCAGCGCCGCTTTCCACCCGGCCGCAAAGGTCGAATCAGCTACTCTGTCCTCCGCAAAATCAACGCTCTGCCGTCGCCACGCCTCCAAACAGCAGGCTGCTTCATACTCATCTATGCCCATCCGGTGGGGCGGCGCTGGTTTGGAAGCAGACTTCCAGTGGGTAAAGTCGCTAAGAGTGGTGTGAAGCTGATTGATTGCCTGAACTGGCGTAGACCAGCAGGGGTTGTAAACCCAGATGGGGCAATCCTGCGGACGTGGCGGCTCAACCCGCACATCTTTCCAGTCTCCATAAACCCATTCTGATGGAGGATTTATCATGCCGCTTCTTCCTCGGTGTGGGCCGCACTCTCCCGATCCTTCTTCAAAATTTCTCGCACGCTCCCGTTTAGATGCATGATAAATATCTCAGTGTCAGTCGCCCGCCACCAGCACTTCGACTCATCCTCGGGAACCCCCTCCACTTCATCGTGCTTAGCTCGCGACGGATCGAGACAGACGAATGCCAGCTCGTTCTTCTCTTTGTCCCAACCAGCGAATCCAGCGTTTTGGTATCCCCCCGCTTCACACACCACCCAGAAGCAGTCGGGGTTAGCCTGCTCCACTTGCTCCACTGTGAAATCAAACTTCCCCTGTAAAGCTTCGGAGATCGTGTTGAGCGCAGCTTTTACTTCATCTCTCGTTTCGTCGGGCAGCCCAATTAGGTCAATCATGTAGTGGTCGTATCGTTAGTTGGTTTCAAAAGCTCTTCGATTAGAGCGTCAGCCATTTGTACCGCTCGTGTCGAGGGTGTGACGAACCTTGTATAGTTGCAGCTGGCAAGGATACCCTGAAGGGCGTGGGCCGCAAAATATTCCCGGATTGTGAGACCGTCCGGACGATACTCTGTGTTTTCCGCTTTTTGTCTGCCTCGGACGAAGACCTCGGTCTTCAGAGGAGTGTCATTCATGTTGTATGTGAGTTGAGTTTAATTGCGCTGATTATGGAGTCAATGAGAATCTTGGATTCCGCGCCCTGTTACGCAGAGGCAGTTTTCTGTTCACCCGCCGCCGCGGACTTCTTGCCCTTCTTGCTCTTTGCGCTCAAATCGCCGAGGCGGGTGTAAATGCGATTTGTTTGTATGCCGAGACAGTGGCCATCGATCCCCGTTTGTACGAACACACAGTCGCCATCCATGACCTTGCCATTCAAAATAACGAGGTCCTCTTTGATCGGCAACACCCCGCCGTTCTCCTGCTCTATCAGGTCTATCCGCTCATTGAATGCCTTGACTCGAATCTCGCCGGTCTCATCCAGCAGCTTGAACTTGAATTCTCTGTTCCCCTTCCTCGTCTTGCCTTTGAAGGGGTCAGCCACGAAGCCAATCATCCGCACCAGCTCGCCCGCCGGAGCCGCCAGCACCTCGGCGACACTAGACAAATCGTCTACCTGCGCGCCGAAGATCGAGCGAAGAGTCTCCGAGTAGGAGTAGCCGAGAACCCGCTTCTCGTAGAAGTAGTTGGCCAATCTCTCATTGCGCCGATTCATCTCGTAGATGTCGGCGTATGGCTTATAATCACGCCGAATCACGTTGAGCGACTTCTCTGGAATCAGCGGCTTGCCCTTGTCGTTAAGCTGGGCGGCAAGATACTTGAGTCCAGCAATCACGTCCCAATTCACCTCGGGCTTGTCGCCGACGTTCATGAGGTGTTTTTTCGTAGTATCGTTGAGCAGATTAAATGTGAGAAGCTCCAAGACTAGCCGCGAACGCGAGCGATAGGGCACGCCATTCTCGTCCTTGTAAGTGTCGTAAGCACACATGCACCCAGCCTGAATGAGCGACGCCCCTATTCCCACATTGAGCCCAGCATTCTTGAGTGCTTGAAAGATAGAGAACTTATCCATTCCCTCCTTAACAACACCGCTACCGACGAAAGTCTCTAGGAGCGGCTGGCTTTTGTCTGACACACCGCGTACCATTCCCAACGCAAAGCGAATCTTACGGTCGCCTTCAATCTCGAAATCCATGCCGGTGGAGAGTTGAGGGGGCAGCAGCTGAAAGCCAGTGGTCCGCATCTCTCTGTCAACGTGGCCCAGTTCTTCGTATTTCTTGGACTCGTGGCGGATCATCCTAAGAACGGCCCAGTAGAATTCGGTCGGGTAATGGGCTTTCAGATACATGCACCGGGCGGTGATGATCGCGTACGAAAAAGCGTGTGCTTTTGCGAACGCATATCCACCAGCATCTTCCGCAATCTTCAAGAGCAAGTCCACTATCTCCACCGGCCGCCCCTCCCGCTTGCAGACTTCTAGAATCTCTGCCTTCACCTCCGGGACTTTCTCCTTTAGCTTTTTGCCGAGCACCTTTCGCGCATTTTCAGCACGGTCTTCGTGCATACCCACAGCCTTCAACATCATCAAATATTGTTCCTGATATACAGATACACCGCCGGTTGGCTTGAGGATCGGATCGATGAGCGGATGAACAGATTGAAATACTCCCTCATTTACGTATTTGACGTAGTTGTCGATATAGGCAAATGCTCCCGGCCGCGCGATAGCAAGGATGGCTGAAAGCTGCTCAAAGTCCCGCGGCTTTACCTTGGCTGCTGCATTACCCTGCGCGAACGTTTCTAGCTGAAAGATTCCTACGCGATGCTTAAAGTCTTGTAGAGTCCTGTAGATCGCTTCGTCATGCACTCCATCCATACCCCGCAGCTTGATCCCGACTCGGCGACATACGTCATCGATTACCGACAAAGTCTTCAGTCCTAGGATGTCGAACTTGAGGCAGATTTCTTGCGCGCTATACATGTCGTAGCCTGAGACCGTGTGACGAACGCCATCATCGTCTGTGGCCGATTGCAGCGGCATGATCTCATCGATTTTTGTGGAACAAATGAGTAAAGCGGATGCGTGCTGGCCTTCGGACTTGTTAAGCCCAGAAATGTCCATAGCTATTTCCACCGCTTCCCGATGGTCTTTGGCCCATTCCTTGAAGCGAGCGTTCTGCTTCTTCGGATCGTCTGATATGGCGTCCTCGATCTCTTCTGGCACCCCACTCTCCTTCTCAACCAGATCGCTGGCCGCCTGCGCATCTTCTTCGGAGCCACCCTCGAATATCTTGACTACCTCCATGATAAGAGACTTGGACGTGAGGGTTGTAGTCGTAAGTGTATGCGCTGTCTGGCCGGGATAGCGTTCCTTGAGATAATCGAAAATTTCGTGGCGACGGTAGTAGTCAAAGTCCATGTCCACGTCGGGAACAAGGCCACCGTCCATATAGACCACGTCACCGACTGTCTTGCTTTTGGCGCGGGCTTTGGATAGGAAACGAGTAAAGAAAAGACCGTATTCAATCGGGTCCAGTTCTGTGAGCCCTATGAGATGGCACACGAGTGACGATGACACCGAACCGCGACCGGGGCCGCGAGGGATTTTCCTCTCGTCGGCAAATCTGCAAATATCCCAGACCATGAGAATGTAGTCCGTGAAGCCAAGGGTGTTGATTGTATCCAGCTCGAATTTCACACGCTCAGTATAGGTGGGCTGCTGGTCCTTTGGAATACGATTCAGAACCTTCTGCTTGTATCCTTCTCTACAGAGCTGAGTGAGGAATTCTAGATTGGAACAGCTCTCCTTTGCTCCTGCGGTGGCCCGCTGGTCGAGGCTAACGTCGAACGTGGGCAAAATGACCCCATGGAATGGGACCTTGCTGAGAGGTTGTAGGTCGGCTAGAGTCATATCTCCACCTTCTGGATCAGTCCTTTATACACGCCGTAGTTCAGCCCGGCCAGATCGTACAGAGCGTCATGTTGTTTAGTCTTGTCCACCGTCACCCCCAGCTCCTCTGCCATCAGTCCTAGATTCGTTTTCACGTTCGCCTCCCATGCGTCAGCCACTTTATACTGCCAAGCGAGGAATGCTTCCGGACTAGACCTATCCGGCTTCCAACGTTTCTTCATGGCCCGAGAGATGAGGTGAGTGTCAATGATTCTAGTGAGATAGGAGTAGTCTGGCTTGCGGCCAAGCGCCCGCCGCCAGAGCTGATGAAGAGCGCTATCGAAGGCGAGAATCGAATGCCCGATTATCAGGTATTGCGGGTCAAATAAGTACCCCTCAAACACGTCGAGCACGAACTCCGGATCATCCCCATTGTCCACCCAGCTCTGTTGAAAGTGAGTGATAGTGGCGGCATCTGCGCTCATGCGGAAATTGGGCCACTTCAGATAGTAGTTGTGGGTACTGTGAATATGGTGGCGATCGGCGATTAGCCACGTGCATTGAAAAGGAAGATTCGACTGCATGATATTCAGACAGCTCGATTCCTGATCCCAAAAGAGCAGCTTCCTATCCGAAAACCTAAGCAAGTCGGCACCAACGCTCATTGTTTGCCCTTTGGACTCACTATCTGCTGCGCAGACAATTCTTTCCACGCCTCGAATGAGAATTCTCTGCTTTGCATGAAATCCATATTTGGCTTGTCGTATGTGCTTTTGCCAGAGCGATTAAGCACGCACCGCCACACCTGAAACGGTTTAGCATCGTCGCGCAGTTTGTAATATACACTCTTGACCGGCTGAACCTTGAGTCCATTCGCCGCCGCATAGCGGTCCACAGCACTGTTGAGCAGACCATCAATAGGAAGCTGCTGATCGATCTCGCGCAGGAGCAGCGGGACCACCGGGAGTTGCGGCGCGATGGATGAGAACGTGAGCGTGTTCTTGGCAAGGAACGACGAGTAGAATGGCAGGCTGAGCAACAGGTCGTCTGACCACATCGCGCATAGAGTCTTCCAATCCAGCCGCGGCACGTAGTAAAAACCGTCGTTAGCCGCTTTCGTGAACAGCTTGCAGAGCGCGCTATATACAGTCGTAGAATCCAACGCCGGCCAGATCACCACCTTGGATTCCGTGTCCATGGACGCTTCGGATTTGTCGGCCATGTTTTCACAGATGACTAGCTTAAGTCCAAAGTGTAGGTCGCAGCCAACTTCCCTCAGGTTCTTCCACGCACTCATATAGTTCACGAAATTCGATTCGACCATATAGAGTCGCTTCATTCCCTCATCCTTGGCTAGACTGCACAGGGACAGCGGGCCGCGCTTACGACCTTCCTTTTTGCGAGCTTCCACGTCACCGACTTTATCGACCGTGAAGATGCCGCCCTGTTTGAGGCTGGCCGCCGAGGAGAAGAGGGGAATGATGTCACTCACTGCTTTGTCCTCTTGTCGCTCAGTTCAATACTGCCCTTATAACCCCGCTGTATGTGAATTGCGCCAAGAGCAAATCCAGCTTGGGGCCACGGCTTGGGCGGCGTGTCGAGCAATAAGATCTCTCGGATGCCGAATCCAGCTGAGTCTATATCGCGGAGCCGCGCTTTCATCCAAAGGGCATTCACGAGGCACAGAAAGACCACATTATCGGCTAGCCGCATAGAACGTACGAGGAACAACCGCAGTTTAGACCATGGAGGATTTGTCACGATCCAGTCATAGTGCTTCGTGCCAAAATCCCATGTGAGAAAATCCCGGCCCTCTGTAATCTCGCACCAGTCCCAGCCATCCAACTGGAAACCTCCTGTGCCGCGGCACGGCTCCAAACAGAGACCTTGTGGGGCGAAATGATTGAGGATTAGATTGACGTAGAAAGGAGGTGTCATCACACAGTCATTCCCGCCACGCGGAGCAAGCGGGCGGCTCATAGGTGATAAATCCCCTTATATCGATTGGTCCACGCAAACCATGCGTAGTCTGTCGCGTCCGTCTTACCGTCTTGTGTGAACGAAGGGCGCGCGGACAACACGAACAACGCGGCTGGCTCGTGAGCTTTCCACCAGTCCCGTCGTCTCTGTGCCCCGAGGAAATTGAGACGCAACAGCATCCAAACTTCTGGAGCGAGGCTGAAAGCATGATCGCAGAACTCCTGCGCAAGAGAGAATGGGGGGTTGGTTACGATACATTCCCGCGGAGTAAGATCCTTGAGAAAGTCGTTACCTAGACTCAGGTCGGTGCCACCGGCGATCAGCCCATCTTCGGTCATCCAACGGACCAATCGACCATCTCCACAGGCGGGTTCCCAAATTGATCTGTTCTCTGGTGTGTGAAGGTAAGGAAGCAACGGTTTGAAAGCTGATTCCGGCGTAGCGTAGAAGTCTCTATCATTGCGGGTTGCCCCACGATTGGTTGCTGAACACATAATCAATCAATTCCTCTTTCGTTGAAAAGCATGTTCCGTATCATCGCGGATTGTGGGTATTCCGGAAATCCACACGTAACCATCGTCCTTATTCCAATCGCGCGCCCGCCAGAGCCTCTTGTGTTCGACCGTTCCGTCTGGCGCTATAATGACATAGCCGGTTCCAGAGTCTATGCACCAAGAGCGACCAATGCGGCGGTGAGCGTTTAGTTTGTGGGTGTGGCCTACAATCTGTGGATACGGAAGAACGTCCTCAAATTCTGTGTCCCAATCGAGCCACAGCGGTCCTCCATAATTGGCGTCGCCGCCACGATTATATCCGCACGCGAAAAGTCTATGAGGCTTAAACGGAGCTGCCTCCAGTGCCTCGTCCGCTTCGTTCCACAGCCGATCTAGATTTGTCTCGGCTGCCAAATGGTTCTGCCAGCTATTCTCCTGAATACCCGCGTGAGAGAGCAGCCATCCGTTCGCCACACAGAACAGTCGGACCTTGCGCCAAAGATCATGCGTCATCTCCTTGGCGAACTCAATTGCTTTGGAATGAGTGAATCCGGAACAAGCATTGAAAAGCGGGCGCTTGTGACGATGGGCGCGAGAATGAGAGTGAGATTCGAACTGCGGCAGATCGTGATTGCCCATCAGCACCGTTGTATTCGGAGATTCTATCAGCCGCGCATACCAGCGAGCTGTCTCTCTGGCACCGGAAACTGCGGGGGGAGCATCGTGAGAATCGATTATGTCGCCTCCAAATACAATATGATCGTAGTTCCCCTTTTCATGCTCCAGCACAACGTCGGCCCAGTTAAGCCTCTGATGGACATCTCCGAAGACTAGAATTCTACCGGATGGAATCTCCCACGGTCTGGACATTCTATCAGTCTTTCTACCTTGGTGGACAGGTCAAGAGAAATTCCGTCTCTGCCCGCGCGAGTTGAAGTGAGCGGGGCAGCCAGAATAATAGCGCTTCTCCAGAGTCTGCCCCGGCTTTGGAGTGATTGCCGGCTCATTGTCCCAGCTCTCCTGAATCTCTCCGCCTTCTAGCAACACCCAGTAATCTCGCGGCAAACGCATCCCGCAAATCCAATTCGGCTGACCATTCTTCTTCTTGCCCTCTTTGCCGCAGAGCCAGCCGCGCTCTGGATCGCCGGCCGCCGCGTTGTCCAGAGCATTGTCCATAGTGAATGACTCCATGGAAGACTGAAGCTCCGTGAGAATCCACTCGAATCCGTCAAGCTCCAAATCGGTGAAGCTGGGCTGGGTTTGAATCGGCTCGCGTGGGAACTTGACGAACAGAAAGTCGAAGTTCCGCCGCTTGATCTGTGGATAGAGGTGGCGCAGAGCAAGCTGGTACATCAGGGATTGTATGTTGTAGGTGAGCTTTTCGCCCTTGAACTTTTCCTTCGAGGATTTATAGTCCCTAACCCAGATAACGACCCCAGTCTTGTCCTTCACTGTCGCGGTCCGGTCTATCTTGCCTCGCACGTTGTACCGTTTGCCGCCCATGTTGACGCTGATTTCGAACGGCTTTTCTCCCACAATTTCAGTGGTTCCTTTGGGTCCATGAAACTCGTGTTTCAGGGCTACCATGATGAACGCATCAATCATCTCGATATTCTCGTCATCGGCCACCTGATACTTGCGAGCCTTGCGCTCCACAACTCTCCATAGAGCCGGGACTTTCTGACAGGTGCCCGCTTCTATAGCGGCGTCGTAGATTCGTCTGTGACGCGGACGCAGGAGGATTTCGAGGACATCGTGGACTGCGGAGCCGCGACGAGCGCCATCATTGCTGGGGTCTGGCAAACGCCAAAGATATTTCGCGCTGTACAGAGCCGAGCAATTCTGGAAGGTGTCAATCTTGGACGCAGACAGCCAGAGAGGTTTGGTCACTTGGGGCGGCTCGGCCATCAGATCGCCTTGTCGATTGCCCGCATCCACGTATTGTTCGCCCTGTCTTCCACCGTAGTCGCTGCCAATATCTCTGCTACCTTATACACCTTTTCCTTCCAGTGAGCGATGGTGTCACATTCGAAGACATGACAGCGCCGACCCTCCTTCACGCATTCAGCCTCAGCGGCACGCGCATTCTTGGAGCCCGGAGTGCCGATTATATAGACAACATCAGATAGTTCCACGATTCGAGCGTTGCTCCACGGGGCGGACTTGCCGCCCTTCAGAGGGAAGACTGAAAACGGAATACCGTTCTCCAACGCAAATTCCATGACAAGAGGATTCACACCGTTCGTGTTAATGTGTTTGATGCGGTCGAGTTTGTCGCCCAGCTTTTCCTCCAGCCATGAGGGATCGTCAAAGGACTTGGATACGATAATGCCAAGCGTGTACGTCTTGGGGGATTCTTGGAGGCTCATATTAGCGATGGTTTATTTCCCGCTCGTTCCCGACTAATATACTATTAGTGAGATCTAACGCGGTCTCCAGTTCTATAATCCTATGTTCCAGATCGGAGATTCGCTCCGACTGGAGCCGGCCAGTATTGGCCTCACAACCATCGGCCCTATCATCGATAATCAGAGAGGCTTTCCAGTCCTTGACGGCGGTCACATCCAACTCGCGGCCGATATGCTGCTTGCACCATTCAATGATGGCGGGGCGGGCGCGCTCGGCATAACCCTCCTCAGAATGCGGGCCGACTCTGGCGGAAAATATACGCACGACATGCCCCTCATCCAACCACCGCTTTACCCGGTTTATCATGGGAGCAATAGGCTCGCCAATCTTGTCGGGACCATGGTTCTCGGTGAAGTGGGCTAGAGTACGATCTAGGTCCACAAGAATAACGCGATGATTACTCTGTTCCCACTTTTTGGGAGTATCGTTCAGGTCTAGTTCGAGCTGTTGTTCCATTAGAATGCCTTTCCACCGTGCTTGTGAGCACGACCATCGTTGAATAGTCTCTTCGCCTCCAAGGCTTCTGCAACTTTCCATCCCTTCTCTACGCTCATGTCCATAATCCTCACAATAACGTCAGCAAGTTCCTCCTCCACCGCGGAGAATTCTGGGATATGGTCACTTGGGCCATTCCCATGTCGAAGTCCTTCAAGCGCCTCGCTCAACTCGCTATGCATAAGTGCTATACGCGTTCCATCCTCACTCGGATTTTCATACCAGCCCTTGGCGTGCGCGGTCGCGTTCACGACCTTAGCAACCTCATTGAACGCCCGAACAAATGGTGTAGATGTAGATTCTGTCATTGATGAAATGTGTCTCGTATTCTCTCTGGGAGACTATCCGCCCAGTCCTTAGCCGGCGGCAGTATAATCTCTATCGTCTCGGGACTGAAAAATAGATCAAGACTTTTCTTGATCTTCTCTGCGGCCATCTGCCCCACTCTATGCTTGCTGTCATTGTTCGTGGATACGATGATTTGCTCCGGGTCTGCGGCAATTAGAAATCCCAGCACGTTCTGAGACAAATTGACCCCAAATAGGCAGATCACATCGTAGACTCCATGCTCTCTAAGAAACAGCACGTCAGCGGGAGATTCCACGAGAATGGCGCGGCGGCTGGACTGGATGTCTTCAAGTCCGCCCCAGACCCAGCGGGATACCTTGCCAAGATGCTTGTATTTCGGCAGCATGCCGGGTTTCAGAGCGCGGCCAGTAAATCCGATGATCTGTTCATCGTTTTGATAGTTGAAGATTGGTATGACCCATCGCCCATCTAGTTGGCCTTTGGTGGCGACGCCGCCCCGGAATGGTTCTATTGTTTCGCGCGATATGCCACGCCCCTCCCAATACGAATAATCCTTAACCAGTCCGTCCAATAGAGAGACATCCCATACACGATCTAGCTCTAGGGTGGGTAGCTGAACGGCGTCGAATGCGGGTTCTGAAGACTCGTCGCCGGCAAGCTCCCAGATGGCGCGATTGTGGCTTTCGTCGGATGGATAAAGCACACATGACCATTTTCCTGTGCCCCAGACTCTGAGGTGATTTCCTGTTGAATCATGGCCGTTGCGCGCACACTCTGGACATTGTGCCTGAAAGCCGTCGGATGTTATGACAACCTTGTGAAGTTTGGAGCGGTCGAGGGGCATGGAAATTAGAGCATTGGTCCCGCCGGCCCACCGTGCCCCTGCTGGACATTAGCGACCAACTCTCCACGCTGAACGATGTCCCTGAAAGTACAAACCTCACGGAACACGAAATTTTCGAAGGAGAATAGAAGGAAGTTCTCTGACCACCGTTCCTTGCCCCTGTCGTCAGTATACCTCACTAGACAGTCTTGTCCCAATTCGTTTGGTCCCAACTGCCGCGGCGCGATGAGCCTGAGGGAGTGAGTAGCCGAACCCGGCGCAACCTGATTGAGCCAGACACGTTCTTCCGGAGAAAGTCGGGATAGAAGATAGATGTTCGAACAGAATTGGGCGATCATATCGGAACCGCCGATTACGCTGGAGTTCTGCACCTTGCTACCTGCCTTGCTATCCTCGCCTTCGCGGTTGGCCTGCCCGAATGCCACGATGGGTATGCGCAGTTCCTTGCTCAGATTCTTGTATGCATCAACCTTCTTACCGATCACTATATCGCGAGAGTTGCGACTATCGAACTCGGACGCAGAACCAAGCTTGAAATAGTCAAGAGCCATTAATCCCCGCTCGCCAGCCCCGACACGCTTGGCCTTCCATCGACGCGCGACACTAATTTGCTCGTCCAGACTCATTCCGCCAATGAACACGTGGTCAATTTTACCCCATAGCGGGCGCATCAATTCCCGCGCCTTATCAATCTTATCCCGCATATGCTTGTTCTGGCGATAGAGCTTGTGGCGAATGTAAAATTCTTTCACTCCGCTGAGAGACGCGATGATGCGACTCTGGACTTCTTCAGTGCCCATTTCCGTATCCAGCACCAAAGCTCTGAAAGATCCGTCTTTGTCCGCTAACGCCATCTGCTGGAACATGGACATGGCGAAGCTGCTCTTTCCAACCTTCATGCGGGCTATCCAACAGTAGATATTGCCGGGGTCAAAGTACCCGTACATGTCGTTATAGATAGGGAACGGACTCGGCAGGCTCTTGACATCAAAGTCATTTTCCTTCTCTAGGAAGTCGTCGGTAGTGCCGTACAGGTCCTTTGGCTCATGGTCCTTACTCCCCTCAATCAGATTAATATGCTGATTGAAGATGGCCGTAACCTCAGCCACCAGCTCCGATGCTTTCTTACCCTTTTTGTCATCCTCTGTTGTGTTTTGAATGGAGCGGCCAATTGCGTTCAGCTCGCGCCTAACGGTGGTTCGCTTAATCTCCTTCGCGATGCTGGCCGCCGCTTTGTCAGAGACGTTGAGCAGGTCCAGAGCGTTGACATAGGTAGCTGGCTCGATTACGCCGCCGATTTTCAATCCCATCGCGGCCAGCCGGTCAATTAGCACAAACTTGGAGAAATCGGCTCCACTGGCTAGAATCATCTTAACCGTCTGAAAGACTGGACGGTTGATATCGCTGAAATCTCTCTCGTTGATGAGAGGGCATTCGGCTAGGACGATTGGGTTTTTGATGACCGCCGAGAGGAAGTGCTTCTCGTGATCAATAGAAAAGAGTGCTTGCGCCATGCAGAGTGGTGGACCGCCAGAGTGGACAGAGCGGTCAGTCTATCGATTCTTGCGTCCTTGGTCAGGTGGTCAAGACTCAAACATCAGCGTTGTGATAATAGACTGCTAACAGACCTTTGGTGGGGTCATAGAGAAATGCTTCGGCCCCGCGGATATTGCCGACATATCCCTTGGACGTAGACCACGCATCTGACGGCACCAAGGATGGCAGCACCCGAACCTTAACACCCTTGCTTTCCGTCACTTTCTCTTGATGAAGGTGACCGACATGGATTTCGCGACACGTCGTTTTGGCCCAAGATTCTTTGGCCTCTGTAGCCATGATAAGCGGTAGGTCTGTATGTTTTTCCTCGTTGCCGTGGGTAAACATGAGCAGGTTGCTGCCGAACGTGTAATACTTCCTCTGGGTTGGGGCATTGTCTACCGTTACCTTCGGATGATTACGGAACCACGCACGCAAATACTCCCCAAGATAGTAGCACCGTTCGTAATCGTGATTGCCGGGCACGATTAAAACGTCCACTTCAAACTCGGATGCAAGCGTTTCTATAATGTCCGACAGAGATTCACAACCCGTAGTAAAAGTCTTCTGCCAGCGGGAATCCTCGCTGGTGGCCTGCGGCGTACCAGCGGTTGTCGTTCCCATCAAGTTGTCACTGTTGAACAGGTCGTTCCCGACTGGCATCAAGATCTTTGTGATCCCATTCTCTCGCGCCATGTTGACAAGATTGTAGACGGCCGCGCGATGCTCTTCCACAGCGATCTTGATATCGTATGGTTTGGCTACTTCCTTCGCCCAGCAGAGCTTAGCGTAATGAGCATCCATCACAGACACCTCAAGCAGACGGCCGGTCTTGGGCGCGCTGCGCTTCCAGCTGAAAGACTTTGGCGCATGAGAACCGGCGCTTTTCACGAAGGCTTCAAGCAGAGCTTTTAACTCACCCTCTTCCTTTTTCTTCACCAGCCATGCCTTGACCTGATACAACGGCTCATGCAATGGGATATTGCTGCCACGGGTCCAAAGAGTGTGCTTGCCGCCTTTCTCGTTTTCCACTATAAAAGCCGAATTGCCTGCGCCGCCGACCGTCGTAGCCGGTTCACGCATGGCAACCTCCCACTTGTTCACGACAAATTTGTCCACGCGCCAAACATCCAGATCGATCTGGCATGCTTCAATTAGATCGTCCAGCGTCTTGATTTGCTTTCCGGCCACCTCTGCGACTCCGATGTTTCCGGTGAATGTGGCTTTGGCGGCATGAGATTGCGGTGGTCTTTCCGGTTTTTCATCGACTGGGGCAAACGCTCCAACCGGCGGCCGGATATTCTTGCCGAATATCTCGGCGTACCAATGGTTCGTCTGAGTCTTCTTGGTTCCTAAGGCCGACCTGAGATAGTCTTTAGCGTCTTTGATTCCTTTGGATTTGTTAATTTGCTTAAGACGAGATATAACGTCAGCGGTCAGCTTTGGGTGTATCATATGCAGGAAAAAGGTTGTATCAGTTTACACTGGACTTGACCGGAGTTGTGCGGCCAAACCGGCGGACGACCGGAGTATTAAAAGCCCTCATTATAGCTCTATCTCACCAACGTCCTTAAACCATTTGCGAGAGAGGAGTGGAATGTCCGTGTCGAAAATCTCGATGAGCTGGATGTCGTTCTGCTCGCACCACGGGCGCTTCTGTAAGTCGCGGCCGACCGCCCGGCCGAACCGGAAGCGATCTTTGTGGAAAAATTTGTTGAAACTGTGAGAGCTAGACGGAGAGACCTCAATAGCGATGCGCCGGGTTAGGTTGAGTAGATCGATGCGGAGAAGAGAACCGGGGATGCGGAACTCTTCTAAAACTATGTGGCCTTTCCAGAAGGGGTAGAGGAAATCCTTGACTGCCTTTTGTGGCTTGGATACAGCGTGATCCCAGTCAATCAGGTACTTCGAAACATTGACATTAACCTCACGAGCGGAATTGAGCTTCTTGAACTTCATACCCCGCTCGCTATCAGCGCGCAGCACTTGTCATAAAAATACTCTACCAGCTTGGGACTGCCCTCCAGAAGCGCATATACCGCATCCATGCCTTGTACCTTTTCGGGCATATCGATTCCAGTCGCCTCTTTCACTTCGTCGCGAATCTTCTGGGGGAAATTGAGCCACGAACTCTTCTCCTTCTTCTCCACCCATTCCCACGCCAGCATAAGATCTCCAATCTCGCGCTCTACCCAGACTGACGTGCCGCCTTTGCGACCATACCGGATGGGATAGCGGACTTCTACTCCATCAGACTCGTTCGTCGTCTTCACCAGACGGACCTTGCAATAATGGCCAATCACCTTGTCGCCGTCGAAAATCTTGTCGTCCTTATTGCGGGGCAAGAATTGAAAAACCCATGAACCTTGATGTTCTAGAGCGTGGCCGCCAGACGCGTTGCCCTGCCGAGGAATCCGGACTTCGTACTGCCCCTTAATCTCCTCGCGGACCTGAGAGATGAAGACACACGTATGACCACGCTTGGCCAGAGCCGCAGCAGTCTGCTTAAGAAATGTCGATGTGATCAGAGCGCCGCCGGCTACGCGCTGGGATTCTGTGAGGGGTTTGGCTATGTCTTCTTGACGACAGATCATGTCCATGGAATCCAGAACGAAGAAAAACTGCGCCTTCGTTGGATTGTTACGAACATAATCACCAATCATTCCGAAGATGGTCTCGTAGACGTTGGACTCTAGAATGAGACAGGTCCCCTCTTCCCACAGCGCAGGATCAAGCACGAATCGGATTCCTGAACGCTCCCGAACCTCAGGGGACAATCGCCCCTCAGCGTCCACATAAAACCCAAATCGATTCTTACCGCTCTTTAGGAATTGATACATGAAGTCTAGCGTGCAGCTTGACTTTCCTCCCGCTGTAATTCCAACCGAACGCGCTGCTCCAGCGGGCAAGCCGCCGCCCATTCGGGCTGTCAGGGTGAGACTGGAACTGCGCGTTTTGTAGTATAGCGTCTCTTCGAAATTGAGCACGTTTTCCTTGTTGCCCTTGGCTTTCATCATGGCCACGGCTCGTTCCGCCACGGTCGGTAGATTGTCTTTCTCTTCGGTCTTGTCTGTTTTGTCGGTTTTGGGTTGTTTTGTAGCCATGAATAAAGTCTTTAGGAGTCAATCCAGTCTAATACAGACTGCCGCCGCTCCGGCGCTAAACCATCCATTCCATCCGTTTTCTCAATCTTGCTAGCAGATTCAAAAGCAATCTTCTGTTGCTGTTCGAACTGGAACATGCGCCACTTCTCCTCCAAGTCTGCCGCCCCACCCTTCAGGAACCAGCCTAGACAATTGACCTTGTATCCGGGATTGAAGGAGCGCCAGAACTCCTCGGTACCACCATACATGGCGGCAAGTCGTTTGAGGATGCTTAGCTCCCGCTTCAGCGCGCCGGGCTCCGCCAGCCGCTCTGGTTTGATGAGTCGCTTGATGATGGAGAGCTTTGTAGGATTCGAGAGCATCAGATAGCCCGGATTACGCGGTTCGCGTCGGACACCAGAACGCTTATAACCTTACATCCTTCAGATTTAGTGGGTATTAATTTTGTATATACAGTATATACGTTAACTGCGTAGCCGCTCTCCGCGGCGGCGGCCAGCGCGGCATTTAATGAGCCGCCCAGCACCACGCGCTTCAGTTCAGACTTGGAACGCTTAACTCGGATCATGGATACAGAGAAAACACGTCGGGCCGCTTGGGTGTCTTACCGCGCTCCAGTAGATAGTCGTGAACACACATAAGACGAATGTGATCTTGAAATGACATGCGGTTTGGCCGCCAGCCAAGCTTCTTCGTCGCTCTTGTGGGATCTCCCACAAGCTTGACAACCTCGTTCGGCCTAAGCCTCGTCGAGTCCAGCGTCACGTGGTCTTGCCAACGTAGGTTGAAATGACCAAATGCCGCGTCAAGAAATTGTTCTCCATGAAAGCACTCTCCACGGCATATGACGAATGTCTCTGGCTTCTCCTGTTGGAGCATGGCCCACATCATCTCACACCCAAAGTCGCTCCAATGTTCATCGCGATAAAAGTTTAGATTTCCAAGCTCAAGAACATTCTGCTTTCCAAGGGCAATACGCGCTGCACCATTTGTCACTCTACGAATGAAGAATGACATATTCCTTGACGTGTTGGAGTGGTTGAAAAGCACTCCGTACGTTGCAAACAGACCAAGCTGACGATAGTAGTGAATCCAGCGTGTCCCAAGTTCCTTCCCAATAGAATACGGAGAACGGCAGATATAAGGACTGTTTTCGTCGTATGGCGCATCTCCCAACTGCCCGCCGAGTAGCTCGCTTGTGGCGGCAAAGTAGGTACGCGTCTTTGGAGACAGCTCTTTAATACCTTCGAGAAAATCGAACACGGCCATACCATCTGTGAGAACGGTACTGCGAGCAGACGTAAATGACAATCCGACATGCGATTGTGCGGCTAACAGATATAGTTCGTCCAATCGTCCAAATCGTCCTAGTACCGTTAGGAGGAGGGTCCTGATCGACTGCTCGTCGGAGATGTCACAGTGCTCCAAATGGAGCCGCGGATTCTGACCATGCTCGACGCGTATATCGTCCAGATTGAGCCCGGCTGTTTTGCGATAAGTTCCAACGACAATATAACCTTTGGAGAGTAGAATGGAGGCAAGTGCCTCACAGTCCATACCCGTTATACCTGTCACGATTGCGATCTTGCTCATGTCGTCAAACTCCTGAAAAGCCTCTGTTTAAGCTCTCGGTTAAATACATCTTTTACCGCGCCATTATTTCTGAGGATAAAATCACTCGTAGTGACCTCAGACCATCCGTCCACTCCTTTTACGAGAACAATGTCTGCATTTACATCGTAAAACTCCACATCATTGTGATGGATTGGGCGGGATAATGTAATCTTCTTCTCACCAATTCTATATCCCCAAGCACGCAAATAGGCAGTCATCTCATCATACGAGAATCTCATTTCGAGAACATCAATCCTCATGACGAACCTCCCCCAAAATGGCTAGCGACCAGCGCCCACCGGACGCTGCGCGTTCCGCGCCCGATTTCCATTCCGCGAGATCGTCCAAGGAAGCTGGGAAAGTATCCGCCGCCACGAACGATAAATAGCCCACGTCGATAGGATAGTAGCCAGCCGCCAGCTCTCGATGGGAGCGGTTGCAGTCAACGCCAAATAGACTGGCAATATCCTTACGATATTGCGCTAACTCGTCTAGTGTGGATAATTGACGCGCACTCCATTTCTGGTCCAGCACCTGCGTCGCCGATCCAATAGTGCGATTGCGTGGCGTGAGAATTGTGCCTAGAACGAATCGCTGACCAGCGCTAGTCGAATGAGCTATATTCAACCACTCTCTACCGGGTTTGAAGGCGGGCGGCTGGAATGTACCATTGTCCTTGAACGAGCTATCTGACGGCCGATAGGCCAAAATCAGCTGGGGGAGGGTATAACCCAAATCGTCAAGAAATTGAAAATCTTCTATTGCCAGCTTAGCCGGCGCTGTCCTTCGCATTACCACAGTGTCAGTATACTGTGGGTAGTGTCAAGTGAAAATCTAGCGGAATGACAGCATCAATCGCTCGAATGGCGGGCAGCTAACGAGGTGTTTGTAGATCTCTAAATCGTGAAACGGCGGTTTGCGCTCCGGCTCTTGGAGTGGCTTGCAGGGCGCGGCCGGTGATTCCGCCGTCTTTTGGGGTTCCTGTTCGGGAGAGTTCATTTTCCCAATGCCTTCAACGCAAAGTCTAGCACCGCCACTAGCCCAGCGATGCCCCCCACGATGGACAGGATAGCGCCGACAAATCCCCACCACGAGGTAAACATAGCCTTCCACGCCTCAACAGCTTTCAAACGTCCATTAGTACGACGGGCTTGAAGATTGCTATCAGACATGATAGGAGCGGCCCACTCGATAAACGCCGCCATCTTGGAAACCTCCGTAAGGATGAATTGCTCCTCGTCACTCTTGCCGCGCAGCAAGTGCGTGGGAATGCGACTTTGAAAGCCGCCAGCAGGTATTTCTATTTGCGGGATGTCGCTTTTGTCCTCGGGTTTAGTCTCGTCTGTCATGTGAGTAAGGATAGAGAGATTTACACGAGATTAGTGTCGAGTTTTACGCCTCACACGATTTACATTCAAGTAGCGATCTGGCAAGTAGTTGGCTTGGATTAGCTCCGCGAAGATAATATACGCTCTTTAATCCCATGCGCCACGCCTCTATATGCAGGTCGCTCACCTGTTTGGGCGCTACATCCGGAGGGATAAGTAGATTCAACGATTGTCCTTGATCGATATATTTCTGCCGTGCCGCCGCTTGAATTACAATCTCCTTCTGGCTGATTTCTCCAAATGTCTTAAAAACATCTCTCTCGTGGTCGCTCAGGAATTCTAGATGCTGCACCGATCCGCCCTTGATAAGAATACTGTGCCAGACTTCACGAGTGTTTTTCCCCTTCGATTCCAAAAGCTTCTCCAGCTCCGGGTTCTTATAACTGAACTCCCCTTTTGCGAGCGACTTGACGTGATGGTTGTCTTTTATGGGCTCAATGCCCATGGAGACTTGGCCGAGAATAAATGAGGATGACGTAGTTGGTGCGACTGCCATTGTGGTTACGTTCCTCATCCCATAGCCCTTGAGTAGAGGGGGCTCGCCATAGCGCGTCGCCAGTTCGCGACTCGCCGCATGGGTCTTGTCACGAATCAACCGAAAGATCTGCGTATTGAGCAGCTTTGCTTCCATAGACTCGAATGGAATCAACTGCGACTGGAGGTAGGAATGCCAGCCAAGGACGCCGACGCCGAGCGCCCGCTGGTTGACGGCAAACGTATTGGCCGCCTCCATAAATGGAATGTTTCGCGTTTTCTCGATATAGTCCGACATTACAGCATCGAGAAAAAATGTCATCGTCTCTACAGCATCCGTGTCCTTCCACGCGTTCCAGTGGAATAGATTCATCGACGAGAGATTGCATACAAACGATTCGGTCGCCGAGCTGGAAAGAGAAATCTCGGCGCAAAGATTGGAACTCCAAATGGTCATGCCCTTGTCTTTGTAGACTTGCGGTGCCCCTCGATTGGCGGCGTCGTGAAAAAACAAGTAGGGATAACCGGATTGCACACGCTTCTTGATAATCTTCGACCAAATCTTGCGCTTGTCCTTGTCGCCATCCACCATTGCCTGCATCCATGCGTCCTTGATGCAGACGCCAAGAGAAAGCTGTTGAATAGGGTGCCCTTCTTCACGAAGACCCAAAAATTCTTCGATGTCTGGATGATCAACGGGGAGATATACCGCCATGGAGCCACGACGCACACCGCCCTGACTGATGGACGTTATCAGCGTGTCGAACATCGGCATAAAAGAGACTGGACCTCCAGTCTTGCCGTTATTTTTGATCGGCGACCCTCGTGGGCGGACGGCTCCAAAATAGGCAGACGTGCCCGCGCCATGCTTTGTCATCATAATGATTTCAGCATGCGTTCTAGCGATGGCCGCCGTGTCGTCATCTATGAAAGATCCGTTACAGCTAATAGGAAGCCCGCGGCCAGCACCAAAATTTGACCACACAGGCGAGCTAAGACTGAACCAACCTTTGTGGATATACGTTTCCAGCTTATCAGCAAATCCTGCTATAGAAAGAATATTCTCTGCGGCTTCGGCAATCTGGCGGATGCGTTGTTCAGGAGTCTGGCCCGGCTGAAGGTAGCCTCGTTCAAGAAACGTACGAGAGTCCTTGTTCAGCCAAGAAATGGATGAATTGGTCATGAGAATTGGAGTCTAATTAGGCGAGCGCTGGGGCACCAAACAGCGAATCCTCGTCAAACGAGGCGTGGCCCTTGCTATATTCAACAGGTCGCTGATGAAAAAAATCCGTCGCGCTGTTGCCCAATACCTTCTCGTCCATCCAATCGGTTTGCGCGAGTAGGGCGTTGTCTAGCGTAAACGGTGCCGCGAATCCGATTTGGATCAGAGAATCGTTAATCCGATGCTTTACATATTCCTTCAACACGTTTGCGTTGAGACCGTCGCTCTCGTACATACCAATCATCCAGTCAATAATCTTGGACTCAGCCTCAAACGCGGAAATGGATTCACTCTGAATGCGAGCCTCTAGATCTGCATCAAACAGCTCCGGGTGCTCCTCTCGAATCGTCTGAACGATTTTGATTCCAGCTTGTGCGTGTAAAGTCTCCTCGTTTTTCGTGTAATCGACCTGTTGCGCCGTATCTTTCAGGACGTTCCGATTGCGACGGAACCAAAGGATAATGTAGAACTGGCTGAAGAGCGAAACATTCTCCACGAACAACGTGAATAAAATCAGAGCATATACATACTGCTTACGGTCATTCTCGTAGGCCCGACTAAGGTATTTTCTCAGATACTGAACGCGCCCCTTGATAATATCTAGCTTTAGATTTTCCTCAAACACATCTTGCATCTGTAGCGTGTCAAGAAGCTTCTCATATGCTTTGTTGTGAATTACTTCCACCCCAGCCATTACCAATCCCAGATCGACAAGCGATGGCTGCGGCAGATTGTCGCCAAGTCGGCTCCAAAACCGCTTTACTGCGATTTCGATCTGACCAATAGCGGAAAGAGCGCGGGTGATAATCGTGCGCTCTTGTTCTGTAAGATCGGTCTTAAAGTCTTGAATGTCGGATTGAAAATTGAATTCGTTGGGGGTCCAGTGCCCTTGCCACATGGCGTCTATAAACCCTTGAGTCCAAGGATAGTTGTCTGGCTTGCGTGAGATTTGTTCGTCAAAGATCATGAGATAGAGTCTGGTTGAGGGAGTAATAGAGATTTACACTGCGTCGATTAGACGATGCGTAAAATCTCTCGTCTTCTCCACCTTTTCTTAAACTCGGCAGACTGTTAGTGTAGGCAAGTCAATTTTCTTGGCTAACTATCTCGCGCCGTCTCCTGTGGAGTATCGCGCCAGACTAGACCCCCGCGGGACTCGTCCCAAGCGAATGTACACCGCCAAGATCTGGCTTCCTGATATCGAACCTTATCCCTGCTTCTGGAATTGTTCAGCCACGATTTGTGCGCTATCCATCCCACCGCTTTGGGTACCGTCGCACTGGGAAACAAATTGTCCCGCACCAATGCTCCGTCTACAGTATTATAGGCTATGTTGTTGTCGTCGTAAAACTCGACGGCGTTGCGGAACGCATATTCTGCCCGGTAGATGCGCGGCGGAGTGAACGGTTCGACTAGATAGGTGCGCTCATCAAAGACGTAATTGCGAAGGCATAAACGATACCATGCCACAAGAGGACGTTCGGTCACGAAGGTGGCGATGCGTTCAATCTCATCTGTCGTGTAGAACTCGTCTGAATCGACCATCCAATATACGTCCACTTTCTGCCCCGCCAGCCATTGCAACGCTTGCGTGCGGGCGACCGTCTCTTTGAGAGGGGCGGCGCTTGTAATCAGATGGTCGATCTCGGCCAATGCCAGCCGGATTCGAAGGATTGCAATAGTGTGGTCGGGCGTGGTTGCTACAAAATTCTCGAATGGAACTGCGACAGCGCAGATTATCCAGTCGTGGCCGCCCAGCTGGGACTTACGGGCTTTGATCCATGGGGATAGAGAGCCGGGCAGATAGTCCTCGGCGTTATAGCCGCAGTAGATGATTCCAATTTTCATAAGGTCTTAGCCATTCTCTCGCTAAACGCGTGATTCTGCCACTTGATAATTCTATCTCTAGTCATCGGACAAGTCGGAAGTTGTTGCGCGGCATGGCCGTTCGCGCCAACAGCGCTTGGCGGCGGCATCTCACGCAGGCGTTTTATGAATTGGCGTCGATATTTATCGTCACACACAACCTCTCCAAGTTTCTCGCGCAAGTTTTTCACCCTATCATCCAAGGTCTGCCCCAAACAGTGGAGGATAAAATGGCCACGCTCCCAGTTGTGCGGATGCGAGCGAGGCAGAATGTAGTGTTCTGGATAGCGGTCGCAAAGAAAGCTGTTGACGCTAGGCTGATTCAAGAGCTTGATCGTGTTGTCGAACAGCTCGGAATTGAGCTTGTGGATATTGCGTTTAAGCACGTCCTGTTCGTTCGGATAGTATTTGGACAGCTTTAGGATATGCTCAAGAATCTTCTTTGATTTGTCGGACTTCTTCACGATGAAGCTGCCATGATTGATACCATCCCAATCCACCGTCAGATAGTAGGTATGATCCTCGTCGGTAAAATCCTCCACCTTGAACGCGAGGTTGGTGAAGAGGATGTCAAGGTCTACCCCCAGCGCCAAATCGATCTGGTTGGTCTCGAACATTAGATAGTAAAGATACCGGATTTTTTGAAAGCCGACAACTTCATCCGTTCTATCGCTACAATGAGCAAATAGCTTGTATCCATGCTTGTCGCAGTATTCTCTCCAGTTCGGCAAGGTGATATCGGCCAAAGACTGGTAGTTGGGGAGATAAACTGTAAAAACACCCACTCTAACGTCTTTGGTGGCAGCCTGAGAATCAGTATACACGATGCTATCCTGTATGAATCGAGAAGTGAAGATTCTAATGCGCTGTTCTTGGGAAATGCCCATCAAATGCAATGCAAAGTGTCCCGGTGCCCACTCGGCTGCTGGCAGATTATCGTGGAGAGCTGGGTTGAGATAGAGCTTGCACATGAAACTGTTTATCGAGGGGTGCGGGAGAAAAGCGATGCGATTCTCCTCACACTTCGCCGTCTCGAAATATTCCTTATTAAGAACCGTCTGTTCATCGCCCCACCGATCGATACAGGACAGGACAGTCTCGACGACTCCTTTCGACCATTCCGATTTCACCACGATAAAACTGCCATGGTTGATTCGGCTCCAAGGTTCAAGAGTAAGATAGTAGGAGTCCCGCTTATTCACAAACTCTTCAATACGTCTGGTATGATTTGTGATAAGCACGTCCAGATCGACGACCCAAGCCAAGTCTACGGTTCCTTTAACAAACATCTCGTCGTAGAGAAATCGCATTTTCTGGTAACCGATACCACCAGCCCCATATTTGCCGCGAAAGACTTTAAGGTCGTATCCATGTCTCTTACAGTAGGCGGTCCAGTTGGGCAGCACAATATCAGCGAGAGGTTGATAGTTCTCGTGATAGAGAGACATCACCGCGATTCTCATCGTCTCAAATTCAAATACGCCGGCCCATCATAATGCAGCCACGTTTGGAACGCATGTTCCTTCAGTTCCTTCACGTCCTGCGGCCAGAATCCCTTTATCCCCGGGAATAGGTTGAGGAACTCGCCATCGTCACCAGCATAATGGGTGTAACCGTCTTCGAGATAATCCGTGTCACGACCCCCTCCCAGCAGCTTCACCGGCACATTCTCTCGATGTATAAAGTTGCGAATCCATTCTGCCGGCCGATAGAGGAGGAATGGGGTGATGGAATAGGCCACGGGTATCTTGCCGTCTTCAGCCAGACCCACAGCGGTCCCGATGAGTAGTTGTTCGCTGGCACCTACATTGACCGCGCGATCTGGGAAGTCTGTAAAGATTTGGTCCCACATTTTATATCCAAGGTCGGCCGTCAAAAGCCATATTCTATCATCCCGCTTCATGGCGGCGTGAAGGAGAGGGTGGAAGTCGCGTCTCATGGAATGATCTCTTGTGATTGGACCCATTTCCAATCCTCTTCTGACATCTGAGTGTAGTGGGCGTCCTGCGCCTTCAAAAACGGAATGCCCAATCCTTCTGGCCGGATTCCACGCACCTCCATCCAGCGGCATAGTAATCTCATAGTGTCTAGCGCGCCGCCTTCGATCTGGCGATATGCTCCGTAGCCATTCCAATGGCAATAGACTCGGAGGTTTGTGAGCCGCTTCTCGCCTGCTAGCCTAAGCGCTTCATATACCGATCCTTCGGCGCATTCTCCATCACTGATCAAGCACCATACGTCGCGCCCCCGGTCTACGAGAGCCCTCCCTGTCGCAACCGTGATTCCCTGTCCTAAAGATCCTGTCGAACACCAGATTCCATCTTCAGCGTTTTTGGTCGGATGGACACCATGTCGCATCAACAGGTCTTCCGCATCGATGTGTCCATAGTACTTTTCCAAAACACAGTACAGAGCTAAGCCCGCGTGTCCGCATGACAGAATTACCGGCTCATCCGGCCGGCGCTTCGAGTACATCTCATCGAGAATCGGCGCAGCGCCCAAACAGCTGCCGATATGACTCCTGCGATGTTTATACGATAGTTCTAGAATCCTGCGTTCAAGTCGTGTTAGAGGCATTGGAGAATGCGCGCCATGTAGAGAGTATCGCGGCTCTGCTGGACCAGTCAATTCCTAAATTGAACTGATCCTTGATTCTAGTAAGGTTGGCTGCATACAAGTTCACCGCCGCATTACTCTGAAACGTATCGCGCCCCGCCCAAATAACGTTTTCTGAAATCAGGTTGGCTGCGTCTTCTATAGAAATCAGATCATCCGAACCGACATCATAGGGCTTCCCGTCTCCATTTATCATCACGTGAAGACACTGAGTTATTACGTCGCACACATGAGCAAACGAGCGAGATACGCCGGGAATGGCGGCAATGGGTTGTCCTGCCAGAGTATTTCGAATAAACGTGGGAATGGCGAAATGCGTGTTCAGATCCATGCCCGGCCCGATGGTCGCGAAGACTCTTACAATCTGGGTCTTGCCCCCCATCGAGAGAAGATGGTTTTCCGCCGCCTGCTTGCAGGACCCGTAACAATTCTTCGGGTTGATCGCGGCCCCGCTGGAAATCTGTAGCATAACTGCGCCGGGCTTCGTATGGGAACGTAGATTGATCGGCCCCGCTAGATGCTGTTGAACGATCTCCTCATCGGGCAGTTGTGCGGAGGCCGAGCCACAGGCATTGATGATATAGTCAGCGCTCTTCTGAAATTCGGAATACGTGCTGGGATCGTTAATGTCCCAGCCGCCCGACTTGGACGCGGCCTGCACGCTCACGTTAATACCCCGTTTGTTCAGATGTTCGAAAAATCCTTGAAACCAACGGCCAAAGAAGCCGCGGCCAGCGATGAAGACTGTTTTATCCATGAAGGCAGCGTGAAGATCGGTGGTCCGAAACAGAATGTTGTCGTAAAGGATTGGAGTCATTTTGAAGCCCAAATGCCGATGGTTGCATCTTTTATAATCATCTCTTTCATCATATCACGCCAGATACTGGGGCCAGCAGAGGGATAATCTAGGTGCGGTTTTATCTCCGGCTCCATAATGAACGTCATTGTTTTGGGAATCTTCTGTTTCTTGGGCCTCCTAACCTCCATGCACTCTCCTCGCCGCGCATTGGCAATACCTACATGTGGAATGTAGCGTTTACCCCCGTCTATTGGTTCATTGGTCATGTAATAATCCTTCTCTGCCATTCCTCGCTTCGCACTATCTCCAGCCGACGCTTGAGGTCCAGCCCCGGAAGACTAAGCACCAAATCTCCCGAAGCCCAGTTGCCGGGGGTAGAATCGTTCCACGGGGGGTACAATTTATACAGATAAGAGTTGATCGTATTCTGAAGAACAATCTGAATGCGGTCGCGAAAGAACACATGATTCTCCAAATTCATCATGGTCCGCTGTTCATGCCACGGGTCGGCAGGACCATTGCGATTGACAGTCTGGTCGGCTACAAGCTGAATCCATGTGCGGCCCCATTCGCTGTTTCGGACAAGAAACGAGCCAGCGTTGAGACCATGGCAATCGTGTGAGATCCAGAAGTGCTTGTCCTCCTCGTCGAGGAGTCTATCGTGAACGTCGGGCACCGCATCTTCTACTGGCTTCGTTAGATTCGTCAGAAGCGCCTGCACATTCAACACCCACCATACGTCAATGTGCGGGTTAGCCACCATCAGATCGTTGAGTAGAAACAGACGTTGCACCGCATAGTAATAAGACACATTGTGATACGGTCCCTTGTGAACGAAATGAGTGTATCCATGGCGGCGGCAATACTCTTCACGCTGAGGGATAGTGATTGCGGCCAATTCCGAATAGTCTTCGGACGGATTTGGTAGGTAGTGAGTAAGCAGCCCCAGATTCATTCGAGAGCCTCCAGTGCGCGGTCGATACGGCGGCGGGCGCGGGTGAGATCGGGAAATCCATACCTCTGGAGCTGCACGTATTTAGAAACGGAAATGCGAAGATAGTAGATCCAGAATCGCCAGTCAAAATCCGATGGGCGTTCGGTCCGTGCGTAATAGCCCGCAAACAACTGGTCCCAATCGTCTTCCTCGGCATCGTGAAATGTCGCCCAGTTCGCCAGATCGTAGATTGGGTCTCCGACGAGAGCATCTTCCCAGTCGAGTATCGCCGTGATGGGAAATGCGCTGGATGAGTTAACGAAGATATTGTGCGGATTTAGATCAGCGTGGAGGAGGACTGTGGGATAGACATGAGCGGTATCGCAGAAAGTTGAAATCAGTGTGGAGATTCGATGGTTAACGTAGAATAGATCGGGAATTTGGATGTGGTTTCCTAGCTTGGCGAGTAAATGGTCCGCCCACCGTTCCTGCACGCCAATCACCAGACCGTCTGATGGGTATACAAACCCGGCACCCTTCCCTTGTATCTGATGCAGTCGCGCCAGTTCCATGCCCAGCCCGCAGAACGCGATCTGCCTCGGTCGCCCAGCCGGCACTTCGGCTAGGGGAATGCCCTTCGCCCGCGCCATCACATGGTAGGTGCTCTTGTCATCGTTGCCAATTTCGAGATGGATGATCCGCGCTCCAGCGCCCGCCGCTTTCTCGACCACCATTCTCTCCACCCACATGGAGAGATCGGGATTCCCCATCTGGGAATGTCGGATGATTGTATCTCCTTTGATCACAATATCGTGCCGCAGCTTGTTTGGCGGCTGATCGGTCTTCAGGTGAAAGATGGAGCGGCGCAAGGCGACATACTCAGCGAGCCGGCGAGGAGTGTGAAAAACGCTGCTCACAGCTTCATGTAGAACGGCCCATAACTCCATTGCTCAACCGCTAAACCACATTCCATATAGATAGCCTCCATCTGCTCTTTGGTCAGCTCGCGGGCGGTAGCTAGATTCGCTTCTTCTGTCGCGTGTTTGATTGTGCCCCATGGAAAAACGGTTTCCAGAGACTTTCGGTTGAACGAAGGGCGCGGCTCGCTCGTAAATGGATCTAGCCTCAAATCGGACAGAAGGTCGTCGAGAATTGATTTGGGCTTTAATACAAGATGTTCATATTTCAGCGTATGGAATCTACCCTCGTACTTGGCCGCATAGACCGCCGCTTGAGTAGAACACACGTTCCACATCTGGCAGTAGCGCTCTAGAGGAAACGGAAAGGGGCGTTTGATAGTGTCCGCGTAGCCCGACCACGGATTGCGGACGATATGGACCATGTGGCCATTCGGGAAGTCTGCGAAGAACTTGTCGGCGTCCATCAGAATTGGGGGAATATAGCCGACGTAGTGGGTCTCCTTGCCAGTGCGGGCGAAATTGGTCCATGTATCGAAGGTGGCTCGGAAGAAGGCTTCGATATGCTGGCGACGAGAGGCAAATCCTGAATCTCCCATTCCGTCCGCGTTATCCCATTTCGCCTCAGTCATCAACTCATTGAAGCGATCCAGCCGCGCCTTCTCGTCCATCACGAGCCCGCAGTCGCGGAACTTGGACGCGTGAGGAGAGCGGAGATAGGTCTTCAGCTCATGGTCGGCCATTGCGTGATAGCACTGCTCCACAGTCCACTCGCTTCCGAACTCCGGGTAGGCATACCGCTGTGGCATCCAGTGATTTGGGCCAGCGATGAGATTGGCAGAGAGTGGTGTAGCGCAAGTCGATTCCATGGGATAAACCATCAACTGAGGATGGCTGTCGAGGAATCGATGGAGGACATTGCCACCTTGCTCATGATATGCGCTAAGCATAATCAACTTGAAAGGATTGCTCATGATTTGATGAAATCCTACAACCTACTTGGTCGAAACCCTGTATATGCCTACAACGAGCCCCACATAGTTCGTCTCCGTAACCCGAGACCGAGACTCACTATATCGATTATTGTCGCCGGTCATTATGAATCCATCAGAATGCTTCGAGCTGATGCGATGAGTGATTGGAGGAGAATCTTTCGGCCGATCTTTCCATTCTCCATCCACACCGAAATACGTTACTATTTCACCCGGAACTCGCTCCGAGTAAGGAGCGTGAGTGTCTACAACGATAATATCCCCAACGTCAATTGTAGGGGCCATGGAGTGTGTGGGTGGAATGATTAGAAGGGTCAAGCCGGGACCATTGGGTAAATCCCGCGCATGAAGATACGCTGACTCTTCAGCCATTTGTTGAGATGGATAAGTCAGCGTAGGCGGATCGATGTGTTTGGGATAGCCGCAGCCAGTGAGTAGAAGCAGGAAGGCGGAACATAGTGCCGCGAAAAATCGGGTCATGCTAGCAGAGTGTCGATGCTCTGGGCTATAGTGTCAAGTGAAATCTCGCATACCTTTGGTCCATTCACCGCTAGGAAGTTTCCGTGTAAAGGTTGAATATGTTTAAGCCCAGCTTCTCCATGATAGCGCCAGCCATAGATACCGAGACTTGGGTGGTTGTATGCGCCTGCTACGTGCCCCATACCGGTGTCACAGTGAATGAGGGCTCGGCACGATAGCATGTTCCGCACCGAGTCGAAATACGATGTATCGTAGAATATAGCTCCTTCTAGTGCCGGCTCTGTGGAAGCGCCAAGATGGAGTACGGACCAGCCACGGTCGGTTAGGTAGTCCACAATGCCCTGCGCCTGCTCTACGCTAAGCATTTTGTCATTGACTTCGTTGTTGCCACCAAACGGCGCGAAGGCCACTACTCGATTGTGGAAGCTAGTGTTGAGACCAAACCAGCGGGCGAGCTTCGGACGGATATCTGTCGGAATGGGTAGCCCGCACATATAGGCCGTCTCTGCATACTGGTGCCGTATCTTCCACCATTCATCCCGATGCTGTGGCATTGCATGAAAAACTATATCGTGTTTTGCTGACTGAATGTATTCTAGGTCCCGCGGTCCCGGCCAGCCGTCGTAGGTCTCCCATACGTGAGTGGAATCGAACTGGGAATCGTGAAATAATGGCAGGAGATCCTTGAAGCGCTTATGAACGCCTAAGGTTAAATGGGCATCAGGATATTGTTCCTTGAACGAGCGGGCGCAGACGGTAGACATTACAAGGTCTCCGCGAAGACCCTGCATGAAGCCGATTGCGCGGATCATAAGTTTGTCGCCTCTAATGGGGTGCAGTTTCGGAATTTCTCCTCACCCTTAGGAAAAGCCAGCTTTTTCTCTGCCCATGGACGATTCTCACACAACCACGTATACGCAGGCCAGCCGCGGCCTGCGGGCTGATAGTGAGAAAAATCCACAATATTGAGCGCCATTTGTCCAAGAAACTGTTCGAAATTCTGACGGGGCCACATAAGGCCCGGGTACGGAACATTGTGCCAAACATCCTCGGAAGGAATGCTCAGATAGATGGGGCAGCCGATCTTGACGAGCTTCTTCAGCTCCACGAGAACGTGATGGGGATTGCCGCAGTGTTCAATCGTTTCGAGACAGAACCCCGCATCAAACTCTCCGGGATGAGGAAGCGCGCCATCGATTTCCGTGCTATATGAATTGCTTAGGACATCATGATCTAGATCAACCTTGGTCCACCGACCCGCACATAGACGCTGTTCCAGTGTTATCTCAGCTCCATCGATCACCCAGTAGTCCGTGCTCGGGTCCAGTCGCTTCCCTAGAAAACCCAGCCCGCCGCCCACGTCCACGACGCGCTTGGCCGCCAGCTTTTCCCGAAGGTTGTAGCGGGTGACGAGAGCGTCTAGCCGAGGTCCGTGCTGGAGATCGTAGGGCTCCTGATAAGAGTCCTTCTCGTAGAATTGCGAAACGATTTGATTCACTTGAATAGAATGTAGGTGTTATCGCGGAAGTCGATAGCGATAGAGTCTGCGCAATATTCCTTCACGGCCTGCGACACCCCGTCCTCCGCTACACCAAGAACGGCCAGCTTGCCACCGTTCTTTGATATTTTGGGCCACCAACCACGAATCTCCCGCAGCACGCGCTCGCGATCTCGGCTCGCATGTAGAAACGCGAAAACGACTGACTGATCGGCGAAATTGTTACAGATCGTATGGGAGGGGAACTGAGCCCAATCAGTAAGCCTTTCCCGACATGGGTTGTTCCTCAGATGAAACAGAAACTGATCCAGCAGCGCGGCCGGCCCGCCGACGCGTTTCATCCACTGATCGAACGGCTCACCCCACTGGGTGAATACTGGGAACGGCTCTTCATCACCAATACCCCACTGGTCGAACGCGTAGAATTTAGGTCGCTTATCTGAGGCTACCAGACATTCCGTCATATAGCAGGTGCTGTAGCCAAATCCACAGCCTACATCACAGATAATATCCTCGTTTGTGATTTCCCGCGAGACCTGTTCAAACAGGTGATGTGGGAACTCTTCTGGACTAGGTATGAATTGGGCGTAGCTCACGTATGTCCCAAGATCGGTTGATTGTTATTGCGTTGAACATAGTCCTTCATTACAATCGCGTAGAACGATATGTTCTGTAGAGTCTGTTGGATCGGACGCCCTTTCTCCTCCACTTCACGCTTGACGTGCGCTGCCAGATTGCGAAAAACCTTGCTCTTCCGCTCGAAGATTCGGCGGAGGGTGGTCACGAAGTCGTCGGGTTCCATGCTATTGAGAAAAGCCTGAGTGTAGGTGGCGATAATTGTGCCTTTGACCCAGCGCTCATAGATCTCGATGGGTTGAACGACAGGAGTGGCCGGTTGGAAAGTAGGAATACGGAGGGGAAGGGTGGGACTCATCGTTCGTAAATGAAATCGCCGTCGTTAATGTCGGTCAATTTATAGCCGTTCTGGACAGCCCACTGGGCTATCTCCCAAAGGTGAGGATTGATGTACGTAGCAAGGTCATTGTAGATCTCCACAACAATCTGCTCAGGGCGGCTCACGAGGTGTTTGAGGCAGAACCATTCGGCACCCTCAGTATCGATTCTCAGTATGTCTATCTGCCCCTGATCGTAATCACTGATTCGTCTCACCTCTACCTTATGCGCTGTGCGAGGCTTGACCCCGTGATGCTGAAGCGAGGGAGACCCTACACCGGCCAGCGCAGAAGACGTGCCTTCATCGTAAAGTTCTAGAGTGCCAGACTCGTCACCAATGGCCACGTTGTGAAGTTCTACATTAGAGCGGCCAGCCGCAGCGGCAAGAACCTCAGCGTAATACGTGGGATGAGGTTCAAACGCAAGTACATGGACGTTGGGATTCGACCACACGAGAGCAGAATACGCCATCCCTAATGGGCCGACACCAACTTCGCAGATGACTGTTTTACCATCTTTCATGGCAACGGTCCTCCTCGTTTGGATTCTGGCGCTGGTGGGGCTTCCCTGATAAGCACTGAACTGTCGCACAGGATATATTCCGTGGTATTGCCAGCTAGGTAGAGCCGCTGACCCCGCAAAATGACGAGACCCTGCGGGCTGTTGGTGGGTTCGCTTGTGAACTCTGGATCGCTCGTCATGCGGCCTCCTGCGTATACCCGATCTTCTGCTCGTTTAACGCTGTTCCGAAGAATCTCTCCTGAATGGCGCGCTTGTGGGTGTAGCGGGCATAGTTGTATTGGTCTACAAGCTGAGCATCGCTCAGCCGCGGCTCGCGGGCTTTCATGTCGTCGATATGGTTAAAAAGTGCAAGATTGGTGTGATACAGAGCGTTGTATTCCTCAGAGCTGAGGATTCTACTGTGGACTAGACCGCCGACCTGAGAGACGAGCTGATCTTCCAATCGGTGATGGTTCCGAAGATTCTGCTCGACTGGTTTCTTAGCCACCTTAACAGCGGCGATGGACAGCAGATCGTAGGCATATCCCTCATCTAGATCAATCCTGACCATTTTTTAGCCCCGTGAGAAACGCGCCAAGCGGATTCGTCCACATGTGGTAACGAACGCGCACTGGCTGGTCCATCCAGCAGGCGGCATTGTAGTGGAAAAACTGGTGCGAGTAAGCGGGGGAAGATGGCGGACAAAGCACATCGCACTGGCCACCCACCGCGAGCATCATGTGATAGTCGCCGGTGTCCGGCCCAATATAGCGTCCCACGAGCTGATAGATGGCGGCCTGATCGCGCACGTCCAAATCGAGAAACGTGTGCAGACCCGGCACGGTCAGATTGGCGAGATTATATTTCGCATGATTCTTGGATAGACCAAAATTGAGGAAGTCTACGCCGGGATTGGCAGCGACGATGCGATTCAGAATCTCCTGCGGAGGCGTACGAACATCCGTGACTTGCGGACTGCACTTGATGACACACGGATTCTTGAAAGGCTTGAGAAACTCGCGAGCCTTCTCAATCTCGTGGTCCTTTAGCTTCATCACGGGAATGGCCGGCTTATCAAAGATACCAGCGGCATAAAGATGCCTAAGGGTGAACGGAAGATTGATATGAGTGGGATCATTCGACTTGGGAGAACCAAGTGTAGGAGATCCGTTATCGTGAACCACTTCACATACCTCGTCAAAAATAGGAGAGATGCAGCGGCAGCCTTTATCGTCGTACATGTGGACGCGGACCGGCGTAACGGCGGCCAATGCAGTGTAGCCTAGATTATCCCCAAGATTGGAAGAAGAAGAGTATAGATCGATCATGAAAGAGGGCGAATTTTGAACAGTGGAGAATCTTGTCTAACGAACATAAGATCTGTCTGAATGAGCATGCCCCGGGAATTGTAGTGCATATCCGTAATGTCGAACAATCGGAATCCATAGTAGCCCAAGGCCGGAATCATGTCTGCAATACGCGGGGCTCCTTCATTGTAGTCCTGAACCTGAGTCTCGATTTGGATAACTTGTGCGCCGCGCACAGTCTCCTCGCCACCTTCAATGATACGGCGTTCTGCCCCTTGACAATCGAGCTTGATAAAATCAAACGATCTTCCACGAAGCACATCGTCGAGTCGCTGAGTCTGTCGTTTGATCGTCGCAAATGGGAAAATACTATTCTCTCTGTAGAGTCCGTTACCTTCACCGCAGCCGGTTTGACATTGATGGAAGTCGCGTTCGCCCGCAGTGGAATCTAGCACCGCAATTTCAAATGGAAAGCCCTTGCCATCCAATTGAGAACGACAGCTTTCATTAGCCTCAATCATCAGAATCTCTGCGTCGCTCCAAATCCAACGGGCAACAGTGGAGAAGTGGCCGTGATAAGCTCCGATATCAAGTATACTTCGTGGGGTAAATCCGAGATTGCGAAGGCTGGTAAGCCGACTTGCTATGTTGCCCCAAGTTTCTATTCCAAAGTCTGGAGGAAGAAGTGGCTTCATAGATTGAGCTGAGCTTTCAGCTCGGGATATTCCTTCACGCCCAAATGAATGGTCTCGGCATAATCCGGCATAAATACGACGTGCTTCAGTTCGTCACGCGAGAATGGAGCGAGCACGAGTCGCCACAACATCTCACACTGCACATTCTGCACCTTGTCCCAATTGTCCTCGATAAACTTGGCGGCGAGGTAGAAGTGGCTGGAACGCAGGCAAAGAGGCTGGAAATTCACGTGTGGCGACCAAAAGTAGTTGGGCTGCTGTAGTAGCACAGAGCTTGTTGAGTGGTCGCACCGTCTAAGCAAACGAGCCGTCAATATATCTGGGTGAGACTCAATCATCCAGACCATCTCTGCCAACAGCTTCTCGGGAGATACTTGATGCGGAGTAATCGTTGCGTCGTCCTCCAGCCACAGAACGTGAGGATTCTTGTGTATGCAACGTTCTTTCGACACCTTTATCACATCTGCCATGTAGCCAAGCTGGTGGCTCTGGCCGCGGTCCCAATGCGCGACCGTTTCCAAAACCTTGAATCCCATATCTGACAGATCGATCATCATCTCCGCGCCAAGCTTTTCATCGCCCGGGGACACCTTAATATGAGCGACCTTTGTGGCGAACTGATCTAGCGGAATCTGTCGGTTGAGGTCCGCGAGAGTAGTCAGATAGATATCTTTATGCCCAAAATGCCCTTTGGTGCTTGTAAAGAAAAGAAGAGAAAGGGGGATGGTGGGCATCAGCGGATCAGCCCCGCTTTCACGGCAGCGAACTTACCCCACCAATAACACGAATAGAGTAGGCTCTTCAGCTTCAGTACTTTTGCCCCGGGTGGGAGCTTGACGTTCCGACACCGCGCAAGAATGAATGTCACAGGTTTGCCATCAGCCCGTTCTAGCGCGCTAAAATCAAGATCTTCAGAGATGTCGAATGATCGGTCCGACCAGTTGCCCACGCACACGTCAGCTTCATTCCCAGTGGAATGAATGACGCCAAAGATCTTGATTCGCCTACAACCGCCCTTGACCGTGATAACCTGATCGCCCTTCTGCCGTCCGAAATAACCCCAGCGGCCGACGAGCCAACAGTCTGTGACTCGGTTGTTCAAATCAAGAGCATTTTCGTGCCCTTGCGCCGACTCAATGGTGGTCCAGACCAGACCCCTAGTGCCATCACAGATTTTTAACGGAGAATCCCAATCGGCGTCATCATCTGGAAATACGAATCGAAGGGTAGTTGGTGGATATTCTACCGACTGGACGCGATCTGTACCCGCGTACCACTGGTACGTATTGTTCGAGCAGCTGAATAGATTCTTGTCTGCCTTAGATGTCCTCATTAGTCTATATGCACTACATTGCTCCAATCGTGGTCGTCCGGGAAGTCTGTTCGTCCGAGCTGGAAGTAGCGCCAACTATCATTCAAGATCTTTTCTTGATTGAAATGCTCTTTGAGAGTAGAGTCAAGCCCATTCTTCATCAGCTGCTTCACACCCTCTACAGTCATAGGAACGCCTCTCTTGCGCAATTCCTCTCGGAACTCTAGCCGGCGCTTCTCTCGAATAGGAAAGAGCTTCTGTGGATCACCATGTTTCTCCAGACCAAGCAGGCAATGATTGGAGCCCGCTGGATAGAGATAGTACTTCAGATAATGCTCCACGAACTGGTGTTTTCCCCGCTGCTCGCCACGCACGTTCCAAAACTCTGTCTGATCCAGCTCCAGATTGATGGACTGCCCATCGAGATTGATGGCGTACCAGTGTGGGGACCCGCGGAATTCCAGCTGCTCGTTATAGCGAAACAAAAGTCCCTTGCCATAGTTAGCAATCATGGCTGTGTTCGTGTCCTTCATGAGCTGAATCAACCCCGGCACACGGTCCCGCACGAAAGGAACTCCTAATCTCTCCAGATCGTCTACCTGAAGAAAAAAATCGCCCGGCTCCATCGTGCCCTGCCACAGGTAGTGAGTCATCGAATATCCATGCCTCTGACAAAATTCAGCCGTGATGATCTTGCCTTCTCGGCAGTTGGCGAATAGGTAGTCGTAGCCAGCGTCGGTCGGATGATGGAATGTCCATTGAAGGCCGTGGATATATTCGGAGATAGGCTCAATTAGGGCGCGGAGGTTCGCCTCTTTGCCCGCCGACGTGATGCCACAAAGGAATAGACGATAGTCAGTCATCTCGCCCCATCCTGCGTCGCCACCGCCGGCCGCCGTTGGGAAGCCCCGGGAAAAACACGATAGCTATCATCGATATAATGCGGGGTGCTCACCTCCATAATTCTCACGTCTGTCAGCGCAATCACCTTGTGCGGACAAAGTCGCGGGATGTCCACGATGTCGCCTGACTTGAGGACCTTAACGTTCTGCTCGGCATCTGTGGTGTCGATCCATACAAAGCGAAGCTCGCCTTCGAGGATGTACCACGTCTCGTGTTTCTTACTGTGGAAATGAGTCGAGCCGTCCTGCCCCACCTTGAACTCAAGAATCTTGGCGCAATAGTCGTAACAGTTGATGATTACTCGCTCCACACCCCACCCCTTGGGATCTATCGAAGCAATAGGAAAGTTGACGTGATCCGGCGTATCGATAGGTTCGATGGTCTGATTTGTGTTCATATTACGATTTCCATCCGCTTTCCCGCTTCTGAGATTCTTCAAATGCGTTTTTCACCTCGATGAGAGTGCAAATGACCGCATTGGATATTCCATGCGGGTCGTTGGTATTCGTACCATGAAACATAATGGCCCTGTTGAGTCCTGCAATAAATCTTTCCTGCCAAATGGTTGGAGCCGTGGGTTTATCACTCATCCTTGAATAGAAATGCCGCAGTCGGCACCGCAGATCGTATTGTTTAAAATCGTGGCATTCAGATGGACACTGGCAAGCGCTTTACTCAGCTCCACAACAGCTATAGACAGATTGACGATGGCCTCCATTTTCTCTGGAATCGTGTTTGGAACACAGAGGTTGATTCCTGAGCCGACCGTTTTGGTAATTGTATTGGCTGAAATCTCTGTCGCGGTCGTTGGTGTATTTGATCGTTTTCGCTTGTTCTTCATTGTGTTCAAATTATTCCTTAGTCTTGCCGTCCCATTCTACCCACTTGCCGCCGACCTTAGTCTCGAAGGCTAGATTCTCTGGCCTCAACTGCTCTTCCACCCACTCTTCCACGCTGCCACCGGCCTCGATCTCCTCCAGCTTCCGATGGGACCACGCTTTGAATACGGGAGAATTTACACAGCGTTTGAATGCAGTTTCTCGATTGGATGGTTGGTCTCGATGTTCTTGTGAGGTTCCAACAGAACCACTCGCATCGTGGATAACACGGCAGCAGTTCATATGCTTATTCCTATATTGGCCGCCGGCTCCGGAGCCACTGTAGTACTCAATGCGGAAGTCGTCTTTGGTGAGTGTAAAGCCTTTTCGACCGGGTTTAACCTGCATGAGTACGATTCTTTGTTGGCCAAAGGGGCAAGCCATGTTCTTTCGTTTCCTTGGCGGCCAGCTCTTCTATAGAAGTGGGATGCTTGTTAGGATCGCCATTCGTGGCCTTCGTCCAAAAATCCCGCCACCATAACGAACGCTCCAATCTGTCGTTTAGCCGCAAATATCCTTCGTGGTATACCATGGGCCAGCCAGCCGCGACATATTCGCGTATAGTCTCGATCTCCAAATCCTTGAACAAAGCCGCGGCCGGAGCTAGGTTTCCCGCTATATCGAGCAGCTCATCTGTACTGGTCTTGTTGTAGTCGGGACGACCGTCAGACTTGATCCCCCATGGCACCGCCCCACGGAACAATCCTCCACCGTGCACATGCCACTTTCGTTTCACAGGAGCGAGATACTTCTCAGGGGCTCCATAGAGGTCTATGTTGGGCACCCAAAAAGCTCGAATGTCATAACGGTTCTTTAGAATGGCGTGCATCTCCTCCAACCGCCGTCTGTCACCGCCGGTTCTCTCGTCAAGATCGTTGTGTAGATACAGGTCAGCCGAACAGTTTTGAAGGGCTGCGTTAACCGTCTTCCCGTAGGCAAATGGGTCAGAAGTGAAGTCGAACGGAGTGCGAACGATAGATAGATTGTAATCGCGATCCTTGGCATAGGCCAACATGATCCCAGCCGAATCATCAGTGTCAGACTGTGGTATGGCCACAGAAATCTCGTCAGCGTAAATCGCCCAATTATCAAGAGCATCTTTCCACTGAAAACGCTTAGACTCGATTGACCAAGCGCAGCTGTATAATCCGACTTTCATTCGTCTATCCTTCCCCAGCAGTTGAAGCTCTCCCGCCTGTCTAGATATATCTGCGGAATCTTCCCTCCGGGCCACGCGCCGGCCATAGCTATGGCCCACTCCATTTCCGTATGCTCGGGAAACACATATCGCTCTTTCGGAGGTTCTATCCACCAGACGGCTTTTGTATCCGTCCTCATCTTGACCAGCCCCCCGCCAGCAGGCCGAATAGTGTGAACGCCCTTGTCGATGGCCATCGGCGTCCAATCGGTATAATGGACATAGCCCCTATCCTTGTAGTATTTCTGAATCTGCTCCTCACGCCACATGACATGAGAATAGGGTCCGGCCCCGCCATAGGACAGAGGGAGAGAATGCTCCATCTCTCGGTAGAACTTGGTCTCGATAAAATGAGCACGCTCGGAATAGATTCCATGACCAACGAGCGCCCCAGCTAGGCTGATACTCTTAACCTCGCTCCCCGAGTCGGTGCCTCCAATTCTGTCGCGACGGCTGTTTAGGTGGCCAATCAGTATTCGCAACTCGTCCTGCGTGAAGTCTCGGCCCATCAGCTGGTCATTTTGCCAGTACACAGTATAGGGACTGAATACTGCCGCCATCGCATTCCTAGTCCCAATGCCCAGCCCATCATTATTTGCTGTCTGGACGAAATGATCTACCAGTCCGTGCTCGTAGAACCGATAGGCGTAAGGAGCTGGTCCATTATGCAAATAGACAATCTTGTGAGGGAACTTGACGTGCTGTCGAATAGAGTTGAGACACTCGGCAGTCAGCTCAGGCTTCATGAAGTCAAGCACGACAAAAGAGACTTGGGGTTCGGAATAGTCGTGGCTCATAGTCGGTTATACACATCCAAAATCGCCTGCGCCACGCCGAGCCCGCTGAGTTTGGCCGCCCAGTTTTTCTGATAATGATTGAAAAGTCGGGCTTTCAGCTCCGCCCGCGCCACTTCATCGTTCATATAGCGTCCGACAAATCGGGCGATCGACTCTGGGGTTGCCTCTACGTCTACATATTCTGGGAATATCGCTGATGGGAAGAACTCCTCGCGCGTAGACAGGTCTCGGCAAATGACGGGAATTGCGCCGGCTGCTACAGCCTCTGTGGCGGGCAATCCTAAGCCCTCATTCGAGCCTGATGGAAACATAACGAAGTCCACCGAATTATACAGCTTGTTCAGAATCTGGTCGTTCACCACCCCCATCCACGCGCCACCGTAGAATGGACAATCTGAGCCCACGGTAATCACGTCCGTGGCATCGAATCCGAGAATCTGGAGGGCCGCGGCGGCTGGAGCGGTGCGTTTTGCGGCATCATTTACCCGACCAACGAAAAGAGCCCGGCACTGATGAGCCCGGCGGACATACTCATTAGAAACCGGTTTGATGGGATTATAGATCACCGTAGATTCTACTCCGGCCCGCACCCTCAAATCGCTTTGGACCCATGTGGAAATGGCCGTAACGGCATCTGCTGAGGTAAGCTGAGCCCGGAGGCGGGACACGTCGAACGGAGGACTGGCGTGCGGGGCCAAGTCGAGCACATTTAGAATGACCTTGCCCCGAATTCGGGGGCGAGCTGCCACGATAGAGTCGTACCACCCGTTGTTCTGGTACACAAGATCAGCAGATTCATGATCTTGCACAATTTCGTGACCAAGGTCCCGGAACCCCTGTTCAATCCTATCAATCTGACTAAGCTGGTAGCGAGAGGAGTCGGCAGTGCAAATCTTCATTCAATATGGACCTAAGTCTAGTAGAGTAAGATTGGTGGGCGTGTCAATAGATAATGTGAGTCAAAGGCTATTTGAGATCGAGTCTCATTCTCACTCCGCCCATACTCTATGTCTTAGATCGAAAGCCGTTCGCACTACGTGCTCACTCCAGTATGAGAAGAATGTTGTGTCTATATAGCAGAATTTGCTTGACATTGGTCCGAAGGACCACACTATCCGAACGAGGCTCGGCGAGTGAAGGATAGTTACCGAGCGGGAGCGAGGTCTTCATAGTAGGGCGAAGCCCGCATGATTTCCTGTTGTGGATTGAGAATTGGTTCTGAGCCCGTTTGAGGGGCGAAGAGCCAAGGAGGCTCCAGCCGACGCGGCAGTCAAGCGACCTCAGTCGCGGATCTAAAGAATTGGCGAAGCACGAACGAGGCTCGGCGAGTGAGGGCGAAGCCTTAATACCTATGCGCGAAGCGCTCTGATCTCCAATCTTGATCGGAACTAAGGGTGAGATTGGGATCTGAGCGATCATTCTACAGTGGAGTCTAATCATCTTGACATCACGTTCAAGACCCAAACAATCGAGGGTTGATGACTCTCCTAGACATCCGGAACCAGATTGTTAGACTGCTCTGCAATAAAGACACGTTTGGCACCGAAGACTTTGAATCTATCCGCGTTCCAGAGGAGCTTGCCGACAAGCGAGATCATCTTATTCGATCTGCTGCCAAACAGCTCGTTGCTTACGAGTTGCTTGTGGACGCAGGGACGGATTTTTGGGTCCTGTCGAGTCCGCTCAACGGCGGCGGCCAAGAGCTGCACATTTCCATGCAGACAGCCAATGAAATTGCCGATACCATCAACACATTTCTTGATGCGAACGATCTCGATCTGCCGCCCGCGGACGCGCTGGGGATTCACGAAGGCAATATCATTATGTTGCTGAGTATCGTGAATGATATTATCAGCGACGACTTTGAACCAGAAACCAACTGATGGACTTTCTGGTATATTGCGCCGCATTGTTTGCCATATATTATGTGCTAAATCATTCTGAGATTTTGGCTAAAGTGCGTGCTGCACTGGCCCCCGCTGTTCCGCCTTGGATAAGGAAGCTGTTTTCATGTTCCTTCTGCCTGTCCTTTTGGCTCACATTCGGCGTGTGGGCAATTACCCCCACAGGTTTCGGCATTATACTGGCTGCGCCAGTGGTGGTCATGTTTCTAAGCCTTGTATACGACAAACTATCTAAATGATTCAAAGACTCAATCTTAGCGTTCCCTTTTCCCATTTAAGTCTTGCACAAGTTTCATTCAACATTGTTCGAGAACTGTATCGTCGAAAGGTCCAGTGTGCGATATTCCCCCGGGGAAACGTCGATCTGTCGGCGTTCACGGTTGACAAAACATTTGGTGGATGGCTGGAACAATCGGTCAACAATCGGTATAAAAAGGTGGATCGGAAAGTTCCGACACTGAATATCTGGCACATCAATGGTAGTGAGTTTAGGTTGAGCGACAAGCAGTACACCCTCAGCTTTCACGAGACCGACAGTCCAACTGAGCACGAAGTAAACATCGTCAATCAGCAAGACTTCACGTTTTTCTCGTCATCTTGGTCTGTAGACAACTTTCGGAGCTACGGAGCGCAAAATGTAGGCTTTGTCCCGTTGGGGCTAGACGAGGACTTTAAGCCAACTTCCATACCAACGCGAGATACTATACACTGGATCTGCGTGGGCAAGTATGAAGAGATGAGAAAAATGACCACACTCAAGATCCAAGCGTGGATCAAGAAGTATGGCGGCAACCGGGCGCACCAACTCACTCTCTGCGTAAATAATCCATTTTTTCGGCCCGAGGATATGAACGCCCTCTACCAAAGGGCGTTTAACGGGAATAAACCATTCAACGTGAATGTTCTCCCTCATTTGAAGACAAATGCGGAAATGAATCAGCTATATAATTCAGCTGATATAGACATTTCTGGGATCAGTCGATCCGAGGGTTTTAATATTCCGGCTCACACCGCGACAGCGCTAGGCAAATGGAGTGTCGTCACCAACGTGACCGCTCATAAAGACTGGGCGACTGCCGAAAACTCCATTTTAATTGAGCCCACTGGGATGGTGCCAGCAGTAGATAACATATTTTTCCATAAAGGAGCGCCTTTTTCACAGGGTAATTTTTATGATTTCACAATAGACAGTATTGTCGAAGCATTCGATCGAGCTGAAAAGAAGGCAAAGATCCCAAACGAGTCTGGACGCAACCTCGCTACAGAACAGACATACAAACGCACGGTGGACCAGATTCTCGTGAAAATCGAGGCAGATTCCGTGTAAATCCCTATCATGCCATCATACGATTTCGCTTCAACTGACGGCGACATTATCTCGGTTTATGTGCCATTGGATGCCGCTCCTTCTGAGCGCCAAATTCAAACAGTAGATGGAAAACTCTACAAGCGGGTCTGGTCAGCGCCTGCCGCCGCCCACGACACGCGACCCGGCTCCGCTAGCAAAGAGGACTTTAACAGGATTACTCAGTCGAAGAATCTCAAGGTGTCTGATATGTGGGAGATTTCGAAAGAGATGTCGCAAGCTCGCGCCGATAAAAACGGCGGTCACGATCCCGTTCGCGAACGTTATTACGAACGTTACGCCAAGGATATAGGAAAACCACATAAGGATGTGATTAAGCGCGAGACTAGGGCAAAGCTATTGAAAGAGTGTGGAATCAGAATAGAAGACTGATTAGCGCAATGGGTATTTTCCCTCGGCCTTAAGTCCGTCCAGCCACTTTTGGCGGTGACACCAGATCCAATTCCACTGAGCATAGTCCCAGCCAACGTCGCAACCAGCCTTCTCGCTCAAGAGCCATTTATTTCGCTCGATTTCGGCTCGCTCCGCCTGCCTGAACTGATATAGTTCAGAAGATTCGATGGAGAACGGTTCGCCCGTTGGCATAGCATAGAGATTACACGCGACTATAGCAGAGTTTTATCTCTTTCCTCTTGACACCGCGTTAAAGACATTGATTATAAAGTGTGGGCCGTTGCGCTCAAATTAGATACGAACTTCAAACATACTCATTCATATGGCACTCTCAAACGGTAAGACATTCGATAGCAACCCTCTGGTATTTATTACTCCGCGCAGCAAAGATGCGGATGGAAATAAAGTGGAGCCATATCTAGAGGTCTCTAGGGTTGGCGCTGACGGCAAAATTGCCAAGACGAACGAAAGGCCAACCCGGGTTAACGGAAATCTGGTTAAGATTGACTTTAAGGATCGTGAGATTAAGGGTACGACCAGCAAACAGGTGGTGCTTTATGTATCCGACCCTATCGCCAAGGAGACTTACCATATCAGTCTAAGCTACCGAATGGCCACTCGCGGGCTTTTCAATGCGCTTCTCTCCCTTGGATCTACCGACGACATCTCAATTTCCTACTACGAAAATCGCGGTGGTTACGAAGCTTTTGGCCTTACCCAAAAAGGGGATCGCGTCGCGTGGAAGATTGAGCTGGCCGACCAGCCAAAATCCGAGGCCATCACAGATAAAAAGGGAAATTTGATTAAAAACGATTACAGTGATGTGGACTCGTTTTTTGAAAACGAGCTGAAGGCGTTGGTTGAAAAGCTGGGAATTGCCGGTCGTAAGACGGAAGAGAAGCCATCTTCTCCGCAGAAAAGCGATGCTCCAGTTAACGCATCTAAGATACCTACCAAGCAGATTGAGAGCGTTGACGATCCCATCCCATTTTAATGGCCCGCCGTAAGATCGTCCTCACTACCAATCCTCCTTGGATTTCAACGGGCTTGTCGGAGAACGGCAAGTTCCTAGCTCAGTATCTCCAGAAGACTGGCAAATATGATTTGGTGTACTACTGTTCGCAGGTTAGTGCGGGGGACCCAAACCACGCACGTATGCCATGGAAGAGCTTCGGCGCAGTGCCGACAGATCCTCAGATTATCGCCCAGCTCAATCAGGACCCGTTTCGGGCGCGACAGGTATCCTACGGAGCTTACTACATCGACAAAATTGTCAAAGAGGAAAAGCCTGACATTCTATGGTGCAGCGATGACGTGTGGTCGTATCAAGGAGACTTTATCGGCGCTCCATGGTGGAGGCAGATTAATTCCATTCTTCATGTCACGGTAGACTCAGTTCCAGTTTTAGACTTGGCGTATGAGCAGGCACGCTCTACGCCAAACTACTATACATGGGCTTCTTTTGCCGCGAAGGAAATGAAGAAGCGTGGTTCGGAGTATGGTCACGTCAAGCAGATTTATGGAGCCACGAATGTACAGAACTTCTCTCCTCTATCAGAGAACGAACGGACTGATCTGCGCCGCCGATTTGGAATTGACCAGTCTGCCACGATTTTCGGCTACACATTCCGTAATCAGCTGAGAAAAGAAGCGTTGAACATTCTCCTCGCTTTTCAGAAGTTCAAGCAGGTTAACCCGCGAGCCAATGTAAAGCTGCATCTACACACGTCGTGGAGCGAGACGGCGGCCGGCTGGGACTTCCCGCGACTCATCAAATATCTCGGAATCGACAATAATGACATCCTTTGCACCTATATTTGCAAGGCTTGCGGCGGCTGGCACGTGCGACCATACGGTGGCGAAGATCTTGATTGTCCACTCTGCGGAGCCAAGAAATCTAACATCACCGTTTCTATTGCTCACAGTGTGCCGGCTGAAGAAATGAAGCTGGTATATGGTATTCGCGACGCTACAATTAGCCCGTTGACTTCTGGTGGTCTAGAGTTTGAGAATGTTAACACGCTGCTTTGCGGCTTGCCGCTAGCCACCACGAACTACTCCTCCGGAGAAGATTTCTGCATTCAGCCATTCATCTATCCCATCAAATGGCATCCCCGTTTTGAGGCTAGCACCTCATTCATGAAGGCCACTAATGACGTGGATTCTATCACAGGTTTTATGGAGAAGATTTGGAAGGCTGATAAGAAAGAGCGAACACGGCTGGGCGAACAAGGGCGCGATTGGTCAGCCAAAACCTTCTCCATCGACGCTATCGGACCGCAGTGGGAAAAAGTATTCGACGCTCTTCCGCCCAAAGACTGGTCCTCAATTACGCTAGCTCCAAAGCTTAAGAACCCCGATTATCCCATGCCGCAGATTGATAATCCCGGCGAGTGGATTAAGGCGTTATACAAAAATATATTGCTTTGCGAACCGGACCCCGACGGGTTCAAGAACTGGATGCACCAGTTAGAGCACGGAGTTCCGCGGGAACAGATCTATCAGTTTTTCCGTAAGGTGGCGGCAGAAGATAATGCGAAATCACAACCGCCGCAAGAATTCGGCAGCCTCTTCGATTCAAACGGTCGTAAGCGAATTCTGTTCGTCATCAAGGAGAGTGGTGGAGACGTATATATGTGCACTGCCTTATTTCCAAAGCTGAAGGAGCTGTATCCCGACGCAGACTTGTATGTGGCAACCGAGCCACGATACTTCGAAATTCTTGCCGGGAATCATCATGTATATAAGGTGCTTCCGTATCATCCTGTAATGGAGCAAGAAATGGTGATGATGCAGTATGTAGATAGCTATTATTTTCCAGCGCTTGCCACGCAGCGTCAACTCAATTACCTAACTCACGATAAAATTGGACTGGAGCTGGAAGCATGAGTACTCTCGCGGTTACCTATGCCAAGCAGTGTGGAGTGCGTCTTAGCCGCCCCATGACAGAAGAATCGTTTTTCCCACTGGCCCACCCCGTCGAAAAGACAATTCTGGTTCACGCGTTTGCTGGGGACGTAAACAACAATCAGGCCACTAAGCCGGCCAAGCTGTACGATCACTTCGTCGAGGTTTTGGAGCTGTTAAAGCCGATTGTGGAGCCCTTGGGATACCGATTTTACCAGATTGGAGGTCCCGGCGAGCCAACGTTGAAAGGCGTAGAAGAATCTCTGTGCGGTCGGACTTCATTCGCCCAATGCCACTATCTCGTAAAGAATTGCGCGCTACTCATTGGCAACGATTCCCAATGGGCGCATATTCGCGGGGCAGCTGGTCGCGAACTCGTGACGCTCTACGGTCCGACGGACCCCAAGAATCATGGCCCACACTGGAAAGACCCTCTCAAGACAGTTCTCATCGAATCCCATCGTTTCGGTCGCAAGCGCCCCAGCTACCAATCAGCCGAGTTTCCGAAGACGGTAAATGTCATTCCCCCCGAGCAAGTGGCCAACGCCGCCCTTCTCCTTCTCGGTCAGTCTGAATCGATTACGCGTCACTCCCTCTACATTGGTCCCGATTACAACGCGCCGCAAATCGAACTAATCCCGAACGTTGTAATAGATCCATCCGTCCAGATAGCCGGCCCACTGATCGTGAGGATGGATTACTATTTCGACGAGAACATCCTACTATCCAATGTTAGGTTGCGAAAATGCTGCATAATCCTCAATCGAGAGGTGAATCTAAATCTGCTTGCTCAACTAAAACCAAATATCAACTCTCTTCGAATTGTAGTGGACACTCTTAGCGTCGATTGGATTAGAGCGCTTCGCCGACTTGGAATACCAACTCAATTCGTCACAGAAGAGAGTGATGAGGACAAGCTGCGGAACCTTCGGCTAAAGCTCTTCGAGATCGGCTGCTACTTTGACCAGATTCAACATGCAACAATTGACGAGTTTCAGAAAGGAGCCGCCAGCTATCTGAACAAACCTCTTGACCTCACGATCAATCCATCGACACTCTTCTTCAAGACCAATCGGTTTCTACTCTCAGATGGAAAAGTCTACTTGAGTAGAGCGCATCAACTATCAGGTCAATCGGCAAGGTCTACCGATCAGAATACTGGCGCAGTGATCGATTCCGCCGAATTCTGGCGCGATGTTAACAGCTTTTACATTTTTCAGTCATGAATGAAATTATCGAAACTCCGGTTGTGTTCAGTCGAGACGAGCGTGGGCTAGTGGCCGACGTAGAATACAGGTTCAAGTCCAATGGCATGGTTGATTGGAGGGCGATGGTGAATCCGGCCCATCTGGTCATCAATCGACAGTATGAGGAAGACCTGACCAAGCGCTTTGGACGTTCTCTAAAAGAAATTTCTCCGCTAGAGGTAGAAGACCGTTATCTGCTAATCCTGCTTGCCGGCATTAAAGAGTTGGCACAATTACGCGGCTATTCTGAAGTGAGACCGGAAGTTAAATACGTGAGCGACACAAAGTGTGTGGTACAGACGCAAATAGAATGGTTGCCAAACTTCGAGACCGCCACGCACGGAACGTCATTCGGAGATGTTGGAGCGGCCTCTCTGGAGAATGTAAAACCCGACTTCCACCCCTATCTAGAGACCATTGCAGCCAATCGCGCCTTTGTTCGAGCGGTGCGCAATTTTCTTGGCATTCACATTGTCGGCAACGATGAAATCAAGATGGGTCACGTTCCCGTGGTGGAGTCAACCGAAAGCAGCTGCTCTGGGTCAGTCCCGCACCTTCCAATTCCCATGTTGAAGAGATCTGCGGAAGAAGCGAAGCTTGGATTCGATGAGCTTAAAGCAATGGCGGCAAAGAAATACAAGTCGAACTTGGAAAGCGATCCAGCCAAGTGGACGGGGTTTGAGTCCGTTCCGGCCAGAGACTGCCTTTCTCTCGTTCAGATTATTCGCTCATCACTTCTTAAGAAATAGCGGTCTGTTTGATTCTCTTAGCGTTCAGCCCCGGCTACAACCGGGGCTTTTTTCGTGTAAACACTGATGCATGGCATCTCTTCTCACAGACGCAGAAAAGGCATCGATTGTGGCCGACTTTAAGAGTGGCATTGACACATTTGTACGCCCGTTCACGATATACCAAGAGGCTGCTCATATAGTTCTGATTACTGATCCCAACTATAATCCGCTCGAAGCCTATAATCAGAACAGCACCAGCATAACAAACGTTCCGAACTACACAACTATAAGTGGTAGAATCCTTTATGATAAGAATCAGGAGTGGTCATTCATTAATCCACTCAAAGGGGGGAACGCGGCAGAGATAAAAGAGAAGGATCAGACTAGCCGATCGGTTCGATTGAAGGTTGATGGCTCTGGCTACGCGCTACTCCAAACCGCAAAGAAGGTGCAGATAGATGGAAATCTGTTCGATTTGGCGTCGATTGCGCGTCCACACGGACTTTTCGGGACCGAAACGTATACGTTCTATTTCGTGAGATCTATGTAGGGTCAACAGTTATGGCAACGATCAACTGGGGACAAATCAAAGTGCAGGTTGCTAAAGACGCCAGCGGCGATCTTAAAGCAGCGGCCGAACAGCGGGCCAAAGAGGTTTTCGACGACGCCGCGATGGGCCTGATGAAGGACTTCGAGGAGAGCAGAGTAACACAAGAGATTGATGCGGGAATCGGCTCTGCAAACATCAGTGATACGCTCCGCGGCGGCGAAGGGCCAGAAAATCTGTTCTCATTTATTGGCTTCACAGAAGGAGATAATCCTACGGAAGAAGTGCGCAAGCGGTTAAACCCCACAGATCCTGACGGGCCTAAGCTACGGTACGTGGGGAAGGACCCGTCGGTCGCAAGATTCACCTTTGAGGTAAACGTTTTGGAGACTAAGGAATCTATTTACCGCGCAACACCGTTGCCGTGGGCCAAAGGACTGTCATGGGTCAAGAAAATTGAAACTACAATTCCCGGTTTCGGACGTTTCCTAGCTAGATTTTCCAATACCGACTCATCGCGCTCTGGGGGTGGCGTGCAGGTAAAATCCACCCTTCGTGCGGCGAATTACGTTAGGCCAAAGGATGGATATCTGACCGAAATGTTCAATAGGTTCGTTGAAAGAATTCGTGCTTATAACAAGAGCGGATTCAAACGTCGTTTCACCAAGACAAATTCTTAGACGACCGATGAACACTTCTTTTTCGTCCTTGGCTCTAAATTCTACATACCTGTGGTTAGATAATTATCTACTACAGAATTCCCAAGCGTATGTAAACACATCTAGTCAATTCTATTATACTGCCGACAGCCAACTTCCCGGCTATGTCACTTACGCAGCTCCATTTAAGTCTTTGGTCTGGGACTCTGGAGTAAGCGGAGCAATCATTCTTAATTCAGTCAGCGGCTCGTTTGGCTCTCTTAGCCGCGGTCAATCCGGCATGGCGGTGGACTTTATCAATGGAAGAGTGATTTTACCATCCAGCTTTGGCACTTCCGCTATTGTAAGCGGCTCCTATTCATTTAAGGATTTCAACCTATATTTTGCAAACCAAACTCAAGAGCGTATCATATTTACTAACAAGTATTATTTGAACAGTCGGTTCGCGCGGCCCATCACGGGCACTCCTCCACCATACAGCATGGTTACGCCATGCATTTTCGTCTCACTGGCCGACAACACCAACGATTCGTTTGCCTTCGGAGGCACATACAATACCAAGTTGAATATGAGTCTTATTGTTATGGCGGAATCACTGTCGCAGTTAGAAAACTCGCTTTCCTACTTGGTGGATTCAAAAGACTCCACTTTCCCTCTACTCACGATGGACCTGTGGCCCCTGAATTTCTACGGAGACTACAAGAGCGGGTACAACTATGAAAATATCGTTTCCAGATATGGTGCAACCAACAATCTTTTTACGATTACGGATGTTAGGGGTAGTAAGCTGAGCGACAGCGTCAAGATCGACGAATCTATATTCATTGGGCTAGTAGATATGGAAATCGCGAAAGTGAGATCCATTCGCTAAACCATGTCTGTTTTTCGTGTAAAGTAGATTCTAAGCCAAAGAGAAAGAGGAACGACCATCCCCCAATATAACGCAGGACTCGTAAAGATTTCGTCCGGACTGGCAGGAACTTCAATGCAGTCTTTGGAGCGCGTGCAGAACGTACGAATTGGATCGAATATTCCCCGCACCAACGTGGATATTCTTGGTCGTTCCAAGCCACTGCACCAGCGGCCGGTAGTCAACTACTCTCAGGTGGAAGCTTCGGTTGATTTTATAAAGAGCAACATCAGTCCCGAAACAATGCTTGGTTTCGTTAACTCTTCAACGATTGTATCTGGACTTACTGACGCTCGCGCTCTGGGCAACAGCTATGCCGTGCGCAACATGCAAGTATATTTCGCGCCTACGAATTCTAGCAATTACAACGGACTTATAGATCTAAAAAGCGGAGTACTAACAAGTTACTCTATTCAAGGAAGTGTAAATGAGCCGGTCCGAGCCAGTCTTGGTTTCCAGTTCCTAGATATGTCGGGATCGGTAAATACGTCAGCTCGTGACACTCTGAACTACGACGCCGCATTGGTGAAGCCAGAGAACTCTTTTCTTACTGGAATTGGGTTCACTGGGTATGGCGTTACCGGACTAACGATCCAAAGCTTTTCCGTGAACCTTGGGTTTAGTCGAACACAGGTATTGCAACTGGGCAATAGCCCCTTCCCCGCGGATCGCCCGCTGACTGATGTTAGCGCGACTGTGCAGGTTCAGGGCTTCTTCGAAGGGATCAACAATTCTCTTACCGGCCTTTGTCAATTCTCCTGCGGAAACCCGACAGAAGGTCTCTTTGCGCTATCTCTCTACCCCTCTTGTTCGACCGCTTCCCCGACCACCTATACGTTCAAGAACGCTTACGTCGATTCCGTTGGAATAGAAGGCTCGGTTGGTAGTTTTTCCACGGTTTCTTTTTCGTTTTCGCTTCCTTTGGGTGTCAATCCAAACGAGACGACAGATGGTTCGGTAATGATCGTTTCCTAAAAATTCCACGCAAATTCCGCCAAAATACGTGTAAATCCTTTGAGTCAACCATAGCTCCATACCTTTACTACCATGCCCGGCACATCTCCTAGAACCCGTGTAATCTTTCAGAATCTAAATCTGTATGTCGGTCCTGCCGCTCAATCAGGGAGTGCCGGAGGCTGCACAGGTATGCACTTCAGTAGCGGCAATTCTGGACTAAACTTTATTGGTCAGATTAGTCGCGTCCAGTCAGCAGATCTTTCCGTAGGCATCAATCGCACTGATATCAACGAGTTTGGTCAACTGAACCGCATAGATACTGAGATTCTAGCGCCGCCCACCTTCACGCTTAACTTCACGTATTTTCCGACCGACGGACAGAACGAAAACATCCTCGGGTTCAATGCCAAAGGGGGTTCGTTCATTTCTGGCATCTTAACGAAGGTGACTGACGCTAAGAACTATTTTATCTCCGTTTCTCCACAAGGCGTGGATGATGATACTTATAACTCTTCTCTGAATCGAGATGTTTATTCTATTGGAAACGGCTTTATCTCCAACTACTCACTCAATGCGTCTATCGGACAGCCTGTTAGCGCGTCAGTCTCTGTGGACGGATTGAATGTAGTTTACTATTCCGGTTCTTCTGGACAGAATATCCCAGCCGTAGATCCGTATAGTGCCAATCGCATCACGACATGGAACTTCGCGCTGCCAGTTGGCGATCCATATACTGGCTCCAATACTATTTCGGTGTTGCGTCCCGGCGATATTACGCTCAGCATTCCAAACGGTTCCGCCATGGGAGTTCAGACCACTGGCACCTTTGGTGTTAACATTCAGTCTTTCTCTTTGTCAATTCCAATTGGCCGTGAGAATCTTAACCGGCTTGGCAGTCCATTTGGCTTCAGTCGCGAAATTCAGTTCCCAGTAAATGTCTCGTTGCGCGTAGACGCTCTCATGACAGACCTGCAAGCAGGCGGTTTTGATACGTTGCTCTGCAATGACGCGCTGTCGAATTTGTCAATTTTAATGCGTCAGCCAAGCTGCAACGGCACGGGTCTAGACGCGATTAGGATCAATGTTAATCAAGCTGCAATGGTCAATCAGTCATTCTCCCACAGTATCGGTGGCGACTCAAGAGTCAGTATCGAATGGTCTGCGCAGCTGGCCGGAGCGAACAGTTCAAATGGCGTAGTTTTCTCTGGGTTTTTCTAAAGTAGATCGAATCGTTCTAATGTTTGCCCGCCCGCAGCCGCCCAGACTGCGGGCTTTTCTTTTCTCCATTTTTCCGCACAACTCGTCGCTAATCGCGTGTAAACCTATCGTTGCGGCTATGCCGCCACAAGGAAAGGATTTATACACGAATGGACGAACTACCGTTGCCGCGGCCAGCCGCGCTTTTACCCGACAAGGTTACCCTGTTGAAGGCCAAGCAGGACCAGTTGATCAAACGACTGTTTAAAAGCTTTCTCTTTCTGCTTGAAGAGATCACTGCGGACCACGATGAAGCCATGAATCGACTTCAGGAGGCTCTGCCAGAACAATATAAGAGCTACGTGGATTTGGCCGATTATCTGAGTGATGGACGGGTGGAAGCGAACCGAAAGAAAGTTCTGTCTACAGGTAACGACACTCTGAGGGAATTGCACGAGTTGGTAGACAACTTGAGACTTTTAGAATCGCCACCGCTCGATCCTGATAAATTGAGCGCTTCTCTACGGGCAAGTATACAAGAGGAAATTAATCAGGCACAACGACGCGGCGGCATCCTAGGAAAGGAATAAACACACCATGGCAGACATCACACGAATTTTACACGAATGGACCGTTTCTATCGACCGACAGGTAGAAGAGACTACAACCGAGGACCGTGATGGTCAAAAGGTCACTGTGACTCGAAAGGTCACGAAACCCGTAGTTACACGGATGGCTTTGAAGCACCCTAGCCGTCGCGAACTGCGACAGGCTGAGCTATTCTATGGAAAAGAGTTTAACCGTTTTGTTACAATGGGCTTCCTGCCCCGCTCTATTCTCATCAACAAGCACCTTGACCTGACCGGCGGGATTCTAAGTCAAAAGGAGCGTACTGAATCGGTGAAACTGACGGAGAAACTGGCGGCGCTTGAGGCCGATCTGGTTCGCTGTCTCCATGAGCCTGAAGAGGTGAAAGCAAAGATTCGCGCCGACATGGCGGCGGCACGCATGGAGATTTCGAACATCAATGCGGCCAACGAATCAGTATTCTCTCAGACCGCTGAGGCCAAGGCGCAGGCACAGCTCAACCTGTGGTTTGCGTTCCACCTTACGCTGATCGATCGTAATGGCTGGGTGCCGTATTTCGAGGGGGCCGACTTCGACAAAAAGGAGGAGTTCATGTGGAAACTGGAGGAGGATAATGATGCATTCTACAATGCCGCCGCCGACCGCATCATGACATACATCACTCTCTTCGGCATGGGCGCGAATACTACGGAGCAGTTCAAGACGATTGAGGATGAGATGAAGAAGCAGCTTGACGCCCGCAAGAAAGAAGACAGCGAAAAACCAGTAGAGAGCACTCCGGAACCGGCTGGCCAATGAACTTTATTACCGGAGGCTATTGCATAAACCCGACCGGCACGTTTCCCACAGGAACCGACTGGGGGAGTTACTGGGACAGTCTCAAAGTCTACGATAAATGGGATTGTTTCTCGCGTTCGTCAGCCGACTCCGACTCTCCTCTGTGGGAAAGGTTCAAAACCGTCTATGGCGATGTAGAACTTTTCCGAGCGGCTGTTGAGAGCCAGCAGATGCACCCAATTAGTATGGGAGTCTATCAGTTCTCGCGCTACGCAATAGACGAAACTACTAATGCGCTCTATCTGGTAGTTCCTCAAACGGGTGCGGCGGTGTTTTTCAAGCTACACGCATGTTAAATGGACAGTTTGCGCCGAGGATTCGCCGACATCACCGCGGGCTATAGCCGAGGTACGATCCTTGGGCGTCAGGGGTTTGCGAAGCACCTCTCCTATACAGACCAAATCGAGTACGACTCCAAGCGCGACGAATACTACCGGGAGGCCAAATCTAATGGTATTCCGAACGTAGAGGAAAAGCTGAAGAACCTGCGGGCCAGCGGAGAGTGGACTGACGCAAAAGAACGGGAGATCGAAGACCAGCGAAGATTCGTTGAAGGACTGCGGGAAGGAATTAAGAAGCACACTAAGATGCCGTCCATGGTGCAGAAGTTGAACGTCCAATTGAAGGATGAAGAGAAGAAGCTGGAGAAAAGTCTGGCGGCCAAGTTTGAGCTGCTGGGGCTCACCTGTGAGAGCTATGCCGATCGACAGATCAACGACTATTATATCTACACAAATCTGTTTTCGGACGCAGGGCTGACCGTTCCACTGTTCGCCATGGACGAGTTTGACTACTTTACAGATCCGCAGCTGGGCGTGCTCATACAGGATTACAACGTCACCCTCGAACCGTGTTCAGTAGATAGCATCAAGAGGCTCGCTATGCAGCCATTCTTCCAAGAGTATTTTTGTCTAGCGGGCGAGCATCTAGAAGCGTTTTTCGGCGGGGCGATTGCCCGGCTGACCTTCTCTCAGGTTAAATTACTGGCCTATGGCCAACAATTCCGCCACATCTACCAGACCCACGAAACGAAGGACTGGCCGCCAAATGTGCTACAAGACCCAGATCTCATGCTGGATTACGCCGTATCGACCAGCCGGGGCAAGGAGGAGATGGCTCGACAGGGGGTGAACGAGCAGGGGGCGGTTGTAGTAGGTATGAAAAAAGAGGACTCCAAGGCATTGGGGGTAAAGACCCAGAACAATCTAGGCGCAGAGATAGCGAAGCATGGCGGGAATCTGGTGGAGTGGGCATCGAAACGCGGCTAAACTCGGCCTGAATCGCGTGTAAATCTAGGCGATAGGATTATCCAAAGGATAGGAAACCCACATGGCCGACGCCCCATTCGTATTTTCTTACGAGTTCCAGCCCAGCGCCCAAGCTCAATCGAAGCTTCAGGCGCAGGCGGAGGCTATGCAGCGTAACCTGAAGAATCTGAATTTGCCGCTAGGCAGAATTTCGTCTGACATCAGCCTATTCAATCGCTCCATGGATGCCGCCAATCAACGCGTTATCGCGTTCGGCGCTTCTCTAGCAGTGTTAGGAACCACGGCGAAGATATTCAAAGATGTCGTGCAGAGCACTATTGCAGTCGAGAAGGCTCTGACGGACATTAACTCCGTGTTCCAGCTCGGCTCCCGAGATATGGACAAGTTTGCCAAGGACCTGTTCAATGTAGCGCGGAATACGAGTCAGTCATTTGCGACCGCTTCCGAAGCTGCGAAGGAGTTCAGCCGCCAAGGCTTGTCCGCGCAAGAGACTCTCAAGAGAACGCGGGACGCGCTTATTCTAACTCGGCTGGCCGGTCTGGAAACTACAGAAGCTGTAGAGACTCTAACGGCAGCTGTGAACGGGTTTCAGAAAAATGCGCTGACCACAACTCAGATTTTGAATAAGCTAGCGATTGTAGACCAATCGTTCGCCGTATCTTCAAAGGATCTCGCTCAAGGGTTGGCCCGTGCTGGTGCCGCCGCTGCTGATGCTGGTGTAGACTTTGACGAGCTGGTCGGTCTTATCACGGCAGCCCAGCAGACCACGGCCCGCGGCGGCGCGATCATCGGCAACGCCCTAAAGTCCATTTTCACCCGTATAGAGCGTAAAGACACGATTGATGCGATGGAAGCTTTGGGGGTGGCCGTCAGGGATACCGAGGGCTACGTACTTCCAGCCATGCGGCTACTGGAGAATTTCGCACAGACGTATGACAAGCTTGGGGTATCTGCCCGCAAACAGGCGGCTGAACTGGTTGGTGGTGTATATCAGATCAACCAGCTGAAGGCGTTACTGGGAGATTTGGCAAAGGCTCAAAACTCCGTGACTAATCAGGCGGCAGGCTTCTCTTCGCGCGCCACGGATGAAGCGTTGCGACGTAATGAAGCGCTGAACAAGTCCTTCTCCGCCCTCGCTGAGCAGGTTATTGCGACTAATCAACAGATATTCTCTAACATCGGTAATGTTGGATTTTCTGGGGCGGCCAAGGGTCTACTTGGTTACGGACTTACGAATCCCATCACAGCGGCTCTACAAGATGCCAGCGGACAGGCTGAGACGGCTGGAGGTAAGTTCGCTGAAAGCTTTATCAAGGGCTTCGGAGCCGCTATTATATACGGACTGGGACCATTGCTGGTGACGGCGCTAGGACGTGTTGCTACACGTACACTATCTACAGTCGGCGCTGATTTCGCCCAGCTAGCCATTCCTACTGCGAGGAGTCCTGTTCGCGTGCCGCGGGCGGCGGAAGGCTATATTCCAGCCATGAACGCCGAGCGGGCGGCTATCGCCGCGGGTATTGGCGGGGCTCCGGTTGGTTCACGAGCAGTCTATTTGCCCACGTTCAATCGTGGCAGTGGTCAATCTGGGATTGTGGCGAACACGAGTGAGTGGGTGGTGCCGCATATGGCGGGCGGTTCGGCTATCTTCAATCAAGATATGATTAGGAAGCATGGGTTGCCGCGAGGAGCGGTGCCTGTGGCGGCGCAGGGATACGTGCCGAACGCTGCTTCTTCATATTTTTCTCGCCATTCCCTTATCCCGCCGCCCCCAGCTGGGCCACCGCCATTTACATTTCCCACGTTAGATGCGACGCTCGTAGCTCGACTCTACAACTCGGGAACTGTAGCTCCGGGACCCACGACATTCGGTTCGGGAGATCTGAGATACGGCTCAGCAGGCTTAGGACTGTCTGTCAATCGTCACGATCTAGACATCCTAAATGACCTGTTTAGAAATCTATCTGCCACCGCGAGCAAGGTTCAGGCCGCAAAGTTCAGCAGTCAGATTGTCGATGCCGTTGGCTCCCTTGACAAGCTTTCTCGTTCTAAGGTCCTTGAGAAAATGGATCGTGCGTATACGCAGGCACTATATCGCAGCGAAGACACGACGAGGGCCGCCAGCGCGCTCATCGCAAATTCGACTCTTTCCGGTCGTATTCCGCTAAGATTTGGTGCTGACGCAGCGAATCAGTCGGTCTTTGGTATTAATGGTCGTGGCGCAGATGCTTTTCAGGCGAATCTAGCCCTAAGCGGATTTGGCTCGGCCATACAGAACGGACCGTTTAGAAACCAATATATCGATCCCATGTTTGATCGCGTGATGGGTCGTCGCGCCCGTCAGGAAGCATTCAACGAAAACGCAATCTACGGGTTTAATCCTCAGTTGAAGGCACAGGTATTGAATCAAATCAGTGCTCGAAACGACTGGTTCACCTCCTCGACAGAGAGACAGCGTGGCATCGGATTTGATCGCGCCATTGGCCGAGTTTCGTCTGGTATAGAAATCACTCCCGCCCAGCAAAAACTGGTTCAAGAGGTTTTCATGGAGAAAGGGCGCGAGCTTGCGTCCAAGGTATTCGCGCCCGGCGCTTCTCAGCAGGCTGTTCGCGCATTCGTTCGTCAATACGCTGACACGCAGATAGAAAAGCTGAATGAGGCGGGGAACGCGGCGCTTGTGACAAGAGCGCAACAAGCAGCTGCAAATCGTCCCGTTCCTTTCTGGTCGGGATTAAAGAATCTATCTCCGGGACAGGCGAATGCCCTTGGTCTCACAGCGGCTTTCGCGCTACCAGCAGCAGGAAGTCTCATACCACAAGGCCGTGGCGGAACCCTCGGAGGTATCGCCGGTGGGGCGGCAAGTAGTCTGCTTACCGGAGCTGGATTTGGAGCAAGCACGGGGCTGGCTTTCGGCGGCGGTGTCGGCGCGCTCGCTGGCGGCATTATCGGCGGCGTGGGCGGCGGCATCTTCGGCGCGATCAAAAAGCTTGAAATCTCATTTGAAGAACTGGCAGGCAATTTCGAGAGGGTAAATGCTAAGCTACGGTCCGAGGCGGAAGCCGCAACAACTGCGATTCGACTCTATGGCGAGCTACGCGAGATGGTTGCAGACAAAGCTGCTCCAGCCGAGATAAAAGCAAAGGAACGTCAAATAGACGAGCAGATCTCTCTGGTGGGCAACGATGACGTGCGTAAGCTATTACGAAACAACATCAACGATCCAGATGTGCTAAAGAAGTCTAACGCTATCCTTTCTGGGGTGGCGGGCAAGAATCAAAAACAGCAGAGCGCGCTTGGCTCACTCAAAGGAGCATTCGAAACCAGCTCAACCTTCGGTCTGTTTGGCTATGGAGATGGGGCTGAGGGCAGATTGGCTGACGGCCTGACTGGGACCGTAGCAGGAATGTCCGATAAGGAATTCGCGCAATACCAAGCTCTCGCACGGTCCAATCCACTTGGGGCTATGAAGCTGATATTGAAGGCTTCTGGCAGCTCTGACAAAGAGATTGATGATGTGCTCAATACGCGTATACGAGACGAAATATACGCTCGCTCTGCTGCTGGGCCATTGATTGGTGGTTCACCTTCTCCCACAGCTACGATGGAATTGATTCAGAACGCTCAGCTCCGAGCGACAGGCGTGAGAATGAAGCGTGGCGTCACCCCGGGCAATCGAGCTGATAAGATTCGTGAAGAGCTTGTTAGCCGACAATCGTTACAGGGACTCATTTCCGCTTCAGAATTGAACACTAACGCCGGTATTCTTCGCAGCGGCGGTAATCAGCAGATCGCTCAGACGGCTCAAGACATTCAGCTCTCTCGTGAGCTTCCGGATTTGGTTCGACTCAGCTTGCAAGGGCAGTTCGGACGTACCAATATTCAAGACAGATTTGCTGGAGAACGGGAAGGGGCGCTCGGAGCATCGCGCACTGGCCTGCTTAAGATTTTAGATAAAAGCGGAGTGAATTCTCGCGCTACAATTGAAGCAGTGCGAGGTGTCGGATCGTTGGATCAGCTTGTTGGATTGCAAGGGGCGAGGCTTGATCCTAACGGCAAGCTCGCTCTTCCTACTGGCGTATCTGGAGAATTCGACGCCGCACTGAGAGAGTATATTGCTAACCTGCGCAAGCTCAATCAAAGCGAGGCTGAGTCGCTACGGACAAATGATACAACGAATAAGCTGCAAAAGGAACGAATGGCGTTTCTTGAGACACAGAAGGGTGCTGAGGAAGAATATACAGACACACTTATAAAAGCTACGTACAACCTGAACCGCGCCAAGTCGCGTAACGAGGGAATCGACGTGCTTCAACAGCTCGCCACAATTCAAGGCACAGCCGCCGCTAATCTAGGTGTAGTCAACGGCACAATGACCCAGAGTCAGGCGGACTCTCTGATCTTCGGCAATGCGAGAGCTGGCTCCGCCGATCTTCAACGTCGTCAACGGCTAGAACTAATTTCAGCAGCGCGGGCTGGCAGTCGAACGGTATCGGGTTCGGATATTGAGGGGGCCACGTTCGGCGAGGCCAAATTCGCCGGCCAGAATGGTGATTTTAAGGGCAGTTTTATCGGTGGTTTCCGCTCTCCCTTCGATCGGATGAAGCGCGATTTCCAAGATCTCTCCGACCTTGGCCGCCGACTCGGCACCACTCTATCCGATTCTCTCGGGAATGCGTTTGGTGATTTCGCGACCGGAGCTAAGTCAGCTAAGGATGCGTTTCGTGATTTCACTATCTCTGTGCTTAATGATGCATCTCGCGCTTTCGCAAGCCAAGCCGTGCAGGGAATTCTAGGGTCTGTCTTTGGTTTCGGCGGCCCATTTGGAGCTAAGGGCAGCGCAGCCGGTGGTCCTATTGGTATGGCCCGCGGCGGCACGGTGCCAGCGATGCTGATGGGCGGCGAATACTACATTGGACCAAAGGCTGCGAAGCGCATTGGTTACGATGTTCTCCACAAGCTGAACGGCTATGCCGAGGGTGGAATGGTTCGTGGCGGCTCGGGAGTCAAAGACGATGTGCCGGCAAATCTGCCGCGGGGCTCATTCATCGTTAGAAAGTCTGCGGTCCAGAAGCTTGGTCCAGATTATCTCTCCGCCCTAACTGAGGGGCGTGTGCAACATCGATTCTTTGGCGGTCTTCTGCTAGGTGCTTTGCTTGGTGGCGGTCTTGGCTACGTAACTGGAGGCAAGAAGGGCGCAATAGCCGGCGCTCTGATCGGCGGTATTGGTGGTGGCCTCGCTCAGAATTACAGCCAAACCGGCAGTCTCTTCCACAGCTCTTCTGGATCTGGAGCGACGCTAACCATCGGCGGTGGTGATCTGGGCGCTCCGGCAATCTCTGGAGCTGGCGTGACTCAGGGTGCGGCGGCAGCAGTAGCGCCTATAAACAACGCAAGCAAGATTGGTCTCTATCTGGCCGCGGCTGGTCTTCTCGGCGGAGCGGCAGCACTAGCACGACCAAATACGGATAAATTCGTACCGATGAATGCGGCGCAAATATCCGCGAATCGACTTGCACTTGAGTCGGCCCAAGCGTCCGCTTTCGGTCAGCGCCCCGCACCTTATCCGATTCTCCAAGTCGGCCCGCAAGGAAGCACCTACATTCCGGGCTATACCGATACGCTGCCAACTCGTCATTGGGCAGAGGGTGGCGTTGTGGACACCTCCATGCCAGTTGGCTCTTCCAATTCTGGCGGCAGCAGCAATGTCCACGTGAAGATTGAGATTAATAACAACGGTGGCATTACGTCCAGCGCAAGCGCTGATGGCGGTGGCCTAAGTCCTGACTTCGCCCAAAAGCTTCAGAAGCAAGTGCGCGGAATGGTACAGGATGAAATCGTCAATCAATCCAGATCCGGCGGATTCTTTGCTCAGCAGAGCCGATTCATCCAGAGGTAAATTCTCATGTCTTCTCAATTCTACTTCCCCCCCTACGGCGGCAACACCACATTTCAAAAGTATGATGTTGTATATGGCGACGGCGGTTCGAATACGACTACGTACTACTACTCCACTTGCGACAACAATATCGGCAATGCGCCGACGATCACCTATGATGTACCGGTGACGAGCTATATCAGGCGTGATGACCTTACGACATTGTACTACGATCCCGCCGGCAGGCCAGCGTTCTTCCCCGGCTCTTGTGTACTTGTGACTGGCATAACTGTCAATTCGACGGTAAACTATACAGGTATGGTCTCATCGGCGGGCAGCGGCAGCATATCTTTTGTCAATCCCGGATGGGATGACGGGGCCGCGATCACGGTGGGTGCAATTCACTGTAATCTGAACCCGTGCTGGACGACCGGATTTTTCTGGACGCCGAGTTATTCAACCAAGGCGGACATAGACAACATGACGTTAGTGGCCAAGCTAGGCGATGGTTACAGTCAACGAATGCCAGCTGGAATCAACACGTTCAATAAGACTTACGATCTAGTGTTTCAGAGCCGCAGCAATCGCGAGATTCGAGGACTAATTAATTACGTACAAGATAAAGCCGGCGCGCAATCCTTCCAAATGATGATTCCCATCTCTCTGCTTGAGAATCAGACGTTGCAGAAATGGATCGCTTCTTCACTCTCATATACAAACGATTCGTTTAACCTAAATACGGCTACCGTAAAAATAATGAGGGTGTTCGAACCATGAGTAATTTCCAAATGTCGCGGGAACCCACCCGCTTCGACCCCACCGCTCTTCTAGACTTATTCGTCCTCGATGGAACCTCTATAGGGATGTCAACCGTCTTTTATTTTTACGATGGCACATCTACTCAATTCCAGCCGCTCACCTTCAACGGTCAGGAGTACGCTCCATTTCCGATCAAGCTGACGGATTTCGGTTACGATGGGAAAGGTGGTCAAGTCCGACCCAAGCTTACCGCATCAAACATCAATGGCTTCACCTCGAATCTGCTTCTTCAGTATGGTCAGCTGGTCGGCGCGACCATCATTCATCGCAGAGTATTCGCTCGCTTTATCGATGCTGTGAATTGGCCGGGAAACGTGTCCCCATATACCCCAGATCCGACTGCGGCTTATCCCGATCAGATTTGGTCCGTTAACCGCAAGATTACCGAGAATCCGCAGATTGTGCAATGGGAATTATCGTCTCCGATCGACATGCAAAATGTCAAACTGCCCCGCCGACAGATTATTGCAAATGTCTGTGCGGCCCCATGGAAGTATAGAGATCAAAGAACATGCGGGTATGATGGATTACCCGTAGCGGATGTGAAAAACCGCCCGTTTGGAGCGGCAGGGTATGGATACACAGTTGTGGACCGCGGACTCTTCTCTGCTTCAACGACCTACAATCAGGGCGACGCCTGTTTCGTCTATTCCTCTCTCCCTCAATTTACTGGCATTAAAATCTACTACGTCTGTAACACCAATGGAACTGTTGTAAGCAGCCCGGTCGGCAGCTCATCTTTCATAGCAGATCAATGCAGCAAATCGTGTGCCGCTTGCAAATTGAGGTTTACGGATACCCCGCTCAGAGGCGCGTTCTACCCGGGCGTGACCCGTGCTCCGTGGATTTTGACGTAATCCTTGTATAATGCACACCATACTCAAGCAACGTATCATCTCTCTCGCCGAATCTTCCCTTAACGAAATTTGCGGATTTGTGTATTCTAACGCTGTCGGTCGTCCCGCTCTGTTCGAATGCAAGAACATTTCGGCGGACCCTCAAAATGAGTTCGATATTTCCGACGAGGACCATATTGCTGCCTTGCAAGCCGCTAGTCCATTTGAGCCTCTAGCCGTATATCACTCGCATCCAGCGCCCCGCTCGTCGGGATTTTCCGAGGCTGATCTGGACTACGCTCACCACATCTATCTTCCGCAATATCTTTACGATGTCGGCGGAAAAGAGTGGCACGAATATATCCCCTCGGATTATCAGGTTGAGCTTGCGGGACGCCCATTTGCACTTGGAATCGAAGACTGCTATTCATTGGTCCGTCACTATTTCCGCCAGAATTTCTCCCACTATATGTCGGATTACGATAGAGACGAGACTTTCTCTCACGAAGAAGCCGGTACCATCATGGCCAGCTTTCAGCGTGAGGGCTTTCGACTAGGCTCTTTGGATAGCCTAGCCATGCATGATGTTATGATGTTCAAGACTGATAAGGCGTTGCCCCAGCACTTCGGCGTATATATGGGATCGGGAAATCTCTTTCTCCATCACCCCCAGCATGGACTCTCTCGCACTGAACTGCTGACAGACCGCTGGCTATCTCGTTTAGTCTGCGTGTTCAAGCCCGATTTCGATACAACTCGTCCCAATTTTCGTGTAAAAAGAGACTAGGGAAAGGCTAATTATACGGTATGGACGAAGGACTGACGACAATTCATCTCAGTGGCAGGCTCGGCGCTACGTTTGGCAAGACGTGGAAGCTTCGTGTTTCCAGTCCCGCGGAAGCAATCCGCGCTATTGATGTGAATGTTGGCGGCAAGCTGCGAGCCTATATCCTCAATCAGGGAAAGAAAGGGTTTTACAAGGTCGCGGTCGGCAAGAAAAACGATCTTCTATCTAAGGACGAATTATCCAATCGTAGCGGCGCATCAGATATATACATCATGCCGACTGTGAAAGGGGCGAAGGGTGGGCTGGGCAAGATTCTTGCGGGCGTGGCCATAATTGCATTGGCTTTCGTGCCCGGCGTGAACGTGGCGATAGCGGGGGCCATTGGCGGCGGCCTAACGGCCGGCTCAGTAGGACTTGGCATAGGACTCTTGGGTGCTTCCATGATATTGGGCGGCATTACCCAGCTCCTTACCCCGACCCCCAATTTCAACAACAATACTCTTGGCGATGGGCGCGACACCGGCAGCACTATTTTCAATGGGAATTCCACCGCCGTTTCCCAAGGCGGATCGGTCGGAGTCGTCTATGGACGCGCTCTAGTTGTTCCAATGCCGATCTCAATCTCGTTTTGGAACGAAGACATCAAGGTGGACACGGTTGTAAACACGACAGAATACGAACAAGTAGAACTGCCCGGCGGTGGCTACCAATGGAGACCAAAAGACACTTCAAGAGACGAAGAATAGTCGATGGCAACCGTCACCAATACTGAAGCCCCGAATACTCTACTCTCTAACCAGAGCATGAGTGTCGTAGACCTTATATGCGAAGGCCCAATCTCTGGCTTTGCATATAAGAGCATTCCTTTCACCGGGGATGCGTTGATGGCTACGTACTACGACGATACTCCCGTTCGTAACATCGACGGATCATACAACTACAATGTGAGCGGGGCTGGGTTTACGTTCGCATACATGCTCGGCAATTCGACCCAGACTGGGATTCAGGGATTCCAGAAGGTGGAATGTGCCATTCCTCTTGGCAGTAATACCCTCATATCGAATCCTCTGCCCGGCGCTGGTCCGTACAAAACAGTCGTAGCCACATTCAATACAGACATGTTTCCAGACGCCGATTCGGTCCGTGTGACGGTCCGGGTTCCGGCGTTATTCTCTCAAGACGAGCAGGGCAACACAAATGGGTACGTGGTCCAATACTCCATTGACGTATCAGTCAACGAGAATCCATTCGTAACTTACGTCAACGATGAGATTAATGGCAAGTGTACTACCCCCTATCTTCGAGACCATACGATAACGCTACCAAAGACAGCGCCAGCTTCTACCTACTACAGCTGGAAAGTGCGTGTCCGTCGAGTGTCCACTGACATCCAGTCGATCCGCACGCAAAATGCGTTGTTTGTGGACAGTATGTCGGTAATTTCAAGCAGTCTTTTTGCGTATCCGAACAGTGTCATTGTAGGCACGAACATCAGCGCCAATCAGTTCTCTAACATTCCTTCACGGGCCTATGAAATCATGGGCATGCTGGTCAATGTTCCCAACGGCTACACGCCCACGAGGTATGGCAACAACGTCCCACTCACGTTTACTCGCCAGTGCGACGTTGACTCTACGACCAAGCACATTGGAATGACCACGCAGGATGTTTCGCAACTGGCTGGAATCACAGCCGGTACTGCCGTGGCTGGAGCAGGCATCCCGGCAGGTACGAGTGTGGTCAGCATCAATGACGGATCAGTGGTCGGAGGTGGCTATTTCTTCACGGTGGATAAAGACCCCACCGCAACTAACAACAATACCACCCTCACCTTCACTTCTCAGAGCATTACTGGCAACGTAATTCCAGCCGTTTATCCCACGGTCTGGACTGGGGACTTTCAAGCTGGCGTCTGGACGGATAACCCCGCATGGATTTTCTACGATATTCTGACCGACCCCGTTCATGGTTTGGGGGACTATATCAACTCTGGCTCCGTAGATAAGTGGACCTTGTACCAGATTGGTCAGTATTGTGATCAGCTGGTAGACGATGGCAAAGGTGGCTTGGAGCCACGCTTCACGTGTAACGTCTCCATCCAACAACCGGAAGATGCCTATAACGTACTGCTTAGCCTAGCCTCTACGTTCCGCGGCATGCTGTATTACGCCAACGGAACAATTCATCCCGTTACGACGAACGACATGTCCGTGCCAGTCTACGCGTTCACGAACGCCAATGTAGTAGACGGTGTGTTCAATTACTCTGACACGGCCCGAAACACGCGTTCCACCGTCGCAATGGTCAAGTGGATCGACCCGAATAACGGGTATCGCGAGAACGTGGAATACGTCGAGGACATCGACGGCATAATTCGCTATGGATACGTCCAAAAGGATATGAGCGCCTTTGCCTGCACGTCAAAGGGGCAGGCATATCGATTAGGCTCTTGGACCCTAGAGACCGAAAGACTCCTCACTGAAACGGTCACATTCCAGACTGACATGGAGGGTCTTTACCTGCGGCCGGGTGACGTGTTTGCTGTTTACGATAATTTCCGCAACAACCGCAGTCAAGCGGGGCGCATTATCTACCGGCAGACCGGCGGCAGCGTGGTCCAGCTCGATCGTCCTGTAACGCTTGAGGCTGGGCTCACCTATTCACTTACCTGTATAGTGCCAGAGTACGTGTTGGACGGTTCTGGTTCGCTCACCGGCTCGGACCAGATTTCCCAGATCAGGAATCCCCAGATTCAGAGCTTCCGCGTGACGAATTCGGCCGGCACGAGTGATACGATGATTGTCGCCGGACAGTTTTCCTCCGGGCTCTATGTCGGCAGTCCTTGGATTTTATCGTCGAGCGGCGATCCTACCGGTATATTTCGAAAGGCTTCATTCTACACATGTCTAGCCACTTCAGAGCCAGAGCCGGGCAAGATTGAAGTCCTTGGACTGCAAGCCAGCACGGGAATAACTTTTGTCATTTCAACTGGGTATACGGTCATTGATCAGCCGCCGAACAATGGTGACGTATCTTCGATTCTACCGCCAAGCAACCTCGTTTCTACTTATGTCACTGGGGCTTTGGAGGATGGCGCATTTTTCGAGACAATTGGACTTACGTGGACAGAAAGCCCAAGCACCAATGTTGCCTATTACCGCATATCAGGTCAGACTCCGGGATTCGTCTATTCTGGCTACAATACCACCAGCCCTTCATTCGTTTTTCCGGTAAATCCGGTGGGAGCCTACAACTTCAAGGTGGCGGCGGTCAGTGAAGGCGGCATATATTCTACATTCATATCCGACACTGAGACCGTAGCTCCCACCAATCCGTTCGGAACCAGCCCGCCGCTGAGAGAACTGGTTATATCGGAAGATTACGACTCCTACCTATTCAATTCGGATGGCAATTATACCGGCTACATTGGAACGACACCCACCCTAACATGGGATTTCCAACTGGACAACGAAGATCAGCACGTACCCTCCTTCGATTTGGTGGCAGGCTATAGAATCAGAATTAGTGGGCTTGATGGTACAAGCGATTACCTTTCGCCGGTGATTACGCTTGACGGAAATACCAATACAACATACGAGTTTCCAGATCGTTTCCTCTATACTGGACTTGGAGGCTACGCCCGCCGAGGCTTCGATTTCTGGGTGGACACCCTTGACGTGTATGGCAGCTATGCTACGGGCGCACGGCTGAAGATGAATAATCCGCCGCCCAAACCCCCAGTAAGCTCCGGCTTTGTCGGATACAATGGCGGCATATACTATGACGTTGTTCCATTCCCAAGCAACGACATTAGTGGAATCTACATCTGGTGGAACAATAGCAGCAGTTTCACGCCGGTTTTCGGCAACCACAATTACGAGAGTGATAATATGGCTGGTTTGGTATCCAATGGGATATATCAAACTGGGAGCAATCACTATTACATGTGGTTTGCGCTTACGGATAATTTTGGCTACACAGGCTGCCCGATCTATGGACCTATCCCCGTTGATTCGAACGGCAGTGTAAGCGGCGCATATTTCAACCTTCAACAGAGTGTTCAGCAGGTTCAGGCTACCACGACCGGTGCCAGCGGCTCGCTCGTAGCTTACACTAACGCACAAGTAAGCACAGTAATGACAGCGTTGACTTCTACAGGAGTGGCGCTAGGCCAGCGAGTAGATGTGGTGTCGGCGAATCTAACTACCACCGGTGCATCTCTTAGAGCTAGCGTTACCACAGTGACCACAGCACTAGCTACAACCGGCAGTGCATTGGCGCAGTGGATGAACTATCTTTCCGCGGTAACTTCTGGATCAAGTGCCAGTGTGACAATTTTAGCCTCGGCAATGGTCACTGGCTCGATTGGTGGTATCGGCGGGGTGGCGAAAGCGGTGTACGGATTCAAGTTGGAGGCCAACGGCAGAGTCGCCAGCATGGTTGCTACGACCAACTCATCTTACGATATTGACAGCGCAACAATAGCGTTTGGTAGCGCGAGCCTGCAATCAGACACGTTTACCGCCGGGTCGGCCGGATGGAGAATTAGGGGAAATGGAGATTCTGAGTTCAACAATGTCGTGGTTAGAGGGGCTTTTACTGGTGGCGCTGGTACGGCCAAAGCCTCTATAGACTCTCGCGGATTGAATGTTGGTAATTTGGCGGGACAACGAGCCCAGATTTCTAGCAACGGTGGAGATTTCAATCTTTACGCACCAAATACTAATCAGGTCTTAGGAGCAAGAGCGGTTAATAACGCAGGAACTTATGCAGGTCTCATCACTCTTTATACTGACGCTTCTGTGATTTCACGTGTTTATTTGGACGCGTACAACAATGGTCTTGTGACTGTAAATGATGGAGGAATAACTCTGCAAGGATCTAACAATTCCATCAACTGCGACATTCTTGACATAGACAGCACTTCCACCTTCGATGGCACCGCCACCTTTAACGCTTCTACCGCTATCGACTGTGGCGGCAACACCATTAAGGTCGGCGGCGGCAACGGCAATAATGCCGGCATTTCCTATAATAATGGAAACAAGATATCGTTTATATGGAACGGCTCCAACGTTAAGGTTTATGTAGATGGCTCTGCACAAGGAACAATCCCTAACCCATAATTTATGAATCTGTCCCTCGACCACCCTACCCTACGCACCCAGCTCGATCAGCTTATTCGCGATCACGAAGATTTTTCCCAAGGACTTATCAAGAGACAAGAGGAAATAGAACGACTAACGCGAGAGCTAGAACAATATCGTGGAGCACTATCCTACATCCGGGTAGCCCGTCAGAGGATTGAAGCCGAGCTAACTGCTACGAACCCACCAGCATCGTAATATCTTGATACTCAGAAGATCCTGAAACAGTCGCCCGAACCACGGCGGTGCTGCCCGGATCGTCAGTTGTGTATACAGAGTTTCCAAGAAGAATTGCCGCACCGTTGGTGATGTCAAGATAGCAGCCTGTGCCGAGATTGATAGTCAGTGGTGCGAGTCCGCTTACATAGTCTACTTGCGGAAAAATGACGGACGTGTAAACAAATCGCGACCGGGGAGAAATAAATAGGTTTGGCCCACCGGAACGGGCGAAATCATAGATTTTTAACGACCAGTTGAAGCTCACGCGATGAGAGCCTCCAATCTTTGCGCTAATCGACTGCGAATCTAATTTAGCGCCCTGAAACGTGAATTTTAAAGGCTCATCACCGACGCATGGATCGCGCGACTGGACAACAAACGTATATCCTGAATCCGCACATTGATAGCGGTTGAGACTATCAAGTTGAAACGTGTTTAAGTAGCCCTCCGCCCTTATCCCCACGGTTACGGGCCATAACACAGATCTCGTGTTTGGAAAGGCCCATCCCAAGTCCTTGACTTCAGTTCTTGGCACATCGATTGAAAATGCGAACGAATCAATGGGACAGCTGTTTTGTCCGCTAAGCAAAGCCCCGAATGCGCCGCCCGTATCGAATGAAAGGCTTATGTTTGCAGGATTTATGTCAGCATACTGCGTAATCGTATTACTCGCCTGAGGCAACGTATACAGACCTGTTATTGCGTTTCCACTTTGTTTGCCAATGGATGGCAACGGCTGTCCTGTTCCGCTGGGCTGAAGTAGAGCATTGAGAAATTCCACCGTGGCAGATGCCGTAGTTGGCTGCCCCACCGCCGCCCGAAACTCATAATGGGTCATTACGCCATTGCCGAGCGCGATGATCCGATTATTCCAGCCATTCGAAGATGTGCTTACAATGTCCTCATTTTGCAGATTTATAGCGACATATGCGTTATATTCTGAGTTTAGATTGGACAGCGCTGAAACGGTATCGCTGGAGAATAATCCAAGCGCCGATTCCATGATACCGCTGACCGGCAAATAGCTGATATTAAGCATGGCCCGAGGTCGCTGGACTATCTCACGGTTGCCGCCACCATCCCAGCCGAACTCGTCAGTGCGAGGGTACTCTAGGGAAACGTCGGCCGACTGGACCCCTTGGGCGAAAGTCGTGGCCAATGACTCAAAAAAAGAACTGTAGGGAGATCTTCCTCCCACATACAGTGCAGTGACGCCATACGAAAACATGGGCAGGGAATCAGCGCCCCGCTATGACTGCGGCCACGCTGGAAGGTCAGAGTAGTCTACGCTCAAGATCGAGCTTTTGTCCCGTTTGTAGTCCGAGATCGCAACCCTCAGTTCCTTGTATGCCGAATCTCTGAGCCCGCGATATTCTTTGGCTAGTGTCGCCCGCGACTCTCTACGAATAGTTGTATCTCCCTCTTTCAGTTCGAGCCATCCCACTCCTACGCCGGCCAATGTGGAAAGCGCTTGCCCGTTGTAGTATTCTGCCATGAATGCCAAGCGCAACACTGCCGCCTCCTGAGTATCCAATCCAACGACGCATGGAGCGTCTCCAGATAGATAGAGCGGCACGTCAAGCTTGTTGGTCAAATCGCCTAGATTACCCGAGCTGGTAATCCAGCCGGAAATGTAGCCGATGGAAGTGGTGGGGGGAGAACCTAGAGTCTGATATATAGCAGACGATAGAAGGAGGATGTCGGTGGTGCAGAAGGACATGGCGGCTAGCTTGAATTTACACTCGAATCACGAGTGGTTGCGCCGCCTATCGCCCCTTTGCCAGAATTTTTAACGTCTGCTCGCGAGCAGATTCATCCTTAGATCCGTCCGAGTTTTTTTGGTCGATCTCGTTTTGGCGTGCGGCCGAAATGCGAGAATGTTCTTGGATGAATTTGCGCTCTAGCCTATCCAACATGATTGAACGGCTATGAGAAGGTAGAACGCCGATGTCATAGGCGTGAGAATGAAGCTCGTATAGATCCATCTTGCCAAGAGTCTTTTGGTACTCTGCTAGATTTGTGGTTCGATACGGGCTAGTCGAAATGCCCACGATTTCATAGACTGAAAGCGGAGATTTAAGCGCGCCGTCGGCAGTCTTAGCCGTGGATAGATTGAGTGGAGCCGATTTAGCTGATTTATTGGGTGTCCGTGCCATAATGATATTCCTTTTCCTTTGACTGACTGTTGGAGCTGAGAGTCATCTCTCACGTGGAGAGCCTGTCTCTCCACCTTTACACGAAAATTGGGGTTAGTTGCATGGAAAAATGAAAGATTTCACATCAAGCAAAAGAACGAAAGAAACAAAAAAGCCGCATTGCTGCGGCTTTGTTTTGTAAGTTGTTCTGATTTAAGCGATATTAGAACACTAATGCGACACAGTTACGGCCATCTAATGCCACTCGACCCTCTCGGATCTTACCGGTAAAGCCCACCATCTCACTTCGGCTTACCCACTGGTCATCAGCGCGAATGCTGAGCGTGCTGCCGTCGTCCGGATTGCTCTCGACCAGTCGAGCAAGGAAGTCTTGCCGACGGTCCAAGGCGAACACAACCTGTTCAGAACCCGGAGAGAATGCCGCGGTTCCCACACCACCATAGCCAGCGTATGCGTTAGAGCCCGCATAGGTGCCGAAGATGATATTGTAGGGATAGCCAGTGCCAGATTGGGTGCCCATGTCATATACGCAGATCAGTTCGAGACCGTAGATGGAAGGATCTCCAACGGACTCGTAGATGTCTTCGCGCATTTTGTTGGGGCCACCAAGCGGATAGGTCGAACGTAGGGTGTTGTTCAACGGCTCGAATGCCATGTTGCGAATCTGCTGGAGGAACTCAGGAGAGCCGACCAGAGTCGTGATGGAGCGGCCAGCGCCAGCTGGGGTTGCACCGATCCACGAAGCGTTGACGCGGCTCATCAAAGTGAAGAGCGCGCTAACATCCTGAGGAAGCACGGTTCCCTGATTGAGCGAGCGAATGACTTGGTAGGCAGTATTGCCACCGCTACGGGTATAGGTGGAAGTGGCCGCCACAGAGGCAAGAACGGACACGGAGTTCACTTCCTGCTTATACATGAACTCTTGAGCAAGGCGCTGGAGATAAGAGGCAACCACATCAACGCGGGCCGCGCGCAGGAAGTTGAGCGGGAAAGCCACCGCACCCTCAAGAGCGTAGGTCGAAACCATTAGCTCGGAAACATCCACGTTCGTGCTGGTCGCTAGACCGCCGGGGCGAGATTGTGCCCATACGCGCACGAAATCTTTGGTCTTTACGTCAAAGAGTGGCGCGAGCGGAATCGAGGGCGGAGTGCCATAGTCATAGGTCCATGTCGTAAACAGATTGCCGATTACAGGCTCTGACTGGATTACATTGAGAATGGGCTGGGTGATGAAAGCCGCGAAAGCTTCGCGCGCCTCGTATGCTTTGGTACGATTGCGCTCATCTGCCATCAGCTTCAGAAGCTTTACGTTGTTTTCGGTTTTTTCGATGGTGATTTTCATGTCTATTAAAATCCTTTCGTGGGATTAGGCGGATGGGTTGAACTGGAACAGAGCATATCCACCCTGCGCACTGAAATCTGCGCCAACACCTGTGGTGCTGGAGGTCGGTAGAGAGGTGAGCCACTTTCCCACGACGTGCTTTGGCTCATAGCGCCATTCTGCGCCGCCGACGAATACGCCAGACGGATTAAAAGTCGTTGAGTTGGTTGGATCGACCGCGGCCAGAAGGCCGTCACCTGAGCGAGATACACAAACGAGGTTGCCCGGCTGAACGGAACCCTTGGACGTATCGATATAGTTGCCCCAGATACCAAACACACCCTTGGTAACAATCGGAACCGCTTCGCCCGAAACCACAGCGCCGATTTCTTTGGCGCGAGGCGTGTTGTACTTTAGAAGAATTCCGTTTTCGTCTTGCTCAAGCGTGCTATAAAGAGTCAGGCCAAGAGCATTGAAGCGAGTGTCGCCAGACGCGGTGTGAAGCACCTTCATCTTGGATTCGTAACGGAAGCTAGCGGTGCTGGCGATATTTGTGCCAACGGTAGTATTGGACCAGCCATCGGCATTAGCCGGATTGGCGGTGCCAGTGGAAATCTTTACCAGAGCACCAGCCAAACCAGAGTTGGTGAGCAGAGAGTAGAGATTGACTACATTGTGTTCGCTGTAGTCGTGAAGTGGGTAGAAACGATTGCGGATTGAGGGCATGAGTTATATATCTCCTTAAAAGGGTTTACGCAGTTTTTTGAGAATTTTTGCTGTTAATTGCTTTTCCGTTGATTTTTAGAGAGCCGCCGAACGCTTTCGCCATCTCAGCCAGCATATTTTCGTCAACAGTTACTGTGTTTGGAATATTTGCTTGAGATTTGTCTTCCTTGACGGAGGCGATAGATGCTTTGGAGTCTTTCTTGTCATCATTGTCCATAGACTTGTCATCTTTCTTGTCTTTCTTGGCGGACTTTGATTTCGCAGACATTAGCTTCTTGCATTTGCTCATATAGGCGGCAAAGGCATCGTCATCGAGATTCTTGATGTCAGAAGCGACAATCTTTCGATCTTCGTCGTCCAGATCGAACTCTTCATCAAAGGATGCCATCCGCTCATTGAATTTTTGCATCGCTTCGGCGGACTCCGCCTTGTCGCGAACTTCTTCCAGTTCTTTTTGAAGATCCGCAATGGAGGTTTCCAACTGCTTCGCCGTCTTTTCCATTTCTGCGCGAGCGGCCTCAGCTTGCTGAGCGGCTGTCTCACGGTCTTGCAGTTTTTTCATATAATCATCGCTACCTTGCTTGATAGCTTTGACAAAATCAGCAACTGAGGCGGCGGTTTCGAGCTTACGAATATCAGCCCAGTTGGATTCGAGTTGTTCCAGAGATTCAATCTTCATGGTGGTTGGTGTCTTAGAGTTTACACGCTCATTAGCGTGAGTTATGTTTTTTTCTTCACTTTTCGCTGAAATTTTTATTGATACTATGCTATCAACATCTATATTTTTTTGTGTATAGCGACCAGCCAGCACAGGCACTTGAATGTGTTTTGTGCCGTCACTCATTGTGATGTCGCACAATTCGCAGATAGAACTTTCGGTGAATATTGCGCGCTGTGATTCTGGAAGCTCTGCCAAAACGTCGGAAATAGACGGGTTTGTTTTGCAGGTTTCTTTTTCATCAGAAGCGGTGATTGCTAGAATACCCTTCACATGTGCGGCGGGCCTTCCCACGATCGAATATCCCAAAATGATGGGGTTACCAGTGATGATTCGATAGACTTCCTGCCCCTTGTGATCTTTTCCCTCTCCACCTTCGCTCCGCAGCATTTTTACATATGTGCCAAATGCCGGATCGTCATGCGACACAATCGAAGATCGAAATACATTGTGATCTCCGATTCCTATGTCGAACGTATCAAACGCAATCTCCCATGACATTGAAAGAGGTTCGTCAGAACTTCCATTGATATATTTCGTTATAAGCGGATTCGCCACCTTCCATAGCACCCCGGCAAACGCCATATTGAAAGGTTCGTTTAGAGCAGCGGCCTCATCGTCTGAAAGCGGCTGATTGGAATCTAATCGGGTAAGAGCGGGGTATAGAATTACACCTACAATCTGGTCTCGATCGTGTTCCACAGAGATATACTTGTGCTTGGCGGTCGAATGGATCGCCAGCGCCGTTTTGGCGTCAATTGCGTCTCCATTACGATTGCACAGTCCAGCTACAGCTCCATCCGCCGCGATATAGAGCAGATCGGGATTTTCCTCCGGATTTACGTCTGGCGGAAGGATACTCTTGAGGGGGAGCAGAGATGCCTTGGCGACCTGTCGCTCTTGATCGCTAGGAGTGACTATGTTGGCGATGGACCTGAAAGTGGCTTTGTAACGATACGTGTGGGGTGATTCCATGCTAGACAGTTTACACAAGAACGAAGCGAAGTTGCGTGCTCACGCTTTTGGGAGCGCCGTCTTGCACAGCCGCAGAATTGTAGCATCCAACCGATCCACTCCATATTGTTCCGCAATCTCGTCAATCTCTGTTGCGATAGCTGTTGGAACCAGCGGTGGATTCTCGATTGCTGCGCTTACCACGCTTTTATCGGTCCATTTTTCAATAGGCATAGTTGCCATAACCGACCGCATCAGACTCTCTGCCACACCAATCTGTGCGCTGTTCATTTCTTTCACCTTGAATCGCGCGGCCAGACGTTCCGTAATTGCGGTTAGTAGATTGGACGACGCTCTCAAACAAGACATATACTCCTTAGTCGAGAAAGCCGCGCCGCGCGAAGTGCCGATCGGACCGACCGTCTTGACCGACTTCTTAACTCCACTGCCGGCAGGCCGCCCACCGGGAGATCCCGCGCCGCCAGAGGTGCCAGAACCATCATCGGCTTGAGTCCCCCCGACCAAAGGCAAAAATTGACCTTTGTCTCGAAGCTTCTTGTATTCCATCTGATGTTCTAACATCTCGTCCTTGTCTGGTAGAATACCTGTTTCCAAAGCTTCCACTGTTTCGTCGGCTGTAAGTATACCGAGCTGTCCGAGCTGATTGTAAAGCCGTCCCATCACCGTCTCGTCTTGAAGATTGATCTTGCGGAACCCTATTTTGGGCACGGTACGAAATCCCATGTTCTCGCAGATCTGAATAATCTCTGGCATCAGGAATTCGTTCAGAAAAGCTTCTTGCCCTTGAACGAGTCTCTGAATAAATATCTTCGCTTTGATCTGCGCGTTGGCGAATTTGTCATCGCCGACCAGCACAGACTGCAACCCCTCTTTAATGTCTTCGTTGACGATACTGTATTTCTCGGGGCCGAGAATGGCGCTCACATCTGGGATTAGCCATTCTCCCTTTGTGGTATAGTCTCCAACCAATACACGGCCAAGAGTTGGATTATTGAGCAACGCTTGTAGTCGGGCTATATTGTTGATATTAATCCCATTGCCGCCGTTCCATTCGTTAGGAGCTTCACCTGTTGTTACAAGCAAAATGGCATGCTCTATCTTTCTAGCTAGCTCCTTGTCCATTTTCTTTAGAGTCAGCTTCCACTCAATATCAGGCAACACCGGATAGGTCATCGGTACCGCCAGCGGCTCATAGCTCTGTTTTTTGTAAAAGGCGAATCGGAGACGCTCTGACTCGATCGGAATATAGATGCCAAATGGCATAGCGCCAGCACTGCGAATCTGGGACTTCACGTCAGCAGGCAGCGATTCGTAGACCTGTTTATCCTGCTCGGTCATTGGATTTCGCAGGCGTTCCAACTCATACGTAGATAGCAAGCGGACGTAGCTATGGGGATAGGTCAGTCCAGTCGGCACAAATACATTCGATGGATTCAGTAAGACGTAGCGAATCGGCAGCCTGTTCTCCTTGGCGGCGAACGTGTTCTGATAGTGTTTGAAATAAGCTGGTCCGAATTTGCCGTTAAACTTGTATAGGAACACATTCCCTGAACGGTAGTATTCTCGAAAGAACTCCTCTTTGAGCCTATCTAGCTGGATGGCCTTAAACCATTCGGTGAAGAAGTTCTTGACCGTTTCGTTGGAACACTTGATATAAAGGGGCTGATCTGAAAACTCCACGGACACTTCGATGGCGTTCCGTACCGCACTCACGCCCACCCACGCACGGGCGCAGAGATCGATGGCGCTTTTCATGCCAAGATATGAGCTGTTGCCACCGGAAGCACTCCAAGGCAACCCTATAGAAGAAATATTGCTGAATGCACCGGGGTCCGCAAGTCCGCTATTGGTCTGGCTACTGCGAGATTGAGTGGTAGAATCAGCAGCGATTCCGACTTGGGTAGAACCGTAGCCGATATCGATGAAAGGTCGTGGGGTAATTTGAGGCTTTGAGTCCGCCGCGGGCTGGAAACCCTCTTTTCGTATTGACCAATATGGACTGGATTTAACGTACTTTCTTGGCATTCTACTTTGAATCTACACGCAAATCACCTCTGGTTGTGCGCAAATCTGACAATTGTCACAATTTAGCTTGCCCACTGATAAGGAAAGTCTTTTGGTCCTGTTTGTATCACTATTTCCTGAGACTCCAAATATACCTTAGTCGCGTATATTCCTAGCAGAAGAGCGGAATAGCTGTCTTTACGGTCACGAGTTGGCCCCTCTTGCCTTCGCGAATGTTGCGGAAGCTGGAATCTCATTCTACCCATGTCGGTTAGTGACGGCTTTATCATGCAACACTCGCGTTTCGTCATGTCGATTAGACGATCTTGAACCTCTGCAAATTGCAGTGGGCTCATGTCCACGAAATCCGTGTTATCTCTGATGAAAGACATGTCGAATCCTGCGGCTCTAGACGCGGCAGAAGAATTGGGGCAAATTTTAGCTGCAAATCTCATATCTTGACGGTCGAAAACCCCTTGCATATGTTCATTGGCAAATCTCTGCCATTCAGATGAGAACGGTTGTTTGTGTATTATTCTACCTTCTTCCAAACTGTAAGACCGTTTGATTTGCGTGGGAACTCCCTTGAAGTCGTAGCCTTTGAAGTCAGCGTCTATATCGCAGAGATTCAATTTTGCGTCTTTGAACAATTTGGACTGAATAGCAGCATTCAAAAACTCTACCTCATCTCCCTGTGAAGCGTCAATGGCTATGTATACTACGTTGAAAGACTTTAGAATGTAGTAGAGATATTGTATATGATCTTTGTAGCTAGCCCCAGCCACAGCATAAGAGTGGACTACCATGGGAATGGTCTTTTTGCCATCTCCTTCACCCTTTTCGACAAGCTTCAGTACGCAGATTGCGAAATGGTCAGCGTCTTCCGCGCCAGACGTGGCCACGTCGATTGCCATAATGTATCTTGCTTTCGGCTCTCCAATCAGCTCTAAGGTTGGAAATTCCTTGACGGGAATCGTACAAGCTTCTAATTTGGAAGCCTTGAAGTATCCACCAGAATCGTCAGTGAAAATCGCCCTATATTCTCTATCAAACACCGCTTCTGAGGTTGTCTGTTTTGCCTCCTCGATAATCTTCATGTTCACTAGCCCCGGCGGCGCGGCTTCATAACCCATCCTAGCTACGAAGTAGGACACCCCCTTATCTTTGTCAGATTTGATATTTTCAATCCACTCGTTATACCGTTTGAACATGTGTTCGAACTGGTAACAGGCTGAGCTTAGAAAGATTATCTTGATGTTTTCTTCTATGATGGTGCGTTGAGACTCAGCTAACTGTCCCGCCGCAACCAGCCGATCCTCCACTTCTTGGATTTCCCGCTGTTCTTTGATCTTGTTATTTGCGACCAGAAACGGCTGAAGAATTTCCGTGATAACGCCTTCGGGCAGATAGGCGAACTCGTCTACAATCAAAGTGTCAGCGCGGATACCACGAATCTTTGTTCCATCTCCAAGCGGAAGACATTGAATTGTAGAGCCATTGGGAAGCGTCCATTTCCATTCGTCTGTAGACCGACGGAAACCAGCTGAAGCAGTGGGGTTTGGCGGCATAGCGCTCTTGAGAAATATAGCATCGCTGTCATTGACGAATTTTTCGACCTGTTCCAGAATGCGGCGGCTGGCACGGAAGGCGAAAGAGACTATCACCACACGATTCTTCGGATTGAATATAGCCCATAGCATGGCGAATAGAGCAGAGCACCACGACTTGGAGAGTCCGCGTCCCAGCACCGCCATATTGTAATCGTGTTGCATCCAACCCTTGATCATCACCTCTTGGAATGGAAACATCTTAATCCCCGCTATGAGGTCCGCCGTGAAGGCGGGGTTGGCATAAAGGAACTTGGCAAGCGTGGCACGGGCTTGTTCATCGGGCAGCTCTCCTTTGAGTGCCAACAGTTCTTCCGTAATTTTCGGAACACGAGACTTGGGATTGTTACCTTCGATCCACATAGTCAGAATGTCAGTCGCCCAGCTTCATGCTGATACTGGAGGTCAAGTCGCTTTACGTCATCGCCCATTGCAAGAAGCTTCACGACTGCTGCCGCGGCCTCTTTGCGCCCGGCCACAAATAGCGCTTGAAAATTATGATATCTATGCAATAAGTCTCTCATATTTTTGAATACATGATCCGGCATCGCGCCACCATATCGCTGTTCTGTTTTTTTAGTCTTTGGATTCCACCGCTTCGGGCAGCGCCGCACGAATTGAGGTAGGAAGTTGAAACCCAATGCATCGTTGATATCTGATTCGATCAACATGATAACGTATGCGCCGGCCTCCTCCGCTCGATCTAGCTCTCGACTAAACCGCGCTAGATTCGAGTCTTCTCCGCTCTTTCTACCGATCACACGGTCAGACAGGGTGCCCACGAAGTCGTTGAGTGATTTACGCTCGATGTATACCCCTTGATTGTGGGGCACGGCTAGAGTGTAATCTCCATATGAAAGAGCTTCCTTGATAGTTTTAGCAGCCAAGTCTAGAGGGGCTTGCTCACGAGTGTCCACGATGACACGGGCCTCTGCCGGTAAGAGACGATCTTCCAGATTTCCATCAAAACGAATCGTGTAGCCAAGCTGTTCACAGATTTTATTGTAGCCACCGACTGCTTCATAGTAGTGGATTGTGGGGGCCATGAGCGAACGCAGTTCTACTTGGGTCGGCGGATATTCAAGCCTCTTTTCGATCCGGCGTTTATGCAGCCAGTCTATAGCCCACGAGCGTGCGGCTGGCGTGTTCTCCTTAATCCACTTTTTCAGCGAATTCTTGTGAATAAACTCGGTCTTCAGATATCTCTCGGCCGGCGCTCTGAATGGAATGATCTCTCCAGTGCAGAGGTCTCGCTGCGGAGCATAATCAGTGAAATACCTCTCTTGAGTGATCTTTAAAGTCTTAAGATGTTTCAAAAGGGCCGGCAAATCGGCATGCTCGGATTGGTCCGCGGCGCAGATCACTTGAGAAGATCCTCTTTTGAAACGCCGAAAATCTCAGCTTTTAACGAATCCATATCACTCAATCGCGCGATCTCATCCTTCAGGGCTACCTTCTGCCTCTTCTCATTCATCATAATAATCTTCATTCTCTGCTCCTCATCTTTCCACGCCTGCACGAGATTGTGTAGGGATGAGTTGGAACTCATCCTGTCTTTTTCCCGTTGAGACCGTTTGCCAATTAGCGCCTCAATAAGCGATGTAATCTGCTTGGCGCTGGCGTTTGCCTTTTCTCGGACCGAATTGAGCAGCTCCACTTCGGTCATTTTGAGCTGTCCGTCTTCATCGTTAAGCATTTCACTCAGCCGCTCATCTAGATGTTGTAAAAGTCGATTTATCTGTCTCTGCTTTGTTGTTTCATCTGCCAAAGCGATATATTGCTGCACTTCCTCGGGTAGAAGGTCTGGCTTGTTCCACGTATGATTGATGAACGTGGATTCGACAAGCTCGCGATCAACCTTGGTCCTATAACCGTTCATGACAGCTTTGAATAGCGGACTGTTCAAACTATCTTGTAGCTTTGTCAGGCACTTGTGTTCTGCCGCCGAAAGCTTGCTTGAACTGTAAATCGACTTTCCGTCAGCACGCGGGTTCGTCGCATAGCGGTTCACCTTTCCCAATACGTGGCTAATGGAAACCGGCGGTTCCCAATCCCCATCGCACAACTCCTCTTCTTTCCTATAGCTAGGATCGATTTCTCGGATATAGACAGAGACAGCGCGAACTTCTGGAGAGGTGGGGCTGAGTTTTGGATTGTTGAATATCGTACGCGCAATCTCCATTGGACCAGTTGCAGATAGATAGTTGGTGCTTACATATAGCTTTTGCTCTTCTGTCATCTGCAATACTTCGCGCGGCTTGTAGATCGGAGTTTTTCGCTCTTGCGGTTCTATCACCGGACGATTAGTAAGAGCTAGCTCTTGGCGCACAGCCTTAGCTTGGATCGATCGAAGATCTAGGGTCGGATCGTTAAACACCTTTTGGACAAGAGTTCTTAGGTCGTGCTTGTGCCACCATTCATTGATATAGGCTTTCTGATCGGTGGTTAGAACTGGTACGGGGATTGCGTCTTTGGGCATTTTAGGAAAGATTTTCTTCTTCTATTATCTTCTTTGCCACCTCGATAAAGTGCTTCTTATGCTTTCGGATATTCCCGTATCCAGCGTATAGGTGGCTGCTCTGTTTTTTGAATCCCATTATTTTTGCGACCTCTCTTTCGTCCTTTCCTTGAATGTATAGCATCCTATATACCCTCCACTCCTGCTTGTTGAGACGCTTTTTCATCTCTCGATCTATAACTGCCTTGGCTGCCCCTATATCCATGAAATCGCATTGAATACTGTGAACCTCTTGGGCATGATTATCCAAAGGAAGCGTCTGTTCTACATTGTGATGATTCAGCTTGCGTTTTTCCCAGTCGCGATAGATTGCACACTCACCGCATTGGCGGCCCGACTTCGTTTGACTACAGCCATCGCCGCCGGTATTGAAAGGGCAGCCTTGAACACATGGTCTTGCATAGGAGCCATAGTGATCACGAAGAATGGTCATTAACGCCCTAGTGATTAGCCGACTGAGCCAGTGGGACAGCTCTCCCTTTTGCGGATCGAACAAATGGTATTTGAGACATACCCTAGTCAGGATCATCTGGCGCACATCCGTCCAACTCAGTGAAGCTAGCCGCCACGAACCACGTCGAGTTTCTATCTGTGCTTCTACAATTCCTACAATCTGCTCGAAAGGTCGCTTTACCTGCATCAGGGGTTGGGGGCGCTTCGCGGTTCTGGACGACCGTTTTTGGATAATAGCTTGGCCAGTGTTTCCTCTCTGGTACCGGCTAGTTCTGGATCGTAATGACGTTGAACTTCGCTGCCATTCTTGCGATATTCTCCGACGGTTGTTTTGGGGGTAGACTCGAACGCGATACCCTCAAAAGATGGCATGTCATACGACTCATATTCATCTTCTGCCTCTGGTTCTGTCCGACCATAGCGGGGGCGTGGTTTGGCGGCTTTGGCGGGGCGGGGCGGTGGTTCGAATGCGCGGTCGAATGGAGCGTCGCAGCTATGACATTTCTTGGGCTTGATGCCTTTGTACTCGTTTTTCGTTCCGCACGTGCAATAGAGGTACATGAATAGGTGTGGGTTAAATGTCTCCAACTTCTCTCAGTCTCTGGTCGATGTGGTCCTCCGCCGTCTTGTCGGGAATGAGCTTTCCAGAGCGATCATACTTGGTGATCCACTGTTTGAGTTGAGGGGCTATCAACTCATCGTATTTGTCTTTGGACTTCTCTTTTATGCTCTGCACAGCCCTATACACGTCGGTAGCGGCTTTGCTCTCGATATGATGAACCCGGGCCGCCCAACCGACAACGAGAACCGCTACAACCCCAACGACAGCCATAATCATCCATCCTTGAATGAAAGGTATGGCCACCGCCGCACTGCCAAGAACGATGACTCCAATTCCAAGCTCCTTTTTGAACACAGGACTCCAGATTGCCCCGGCTAAACAGAGGGCTGCCAGTATACCCGCGCCCCAAGAAAGCTTGGCCAGCTGCGCCTGTCGTGCCGCCGCATCGTCTGCCCGTTCCTTTTCCAGCGCCGCTTTCTCGTTTGCCAGTTTTACCAGATCGGTCTGCTTCTGGTCCAGTTGGGTTCTGTATGATGATTCTAGCGCGCTCTTCTCTCGCTCGGCCGCCGTCAACTTGTCCTCCCAGTGTTTAGTCTGATCAACGAGCCTCTGGTTTTCAAGTAGGGCGGCGGTATGATTACGTTGCAAATCGGCAAGTGAAGTGCGTGTAGAATCTAGCTCTTTGGAGATTCGTTCTATCATTACCTGCATGGCTTCCGCAGTGGGTGGGATATTGCCTAGCGCGGCCGACGCTTCGGTGGATAGGTTGTGGGTGATAAGATCTGTGCGAGTCGGCTGTGGAAGACTCTGGAACACAAGCGACTGTCCAAACAGCGCCGCCGCAGCCCCTCTCATCTGATTTTGTTGTCCTGCGATCACCCCATCCTTGGCCGTCGCAATCTCATTAGTCTTTGCCGTGATCTTGTCGTCATATTCAGCTCGGAGTGCCGCTACCTCTCTCTCTTTGGCCGCTTGCGCCCCCGTAACCTTGTAGAGAGCAGTCTTGATGGACGAGCAGCTGGTCATTAGACAAGTTAATAATGCCATGAAGAGGATGGTGCCCGGCCAGCGCATCAGATTACTCTGCAATCAGAGGAAGCAGGAGAGACACTATGCTCGCTGGCAGCTCGGGGTTCTGATCTAGATTCAGGTCCGCTAGCGGCAGTTTGAGCAAACCTTGTACAGGAACCTCTTTCTGGAGAATATCCTGTAGCTCTCGATTCAACAGGCCAATCTTCTCTGAGTCTTTGTCATCGATAGTGCCGGTGCCGCCAGAGATGGCTAGGATGGCGTTATCTCGTGCTTTTGTAAAATCATCCTTATGATCATTGAGAATGCGAAGATTCTTGGCGATGCTATATCTCAGCTTGCCGCCACCAACCCCACCAACGCCAAAGTTATAGGGCACAAGCTTCGTTTTGGATTCGCCGCTTTTCTCGTCTTTCACCGTCTCTTGACGACCATCGAGGGCCGTAAGGGCGGCGACCAGAGTGTTGATTTCGCTGACGGTAAATGTTTGAATGTTGATGTTGGTGGTTTCTGCCATAGTAGATGGGTTTAGATGTGCTGTGGGGGTATAGAGACCCTATAGACGCCCCGTCAATCTGCTAGATTGAACGATATTGATCAATATGTCAAGAGCGAATGGGTCTCAGTCGCTGCGCACAGCTCGACGTGCAGCGCCTGTAATATTCGCCTATTCGCCCGATCCCTCATCCGGTTCTTCGGCCGGCGCGTTGTCTTCAACCTCCCAAGCTTCTAGAAACGCCGCCAATCCTTCCGCAATCTCAGCGGGCGTGAGAGTCTTGCCTGATTGCAGGGTCACCTCTTCCGCAATCACCGCAGACAGCGCGCGGCTAATAGTGCCAACATTCTGATTTTTCGCAATGACTGTGTCGCCGACCCTTTGGACCAATTCACGAAACGCCGTTATGGTGTAGTCTGTGCCGAGGGCACATTCAAGATTCACACGCCATGTGCGGCGCTCTTTGGACAGAGTAACAGATTCAGAACCGAGGGATATGCTCATATAAGGGTATGATGTTTGGGGTTAATGGATGGAGATTAGCCGCTCTGCGTGACATACCAGTTATCGGCATCCGCGGTGAAAGTGATGCGACGGTATTGCGCGTTCACGCACGCCGTCGAATTGCCGTTGATGGTCTGCCCCCCATAGGTGGAAAATACCACGGGATTGGAGGAACTGTCCGATTTCATGAAGGTGGTGCTCCATGACGGCCCGACCGAGGCAACGTCCGGCAACTGTATCGTGAGCGGATTGTAGGAAGTGGCGTCGCACTTGGTCATTGAATTCTGCCAGTAAATCCAGTCGTAGCCGCGAGCGGCCGATCCTGTGGGCCAATAAAGCGGTGAGCTGAGTGTGCTGTTGATCACCTGAAAGGAATACTGGTAGTCGTTAAATTCTGCTATATTGTCAAAAACATGGAAATTCTTGAGAGTAGCATATGAGTTGGAGCCAAAATTGGTGCTGAACGCTCCCGCTGCGTAAAAGCCCTTTAAGACATTATTGCTGACGATTACGCGGTTTATGATACTACTATTAGGGCTCCATAGCTTCATCACGCAGTTGTTGTAACCACCCATGATCTGATTATTGGAGAAAATTATTCCAGTAACGCCATTGGTCGTTCCGTCTAGCCAACACGCGGCGAACGCATTGTTACCATCGCCAATGAAATTGTTGCCCACCATTGTAATGTTGTTTGTATCTTGGCAATAGAACGAACCCACACCCGACACCGTATTTCCATTCAATGTGACGGGGCCGCTCTGCATCAATACAGCCGCCCCCGCCGTCTCGTTGATAAGCGTGTTTCCGACGATGGAGATATGCTTGGAATTACTGAAGACTGCGATAGAGTGAATTTCGCCAGTCTGATGCACATTATTGCCGTCCACCGCGACATGTCGGCTGTTGGAGGCGATTTCGATCCCAACGAACCGCGTATTGTTCACACTGTTGCCAGCCACTGAAACATGACTCGATTCACTGATGCTGATGCCATACGTGGTGTTGCTGACCACGTTGCTGCCCACGGTAAAGTTGCTTGGCCCCTGCACCTCGATGCCCATCTCTCCCGCGTCGTCAATAATGTTGCCCTCGATGACATGGTAGACCGCGCCGGGCTGCCCGCTAATCTTGATTGCTCCGCTATAGGTGGCGTTGGAGATGCTCGTGCGGAAGTGGTTGTTCACGATCCGCAGATGGGTGACATTGTTCGTCAGGTCGTCGTCCACCCAGATGGCGCAAAAATTCTTGTAGAACCGGTTTGCCTCAATCGTGCAGCGCGCGCAGACACCGGAGATGACCACGCCTCCGCTGGCGATTTCATTGAACGTGCAGTCGCGCACCGTTATGTCGTTCGAGGCGTAGATCTGTATGGCGCAAGAACCGAGTGATACTCCGGCTGAAGAATAGAGACATTCAAAACGCAGTCCGAGGACCGCACCTCGGTTGAGATTAAGGAACTGGAACTTTTGATACTGCGTATCGTTGGCACTGGTAATCACGGCTCCGTAGCCAAGCAGCGTCATGTTGTCCGCCGGGATGGATATAAGCGACGTGGTTTTGTAGCTTTTCCCCGATGCAAACAGGACGGTGCCACCCGTGCCCGCCGCGGCTAACGCCGCCGTGATCGCCGAAGTATCATCATTCGACCCATCGCCTTTCGCGCCGAACTGTTCTGGAGTGAATGTTTTAGGAAGATAAGACATAAAATATTAAACTACTTGCCACCCATTGATACCATCACTCATAAGGATGATACCTTGATTGCTGCCTCCCGTAAGGACGAAAGAACTACTACCGTCGATCGTATCCGATCCAGCGGGAAGAACCGTGACATTACCAGTCGAACGGTTTTTTATAACATAGACTATTCCGACGCTCAAACCTAATGCGGTCGCAGCTGGTAACTGAACTGTCTGAGTGCTCGTTCCTGTAAATACTTGGATTGTGCGGGAAACAGAAGTTAAGGTAGTAGTTCCGGCAGCGGTGGCAGTGCTCGTTGCTCCCCATGCCTGACCTTTCTTATGGATGGTCGCAGCATCAACCGTTAATCCAGTAGAGTCGATAGTAACACGAAGCGTAGGGGTTCCACTGGATTCTGTTAGGAAATAATGACCAGCATTCCCGGTAGATGTGGTTCTTGGAACATAAACCAGACTACCAGCACCTGTTCCCGGACCACCAGTATCATTTACCCCGATATAAGCGTCAGTGCCGTTTGTAGGAATACCTGCAACTATACCGAGCCTTAATCCTAATGAGCCGGATGATGTTGTCGAAACGCTTCCAGATATTGAATTGTATCCGCTGACGGTGAGGTTGCCGCCTACTGTGGTCAGTCCGGCACTATCAACGTTGAGCGCGAGCGTGAGCCCGTCGATTTTAAGCGCGCGGTAAGCCCCGCCCGTGCGGTTATAGGAAATAATCGATCCCGTATCAGCCACCGCGCCGTAAAGCAGCTCAAGCGAGCTGCCGGATGCAGGGGTGATTGACCCAGTGACACTTGCACCCGAGGTCAACGCTGTATTCAAAATCCCAGAACCTATCGAAGCACCGCCGACGGTTAGAGTTCCTGTTAACGTTATGTTGCCAGTAGACGCAATAACAAACGGCACAGTTCCTCCCGATTCATCACTAATAGAAAAGGAAGTAGAAGCACTTACCGCCCCGATTGACCAAGCTCGAACCGCAGAATTATCAAAGGCTATACGCGGAGCATTGCTTGTGGCTGAGCCTGTCCAGTTCGATAACTTTAGAGCATAGATTGCTGTATCGCCTGTGTTTATCGTGAGTCTAGCGTCCGTGGTGCCTGTTCCAACTCCACCAATAAAACTCGTTCCTGTGCCGCTGACAGTGAGGTTGCTGGCAAGTGTGGTATTCTGAAAATTATCGAACGTAGCGGCTATCGTGTTGCCATTCGTGCGGATAATCACCGAACCGGAAGACGTGGCCTGTATATAGGTGTTTGCTTGTCCTCCACCAAATAACCCAGCATTCCCGGCATCGGTTAGGTCTCCGTTTAGAGAAATAGCTGCAATGTTGGCAAAACTCGCGTTTGCGCCCGTTTTAACAAGGCCACGATTCGGCCCGGTGCCGCCGAAGTCATGTGTGAAAGCCGACCCGAATAAAGCTAGACTCCCACCGATATAAGCTGCCCCAGCCACCCCCACACCACCAGATACCACTAAAGCACCTGTCGTCGTTGAAGTAGAAGCTACGGTGTTACCTAGATACAGCGCGCCATCTCCACGAACATAAGTAGCAAGCGAGGTTCCGTCGAATCGTTTGAATTCTACTACATTAGTTCCTGCGCCGCCGTCTCCCCCATTTAAGATAATGGAACTGCTTGTCCCAGCGGAAAAGATATTTCCTCCGCTGACAGTTAGGCTTGTGACCGAAACTGTCCCGGTTACTTGAAGCAGTGATGTTGTATCGTCTACCCCTGAACCGACAATTACCCGACCGCTAATTCCTTGTAGACGAAGAGTTTTCCAAGATACTCCTGTTTGAACCGACTCTATAAAACCATAATCGTTCGTGGCGTCATATCCAATTTGAACATACTTTGTGCTACTGCCGATTATCGCACCTACGCCACCTTGCGAATCTCCAGTTACAGTTCCATTTACAGTAAGAGTGCCGGCCAAAGCGACACTGCTGTCCGCTCGCAAGATTGTCACAGCGTTAGCTGCGGTTCCGAAATTGAAGATATGATAATCGCTGTCTCCCGTGGTTCTCTCACCAGCGAACCAATCATTCGTCCCGTTGGTCTGCATCCAAACGCCACCCGCGCTCGTGTTGTTCGCGCGATTGACATTTAGATAGCCTGCAAAGTTGTGCGGCCCCGTGCCGCTAACAGTGAGGTTGCCGGCAACCGTTGTTGCCGTAGAATTAACGGAGAGCATATTCGCGTTATTGACGCGAAGATAGATAGTCCCTGATGCGCCCGTTCCAATCAGGGTGGCAGTATTAGTTACTTCAGATGCGAAATTATAGTTGGATGCGCTCAATGTGGCATCCGATGCACACCAACCGCTATAGGTAGAAGCGTCAGAGAGTTTGCCGATACCCATAAATGACAAACCGTCACTGATATGAAGTCGATTGCTTCTGTCCGTGGTGCCGCCGATGAGGAGGTTGCCGGTTCCTCCAGATACGCTCGTAAATCGTGCAACCTCTCTCGTTGTGGCTCCAGTCGGATCGTAAACTCCAACAGCCACTGCGGCGCGTTGGGTTGCTGCGTCTATCGTGACGCCCTCGATGTATGGGGCTAGCTGTGGTGCCGAAGCAAAGCCACTTGATGGGCCGAACGTGACGCGCATCCGGTTGGCCGTATCGGCGGTGACATTATTCACGAAGTGCGCGTAGCCAATCCCCGCGCTTACTGCTACGAGCCCGTTAATGCGACCGCTCGCCCCTTGTCCCAACACCAAACTCGCCCCCGAGCTTCCTCCTGCCAAAGTCAAATCCGTAGAAGCTGCGGCGGTGATGGAAGAGGCGGGACCAAGAACTAGAGCACCGGGAGTGCTGGTTAAATTTAGTGCCAACGCGCCAGCGGAGAATATACGAACTGCCCCTGTGTATGAATAAAGCCCGATGTCCGATGCAGGGGTTCCTCCACCTATAGCATCGCCAGTCCCAATAATGCCCTTGCTAGACGAGCTGACCTGAAAAAGAGTGTATGAGCCGGAGGATGGGCTTGTGGTAGCGTTGAGAACGGCACTTCCTGAGCCGGAGAGGTTCAGCTGCCCCCCAATATACGCCGCCCCCGCATTCCCAAATCCTCCCGCATTGATAAGAGAGCCGGTAGTGGTGGAGGTGGATACGGTAGTCGTTAGAACACTGATTCCGTCCGAGTAGATCGACGCGACATTTGATCCACCCGAATAGAACTGGCTCGATGTCCCGCTAAAAAGAAAACCAGTCGTTCCAGCTATGTCCAAATAGCCGATCGGAGACTTAAAGGAGCCGCCTGCGGCTACAGTCCCGCCGAACGTCGCCGCCAGCGTGCTCGACGTGATCGTCAACGCCGTCCCGCCGGTGCCCACGGCTAGGACAAGGTTCTGTCCTGCTACACTGGTCACCGAATTGATCGAGGTTAGCGTCGTACTCAACGACAGCGTGCCCGCAGAGAGAGACAAGTTGGACTGAAGAGTAGTCGTGGAAACCGCCCCCGACGAATCCACTCGCAGCATACTGCTGGAGATCGCAGAGAGCGTGAGTGTACCACTGATCTGGAGATTCGTGGCTATTCCAAAACTAATGCTGGGCATTGTTTGTCAAAAAGTTACGTCGCCGCCCCGGGATTGGTCGGCGGGACCGCGAGATTGTTATACCCTGTCCTTTATGCTTTCCATGCCTCTCCATACTCCTCTTTTTACACCGTAAACCGCTCCGGTTTACGTTATTTCTGGTAGAATATGGCCGTATTGCCGCCTGTGCAGCCCACGTTCAGAGGTAGTAGAGTGGTTACGTTACTGAAAAACGCGGTGGGAGGGCAGAATGGGCCGGTCCCGTTGACGTAGAACCCGCCCGATACAGCAGTGATGTTTAATAGAGCCGAGCCAGCCGGGATCTGGAACTGGCCAGAGGTGAGGATGGTGAAATTTGCCGTGAGAGGATTGATAAGGGTTGCCATGGAAACGAAGTTGGGTCGTCGCGTGAGTGCGTCGGTCACCCGTGTTTACACATGATTCGACCTAACTTGCGCCGCCCTACGATGTGAAGCTCAAGCCCTCTTCATCACTCATCTCCGTAAACTGAGTCCGTCGGAATTTCAGATTCACCGAGCCGAGATCGAACCAGCCCGCCATGGACGTGGTAGTTGTCTCGTCGATGGGTAAGTCTGCCGCAAATCTGCCGCCCCCGCCGTAGCCTGCCGCCGCTTGCGGGGTGGTGCCTCCCGCGGTCGCATTATAACCCAGCTCCACCACAATCCGATCGCCGTCAAGCGCGTTGATTGTACCAACCGAGACGTTGCCATTACCGCTGACGATAGTCTTGTTCCTAAGCGAAGCGTTATTAATGAATTCCAGCGTGGGACCATAGTTCGCGAAATTGAGAAGGGTGCCCCGCACGGTGGCCCCGTTGTTTGAGACTACCTTGGCACACACTCTCACTTGATTCACATCGTCCGTCGTGGCAAACTCGCGGACCATGATCTGGCCAGAACAGAGCCCGCTGATTGTCTGATTACCGTTCAGTCCCGGGCTAATATATTGACGATCCAGCTCAAAGCGGTTCGCCAAAGCATTGAGATCAATTGTGGAGCCGACCGTCACCGCCATGGCGTCCTTGAATGGATTGAGGATATATCTAGAGGCTAGCGCCGTGCCACTCCACGCTCCAGAGAAAGCTGGGGCGACCGAAGCGCGAAAATTCGAGAAGTAGAGACGAGTCGCCATGTGATTACGGCTTAGTGAAATCCACCTGTATAGCCACGGATGCCGGCCCGTTTACCGCGTTCGATATGTTAAGCCAGAGAGAATCGCCGACCACAAAAGAGCTGTTCTGCAAGGTGCCGCTGTTCATCCAGATACCGCTGCCCGTAACGATGAAGTCCGACGAAAGCAGATTCGCAGCATTTTTTACCGCATTGATGGTGGCGCTGGTCGGAGACGCATTGCCGCTGACATTGACTACGAACCCACGAACGTTGGTGGCTGTGCAGGAGAACGGCGCAGTCCACACGATGGTGCGTTGAATACCGCTGGCTAAACCGTCTGAGTTGTAGAACACTCCACCCTTGGTAAACTGAGGCACCTGACCGTTGATGCGCAGGGAATGTCCCGCCGGCAAGTTGATGCCGCTATTGTCAATCGTGGCGCGTAATTGACCCGCGGTTGTGCCAGAGGTGTGGAATTTGATGACTTTGCCGGGCGTCTGGGTGCCGATCGTGAGATCTCCACCGTTGCAGTAGAGATAGCCCGCCAGCGCGCCACCGATGGAGTAGCCAGTCTGATTGTAGTTGGAGCTGTTGATGCCGATATTGACGTAATTAATCGTGTCGGTGCCGTTGTCCGCCGTCGCCACGAAATCCGAGGAGGCTCCGCTGCCGCTGGATAAATTCTGGAGAGTAATCTGTGCAGAGATGTCGCCGCTCGCCGCCACCGTCAGAGGGTTTGTGGTAAATGCGGTGGCCTGACCGATGTTGAAGACCTCATTTACAGAGTCCCACGTCAGCGCTGTGTCTCCAGCAAGGTTTCCGGCATTGTAGATAATCTGCCCCGCTGCTTGAGTGCCGAGCTTGGTGTTTAATGCCCCGCTGATGCTTGCATCGCGCGCAAAAAGGTCAGCCCCTGTTTGTGCTAGGTTTCCAGAGATGGTCGTCGCGCTGCTGTTAGCTGTAGTCCACGCTTGCTGTCCCGTGTTAGCCAGCGCAGTCTTCGTAGCATAATTCGTATCGGCTTGTCCGCTTGCCGCCGTGATAAACGAGTAGAGAGAAGAGCCGGTCGATTGTAAATTCGTATTAGTCGTGTTAACCCGTGCTCCTAAAGTGGCTCCAGTGACAGCCATATTACCAGACAGATTGATGCCGTTGTTGTCTGCGGCGACCCAAGCCTGTTGACCCGTGTTTGCAAGTTGTGCTGAGGTTACATCCCCCGCTCCGCCACCGCCTCCACCACTGACATACACAATGCCGGCGTCAATGTATACGATTGTCCCGCCGATGCCGGTGAAGTTGGCCGTGGCAAGCGTGCTGGAACCAGTGACTTTTACAACCGTCCCATTCCCACCGGCAATCTGTGAAGCCAGTGCTCCGCTAATGTCTATATCTCGTTGAAAGAGGGTTGCTCCCGTGGTCCCCAGATTTACCGTGGAAGCCGACCAACCCGACAAGCTATCCACTTTTGCCCCAAGTGACGCTCCAGACGACGTTAGATTGGTTGTGATCGTATCAATGCGAGTCCCGAGATTAACGCCAGTTGTTGTAACGTTGATTCTTGTGGCGTAGTTGGTATCAGCCTGTCCCGAAAGGCTCGTGAGTGTAGAATAGAGAGAGGAGCCGGTGGACTGGACGTTGGCGATGACGGTATCGATGCGAGTCCCCAGTATCACGCCGGTCTGAGCCAAATTCCCGGAAATATTCAACGCGTTGTTCTGCGCCGCCAACCATGCCTGTTGACCGCTTGATGCCAGACTCGTTTTTGTGGCGTAATTCGTATCCGCTTGACCAGAAAGCGACGTGGTGAGCGCGTATAGATTGGAGCCCGTGGCGGCGAGTACTGTTTTGGTCGCGTAGTTGGTGTCGGATTGACCGCTAAGATTGGTGACAAGAGAATATAGACTGAGCCCTGTGCCTTGCAGGTTCGTTGATACCGTGTTAATGCGGGCGTCAAGCATAGATCCGGTAGTCGTGAGATTTGCAGCGCTAGCCGTCCAACCCGAAAGCGAGTCCGTTCTTGCGCCCAACACAGCTCCGGTGGAAGCGAGATTACCGGACAGATTGACGCCATTATTGTTGGCAGAAGTCCATGCCTGCTGGCCCGTGCTAGCGAGCTGGACACTCGTTACGTCGCCATTGCCCCCACCGCCCCCGCTAACGTACACTATCCCACCGTCCAGATAAACGATTGTGCCGCCTATTCCAGTGAGACTCGCCGCGGTCAATGTTGCAGAGCCGGTGACTTTAACCGCGGTTCCATTGCCGCCAGCGATTTGAGCTGCAAGCGAACCACTGATGTCGATGTCTCGTTGATATAGAGATACGCCGGTTTGAGTGAGATTGCCAGACAGATTGACACTATTGCTGGTCTGTAGGCTGTCTGCACTTTCCGCCCAACCTGACAAAGAACCAATCTGGTCGTTGATAGCGGCCCCGGTTGAAGACAAATCGATTCTTAGGGCGAAGGCGGCGTAGTCTCCAGTGTCTCCAGAAACAAAAATCGTTTGACCTTGATATGAGACCGTCACATTTCCTCCGCCAGCCAAAGTCAAGGCCCCACTGAGCGAGTTCAAAGTCGAGACGCCGGCTGCCGACGCGGCAATCTGAGAGAGTAGGTTCGCGCCGCTGGCATTGAGCGCGGTAACGCTGGCGAATTGCCCGGATTGTCCGGTTCCAACGGTGCCGATAAGCGTATCTCCAACTGGGAGTTCGTAGAACCTGCCAGAGATGAGGACGAGTGCGTTGCGCTGGCTCATGCGAGATAGGTCGGAGGCTCGATCTGCACAAGAATAGTGTCAGTCGCTACGGCAGTACCAACTCGTTGGCAGGTTCCAGATGCTGGTGAGGTTACAGAAACTCCCCCCGCAACATCACTGAGAAAATAGGGCGTACCAACCGACAATCCGGCGAGACCGTTGAGTAGTCCATTAACTTGGACATATACGGAGCTGCCCGAAGCTGCCGCGTTTCGAATGAAGGCGTGGGCCGGAAGCGCCGGGAACGATGATGCCATTTTTACACCCACGGACGTTATACTAACGAAACTGGAATCAGAAAGTGTCTCAGCCGCAGTCAACGCAAGCGATAGCCCCGGCACCTGATTCGCGGCATAAAACGAGAGGCTTGGCGACGCCGCGACGTTAAGCGTGGCGACTGGCGCTTGCGCTACGGTAAGAGTGAGTGAGGGACAGTCCGACATGAAGGCATGAAATTACGTTGGTCGGATCGTAAGATCCCCATACATGAGCGTGCTGATCTTGCCGGAGGCCGAGGTGAGCTTGATGTCGAAATAGTGAGTCGTATCGTCCATGGAAAGAGTGTCGGCGGGGACGAAACTGAATTGAGAGGTGCCCCCAGTATTGCTGAGGTGTTGCGTGACCGTTTTGGTCAAGAGCACCGTGGAGAAAAACGCGTTCTGACGAGCCGTAAAAGTGAGTGCGCAACCACTTAAATTGTAAGCGGTTTGGTCGGGATTATTAATCTGTAATCCAACATCCACGTCGTCGCCGCGGACTAAGGAGAGTGATCCGTTTTGCATGGGCAGAGTATACCCATGAATTTACACAAGAAACCTGACAATTTAGACAGGTTTGGATGGCGATTGATTTGCTGACTCGATTCGATCTACTATGTAGCCCAAAATGCCCGATCTTACGATGTCTTCTTTAGTGAAAGAGAAGCAGTGAATGCCTCGTTGGCGAGAGTCATCGTCGTCGAAGGTTTGATAAAACTGCGTGAACCCGCTCCGCCCGTGCAGGTCGGATTGACGTGAATCACCGATTATGAGCATCTTGGAAAACTGACCAAGGCGAGTGATGAGTGTCGTGAGTTCCTTGAAATCAAAATTCTGCGCTTCATCTGCTATAATCACCTTGGCGTTAAACGATGAGCCTCTTAGGAAGTTGATGGGCATCCCTGTCGCTCGCTCGTCTTTAAGCAGTTTGTCTACCTCACCTCTAGGAAGCAGTTCATCCAGCTTGTCTTGAAGAGGCATGAGAAATGGCTGGAGTTTCGGCCCCAAGTCTCCGGGTAGTGTACCGAAGGACTTGGAAGCGGATTCGGCCAGAGAGCGGACATACAAAAGATCGGACACAGCCCGTTTTTTAAGGAGATGCAGGGCGCAATAGATCGCCACCCATGTCTTAGACGTACCTGCCGGCCCATTAACGAAAACAACCCTAGTGTTCTTGTCTAAAATAAGATCTATCAGTCGCTTCTGCTTTTCGGTTAGGTCGTCACGCTCTCTGATGCTTAGCTGGAATCCTATCTTATCCCGCTGATGGATATGCGGAGACGAATCTCCAGTTGCGACGCCATTCTCGACCGAAACTTCGGTCGCCACTTTCTTCGAGTGCTTTTTGGCCATAGAATATTGAACTGACTGCTACAATTTACACGCGGCCGGCGGGTGGTTGTGTAGAATGTCACGGATTGGCGTTTTTCTCTTGACGCAATTCCCAGTGTCATGACGCTCTAGTTATGTCCAGTATTCCACGCGGCTTACTCAGTTAAATGACATTCTATCTATGGAGCTGACTGTTTCCACCACATTCTACCTCGGCCAGCTCGTTTATGCTCGCGCTAATCACGAATGGGCTGGAATAATAACAGGAATTCTTCTCCGGCCCGGGTCCGACGGACAATATCACATTGTGTATTACGTCACATGGTCTGATCATGAGGAATGTCAGCACTATGAGACGGAACTGCTGGATGAGAAGCCGGCGTTTTCAACATGAGCGAGTTCAAGCCCGTCTGTTCCGCTTCGTATAATCCTAAGGCTTGCTGTGGCAGCGACTGCTTCGCCTATTGGCGGGCCAATCCGGCTGAGCCATGTTGGGGCGATGTCGAAGTGATTGATGAGGAGTGTAATGAGGATTTCACGGAATGTGAATGGATTCATGCGTGTCAGGGGCATATAGATGCGTGGTATCAGAGGGGCGGCGTGTATAAACCGGAGCCAACTGCGAAATGAGTGACGTAACGGTCCAAAAACAGGTAATTCTGCCACGTCGTCCCATCAAGCAGCAAACCCCATGCATTTTTCCCGGCGGGGATTGCGGGGCATTAGTCGTAGGTGGCCTGCTCGGTGGCCACGATGCCGGCTGGACAGTCGAGCGTGTCTACGATGAACTCCACCAAGCGGGCGAGTATTATGGCGGCAAGCCGGTCGAGAAGCGGTCCTCGTTTTGCCGTCAGTCTATGGTGCGCACACTGGACCTTTTGGCGTCGGACACAGGTTGTCGTGGCGGGTGTAACGATATTCCAGTTCTGCTCGATCATGTGATTAGTGATGTGCCGGTCTGGCTGGATTCAGACTATGGGCGTGATGTCCCGTTTGGTCTACGAGCACAGTTCGCTTGGCGTGAGTACTGTCGCGCAATGTTGAATGCTGGATACTATGGTATCGCTCAGGTCAAGCATGGCGGCTACCCCGAAGACGCTCCCATTCGCACTTGGGGCACGACCGATCATTGGGTCATGATCTGCGGTTGGCGCTATATCCACAGTTTGGAGGGTGAGTCCGAGGAGCGAAAGAAAGCAGGGCTGGGGCACTATGAAGGACACGTCCTAATCGGCGATTCTAGCCGTTCCCGCCCGCTGGAGACTTGGGTAGAGCTGAATGAATTCACGAATCGATGGGGCGGCTATTCGGCAATTTGGGCTCGGCCATTCCCCGTTTCAGCGATATTTCATGCCTGACCTCCACCCAGCCGCCCGTGAATCCGCTCGGCTATTCATGGCCGACAAAGCGCGCCCGAAGTCAGACGAGTGGAAAAAGGGGCCGAGGATTACTGCTGAAGATTTAAAAGAAGGTAAGAATGGAGTGGAGCGTATCACGGCAGAGGAAGCGTTGAAAGGAACGGGGAGCGCTACGCCGATCACGGCTGGAGGAAAGCGGGTCATGTCATTTGGGAAGCACAAAAATAAAGAGTGGGATTGGGTCAAGAAGCATGACGCGGGCTACTGGAACTGGTGCTGCGAGAACATCACATGGTTTGCCAAGCTGGTGAAGAAGAGTGGCGCATGAGCAGCACAAACGATCAAGAGCTGTTTTCCATGGCTGCCCGTTGTTTCGGTGCCATGCAACGCCGGCTACTCGATGTAAAACTGCCGTCCCAAGAATGGGAAGATATCCGCTCTGAAGCCATTATTCGCGTGTTTGAGAAGCGCGGCCAGTTCGATAAAGATCGCGGCAAGCTGTTTAGTTGGGTATTTACAATAGTCCGCAACTCCGTCTTCAACTCGCTGCGTCGTAGTCTTCCGGCCCGCGGGGTCAAGAGCCACCGCTGGCGCACCAATCTGTTGCTAGCGCGACCGATAAGGACGAAGGTCGTGCAGACTAGCCGTTGGGGTGAGGAGATTACGGTAGTGGAGCCAGATATTGTGGACGACCAATCTTGGCCACCTTCTGATATAGAAGACTTTAGAAACACGCTCAACCGAGCTGACCGGCGGGTTTTCGACTGGCGCGTGCGAGATGGCATGAGCTTCTACCAGATCGCGGCGAGACTTGGGTCCACATATCAGCGGGCTCATCTGAGGTTCCACCGAGACGTTCGACGGCTGTGGGAAGCCTACGAATCTAAATAAGACCAATCACAATCTGCACGTTGTGAACGGTGAGCCGCGCTCCGGGTCCGCCATCAACTTCGACCGTCAGCTCCTCTTCTCCGGGTTTCAGGATATCGTCTACGTAATCAAATAGCCCGTATACTCTAAACCACTTAGCGTATAGACTCACCATTTCTTCGGGACTAATTGCGATCACATCGTAGCCGCGCACGGCTTTGGCAATCATTGTTAATTCCCGAAAGCTGGTCGGGCTGGAGGGTGGGGCGGATAACTCTGCTGCGATGCCAAGAAGCACGGCGGTGTGGGTTTGACACACTTAATTACACCGTGCGACTGGATAGTTGTACGGAGATTAGCAGGTTTGGGCGAAGGCGGCGGCCAGCTGTTCCGGAGCGGAGTAGCTTATGACGTTTTCGGACTTGATTCCAAACTGACTCGCGTAGCTCGCCACGTCAGTCTTCTCACCAGCCCCGATAAACGAGACCTTCCAACCGTAGGCGTCTTGGAAGTGGGTGATGGTACGGGCCACGTCCTGAGAGGACCAGAATTTGCTAGAATTCTCTTCGCCATCGGTAAACACGGTGATTTCCACCTCCATGTCTCTCAGAGTATCGTTCCAATCCCTGCTCATGGTCTCCACGGCATACATGACGGCATCTCTTAACGGAGTTCCACCTCGCGGCTGGAACGTGGTTTTGTCCAGCAGGGTCGGATTCGTATACTTGAATAGAAAATCCAGTCCATCCGTATCGAACAGAAGGAGCGAAGTCAGCGCGCCAGCTGCCTTGGTCTCCATATGATCATTGACTGTAGCAGTGATTTCGCTCCAGATTGACTGCATCGAACCAGAGCGGTCCAGAATAAGCGTGTACAGTTTGGGTCTCATTTTCCACCTCCCTTACCCTGTCCCGTCCACCCCGGAGGAGCCTTGCAATACTGCTTGCGGTCCTCAAAGGCGGAAGGCCACGCAAAAACCTCCTTGGTGTTGCTGAAATCGATCCCCCAGCTTATCAACGAAGGTTTCGAAGCGTAGAATAGGACAATCTCCGTGAACGAATCGACTCTCTTGAACTGAACCTCGCGAATCTTGTCTTCTACTTTACCGCCCCAGCTACTACCCATGTCGAAAGCCGGCGCTGCTGCGGCAGGATTGGACACGCCATATGTCGTATGTACGCCCGTGCAGGATAGATTGTAGATGCTGACCGAGCTGCTGATAGTGGCTCCGTATATAGGACCTTCGCAGATCAGATCTTCAACCCTATCTAGTTTGCCGAACTGATTGATGTCCGTGCGGGACGTGGTAACCTCACCGCCATTTGCAAATGCTGGTCCCGTAAATGTGCTATTACACTGATATATGGTCCGCGCCCGCGGCCCGCTGGAGGCATAAGTGCCGCCGTTACTAACGCTAAACATGCCTGCGGAGCCAGTCACGTTTACAGTGAAGCTGCTTGGACTACAACCGCTGGTAAAAATACCATTGGACCCAGTGCCAGACCAAGTGAGCCCCCCGCCGGATGAGGAAGTCGTATAAGTCGCGACTGGTAGCTGTTTGTAGGCTGCGGCATAATCCTTTTCCGCCACATCCTCCTCAAACACTCGTACGCCAATGACACCGTTGTTGCGGTCCGTCTTGTCATGTTTGAAAACGCCTAGTGCCGGGTCGCCTTCGGGCTCGTTCGTTTCCCCACCGACGACTACTGCATAGCTTTGCGGGCCTCGCGAAAACTTGAACGCGGCCACGGTTTTATCGTCAATGCGATAACCCTTGACCTCTATGGACGAAAAGGGCTGCACGATGTAGCCATTCTCGGCATTAGCGGCAACCTTGCCTTTCAAGACCTCAACTCCGTCCACGGAGAAGATGGCCATTACTTTTTTCCAGCTGTTGTTTCGAAAGCGGAGAGTATATTCTGTATTCTCGCGCGCCTCAATAAAACTCTTACTTTCATGGATGAACTCTTGGACGGGTTTTCCCTTGACCAAGACTTCTAAACTGTAATTGTTTTTATGCATATTTTCAATCCTATTTTATTGTTGTTGGATGACTAGCCCCACTACTGGGGACTTCGTTTTCTGGAACAGATAGATTTTCTCGATCCATTCTAAAAAGTGTTTTTCTGGGTGGTCCATTTTCATACAGTTGATTTCTTTATGAACCCATTGGACGTTTTCTATGGTATATCCAGCATTGGAATCTATTCTATCTAGTGAAGCGGTCACTTCGGTGTCCCTATCTAAACTCAGAACAATATCTTCTCCACTGATGGCACATTTACCATTTTGCTCAACGTATAGATCCCAAATTTCTTCAATTGTTATATCGAAATGTATATTTCTGTGCTTAGCTCCGAGTCTTATATTTGAAAAATGTCTTCCCGATATTTTTCCCACATAAGCTCTGGCCAAACATCCACAACTTTTTGTGTTACCGTTTTTTAGGTTGTGCGCTCTTGCTTTCTTTTGTGAGCCACATTCACACACACAATTCCACACTGCGCCATATTTTCCAAGAGACTCAAAATTTAATACGGTCAATCGCCCGTATTTATGACCAGTCAGATCTTTGTATTTTTCTGGCCGGTTGATTCCAAGCCGAGTGATTCTCTTGTGGATAAAAGTAGAACTCCACCCAGTTTCTTTGGAAATCGCTATAACCGTAGCCCGTTCTTGTATATATTTTTTCTCAAGAAATTCTCGGGTCAGTTCAGGTCGCGCCAGCGCACGATTACAGGGATTGTAACATTTACGTGTTTTCAAGTGTTAGACTGTCTAGCCACCAAATGTGGACTTCGCCTTAAATTACGCTAAATCTAGCAAAGTTGTGTCTAAATCCGCTAAATTCTCTCAAATTCCGCCATTTATTCCGCTATTTTGGCGGGATATTTATAAAGGTTTAGAGCCAAATAGTCCCCCGATTTTTGGAATCGACTTTCAGGTTTCGCCATATAGGGTCAGCCATATTTTAGAAAGGTGTATGGGGGTATCTGCGGACCTCCAGAGGAAAATAGCCATCCACTTTTCCCAAACGAAGAGACCTTTAGAGTTTGATAGGCATAGAGGTGGGATTCAATGCCCGGGGGCTCGCCCTCGCCTATCGCAACTTTCTTGCTTTTACGAAATCCGGTATGCCACCCTCTGGCGCAATCCATTCTCTTCTCTGCTAGAGTCTTTCCCCTACTCTCCTAGGGTGTTTTACTGCAAAAACGAAATTGATCTGAAGGTGAACACCCTATGCGGACACTACGTATAAGCAAGTAGCGCAAGCGCAACAACTTGCAACGGATAGGGTGTTTACCTTGCGCGATCTAGGGTGATCTTGTCCATATGTTATGCAATAGACTTGCGCCATTCGCCGGCCGCACTCTCTAGGGTGATCATCCTAGTGCGTCTAGGGTGTTAACCCCAAGTCTGCTAGATAGTTGCAAATCCACGGAAACACGCTTTGCGCTGCGTTAGACGCAATCTGACCGCCGGCCGCCACTACCCTACACGATCGGCACGCTTCCCTCTAGAGGGTTGGGAAAAGATCGTTCGTTTAAAGGCAAAGAAAAGCCCCACCGTTGCCAGTGGGGCGAAGTGTGCTAGACTGTTTGCGCCCTATCGCACGCGACGCAGCGCGGACAGGCGCAGCGTGTAGCATGTAACGTCTGTTGTCTCGCCAAACTCAGATGCGAGGCAAAGGGACTGCGCACGCTCGCGAGTAATGCGCGCACCGTTCTCCCGATAGATCACCTTGCACTTGCGCGGCGCGCCATCAGAGCGAAGCACGGGATAAAGGCGAACGTAGTGCGCTCCCTTGTGCCCGATGACATAAGGGAAAGCCAACCATTCGCCCCACGGAAGTCCAGCGTTGACGGGTGGCAAGCTTTCGCCTTGGCGACTGCCAACGGTGCGAGCCAATTGGACTGATTCGCGGTTGTCGTAAATGATGCCACTCCGCACGGTGGTGCGAACCTCTTTTGTGACTAGGGCGGAAACACCTTTACGAGACTTGAGAGAGTGAATCCAAAGGCACGAGACGAATTGTCCTTTGCGCTCAGTGATCCGGCGGAGTAGCGGGTAAAGCTGGACTAGCGCGGGCAGGGTAGGAGCGGAAGTAGTGTCCATTGTAGGAGGGTAGGAGGTTTACGAAAGCGTTGCAGGTAGGTCTTTCGTAGTGATCACGGTCTTGCCATACTTTGCCCTAGGATCGTGGACTAGCTCGATCCGGTGGCCTAGCTCTCGCAATGCGTCTAGCTGAGCCGCGGAAAGTGTCCGTTGTCCCGTCAGGGTTTGGAGTGAATCGGAAACAAGAGGATCGATCGCGTAAGTGCGATCAATCCCGTAAACGTTGCGTGAATAGACTTGGATTGGATTGGCCATAGCGCGGACAGGTTGCGCCCTTGGGCCTTAAGGCGCAAGGGGAGAGTGGGCGCTAACGGTGCGGGAACTACGTAGTTCGCGCTTCGCGTTCAGACGAAAAAGCCCATCGTTTCCGATGGGCTTGGAGAGTGCGAGTGTTGCGCCGGGTTACTGCGCCAACGCTTTTTCTTTCTCTCGTGTCTCGTGCGCGGCGAGTACCGTCTGACCGCGGGTGATCAGCTTGGCGCGCCGTTCAGCGTCTTGCAGCACGACGAACGCAAGACTCTTCATTGCTGCACCTGAGCCAAACTCCGAAGATTCGATCTGCCGTTGCGTGTTCTCGCCGGACTGGTTGACCGATTCGTGCGAGTAGTAATCCGTCACAGCGGAAAACACGTCGGAGAGATTGCGTCCGGAATTGCCTTTGCCGATGGCGAAAAGGAGAGTGAGCCGATCGATCTGATTCACTCGCCGGCCGGACAGTTCAACTTGCGACGCTTCTCCGTCTTTCTCCGTCAGAAAGCCCGTGAAGAATGAGCGCGCGTCCGCGGCCGAAATCTCGATCTTGGCGAAATCGTTTAGGACCGTTGCGAATCGATGCGCAGTCGCATAAAACGCTTCGATCATAGCGGGCACGTCAGCAAGCGAATCAGCCATGTTTTTAGTGTGGCGAATCTCAACCCGAAACGAATCGTTTTTATTGTCCATCAGGTTAAGGGTAAACGTGTTATTGCACACGGTGCACACGGTGGACAGGTTGACGGTGAACGGCGCTGACTTGTCGTGCGACGACAGGAAATTCAGGTAGGGTTTGAATTCCCGATCCGCGGCGACGAATGACGGCAACTGCGGGATTTGCAGCGTCACAAAGATGCGCGCACGGGCACACACGCTCCCAACGCTCGCGACGATTGCGCCACTGATTCGATTCATCGCGTCTTGAACGATCGCGAGGAAAGACGAGTTGTCTAACAGACTGTACGTCTCGCGGTCCACTGGTTTGCCGATGATGATGTTTTCATCATCCGTGCAAACCACGTCGCACGCCGAGGTTTCGACGTAGTCCGTTTTGATGGTTGCGCCGGATTCGTCTTTGACCGTAACGGGGCGGTACAACGGACGTTTCTTCACGTTCCATTTGCTGAGGAAACAGACGGACAGAACGATCTCTGTCATTACCTCGGTCAGACCGTGCCAAGCTTGCGAGATGCCTTGTTGCTTGTCGATCGCGGTGATTTCGTGACTCATGATGATTAACTCCGATTAACTGTGTTTTGTTTTGCCGGGGCGGAATGCCCCGGACTGCATGCAGCGTTTCAGACTAATCAGAACGGATCAAGCTTTCTTTTGAGCTGATTCGGAGGGAAGCGGAGCAAGTAGAATGTCTAATGCTGCGCGAGCACAGCATGAGAGCGACTAAACGCAATCTTCGCGTGCGTCTCGCCGATGCCATTCTCCTTGATCTTGAACGCTGCGCTATTCCCGCATTTCCTGAATGTCTGGCCGATCGTGCCGTTGGCTTGGCTGATGAATTTCGCGCCGATGGGAAGGCGCTTAAAGGATGTCGCTGAACGCAGCTGTGACTGTGAAGCGGAGATGGAGTTGATTGGATTCATTTTGATTGATTTGAACGATTTTGATTTTGAGGATTTTGGATTGATTCTATTTTGACTCGCGCGCTCATTTTCCCTCGCGCGCGAAAAATTCGTCATCTTACTTGTCCACGTGTTTGATCGTGACGTTTGTGTGCCCTTGGAACGTATCGCAGACCGCGGCCCGACGTATCTCCATCAGCCGCGCGATCACGTCGGACGTGGAAATCCAATCCTTGCGCTCTCCATTTTGCTCGAATCCCTGAAATTTGGGCGAATTTTGGAGGAAAGATTGAAATGAGCTGATTTCAGTCTCCACTCGCGCGAGCGCGGCAGCTAGAGCGTGATTGTCAGATTGCAGCTGTTTGATGAAATTCATTTTGATTTTATTTGGGCTGGGGAAACGCACTCCATGACATCGAAACAGTTGAGCCGGGATGGGCCGCGACCGCAAGCTCTCTAGCAGATTGCAAATCAGTTGCTTTGATTTCGTGCCGTTTGGTTTGGAATGCCGTGTAGATGCCGCGTCGATGGACGGGTTTATCCGTGAACACGATGAAAAGAATCAGATTCACGGAGTGTCCTCGATTTGAACCCACCCCAATGGCTTGCACTCCCAGCGTTCGATCGTGCCGTCCGTGAATAGAAAGATAACTTGATCACCCTTGCCGCTCAGCTCAGCAGACATAGAGCGCAATCCCCGCCCTTCAATCCATTCCGTTCCATCGACGTGATTGCACTCGCGAAAAATCGTTTCGAGCACCTTGATCCGGGTTTGCTTGTCGTGCGTCGGGGCCGTCATGGGAATCGGGCCAGAATAGACGAAAACACTATCGGAATTGAATGCACGATAGTGGACTAGGATAGTGCGAATCAGCGGGGCGGGAATAGTTTTCACGGCAAACACTCTACTAGATTCCGTCACCCAAATTCAATAGGGTCTTTTCCTCAATCTGTTCGGCTCGGCTGAGCAAGTGAGGAAATAGAAACAGAGTCACTTTGCCCGGGTTTCCCGGTTGGCCGCAACCGCGCACACGCATGAAACTGTTCGGCCCGATGAATTCGTCTGGGTTGGCGATTTTCGCCTGCAATTCTTCTAGCGTTTTGCACTCGTAAACGTCTAGCGCGTTGCGCAGCCCTTGGACGGGAAACCCGTTTTTCGTGAACAGCTCGGCACGTTTGACACGAGGTTTGCCGCCCCATCGGCCGCCGTCCCGTTCTCTCAGTTCTTTTACAGTAATTCCGCTCACTGGGATAGGCTCTAGCAGATTGATTTGATTTTGTCTCTAGGGTTGATTCCCTATTTTACACAGTTGCGCCCTGCGTCCTGAGAATTCCCATCACCTTGCGCTCGTAATCGCGTAGCTTCTGAATCATTTCCGGAACGTCCGTGATTCCCAGATGCACGTTTTCCGGCTCAATCTCCAAACTACGCCGAATGCGCCGCGTGTCGGCAAGCACGGTCCACAGTCTATCCATGGTGGGAAAGCGGGGAATCCCGAGGAATTGAATCGGCCCGACGATTGCATTTTGAATCGGAACGCGGTTAGCTGTAATCAGCGGGATGGAAAAGATTGCGGCCATGTTATTTCTTTTTTATCCTCGCACGCTCCGAAATCCGTCACTCCACGCGTTGCGCCTCGCATCACTCTCCCCACTCGGCAACTCGAATTTGCGGTTAGCCATTGCCGCGGCCCGTCCTGCGCGAAACCAGCCGCACAGATCGTCGTGATCGATGGGATTGACACTATCCACAGATTGACCTGTTTCCGGATAGCATCGCGCCACGTCGATCACCGCAGATTCAGCGAGATCATACTCTTGTGCGGTTATGTCGCACGGTAGAATTGGCGACGTTTTGAAATCGCTGAGATAGAACTGTTTGTGTTCGTCTGTGACTGTAGCCGACACGTTGAGCGTGATCTCATGACCATTGCGCTCGACAGTGATTGAAGCGGAGTAGCGGAGGCGAGTAGTTTTCACGGTGGACACTCTAGCAGATTGCCGCGGCTAGCGCCATAGGGCAAACACCTCAATTTTTTACTCCGCGAGATTCTTGCCGAGCGCCCTACCGTAGGCCAACCAGTAATAAAAGACGAATGGCTCAGCTTGTTTCAACCCTTGTGCCGTTTCCCATTTGACTCGCCAGTGCGCGAGCGCCCGCGCTTCCCCCACCCGATGGCGAAACGCTTTGGCGTTTACAGCCGCGGCGCGCTTCTCCGCGGCAAGCTGATGCGGCGTTGGGTGAATGATTTCGGATTCGCTGAGGAAAGTTTTCATCTGGGAAGAAATAGAGTTCCCGGCGGGGTGTGAACCCGCCGGGGTGTTTTGACTCTGTTTTGTTTGTTTGTGGATCGTGCTACGCCATCAGACGTAGCGGAAGGGAGCGAACGGCAGCTTTGAACGCCTTGACCGGCCCGACTTCGCGTGCGAGCTGGCGACGCTCAGCGGCAGACAGGAGTGAATTGGAATCAGTTTCCCTCACCTCTTCAATCGAATCGAAAGAGCTGATGAGGGAGCTTGCCCCGGCCGGCGCTTCGATGCGATCACCCTCGGAGAGCGAATCGTCCATTTGAGCGGAGACTTTCGCTTTCACGGCGCGAGCTTCTTTGCTCACTTCGGCCCGGCTAACGGGAAGGAAACCGTTTGCGCCAAGCGCGACGCCGAACAGAATGGCGTGGCGCAGGCGAATGAGGGAGAGGCGATCAGATTTCGACATGGTGGGGATGGATTAGACTCTGTTTGGTTGTTTTGGGTGTTTCCTAATCAACGGCACGCAGTCTAGCACACTTCCCACAATCTGTCTAGTAGGGAGATCACCTCAATCTTTCGCCTTCCACTCGTGTCAGAACAGTAGCCGGATTGCACCTTCCCCACCGTCCGAACTGACTTTAATCGCGTCCGGCGCAATCGTGCGAGCCGCGGCGAGAATGGACACTACGACAGGATCGTAAGGTCGATACTCGGTTTTAGTGAAATTGAACGTCTCATTTGGAGCGCGCTCCAGAACGAATGATTCGTAATCCTCGTTCTTTGCTCGCGAACCGTTTAGAGCAATGCAATCCGCGGTGAATTTAGGTTCGCCCGTGCCGTCGGAGCCGCAGAGCGCGATCGGCTTGCCCTGTTCCGCCGTACCGATTTCCTCGTGGGGGAACGTACGCCAAGCTGATTTCTCGGCGAATCCAGTGCGAAAACCCTGTTCATCGCGTCCGGCGTTGGCCGCCGACTCTGCCGTTTCCGGGCCGGCATAGTAGCCCCGCATGGCCTTTGCAACTATGCGTTTCGCTTCCGCTGTGATTTTCACCCATTCTTTGGTGTTGAAGGAGCGGCTTTGCCGCCAGTAGTGGGTGTAGCCCATTTGATTTAGACCGTAGTCGGGTTGAGGGTTAGTCGATTAAGCTGTAAAATGCATCTGGCCACAGTGCCAGAAATAGATAGCGCACGCGGGCATCGCGGGACGAGTTAGTTCAATCACGCTTAGCAATCGCGTCAGCAATGCAGCCGATCACGATGAGCGCGATGATTAGGAGGATTTCCATAGGTGTAAAGTCTAGAGGATTTCGGTGATAAAATAGAATAGAGAAATGTCCTCATTTCATGCGGCAACAGTCCCGCGGGACGCAACGCGTTCGGCATACTTCGCTCCCATTCCATGAGGCAGGAAACCGATAATCAGCTGTTTCCCACCATTGCATTTCATAGAGCGATCTGCCTTAGCGCAGAGTCGGCACGAATTACAAGTCACGTTTTCCCGTGTTTGTGCGGGACAAATGATGACCTTATGCCCGTTTGGAGTGAATTGGGTGTTGGGCGAGCCGGTCGGAACGATAGTGACGACGGGAGCAACGCCAGTTGCGACTAGCTTGTCAGCATGCTGCAAGTTATTCCCACTCAGATTTATAGTGAATCCCGCGGCACTCGCTTTGCGAATCGCCGCCCGATTATGCGCGCCATTCTGTTTGGACAGAACGTCGTGGTGCGTAAATGTGAACCCTGCTTTCCCCGCGTTTGCACTCGTGAGGTCTGCCAGTGCTTTGCCGTCAATCTTACTCTGATCTCCCGGCAAGTCTCCCGCGACGTTATGCCGCCAGATCTGGCCTCTGTTCAAGTGCCGAATCTTATTCAGGAATTTCGCCCACGTGATTCGACCCGTTGCAGTCCCCTGATCGAGCCTACGCCAGTGCCAGAATGATGGGCCGTATCTGGAATAGCAACCCTGTTTCAAAAATGGACAGCTTTTCGGGCATGTCTTTGATTCTGAATAGGTTGTGGGTATCGGGCCGGTCTTGCTGTTTTCAGACACGGCTTTGAACAGGATGTGTGGGAGAGTTTGTTTCACAAGGACACTCTAGCAGATTGAAGATGAACAGTCTATGGGTAATATACCTCAATTCGGACTTAATACCAACGTGCGAAATGAGCTTAATTCGGCCACCAATTCCACAAGACAGCACCCGCGCAGATGATGCGGCTCGTTTGAATCGAAACGGATTGCTGGGATCGCACTGACCAGCGCGCGAGCTTTTATTTTAGCTTGCTCCCAAGTATCGGCCGAAATTCCCTGCCATTCAGTAGATTGAAATGACATACCTCCACGCTGCCCCTCCTGAGTAGCTTGCCAATCGTAACGTAGCGCAAATGGAGTTTTGGGTAGCTGAGCGAATTCCAATCCCTGTAGAGAACGAGGAGAATCGGCGAAAGTGTCCATGCCTGAGTCTAGCAGAGTGCGGGGAATCTGTCTAGTGAGGTAAATGCCTCAATCTTCCGCGCACAGCTCTCGCTCCTCTTCCGTCATATCCCGAAGCCCATGGGACATACGTTCGGCAACATCTTTAAAGCTATCCTGATTAAATCGGATTGCTTGATCTGACCCGCCGCGAGCCCACTGGACTACCAGTGTATGCAAATCAGCTCCTTTCCAGATCTTGCCGGCCGGCGCAATGACTTGGAATAGGCGCATGTCTGACGTGCCTTCATCCTCCTCGACTATCGCCCCATGTTTTGCGGCGAGCTGACTGAGCGATTGTCTTTTGAGCGTTCTGCTATTCACAAGTAATAGTATAGCAGATTGTCTGTGAAATGTATATAGGGTGTATACCTCAATCTGTCAGAGCCCGCACTGTCTCGCCGGCCCCGCCCGGAGCCGCGGCTTTCGCCGCAAGATCGTAAGGCGCGCCGTCAATCCAACCGTTCCAGACGTTGCGCCAGACACACGTTGCAGCGTTTTCGATGCTGTGATTCCCCCCGCTATCATGGCAGCTCACGGCGGCCCAACCCTCAGGCAAATCACGTTTGGCATCGAATGCCGCGCCGAGCTTCACATCTCCAGATTGAAAGCCGGGAAGCGTATTCGGAATCGATTTCGCTTTTGGCTTGGGTGTTATTTCGATTCGGCCAAGCGATCTTTGCTCCCTGTCGTAATCAGCGGGGCTTGGGCGCTCTGAATAACGTGCAATTACGGCTAGGATAGCCGCACGTTGAGCCGGTGAAAGGTGGATTTTTTGCATCTCACTCATTCTAGCAGACCCGGAAGAGCCTGTATAGTAGGGTAGAGCACTCATTTTTTAATCCCTACTAGAACGATATGGATTAAATCCTAGGCTATTCTAGCTGGATTCTAAGCACCTCTAAATTGACTCTATACCGCAATATTGATTCTACTGAGATCGCCTCTCCATTGCGATTCTGTGGAGTGGGGAAAATTCCCCAATTTCACTGTATTTTGGGTGTATACACCCAATTTCCCCTAGACATGCAGATAGCCCTGCCGAGTGTTCTCCAAACTCGGAACAGGGCTATTTGGTGCTATTTCGCACTATCGTGCTGGATTACTAAAGCAATCCCGTCGCGATGAGCGACTACGCCGCCGCCAGCTCAGAACCAGCCATCTGCGGCCGGGATTTATGCCCCCGGCGAGCGGCTTTCCGACCCTTGGGGTAGCTGTATTTCTTCGTGAGTCCGAGCCGCGATTTCATGGCGTAATAGCTCGGGAACGAGATTCCAAGTGCGCTCTTCACCTGTTTGGCCGTCTTCCCTTCCCGGATCTGCTTCTTCAACTCCGCAATCAGCTCGGGGCTGAACGCGCGGCCGGAGCGCAGACCTTTCGCAGCCTGCTGTTTTGGGGAGACAGACCGCAGGAAGGAGATGAAGGAATCCATTCCATCGAACCCCCATTCCGCCGGCAGTTTCATCGCTTTCTCGCGTTTCTCTTGTTCCTCAGAGAGTCTCAATTCCTCCCGGCGGGCAAGCAGGTTGTTGAGCGTATTCTGTAGCTCCCCGAGACGATTGTCAATCTCGCGAACTTCGTTGATCTGGCCGACCGGGGTAGATGCGATCGTCCCGATGTTTGCAGCCGCAGCCGGGGCCGCAGCGATATTGGTTTCGGTATTCATTTTGACGTGTTGTTGTATGGTTTTTTGTGTTGTGTGATGAGCATTCCGGCCAGTCTTGCCGAAAGGTTTTTCTTTGCCTACGATGCAAAGCTAGACCTAACTAGAAGAGCCGGAAACGCTCTTTACACAGTGGACCATAACAGATCACAGACATCTGTCAAATACGAAAGAGACCGAATCTCAGATAGGGTATAATCCCTACCAGAGCTAGTAATTACCCTAACTGCCTATATAACCCATTCATTCTTAGCGGCTTCTACCGCCGCCCGCAGGGACTTAAACGTCCCCACTTTCCTACCCTTGCAAAAAAGCTTGTAGATTTTGCCAGTCTTCGCCCCGCGATGGATTTCGAGACCATTCTTGAGATCGATCCAGCATAATGTGGGACCAATCTCCACCCTGCGCGCCGACTGCGCCCGCGCCAATTGCGCGGAACCTTTATCGCCAGTCAGAGTCGGAACGGGTGGAATGGAAATGGAGATGCTAGCAGGAACAGGCAGCGAAGCCGCCGGGATAGTGGCTAAAAAGCGAGAGCAAACCAGCGCAAGCACACTCAGATTCGTCATGGGAAAGACGGGATGGGTGGAACAAGGGATCAGTGCAGCCGGCTGGATTGCCGGGGTGTGAGCTAGATAGACTGTTCCGATGTAGACTAGACTAGAGCAATTTGCACGCTCGTGTCAAGCCGTTTCCGATGCCCCATGTAGGGGTTTCCCGTAGGTATGTGGGTAAAGTAGGACTATTTATGGCGCGCAGATCAAGGAATGAAGATGGCTAATGCGTGGACTGATGCAAATGATTGGCAGTCTCTTTTGGATACGTTTCGGCCAGAGAGTGCCAAAACAAGGTCATTTTTGTAACACTCTGTATTAAATCTGTTTATGAAATCCCGCTGTTGTGTCCGGCCCTAGCAGAAACCATACCCAACTCTAGCGGATTTGGAGGATTTTGGATACGTTTTTGGCTGAGTTTTCATACCCGACCCACCTATTTTCTCTTCTCCTCAGCTTTCCTCAGTTCTGGCGACACATAATCCGATTCAAATAGCTCCAACATTTCCGGCGTTTCGCCGTCCACGATTTTATCGTCAACCCTATAACCATCAGCATCTTTCGCCGCGGCCCATTCGATGATTTCGCCGCTGGAATCATCTCTCGCGCCCGACAAAATATCCATGTAGGTTTCCGAATTAACCGGAACGGCCAGCACAATAGTGACGATCTTGATTGGTTTTTTCATGAGTAGATCAAACATTCTAGCAGATGGTTAGGCCAAAATGATATAGGGAGAAAGCCTCAATCTGAGCGAGCCTAGTGCTGACGATAGCAGAGTGATGTAAACTGTATGAGTGGAGATAGGACAGTTTTGGGAAATTGAGGGGAAAAAATGGGTGCCTACACCCAATCCCACTCTCTCTTTTTACCCTATTCTCGTATCTCCTTGATTCTCCGTAATTTGAGTCTGTTCTGTTGGTGGTGTATTCCTATACGTATTCTATCTATTTGTTCCACGTAGAACAGAGTCTAATTGGCTTCCACTTCTAACTAGCTAGCCGGCCCCGCTGGGAGCCGCAGGGAGGGTTTTCAGGCTATCAGATCACTTGCCCCCGCTTTTAGATTCGATCAAAACAGAGTTTTTGCCGTGCTCCGGTGTATGGGAATTCCCATGGACCGCTTGCTATTCACTGGTTTTCATTCTGGAGTGAGGTCAATATGGGTTCACTGTGGAACGTCACTCCAGTCGCCCGGCAATCAGCTCGAAACCGTCTTTGCCAGTATCGATTCAAAGGTTTTGCCACGTCCAGCCGGGCTTTTCCTTTGGGGTCAAATGGGAGATTCAGATTCGGCACTCCCTCCCGATTGGGTGTATAGCCCCAATCCGCGCCGTCCTCGCCGGGCAGATGGGACACGTAGGCCGCGCGACGATGCGGCTGTTTGGGGTGCGTCCACCAGCAGATCGCGAAGGGAGGGAGATTGGTAGGCTTACCGCTCATAGGCGCAGTTCTCCTGCTAGGGGCATCAAAATGCCCGCAATTGTGCTCTTGCTATCTTGCAAATGGGCGAAGTAAGATGGGTTACGGTCGTTGCTCATGACAAGCAGATGACAGGCTTTAATTAGCGCAGCCAGATCAATTCGTTCGGCTAGTATTGCAGCATCCACTCCCAGCTCCCGCCCGGATTTGTCGAAAGCGGTGTAAGCGAGTGCGAGTAGCCGGGCATCTAGCGCATTGCGGTCAGAGTCGGCCCCGTTAAGCACGGCGAGAATGCGCCCGGCCTGTCCGTCTCTGCGCTGCGGGTTCACGGTCCACTCGTTCCCCCCGTTGTCCGTGTAGTTAGTCGCGGCCAGCGGCCCCGGCGTCTGTGCGTTCGGCTGAGTCTTCATTGTCATGCGGTCATACTAGCAGATTGAAGCGTGAATGTTCAATAGGGTTATACCCCCAATAGCACCACCTTCGCAACTGCATCGGCGATCTTATCGTAGCCGGTCTTGCGAAGCTGAGCGATCACCGATTTCATCTCCAATCCGTTTGACTGAGCATGTTCCAGATTGGATTTGACCATCCATGTTTCGTATGGACTCAGTTCTTTGGTTGCGTCATCGAATCGCGATTGCAGCTCTGTGCTCATTCCTTCATACTGAGTAAGCGCAGCGTGGGCCTTCTCCAGAGCGGCGCGCATTTCCAGCAGAGCCGCTGACGCAGTTTCGAGCCTCTTGGCCGTTTCAGGCGCTTGGGCAATCAACTTTGCCGTATCCCGCGCGACCGCTACTTCCAGCTTGTTTGCTTTGTCCGCATAGACTACGGCATACGTGCGTGCCGGCGTTCCGATGTGCAGTTCGATCATTCCCGGAGGCGCGACCGCCTCAGTAACAGTCCATTTCGGCTCAATCGTGTGTGGTTCGCTGCGCGTTTCAGAATTCATGGGAACAGTCTATCACACTCCAGCAACTGAAGTCACTGAGGACTTCCCCTTAATTTGTGCCTTCGGAATAGGAACGACCTTATACACGTGGAAATCCTGAGCTTCGGTAAGCCCGTCCACACGTGTCTTGCCTACCATTCGTTTCCACTTGGCAGAGCGCACCCAGCAGTTCCCGCCGCTGGCATTCCAGAAAATCCGATCGTTCGCGAGGTCAACCGTGAATCCGATCCCCAGATTATCGGGACTCCTTTGGATTCTGCTATCCATCACAGACACGTAGAACAGAGAGTCGGTCCAGTGCTCGATTAGAATCGTTTCAGTGGGGCCGAGTTTACGTTCTAACCAGCACAACAGACCGCAGAGATTAGGACGCCCAATCCGAAATAGCGTGAGAGCGTCATACGAACTGATTTTATAGGTGGTGGCGGACATTAGAGTTTTTTATTATGCTTTTGCAAGACGGCCCGTGCTATCTAGAATGATTTTGCCCTTTTCAGCCCACTCGTCCATTCTGAATCCGCTGGTTGCCAGTCCGGTCAGACCGTAGCCGCGACAGTGATTGGATTCAATGACTGCGTGAGGGCGAATAACAGCGTCACCTAGAATTAGTTGGTGAGTCCGCTTGCTCCCGAACGTTAGACGCATCGCTTCAGGACCACGGACTACAACAATCGCGGCCACTGATTTCGTGTCGGGGTCCGCTTGTACGATGCAGTTGAATGGGATTTGCACGGCATTCTGGCCGAACATGGCGCGGACATAAGGATCGGAATTCATGGGTGATACTCTATCAGATTCTATCTCCTGAGTCTATGGGGTCCACACCTCAACTTGAGCTGCATGGATGATGCCCACGCTTGCGGAAATATCGACTCGCTTTCACCCATTTGACATGGCCAGTCCGCGGCAGCTTCATGAAGAAGCCCCACGCTCGTCGCTCGGGGCCAGTCAGTAGTAGAGTCCAGCACCCCTTAGTTTGGACTGTGTGGGCATGCTCAGCTTTGCGGAAGGTCGGACGCCATGAAGGCACCATCAGTTGCTCGACCATCTGACCCTTGCTCTTGGAAATGTCCATATAGGAGCCGCGCAGGACCCACACCCAGAAATCCCAGCTATGATCATGCAGAGCGCGATCGTCGTCGCCCGCAAACCACTGATGCAAACGAATGGAGAAAAGACCTAGATTCAGCACCCATCGCCGCATGTAAGGGCATTCAGGTTTGCCGAGGTATTGATTCCAGATGATGGGACGAAAGGACATGGGAAAGAGATAGACCGGCGTCCTTAAGGCGTTTAGACGAAGAGCCAGCCGCGCACGCAGGGCGTTGATCGACCGTCTCTCATGGAATGCCGTTTCCACGATTTCCGGTGTAGAATGGTGCAGGGAAAAGGATTCGAACCTCTATCCACGCCATGTTTAGACGTGCTCTACCAATTGAGCTATCCCCGCAAAGATTGGCGCTCTAGCGTTGCATTCGGCCCCGCTACGCTGCGCCCCTGTTGCAACAGAGGTTGACAGTTTACCCCTGTCAAGCAGGGGCAGAGCATAAAAAAAAGGATTGCGCGATGCCGGACTCGAACCAGTCGTTTCAGACCTGTGGCAACCTTCATCGTGTATGGTGGATCGCTCCACCGATGACGCTCTAGGTAGTCGCCGCTTACTAGCTAGACTGAGTGCCCTCCGGGTCGTATCCCTTGCAATGGAGACTTAGCATCGGGGTCTCTCGTCTAGTCTTCGTCGGTTATCACCCCTGCCGTATCTCCTTGCGGAGCGCCGACAGGAACCAATTGAGCTAATCGCGCGTAAATTGAACTATCAATCGAACAGGAAAGAGAATATCAGAGTTTGCGTCCCTTGTCTATAGGGGGTTCTCCTTATTATCGTAAGAGTGGTGATCGTGTTTCATTCGACGAATGGCCCCTTCTTTTCAATCAGGTTGATGGGAGAACCGGGGTTGGTTTTCAACTGTTTTGTCACTTGTGCCAGCCATTCTGTTTCTGTGCAATGGTTTCCGAACGTAACGTGACCAGTGCCATAGCGCCACTGATAGAAATAAACCGGCTCATGTAGCGCGAGCGTGAGTTTCGCAGAGTCCACGCCCGCCGCTTTAGCTGCCTCAGCTATTTGGCCGATGGTCATTGGCCGAATGGTTTGTTGATCTCTTTCTTTGTGCTCGCGAACAGCGCCACCGAGCGATAATAAAACACAGTTACCCCAGCCGCCCGTTTCTCGTGCGTGTTGTAGTGAGTCGGTTCCAACCCTGCCTGTTCGGCGATATGAATAAGATCATTCCGGTGCATGCGTTTGAACGCATAGAACGTCTCAAGCTGTGCCTGCGCTGTTAATTTCATCTACCCCGTATATCGGCCCGTTTGATCGCAACGATCCATTATCCCGCGCAGCGCCGCAATCTTGCTCTTTGCCACGAATCCACGACCCGGTTGACACTCAGTCACACAGAATTTACGCGGCTTGTCATCATAGACTGTGATGCGCCACTGACTCACAGACACTTGGACCGGCATTCCGTCTACGTGTCCCACTATCTCTTTCAGTTTGGACTGAACGTGGCAGTATCTTCGCCAAGCAATTGGTTTGCCCTGTGGGAAAGACGCTTCCCGATACCACGGAGAGACAGTGAAGACCGTTTCAATCGATTCGAGTGTGGCATTCATGCCATTGTACGCTGTTTCCGCAACTCTTCCAGCTCGCTCAATGGTCTCGCGAACTGTAGCATATGACTGCCCCCATCAGCATGAGAAGAAGGATGCAGAGTAGGATGGCATCTGTCCATGTAGTGACAAAATAATCGATCATGTCAGGCGTTGCGCTGCTTTCTCAGCTCTTCCAGTTCGTTCAATTTGGCCGCAATCTGTGCGTCTAATTCAGCTTGTTTTTGGCGACGTTGAGCCGCGGCAATCTCATTTTGTCTCGCCCGCTCATTCTGTTCGCGTTGGCATTTATCCAGATAAGCGTTTACCGCGGGCACTTTCCATAGCAGAAATTCAGCCGGTGTCATGGTGCGGTCGTCAACCACGTAGGAAACATCCTGTTCTTTGTATTCCCCATTCTCCACGATTGACAGATAGTTGTGTATGACAGTCTGTCCCGCTACTATGTGACCCGTCTGTCTGACAAAGCTGGTCGTAATAGCCCAGTTGTGGCCCCGTTTGGCTAGAAAGCCGATCAGCGTGCCGGGGAACGCGTCGCAGTCATACCAGACCGCGCCTTTTGGATTGGAATACACGTTCGCGCCATCCCAATTGTTCTCGAATACACCCGCCACGAATCGCGGCTTGACGGTTTCAAATCGTTCGATTGCGCGTTCAGTGTGCGCCTTGAGCATACGGGCACGCGGCGTCCATTTGCCCCAGCGGTCCTCGTTGTCGCCTAATCGACAGAGGAAACGGTAGGCGTAGACGGTCACCAGCGAGTCTGCGAGCTGTGCCATTTTGTGCTCAGTGCGAAAGGTGTCAATATATACTCCCATACTCAGTCCTCCAAGAATAGCCGCACTACTAACGCCAAACCAAACGCCATGGCAACCATGAGCAAAGGATACGTCACTATAGGCGGCATCTCTTGCTTAAAAGCACCAATCGCCAAACCAACAGCCAGCGCAGTTATGACCAAATGAATAAAAAGGCTTTTCATGACGCATGACTATAATGGATTGCGGACGAAATATCTATAGGGTAGACTACTCAAATCATCCTTGCTTCAGATTGTTGACCGTATCGTTACATTCCTCACCCCAACGAGATAGCCCCGGAGAAATATCGCGCATTCCTTGCGTGTAGCCGTGGGGCAGATGCCGGTGTCGGGGAAGAGATAAGCGCCACCCCGCGCGACTCGATAGCCCCCGCAATCGTGCTGGATTTGCAGTCCGCATTTGGCGGCTAGTTCATCTAACTCGGCGCGTGTGGTTCTCATGATTGATTAGATTCAGTCTACCGCTTTCCCCTCCACCCACCGATTGAACGCATTGTTGCCGGGCCAGCTGCTAATTCCGAGACTGCGCTTTTGCCAGTCGGAGCCGCGGGCCTTAGTCTCCCGCTTGATCGTGTTAGTCTCCCATTGCTTGGCTCCGCGCCAGCTCTTGCACTCGCGCTCTGCTTGGAACACGGTTCCATTGAAGAAGTTGATGACGAGTAGATAGGTTTTCATGACGCCATCACTCTATCAGATTCACAGGTGGGAACGCAATGAGGAGTAGACCTCATTTGGACCGTGTTTTGTGCGGCTTACGCCGGACCTTTTTCGGTTTCCACCCCGCTCCATCTTTACTCGGCTCAAATCCGCATTCTGCCATGACGGAATCAGCTAGGGCGGAGATGGGGCGCGAGCCGGCGAATCGCCAGTTCATGCCAGAGCGATCGGTGTGAGTGTAGCGAGGGAACATGGTGTTTAGATTGCCAGATTGCGTTTCTCCCACTCCGCCGCGGCTTCCTTGCCCTCGCAATCCAGAATTAGTTTGCCAAGCGATGGAAGCTTGTCCAGCCTGTAGGATTTCTTGAGGCGGATCGGATAGTAGTGATATGGCTTCCCCTTGCTCTTCTTGTTATATTCCTTTGGGTCGTGAAGCTTGTCATCGTGATAACCGTCGAAATAGAACCGTGCATTCTTCAACAGGGGCCGCTTGTTGAAACCCTTGTAGACCTCAAACGTGTTCTTGTCGAGATCGATTACGTAAGCCCACTCACAGAACAGGGAGTCTTTTGGGAATTCCAAGTCGAGTTGAACGTTGCTATCAGGAATCTTGTCTTTCGCAATCAATTCGAGAACCTTCGCCCCACAGTCCCGCTGTAGGTGAGGATACTTTGCTTTCATGCGATCCGACACTCCGAAGGAAATTCCAGATGCATCGCGCGCCGCACCACACTCCACCCACCGATCCTCCAGTTCTTTCTCTGTGATTGGAATCAGCGCCCGGACTTTCTGCCGGAACTTCTGCAAATCTGATTCAGTTTTAAGCGAATGGAGGAAGTGAAGAGCGATTGCGCCTTGACCGGACGGATAGTGATCCCACTGCCCGTATTGAGCGACCTTATATTGGCCGTCGAGTTGAACGAATGTGCTGCCTCGTGTTCCCATAAATGAAAGAATCTATCAGGTTAATAGCTGTAACGTAGTGAGAAAAACCCTCATTCGTCCTTCTCCGGTGGGAACGCTTTCTTTTCCCAGTCTTTTGGGATTGCATTGGCCGGGAATTCGGCCGCGAGAACGCAACCGCAGTATTCTTCGAACTTGCCATCCCGGTCTTTCGATTCGATCGCGGCGTAGCGCCCCGCGGCTTTCCGGTCCTTGTTGAATCCCTTGTAGAACTCCACGTTGCCGGTGTCGAGATTCAAGATGTAAGCGTACTCGCAGAACAGGGAATCGTGGATGAATGTGGCGTTGTCCAGTATGTAGCCCGAATCAATCGTCGCTTTCAGACTGCCTTGCGCGTTGCGGAGCAGACAATACCAGTCGGACGTGCTTTGGTTGCCGACGCCCAGATCGGTATAGGGTTTCAGCTTCTCCACGTCGGCGGGGGTGGGCTTGTCGCCCCTTTTCACAAGGCGAATGGCGCGGACTTTCTCCGCGAGCTTTTTGTCCTTGATCAGTTTCTTGACCTCAGCTACGAATTCGGTGCCGAGCCCGGAGGGATAGGAATCAGAATGATTGTAGGCGAGATAGTCCTTGCCGTCGATGCGAAAACCAATTGATCCGCGAGTGCCCATTGTAGTGTGTGGCTCAGAGAGTCGATTGAGTGTGGTTGATCTGTTTCATTGCGAGAGTGAATATAGCAGATAGGTGCTGTTTGCGCAATAGGGAATGCTCCTCATTTGCCGGGCTTGACCCGGCGCAATGCCCGACGTGGCGGCAATTCAATCACCGGAACCTCTTTTACGCTCCAATCCAGTTTGTGGGTCACTGGCTCAGCGAACCTCATAAACAAATTGAACTGTTCCCTAAGATCGGCCTTTGTCGGTTTCTGATTAAACACGAACAGAGGCATATTGGACAGGGAGGCGATCCAGACAGTTTTCATGATTGATTGAGAATCCGTAGGATTATCACCAGCTCGCCTGATATATGAACGTCCATCCCTCTAGCCGGGGATTGGATAGGATGCCGCGCAGAGCCTTTGCGGTCCACTCGCAATCCTTGAAATAGTATTCATCGTATTCCGTCCCGCCGAAGAAGAATCCACGTTGCGTTGGCAGTAGCTCTGCCGCCTTGGAATGATCCTTGCAGACCGTCTCACAAAGTCCGGCCAGCTCCCCCAACTGTTTGCGGGACACAGAGGACCTTTGACACTCGTCCTTGCCGTTCTGACAGTTCTTCACGAACCACGCGTGGATGTGATTCGCCTTGCGCCAGTAGCAAACGTTGAACGAGATGTCGCCGGATGGTGATTCTGAAGTGATGTCACCCGCTTCGAGCCCCGCGGCTTCGCGGACAGCGTTGAATATAGCCTGTTCAGCGGCATTTGCGTGTTCCCAGCCGGCGAGGTAGCGGGAAGCAGAAAGGTACATGTCTAAGCCCATTTGTGTAGTGATTGAGGGTTGTGAATAAAGTTGGGTGTGGGTTGTGAAAGGGATTACTCGTCATCCCCGCCCTCGTCGGCACGGGCCGGTTCGTCGAAGACTATTTCCGTGAGTGTCTGTATTTGTCGTTCGATTTGCTCGCACTCCTGTTCGTTCAACTCTCCTATTGCCCGCTGGTCATTGTCCAGCACGGTGATGTTTACCCCCGTAGATTCGGACGAAAAGAACGTTGGGATGCCGCCTTCGATGACGCAGATGATTCGGATGGGATTATTCATAGCGTGAACAGTCTAGCACGCTAACCGGCGCGAATGCAATGAGGAGATCAACTCATTTCGAGCCGCATTCTCCGCTTGCATATGCATCCGATGCATCCGGCAGGCGTAAGCCGCGCCGATCCAGAACCAGAATTCATCCTTCGTCTTCCAGCGCCGCGCCCGACGAATCTTGGCGGCAGTGTAGGCACGAGCATCCGCAATCCCGATCGTGATGATTAGGGTCGTTCCCGTGCGCTTACCAGCTTCGATTTCAGAGTGCATTAGATTCCCTCGCCAGCATGAACTTCATGCGTCTTCCGCTTGTGCGAGCGATGCACCTTCTTCTCTGCCTGCGGTTCTAACGCAAAACGACGGATGATATGATACGCGAAAGGTGCCGTGCCGATGCCGTGCACCAGATAGGCCACAACATCCACAAACAAATGGCCCGTGGCGCTGGAGATAAAGATCGGACCGAACCTGCCGAACGCGCTCCCACTAACCATGAAGACTGCGCCAACAATGAAGTGGCGGTTGCGCTTGCGCAGCTCGTTGATCTGATGGATGCCGGCCGCCGTGGATTGAATCGGATGCAAGGCCGTGTTCACTGCGGCGTGTGCCGTAGCGTTGGCTGCTTTCGTGACGATAGGGGGGATCGTGTGCATGGGATGGAATAGGGTAGAGAGTTGGGTATTGAGTTTAGCCGAAGATAGCGAGAAAGAAAAGGAGTACCCACAGGACCGCTGTGATGATTCCACTTGCGAAATAGACCGGAACGCTAATGAGGGTCGTCGCGAGGAAGACGGCCCCGGTCTGGGGGTGCCGGCGGGAATGAGTGCTGCGTAGAGCAATCCGTTTCATCCCACCACTCTAGCAGATTTTCGGCGCAGAGTCTATGAGGTGTATACCTCATTTAGCGCCTGCGGCGCGGTCTGTTGTGCAGACGGCTCCTCTCTCTATTCACCCATCCTAAACCGATATTGCAGAGAATACGGCTCCGCAAGCTTGTTCTCATCCAGATTTCCCGCTTTGTCCGGGACGACCAATCGCCAGACGGGACGATCGTCCTCGATTGCCGAAATGAATCGGGTTAGATACCCGTGCGCGATCTCAGACTCGTCGATGCAATGGCCGTTGTCCATTCGGCCGAATTGCCGACCTTGTTTGATCAGCTCAACACATCGATGGAAAATACCCTTGATATTCTGCTCGCCGATATTGAGCACAAGCTGAAGGTCTAAGTGCCCGAATGACTGTAGTCCGTGCGTATGCGCGTTGATAAGCCGACGATCTGGAAAGGAATCGGGGACCAAATGAATGTAGAATCCATAGTCTTCCATCTGTTTGGCCTGCCACTCCTCGATCAGCTTGAGTCGGGCAGCCAGCTCTTCAGCGGAGAGGTCTTTTCCGCCACAGACAGAGCATTGAGTTTGATTCTTGCGATTGTTCATGGGAATTGGTGAAATCAACCAACCTCAACCTTGACCTCAGCCACGAAGGGTGTGAACCGTAGGCGGCGGCGGGTTAGCTCTTGTTGAATCTGATCCAGACGTTTTGCCGATTCGAGCCCACTGAATGAGCCCTTTTGGGGGATGGACTGAAACCAGCGAATCTCCTGTTTCAAGGCTTTTCGCAAGTCAGCTGCGTTCATCCCGGTGTAGGGAGGACGAGTTGCGCTCGGCGGCTGTAGGGTATTTGTGCTCATTGAAATTCTGCGAATCCGGGGCGTGTCTGGCTAGACAGACACTGTGACGGCCTTGGCCGGCACAACACGTGCGATATGGTGAGTTCCCCAGACTGACGTGGTGGCGAGAATGTCGGGGCGAAACGTCTCTGCATACGTGTCGCCGGGCTGGTAGGTGAAGTCTCCACTCCAGAGCCCGTGTAGATCGTAGAAGTGAAGGGTGCCACCCTTGGTCTGGACATTCAGGGTGGAAACGGGAATCCCCATGGCGATCGTCTTCTGCGTGCCGTCCTCAATTCGCGGGCCAGTTGCCTCAATAGCAACCGCATCTTGCATGAGGTTCACGAGCCCCAGCTTGGAGCAGACGATGCGACCCTTGAAATGCAGGAATTTCGCATGAGTGAAGAATCGCTCGTGAATCTCGACGAATTGAACCTCACCAGCGTCGTTGTCGTGCTTCTCATACACGATGACCGCGTGGCCATCCGGGTAGAGGTAAGCGCAGTGAAATCGGCGGGAGTAGTAAGAGGATTTGATCATGGGAAAGACTATAGCAGATTGTGAGTGGATAGTCTATAGGGTGCTTGCCTCATTCTACTGGCACGCCATTCTTTGCCGCCGTCTCTCGCGCCGATTTCGCCATGTCGAGCAGGCTAGCCGCCATTTCTTCCGCTTCCTTTGGGGTCATTTCGATGAGCAGCGTTTTGATGGAGCCGTCTCCATATATCTCGGAAGTATCGGCTCGTATGGTTACACGGGGTTTGAGCTGCGTTTTGTCCGCAGTGTAACGCCACACTCTGTCCGTGTTCCAAGCCGAGCTGACGCCGCCTGAGAAGCGGGGGAATTCAAGCTCGTATACGACGGCGTTGGCGTTGCTCGGGCGGCTGGAATGGATGAAGCGCATGGTGATCAGTCTATACCGGGGCCGCTGGCGTGGGCGACGGCATCTTTCACCGTCTGAATGAGTACATTTCCCTCCGTCAGTTTGTGTTTGCCGGCCACGATTGTCTCTCGGTTCGCGGCAGAGATTACGGCTTCACACGCATCAATCAGCTTCTGCTGACTATTCCCGGCGAAATTCAGCGCGCCAAGCGCGTTCATCAAAAGACCTTCCGCCGTGCCCTTTCCCGTGCGGATGGCGTCCAGTGCTTCACGCGTATAGCGGTCAGCTCGGGCGAGAGCGGATTTCTGTTGGTTGATCGGCATAGGGGTGAAGGGTATTTCTCAATCCATCACGGAGAAATAGGGCATGCCGCCGGGCATGATGTTCCATAATTCTCGCGGCATAAGCAATTTAGCCTGATTTGTTGCGATTCCTAACGCCATGAGCTGTTCCACGTTCATGTGTTCTCCCCAGTGCTTGCCGTCTTTCGTCACACATGCCTGCAAGAACGACCAGCCGCCGCCCTTACTAACGAGGAATGCGTCGTTGAGCTGATGGAGAAGAGTCTTGATCTCGTCCTTGTGCGATTCGAGCCGGACGGGGTGGAAGCCGAAGTTTTGCATCACGCCTTCACCAACAACATGATTCGACGTATCTTCTTCGGGTTTAAATAGACAGTCGAGGAAGATGGCTTCGACGTTGGCTGATGTGAGGGTGAGAGGATTAGCAGGCTGATTCATGGTGACAATATAGCAGAGTGATGTGTGCTAAGTCTATGAGGCATACCCCTCATTTTGCGGAGCTTTGCCCCTCAGCGTCTGCTTTGGCGGCGATCTCCTGCTTGAGCCATTGTTCCGCCCGCTTAAACAGCTCGATGAATTCGTGGACCGTGTTTAATGGAATCTGATGTGCGTCGTCAAAAGGGTGCTTCGCCAGCAGGAGGTAGCATGTGTTTCCCGCCACATGGATACGGGGGCCGTGGGCGTTATCGGTCAGTAGAATGTCGCCTTGAGTCGGCAGCAACTCCTTCTCCTCAACCTCGTCGAATCGCACTCCATCTAGGCTTAGTTGGAGGCGTGTGATCGCGAATTGTTCTGCCGCCGCGGTCTTTCTGCGTTCCTCTGTGGTGCGCGCCGCCTTCTCCCGCTGCGCCTTCTCTTCCCACTGCGCCATGATGTCGCTGACAGCCTTATTCAACTTCAGCTTGTCCAGCAGATCGCCCTGACCTTCGCGCACGAGTTTAATCTTCCTTATCGTGGAGTTGGAGCGGTGGAAACTCCAACGGACTGTCAGCCGCAGATAGCCGTGATTTGTTTCGTCTATATTGACTCGATAGCCGGGGAGCGCGATCCAAGGATAGATGTTCCATTTATCGTGGCTGAACCCAACGCTTGTGGGAGCGGGGAATAGTTCAGTGAACAGATCAATCAACGCCTGCTTGCGGGCCGCGAGCTGTTCATCGTGTTTCGTAACCAGCTCTTTGGAATTGCCTCCGTAGTGGCACAATTCTACGGTTACGGCGGGGATTCGATAGAACGGTGATGATTCTGAATTCATGTAACCACTCTACCAGAGTCTATCAGAGAAGTGCAATAGGGTTCAGTCCCTATGCCAGCGTCAGGGCTCCCCCCGCAGGTTCGCTGCCTCGTCCAGCCCGTCGGCCACGCCCCAGAAATAGGAGAACGCTGGTCCAGAATCCATGAACATCCGAGCAATATCACGATAGCCGCGAGCCAAATCGCGCTTCGTGCGTATATGCTGCGCGGTATACGCGTCACCCACATCCCGGCCATAGAACAGTCCGTAGACGTAGAAGATGATATTCGTTGATGTTGCAGATACGATCTCTGGTAATGGCTCGCTTGGCAGGGCGCGGGCGCTGGGGCAAACAGATGATGCGCAGAGGATTGCGGCGAGCAGCAGACCTCGGATGAGCGATGCGGGGCGGATAAGTGAAGTAGTCTTCATGCGCAACATCCTATCAGTTCCAGACCTACTTGTCCATAGGGGAAATACCCCAAATGCTTGCCGCCGGCCCGCTGTCGTTGGGCCTCAGTCTTTTGTGGATGGCAGATAGAACGCTTTTTCCACTCGAATGAATAGCTCTCTGCCTTCAGAATCTCTATCCCCCGTATTGATGTAACCAAGCACGGTAATCGCTTCGTTACTTATCTTGATTTCAGCAGATTGAAAGGCAATCCGATTCGGTCCAAACCTATCGCGGTGGGGAAGGAATATGACGGTATCACTACCAGTCAACAATAGATGACCGTTTACGATTTCGCCGCGGTCGTTAGTGGTCGAAGTCTTCACGGGGCCGGAGCCGCAGCTTTGTGTAGACCGAGGACTTTAAGCACACGATTCAGCTCTTTCTCAGCTTCGGCTTTTGTGTCATGCGTAGAGTCTGCGTTTCGAGGCTCGATGCGACAGCATGCCAGTTCGATAAACCCGCGATTGGTCATGGCGCGGCTGACCGGAGCATTCTGAAATACGATCGCATTCCAACTCCACGTACCGTTCAGGTGCTTGCATAAACAGCGGCGGATCAGCGGGCGTTGCCCTGTTTTTTGATCCCGAATGTCTTCCACGATGCGGGGTACGTGTTTCGGAACACGCTTGCGCGCATCACGTGGCCGCTCGCAGATGTTCTTAGGGATGGTAACGAGCATACTGGCGGCGTTGTAGGACCATGTGCCTCGGTAAGTGCGTTTGTTGATGCGCTCCACCCACACGCCAGAGCCGGCTGGGAGGTCTTGCCAGTCTTCAGTGGTTCTGACTAGGAATGGTTTCATGTAAGAAATTCTCTGAATCAGTAAGAGCCCGCATTCGACAATGCCCCGACTGCTTGATCGATCTTTTCTCGCACTTCGTCCAGTGTTGCGGCAAGACTTTGCAAGCTGGTTTCAGCATTGTCGAGTTCGTCCACTGCTTCGTCTAGCGCCTCAATGGCGGACGACGAATTTTGGCCGCGTTCGGTCTGTTGCAGGGACTCAGGCATGTTATCATATGACTCCTGCTCTGCGTCGCGGATTTCGGACACACTGTCTTTCAACTCGGTCAGCTTTTCAGCCGTATTCTGTACGAGCGCGATTGCTGCCAGCACTTCTGGGGAGAGGAGCTTGTCGAGGGCTTTTTCGGCATTCGTAAGCGAATTGCGTCGTTCTTGGTTCATTAGACGTTCAGTCTATCAGAATGTTGCGTTAGAATGCTATAGGGAGTTGTCCCTATTCCATTTTATTCTAATCTATTCTAATCTGGAGTCTCGCGCTCACTGCGGCACCACTCAATCCACCTGTCCTTCGTTTCCTTTGGCAGGCGGCCTTCTACCTCCGCACTCTTCCTCATTAGAGTCCGCGCGTTCGCGGAGAACCTTTTCCATAGCTGCGCGAAAGGCTTCTTCGGAAACCATGACGCAGCGCACGGCGGTCTCTGGATTCACGCAGCATTGCTGCTTGAGTGATTGCCACGCGGCGGAGGTGAACTGTTCGGCGTCGTGCATTCGTTCGCCTATTTCTTCGCGGGGTCCGGCTTGCCTGCCTTCGCAAACACGTCGGCGCGGAATTGGTCGCAGAGCGCGGCGAGGTCTTCCGCTGGAACGTCAGCCAACGGAAACGCTGGCGATTCCTTAAATCCCTCTTGGCGCAGACCCGGCTTCGATGCCATACGCACAAAGTTGGGGATGGTGAACGGCAGTAGGTCGATTTTCATGGGAGACTCGTTCGCTATCTTTTGCGCCCAAAAAGGCGCGGTGAATTGGTGCGTGTCCAATAACCAGACCGACAACGCGAGCACTTCGAATCGTTGTGGTAGTGAGCTGAGCAAATCGACGCCCACCAGAATCCGAACCAGCAGCGATTATGGATGAATTTCCAGAGCATTTTCGTTCTCAGGGGTTGGGATACTTCGCCATCGCGGCATCAACGACGGGGCGGATGACGACGCCCTGCGCCAAGTTCTCCGTGAGGAATTTCCGCTCCTTCGAGTCATAGACGCGGAACCGGAACTCGGTGAATTTGCAGAGCCAGTCCATGCGCGCCTTGTCCGCGAGAAGTGCCGGCGCGATTCGCCGCAGCCGGCCAAATGGCGATAGCACGCCGCCGCTCTGTTCTTTCGGCGCTCCAAGCTGGTCGAGGAGTTGGTGCAGCATCGCGTCGTGCATGAGCCCGTTCAGCTCCCGGTTTGAAATCGGCTTCCGCTTTTTCGTGGTAGGCATGGTTCGTTCTCAGCGTAGCAATTCGCGAAGGTCTTTCGCGCACGAGTCGTAGGTGGAGCGGATGTGGCCGTTCCAGTTGGTGTCGGCGGCTTCCTTTTCCCAGCTCTTTGCCGCGTCCTCCAAGGCGGCGCGTAGTTTGCGATCAGCGGCGCGCAGCACGGCGGCTTCCGACGCCTCTTTTGCCGTCAGCTTGTGCCCTTCGATTTGCGCCGTCAGCTCGCGCTCAAGGCCGCGAGTGAAGTTAACCAGAGTAATTAGGTCGTCAGCGTGGCCCTCGTTTGATTCGAGAACCTTCGCGTAAACTGCATCAGTGCGGGGTGTGTTGCTCATAGATTTTTCGCGCTGTGGGCACGCAGATTCATGGTGCAGGAAACTTCCGCAGTAGGTGCAGGCGCGCTCGTTGTGGTCGCTCATCGTTTTCGTTCAACCCAGCTTGTTCGTCTCGCCCCAGCGGGCGTATTGTTCCCATGTCAGTCCTAGCCACTCGTGGAGCGGCACGGTGCTCGGGATGATCGCGTGCCACTCTTCCACCCGCTGGTCTATGTTGTCGTCTGTGGTTGGTGTCGTGTAGTGCATCACGTTTCTTTTCTGCCGAGAGCTTCGTTCTAATCGGCTTGTAGTGGCAATAGCTGCCTTCAGCTTGCGGTCGTCAAATCTATCCAAGCGCGCGAGCAGCTTGCGGCAGATACCCGCCCCACGAATTTCCGGAGCGGCGATTATTAGCTCATCGATCAACGCCGCCGCCGATTTCGCAGACATAATGAGATTCGTCTTCATCACAAAACGCTTCTTTGTTCTCACTCCAGACGGCTGCGCAGGTAATCTACGATACGGCGCTTCGCGGGCAGGTCGCCCTTAAGCTTCCAGTTCAGTGCCTGCATCATCACAGAAAGCGTCTCCAATTCAGGATCGTCTGTGGCGTCGGGAATGACGAAATGAACGCGATGCACAGTCGCGGAAGGCTCGGGAGTGGCAGTTGGGTTGAGCATAGATTTTCCGTTTAGCGGCAGTCGTCGGTTGCGGCCTTGAGCCAGCCCGCACACTCCTCGAACACGGTTGCCTCGCGCCGCAGTGCGGTCGCTTCGTCAACCTCGGTTTCCTTCGCCGCTTCTTCGCGCCGAAAGCACGCCTGCGACATGCAAGTATGGTAAAGCGCCTTCATGCGCAAAAGTCGGCGGTCGGCTTCCTTGGCTGTATCGTTGTCCATAGTCGTTTCGCTCAGGCGCGGTCGGGGATTCGGGTCTGCGAGCGGTAAAACTTCACAGTCCTGCAAATTGCAACCTCGGATTACATCCTCGGCAGAGAGCTTACTTGTGAACGGTTTCGCCTTGTCCCAAGTCACCCACTCAACTTCGGCGTATGTCTGACGGCGAACTGGCTCAGATGCCCAGAGGCCGGTTCCGCATTTATTAATGCCTAGTCGCGTTGGATTCATCGGCTGCCTTTAAGTTTCGTTCAGGTTTTCGGCTCGTGGAGCAGCGGCGTGGCCGCCGCAAGTTGCCGGATGGCTTCGAGTCGTTGCGATGCCCATAGAACGTAGCGCGCCATGTTGGCTTGCTGCTCCGGCGTCCAAACCCACTCATGCGGAGAGGCTGTGACCCAGTGGGCATCACGCACGGCATTGTTTCGGGCCTTTGCCGAAAGGCCGCATTGCGTGTAGTCGCGGCTAAGTCGAACTAAAGGAATGTCGTTAGGCATGGGTGGTTTCGTTCCGTCAGTTGGGGTTGACCTTCATCGCGTTTGCGACGGCACGGCGAAAATCATCGCCGAAGTTGTCGGAGCAGTCGTCGCGCTCCGCTTCGATGTCTAGCTCCAGCTCGGTCCAGCCAACTTTCTCAAGTCGGAGCGCGAGCCAGTTCAGTATTTCAGTGTCGGTAGGCATGGTTTCGTTCTCAAGCTTCGCGCCGTGTGCCTTTGCAGACGACGCCCCGGTTGATATTGTGTTTGCGAAACAGCCACGCGGAACCATCGCCGCCGGCCGGGATAAATACGCCGACGAGTCTTTTGCAAAATCGGCAGCGAATCTTTGGGAGAGTAGGCTTAAACGGGTCCATTTCGTTCGATGTTACTCGCGCGGTAGACCGGCGATTTCTCTGAGGATGTAATCCACGCGCCGCAGTTGGGCATTGTTCGGGCCAGCGCCGCCGTTGTGAATGAGCACGCGAGCTTCGGCTGCGATTTGGGCGTGCCGGTCAATAATGCCGGTCAGCCGCTTAATCTCGGGCTCGCCTGACAGTGCCTCAGCGAAGGCGTTAAATGCCGCAACTGCGGAGGGTCGAAGTGTTGCAGTGTCCATGATTTTCGTTCCGGTCAGGCCGGGACAGGGAGGCTATATTTCTTCGCGACGCGTTCCAAGTAGGCTATGCCATAGTCGCTCCACTCAGGCGGCCTCATCAACTCCTCGTCGTCGAGAATCCACATCCACATTTTGATAACGTCGCCCATGAGCGACGCCGAGATGCCGCGCTTGTTGTGAGCCTTCTCGAATGCAAACTCCAAGTCGTTTGCGAGATTTTCAAGAACGGTTTCGCGTGTGAGCGGGGTCGGGGTCGGGACTTCAGCGCCATCCTTCAGCGAAAAGCCGAGTGCCTTCCAGTTTTCGACCGGCAGGAATTGCAGAAGGCGTTTCTTATCTCGACTGTCGATGAGATTGCAGTTCTCCCCGCCGGGGTATGCCTTGATCTGTTCGAGGGTCTTCATAAAGGAAAGTTGTAAGGGGATTTGAGGGACTAACGAAAGGATTTATTTCACTCCGAAAAATTCGTCAGGAGTGACCGCTATTGCGTCGGCCCCTTCGCGCTTCGCCTGCGCAATCTGTTTCCGAATCACTGATGGTTTGCCCGTTTTGATATCGTCCATCACTTGCATGATATCGTCACCGACGACGCCACCGCTTGCAGCGCAGAATACGAGGGTCTTGGCCTTATGGCGAATCAATCCGACAGAGAATCCCTTTGCAGTGTGGATTTCATCGGCGGGCGTTTCAATGCAGATCGGAGCATTGACGTTGCCGCCGTGGATGAACGGACGATAGGCAGGACGCCAGACCCGGAACGTCTTGGTCTTCGTAGTGCGTTTTTTCTTGGTCGTCTTTTTCATGGTTTTCAAAGCCTGAACCTTATTCACTCCAGCTTCACAAAGGGCGGCACGTAGCCACCCATCCCGCGCACCCAATCAATGTCTTTCTCGGTTGCTTCGCGAACAGTACGTACGTTGTCCTCACCGACCTCGCGCTTGAATTGGGCGCGTGCTTTATCGAGCGTTTCGGCCGTGCGCAAGGCACATCCGCGATCGGTCTCCGCGTAGTAAATTTTCATGCTTGGTTTCGGCTCGTCATTCCGCGGGATAGAATTTCAGTTCCACCGTCTGATCGTGGCAGTCGTAAAGCGAACGGATCTTCAACCACAGGGTTTCCCGGCCGTCATCTGGTTTCAGGCCAGCGCCAAATCCGCTCATTCCTTCGCGCGTGTCGAAAAACAGCGTGCCTTCGCCCAGCTCGATTTCTTGCCCCACTTTCGGCGTGCGCGGGGAAATGCCGTGGAATAGGTCTCCGATGTGGCCCGACCGCCGAGTCTCAAGGACTGTCGCAACCAGCCGGCCCCTTTGACCTTCGCACAGCTTCTTGACTGGCCGATAAGTCTTGGCGGATTCCACAGGCGTCCCGTCTGGAATTGCATAGCCACCGGACGAGGGGCCGAGGAAGACGATGCCATATCTGTCTCCCACTCGCTCTTCGCGAGGCCAGTTCAACACGCCAGCGCCGAGTACTACCGCGCTGATTGAGGATTTTTTAGATTGTTTCATGTGAAGAGGGGATGTGAATTGGCCGTCAGCCTTTCGCCGGCACAACTGTGACCTCAGTGTCCGCTGCCATAGACAGGTAGACAGCCTCATTCTCCGTGAGATAGTCGCCCACGTGAGAGTTTTTGGCGCTCGTTCGGACTGCACCAACAATCTTGGTGATTTGATAAGGTGTCTTTTCAGACCGCCCAAGAGCGCCGGCATTTGGATTGTAGGCGAGAGTGACTCGAATGGTGTTTTTGGGATTCATCGTGAGCAGAATATAGCAGATTCGCGCTTTCGGCGCAATAGGGACTTCGCCCTACGCTGGATTGAGATGTTGTTAATGATTTGCCGCCTTATTCCGCCGTCGCCGCCCACACCCGATCTCCATCTCTTCCCACGAATCGTAGACCGGGGCTGACATATCCAGTTTGCGGGCATCATACAATCCGATGCGCTCGCATATCCTCATCATCTGCGACGGGCTTTGCAGCTTCTCAAGCAGAATCAGAGCGCCGGCACAATGCTGACTTTTATCTGTCGCTTCTCTCTCGCTGAAGCCCTGCTCGTCCTCCGTCTCCACAGTCGTCTTGTGGCACGGGAAATCGCCGCGCACAAGACTCTGTTCAATCTCAAGGACACGTCCCGGAGCCAGAGGGAACGGTTTATCGCTCCTGAATGGACAGTTGTCGCAGGGGGTAGTTTTGTCGTATTTCATTTGAAAATCTCCGGTTTTCTGATGTCACTTTACGACACTTCGATACCAAGGGCTGAGCGTGCTAGATTCTGGAGCAGCGGCCACGCTTTTGGGTCCAGATTAATCGGTTTTATTTCACTATACGCTGGAATCATATCTTGAATCTGTCTTTCCGAGCTTTTCTCGTCGAATGGAATCAACGCCGCCATAACCGTGCGCAACAGCTCTGCTTGAAACTCGGGATCGGCCCCGGCGCAGAGGTCGAGAGTACACCAGCCGTTGCCGACTAGCCCCAGCCGCACTCTCACTCCAAACATGACTCGCCAGAATCCCAGCTCCCAGCGGCCCCCAGTGGAGACCCAGCGGTGGAAGAGATGGTCGTTCGGTTTTGCGGGGTGAAAGGTCATTATTCGTGCACTTACGGCGCTCTCACTGGCCCGATTGCGCCCGAATCTCCACCGCTTCCATGCAGTAGGGACAGTTCATCGCTATTTCTCTTTCGTCTCGATTTGCACCACGATGGTGTCGGTAGCCTGTTCTATTGACTGCATCTGGGTAAGCAGCCCGTCAATGATGGGGAAATAGGACGTAACCAGAGCTAAGCCGATTGATCTCATCACGTCGGGCAACACCGCACCGTGCGCGCTTTTACCCTGATAGCGAACCAGATAGCGGGCCTGAGTGCCGGTGCGACGTAGGCGTTTGGTGACTCGGAGCTTCATGACGAATAGGCGTCTCCAACCTTGAATTGACCGGCGAGCACTTCGGCGTAGAATTGCTCCTCAACGCCGCGGCGCATCACAGCCATGTTCACGATGGCTTCGGCATTACGGAGAGTCTTGCCTTCCCCGAACAGCGCGGCCACCTTGCCGGTAGAAATGTCTACGGCGACGACATCGTATAGCTGAGGCGCTTCGGTTTTCATGCGACCACTCTATCACACTCTTGGTCGTCTGTCTGTAGGGAAGATCCCTCAATCTGCTGGTCAGTTATCAGACCATTTAGACGCGCCTGTACGTCAGGCCAAGAAGATGGGAAGTAGCGCATCACTTCGTATTCCATATCCGCAATCAGCGCCTCGCTCTGCTCTAGATTCAGATAGGACAGAGTGTCCATGGACTTCACGAATTTATCCATGAGCCGGTCCAATCTTTTCAGGCTCTTTCGCTGATTGAGCGTGATCTTGTCTGGATTCGTGTTCCAGTTGGGAATGCGTTGCTTGGATTTGCGAGACGTGGCTAGAGAGATGCGGGATGGCATGCGTCTCGATTGAGGCATGCCAGAGCCCAATGGTCAAGTCGAATTGCGTAGGATCAGTAGAGATTTTCGCTGAAAAGTCGAGTCTCGTCGCCGCCGCACCGATAGAGTCGCTGACCCGCCGCTAGCGCGACGGCCAGAGCCTCTTCACGCGTCATGAACGTGCCCCACTGATCAATGAAGCCTTGTTCAGATTGAGTCCACTCAGCCCGCGAACCAGAACCAGAGTGAATCATGGCTTGGATCGCCACGTGCATGAGCGCGTGAAAATGTCGCGGACCCAGCGCCATTTCGCCAGAAGCAATGCGATTGGCCGCGCAGACTACTCGGCGCTGAGGAGCGCCGGGCCGAAGGTGATAGGGTATAGAATCCCCGTCGTTCATCTCAGGATTGTTCGGGCTTGGATTGGCCGATAAACACCTTCAACAGCTCCTCAAATTCTGCCACCTTTGGTCGAACGTTCTTGTCGTGCGAAGCGAGTTCAACGTAACCAATGTAGGTTGCCAGCGCCTGTCTCCATTTATGCCGCAAATCGCGACCGGGGAGAGTTTTAACCTTTTTCATAACAGAAAGAACGAGCTGCTCTTGAACAGGTGTCATGGCTCCGCCTTTGCCATCACGTGGCGCGCTGTGGCCAATGTGCGCCACACCAAGTCTTGGTAGTCCCGGACCCGGCGCTCTTCTTCTGACATGCGATCATTCTCGGCTTCGAGCCATTCGAGCGGGGGATAATCAATGGGTTCACTGACCATATAGCATCCGCTTTCCAACGATTGTTTTGGCGCGTCAGCTGGCGAGCCGTAGATGTAGTTCCATTCAATCGGATCGTCGAGATTGTCGATGCCCCACCGATACCAGCGAGGGCCGACATGCTCTGGCGGCAATGTCGCACGACGCTTCGCGGCACGCTTATTGGTGGCGTAGCGACGTTTGGTCAGAGTGCTCATGTAATAATTCGGCTCAGTGATCTAGATTGGATTCAAACATTCAATCGTTTGATCGCGTCCGTTAGCTCTTCAGCATCTTTCATGAGTTGCAAGCGTTTTTGTTGAAGTGGCGCGTCACTAAGCTGGATGCCATAGCTCCGAATGAGAGATTTTGCGGCTTTCAGATTCTCATCGTATTTGGCCCCCGCTTCCAAAAGAGTCTTGTTCTCGTAGTAAATTCCAAGACTCATGATGCCGTCATTAGCTCGCAGCGAGATGCGGAGATCGTCCAGCACGACGCTCATTGATTCGTGATAGTTGTGAAAACCGGGGACAAGCTTCTGGAGTTCATACCCGTCGGGTCGCCCGTCGCTCGTCAGCACTTTACCGTCAATGCATTCTTCGTGGCAGCAATCTACAGCAAGGATTGCCCCGGCTTGGCCTAATGCGGTCAAAGCCCGCTTTAGAGTGTCGCGCTCGATGTCTGCTTCCATAGCGTGGAGCAGTTTGTAGCGTTCGTTGATTTCGCGCTGGAGGCGTTCTTGTCGCTCTTGGATGGTTTCGGGAGAGTGATTCATTGGAGTGGAGCGTAGCAGATTGTCAGACCGATGTCGATAGGGACATGTCCTTATTCTTGGAGCTTATCTGGAGTTAGCGGCTCAAACCGCGCTTTCAGCTCTTCGTATCGCTGCCGTGCTTCCTCCTCTGCTTCCCGCGCTTTCCGCTCTTCGTGCTGGGCCACCTCCGACAGATATCGAGTAAGATTAGCGCGCAAAGTTGCCTCGATCTCATCGTCTGTCTGCCAGAGCGCGGTAAATGGGAGGGTGAAAGTGTGATAGTCGTATTCCTCATCGCCCATGTATTCGGAAGATACGATAGACACGCCATTGGCTTCAATGTCTGCCCGCGACCATTGAGTGCCGGCGAAGATGGGGTCTGGGGGAAGTTGGTCGATTCCATGCTCGCATAGGTATTCCGACCGATAGGAGCGGATTCGCCTGATGTCGTTTACCGCGTTCAGATTGAACCGTTGGATTGTCCGAAAGACTTTGCGTGCCCGCTGGGCCAATTGCAATTGGGCCTGCTGGCCGGCACGGTATGCGGTGATGAGAGATTCTAGGTTCACGGGATTCACGTATTCAATCGTTTCAGTATAGTGATATTGGCGCGCAGCCCGGCGATTTCCGCCAGCATATAGGGCTTGGGGTCCATCCATTGAAGAGCTTGTTCTTTATTCGATAACTGATGTTCGGTCAAAGCTAAACGATCAGCGCGGGCGGCAGGAGTCATAGCCTTGATCTCGGCACGGGTGAGTGGCTCGTAGAGCTGTTTCATTGCTCTGCTGCGTCTAGCGACTTGGTGGTCTCCCGTGGAGACGGTTTGGGATTATTCAGCGCCACCTTCAGCTCCTCAAACGTTTGGCCCGCACCCCATCCCAAATAGACGTGAGCCCCATTTCCCTTGGTCCATTTCTGCACAATGAGCACGCCCTTGGTGCCCACCCACACCTCCATGAACTCTTCTGCGGGAATGACGCCACGCTCCATGGAATCGGAACAACGGAATTGTCGTAAACGGTGGTAGCCGGCCTCACAAAGAACCTTGACCGTTCCCTCGTAGCCGGGGTTCGAAATGTAAGGCTTCATGACTGTTTGAAGCGAGCGATGCCAACCTGCGTGCCGGCCACCTTGCTGTTGTAATAGAGTGTTCCGTTGACCTGATCGACCTCAGCTCCATTACCGACTGCGTGTATGATATATTCTCCCGCCGAACCCTCGGAGCGCGCCCGCTCGGCGGCCAGCTTCGCGTTCAACGCTTGTCCCCAGCAGTTTGCACCGATACAGATGTAGACTAGACCTTTCGAAGCGTCAGGAAGTGCGGCCAACAGCTTGCGACCTTGCGCGGCGCTAAGCGTGACGGATAGATGTGGAGGGATAGGAGTAGATTTCATGACGCGTATAGTATAGCAGATTTTACGATCGATTGATATAGGGTATTTTCCTCAATCTCCATCCACGATCCTCTGCGCTTTCTGTTTGTCAGTCAGACCAACCGGCATGAATCGGGAATGTTGATAGAATTCTGGATTGGAGCCAAAACATCGGAGATTCAGAATCAGATTCTCCTTGAGCAGTGGGTGTAAATGTGGATTGCACTCAATCTCTCTACGAAGCTTCCGTTTCGAACCCTTCCCCCGCATGATTGCGTTCATGAATCGACGTTCTACACAGTCTTGCACACCTTCAGGAGTGTAGGCACTGAAAAAGGAGCGATCCAGATATTGGCTATACCGCATTCCGTGATCTACGTAGAGATAGAGAAATGGCCAATTGTCTTTTGGGGCTGGATTGCGCTTCATGAATCGGTCTACGCGAGCGCCGAGTGTCTTCTCGTTGACCCTGATTCGCGGCCATGGTTTTGAGGCTTTCATGTGGCGTTTACCACTCAATTGTTAAAACAGTCTCCTCCACGATATGCAGGCGGTAGCCGCGCCCGATCAATTCGGCACGGTCCTCCGCAGAGAGCGGCCAGTCCTTGATGATGAGATTGCTAAAACCTTGCGCCGCTTCTGTGGTGATTCGGTGATAAAGCTGAGGCATTGTTTTCGCGGATGGATTGCGCGACCATTCGGCCCGCGTGTCTAACAGGCTCCGAGCGTGAGCTGCGGAAATGGTAAAGGATGGTGTGCCGCTCATTTCTCCCACAGCTCCCTCCGTCTCGTCACCGTATTCATCTTCCCCGGCTCTTTCGGCCAATGGACCTCTCCGTGATTGTCGCTCCCACCGAATTTCTCCAGTAGGATGCTCCAGAGAAGCTGCCCCGCATCACGAAACGCTTCAGGGCAATCCTTCGTATAGCTGTAATCAATGTAATTGAATTGAGTAGTGGATTCACAGAAGTCCCTGAATCCCAATACGTCATGCATGATGCGCCGCCAAGTCCCTTCGATGCGCGCGGCCAGACCGAGCTGCGGATTGAGAGTGGGTAGGATCAGGTTTTCCTCAACCTCCACTTCATTCCGCGCAATATCCAGCTCCACTCCAACCATAGGATTCTTGTCGTCCGGCATTGCGATGTGGAGATGTGGCCCCACAATCCGCATGACATGCCACAGTTCTGTCGTCCATTTGTTATCGGCGGGGCGTTCAGGACAGACTTGATCTGGCAACGCTAGGTTCTCGTAGTGAGCGCGGACCAGCTCCCACCCATAGTCAGTGAGAGTGACGGTGACTATACTGTTTAATGACAACTTCATGGTTTCACCGCCTTGTCGCCCAAGATTGAGATAAATACAATGCTCAAACTGATAAACAGCAGCAGAACATACCAAAGCTGTTTCCGGTTTGTTTTGCATTCACTAACCGATTCGCCAGCGAAGAAAGCACAGACGGTTAAAATGATCAGTTTTAAAAGCAAAAGACTCACTGTTTGTCCTGTATTTCATTCCAAGGATTGACGACGGGATTCTCCACGCTCCCATTGTTCCTAATGTCCGCCCAACTCCAACCCTCTATACCCTTCACGTGTAGAGTGAATTCGATTTCGCGGCCTTTTGGCAGCTCAGGATGATTCGTCTCTCTAAGGATGCGTTGAACAGCTTCAGAGATTTCGCGTTTTTGACGGACACTAAACATTGGCGTCCTTGGTTTCAGACTCTTCGTCTTCATCCTCTTCCTCGTCGCTCCATTGGCCGACATTCTTGCGGATTTGGATGCCTTCCGGAGAACTCCAATCAGGATCGCTGTCCTCGCTCTTTTCGCCCTCCTTGAACGTCTGTGTGCCGACAAAGCCGCCACCTTCATCTGCGAACTCAGTGAAGAATTCCAGTGTGGGGAAATCGGCACTAACCTTGATCCACAATCCCTCCGCGGGACTCCAAGCGGTTTGAAAGGAGAAATTGGCTTCGCCCGTCTTGGATTCCCTCTGAGCGACATCATAAGTACCCCATTTGGTGCCCCAGTTCTTGATCGCCCAGTCATACCAATTATCCACACCGAAACGGCGGATCAGTTCCTTTTGATATGACGAAGAGATGGAAAGTGACATGCCAAACAGCGACTCTTTCTCTTCCCCCGCCGCGATCCGGGCTTTACGCTCGGCCAGTTCAGTCTTTTGCTTTTGGAACTCTTCTTCAGACACGATTCGAACTGGGGAAGTAACTTCAAACAGCTCACAGGGGCACGGAAACAGGCGGTCGAATTTGATGAACTTTTCCATCTTGCCGTGTTTTTCTGCTTTGACGGTAGCGGTCTTGATGAGACGAGCGATGTCGGCTTGCGGGCCGCGGATACGGAGGGTGGAGTATACGTGATTTGGCATGGTGGTGTGAATGTAGCAGAATTGAGGGACAAACACAATAAGGGAGATACCTCAGCGTGACCGCTTCCTCGCCGCGCCCATTTTCCGCCCCATTTCAAACGCCTCTTCTGGAGTTGGCGGCGCTTTCTCCGCGATTGCCCCAAAGATCGGATGATTGCAATTGAACAGTCTTTCAACGCGCTCACGAGTCTCGTTGTCGTAATAGCCAGCATAGTAGCCCAGATTGCTCTTGGCAATTTGTTCCGCGGTCTTGCCGCCCCTATTGCCTTCGCCACGATCCAACGCGACCTGAATGAATGCATATGCTTTGAGATACTGCGTCGCATCAGCCGGGTCAGTGATCTTCATGGCGGGGCCGAGACATTCGCCGTAAGTGAGCTTATCTTTTTTCTCTGGGTTGAATATCGTTGTCATAGCGGTAAAACTATAGCAGAGTGCGGGGCGAAAGCACAATGAGGACAACTCCCTATTCTGCCTTCGGGTCAGCAGACGCCACGATGTCCTTCTCCAGTCTGTGCAGCACGCCGGCCAAGAGAATCCGCACCGTTCGCAGCTCTTCCACGCGGTTGAAATGATTCGGATGGACAGCCTGCTCCATTCTGATGATAGCGTCATCGGCGGCCTGAACGTCGAGTCTGAGCTGAGTGACAAGGAGTGGAGGGATATTGTCGTCTATGATCATGGATGGTTAACTGGAGTGCCCGCTGCTTTCCGCACGCGGTAAATGATGCGAACGCCGTCGGGGGGAGCAATCGGCGCTTGCCACTGCCAAACCCCTCTCATTCGGGTATACCTCTCATGCTCATAGAACACGACCCGGCCGGCGCGACCCATGAAGCGGCGCGTTTTACCTGATGGCTCATGTGCTTCGGCGATTTCCGGCTTTTCTCGAATCACATGGGGCAAGTAACGCACCACAAACGTCTTCTGATGTGGCAATACGTGCTTCGGATGAATCCCCGCCGCTTTCTTCTCTGCTTTCGTCGTCACCAGAGTCGGCGCAAGGTGAGAGCAGCTGGCGTAAGCGAGCACTTTTACCGCGAGCAGCGCGAGATATTTCATGCATGCCGCTTCTTCATCCTCCATGACCATATCCTGAGAGATTTTTGGCCGCATGTCCTCGCTCCATTGCCCGCTCACATATTGCGGCCACAGAGTGTCGGGGAGGGCAAGAGTAAGAGTGGCTCCGCTTTTCGTGTCGGCGCTGAACAGGATTCCCTTGTTCGCTAAAGTCATTCCGTCCTCCATCTTCATTCCCTTGTGAATCACGGAAGTGTTGTCGATTCGACATAGCAGGATGGCGGGCAAATCAGGATCGGCGAATCGCACCTCCATTTGGGCCGCCGGGAATGCGAGTCGAGATAAATCGCCCGCTACCGTTGAGATTTCGAGGTCTCGGGACACTCGCTGGTCCACGGCTAGAATAGCTCCGTCCAGACACTGCGATGCCTTCAAGTAGTTCCCAATTGCGGTGGGGCCGCCGAGAGATTCTTCCTGACAATGGCGGACCGTCTCCCGGAGGATGTGTGGCGAGGCTTTGGAGATATCGAAGTCTTCGTAGCGATAGTTCGTTTCCCGGCTCATTTGAGATAGGAAAGAAGGACGCTCGATACAGATGGTCTTGGTGGCGGGCTCACTCATTCTCCAAGCGCCTCCAGCGTTTTGAGGTAGTCGAATAGCGCCTCGTTTCGGCGCAAACAGGGCCACTGATTGTCGCCAAGCCGAGTGTTGGTTCCGGCAAATTCGTCCACAAATCCCTGTCGCGTTCCATGCTGAGCCTCACCCTCTTTCAGATCGCGGCGAGCTATGGGCTTCCAGATTTCTAGCTCCATATCCCAGAACCAACCGTCACCCCATGCGTGGATCTCTCTATCGTTGACGGCAATTGTCGCTGGCAATTCGCCAATAACCTCCAGTGGATAGACCGTGCCAACCGACGGCCCCTGATCGTGGTGATATTCCGTGAAGAGATAGAAACGGCCGAACTTCTCCCGGATTCCGATGAATCCCTCTTTGCCGTCATACACGCCGATCTCCAGATTGCGGCTATTAAGCCGATAGATTTTGCCCTTGACGCATTGGGTGAGCGGAATGTAGGCGGCTGGATTCATAAGACGCACACTCTACCAGACTAGCAGAGGCTCGTCAATGGGGAGTTTTCCCTATACCGCAAAGAAATCCCCCAGCCATGGCTGGTCCTCGTGTGAGGACGGCTCCGGTCCAGCTTGCCAGAGACCGTTTAGTCACAAACGGTCCTTGAAGAGCCTGTAGGTCAACCATGACTGGAGGAAATGGATTTGTCAAAAAAGAGCGGTGAGAGTGTTCGAAACAGGCACACAGTCGCGCCTCGTCGTCGGTTCTCCCGACGCTCGTATTCCCCCACCGCTCGCTTTCGCACCCGAGGGCGGCAAAAAAAAGTGATTGGACGTGCCACGGGCGTATGTGTGGTCAGAAACTGGGATGGTGCTACTCTCCAGTGCGGCTCCCTATTGACCTGTCGTTTAGCCCATAGAAAGGTCAATTCGCTACCGCCGTCCATTCGTAAGCCTCCCCGTGCGGTACTGGGCTACGACCACAGATTTTTCGCACGGATCAAAGGCTGGAATTGTTGTTGGAGCTTCGCTCCAACGGTATCGCTTATGCAATACAGTTGAAACTTACTCCTGTAAAAGAGCTGAATCTAGTTTGAGTGGCGGAACGGTCATGCGCCTACCTGTTGGAGGCGAATAGAGCACAGATTGTGTCGCCAGTCAAGAGAGAATGTTAAAGAAATTGGTGCTCTTGGCGAGGGCTCGAACCTTGCGAAATCACTGCGCTGGTCACGCGCCCCACTATACGCAGCAGTGGACTGCTCAGGGAGGACCATCCGGCCGGAACAGATTCCCCTAGACCGTTTTGTGATACAAGAGCGTAAAAAAACAGAAATCAAGCCTTACAAGGTGACATCGTGCCCCCACAGAACGATCGTAAATCCACAGCTCGGACACACATGCTCGTATTCATAGCCGGGCGGGATCACTATGTGTGTGGGTGGCTCATGGGAAGGGTCTATGCAGCGGGGCTTCAATCCTTTGATTGGCCGCAGGCCGCCGTGCTTCTGGGGTCGGGGATCGTTGTCCGGGATAGTGATGCCGAGTGAAGAGGAATTTGTGGGCGTATTCACGGAGAGATTGCCTGCTTCGGCAGGTTGAAGGATTGATGGACTGGCCAAAGCCGATTCAACCACCATTCGCGCCTTTTCGTAGTCATCTACGCCCAGCGTCAACGCGATATTCCTAAGGGCATTCGTCAGCTGAATGATATCCATCAGAGCCCCATTCATACACTGCGCGGCCGGGTGCATGTCGCCGTCAAAGCGTTCGGGGAGTTCGACGCCCATGTGGGCCGCAAATCGGCGCACTTCTTCAGCGTCTCGGCGCGTGCCCTCGTCGTAGGTGGTCTGATTGCCCCCGCCAGCCATCACGCACCCCCATTCACCAGACGCAGTGCCGTCACGGGAAACCCCACGTGCTCAGCATGCTCCGCTCCAATTCGGCAAACAGTCCGCCACATTCTTGTCGGATGATGCCCGAGACGCTCACTTTCCTCCACTCCGGAAATCATCCTCACCTTGTCGCCCACATTGTAGCCGGGAATCTTGCAGCCCCAATTCGTCTCATCGGAAATGATTTCGTAGATCGAAACCGACATGGCGTATGATTTGCCGTTCCAGCCGCGAATTGTGGCCAACTGACTATCCTTTGGAAAACGGATGCGATAGCCGTTGGAAGTAGCGTGCGGGGTGGTTTGCGCTTGTGTTGGTGCTCGTTGCATGGGTGAATCGTAGCAGAATCAGTAGGCTGGAGGCAATAGGGTGATTTGCTCATTATGGGCAAACCAGCCCACAGCCCAAACATTCACACGCAATCCCCTACTTTCAGGCTTTCCAGTGGCGGCAGGCGCACCCCAGCTTCCGCCAGAGCTTCCGCCGTGACCGTAGTATCTGGGACGTAAGGTGGGAGATGTGAACCGCGGGGAATTTGCCCGATTACGTTGAAGAATCGAATGAAGACCTTCTCGCCCTTGCGGAGCCAGTGAGAGCCGCCGATGTAGATTGCGACAGGACTGTTCATAAAGTTAGCTTGACCTCAAAGTCTCATCTATCAGCCGCATTCCCGGCGGCATGCCCGCATACTGATCTTGGCCGCCAGCGCCGCCACGCTTCCACATAGACGGGTTGTCGCGCAGAGTCTTGAGCGTTTTCTCCAGCGCCGTGATTCGAGCTTCGGCCGCTCTCAAAGGATGTTTTTCGCAGATGCGAATGTGAGCATTGAGGGATTCGTGTTGGCTAGCGGGTGTGCCGGGTGGATATGCCATGCCGCAGAAAACACATCGGATTGTTTGGGTGTCTTTCTGCCACTCTCTAGCGATGATCGAAGCGGCATAGTCATCGTCTGCTGTGCCGGTGAAGACAATCTCTTCTGCGGCACGATAAGCCCAGTCTGGAGGAGTGTCCATAAGCATCAGCACCACCTAATCAGCTCTTGCGCTTTGCTAACGCGGCAGTTGTAGATGGACCAGCCTTCCGAACACGGATATTCCCGCTGGTAGACGTGCACCCACCCAGCCCCGAGGAGTGTGAAGCTAGTATGAATACGGTCCCCATTTTTCTCGAACGCGCGTTTTCTACCTTGCCGATATGGACGGAACCCATTGAGCAGTAGAGTACGAACGAACTGGTCGGTTTTCGTCATTCGTCCTTCAGATCCATCGTCTGCGGGACAGACTTTACGACGGTAGCACGAATCTCCGCATCATTCGTCCAAATTCGCCGAAAATTGTCTGCGCGCCAGCCAAGTTCTCCAAAAACCGGCACCGATGGAGATATGATGCCGACCAGTCGCAGAGATGGAGTGCCGACGTGATTGGTGTAGACCTCTCGCACGCAATAAACCTGATCCTTCGTCGGCGGCGCGGGCTGAACAGATTGCAGGAGCATATGAACCAACGGGTTGGCTTGGCGATTCCAGCCGTCGTCGATACAACAGACCTTATCGCCGGCTGTTATATGTGTGCTCATATCAGGTGGTGACTAGCGGGCGGTTTTCTACCGCTTCCATTTGCGCGTCGCTTGGTGTATTGGCCGCATCGTGCGCGGCGCGATACGTCTCAATTTCCCGCGCCCAAATTGTCATGTATTCTGCGACATAAGCCGAGTCATTCTGCTTAATTGGAACTGGCTCCGTGCGACTGCGCTGCTCCGTGCGACTGCGGAACCAGCCCGTTTTCACTTTCTCGTCCCATGTCACGGTTTTATGTCGCAGCTGGATTTGGCATTTGATCTGTGGATTGCTCAACGCTTCGAGATGATTGAAGTCCTCGGGTTCCATGCCGGCCGCGGCGAGCTGCTTGAACAGTTCTGGAGCGGGCACGCCCGGATTGAGTGGGCAAAAATCCGCGGCGAGCCCCTTCCACATATGCGGGTGAGCCCATCCGCGATTTCTCCGATCGTCGATAAGTGGCATGAGCAGAGCAGCGAAATCGTTGGACGTTAGTCCGGTGATAGAGCGAGCCAAGAGGCCGCAATTGCAGCGGTTGGCGTTTTCCCATTCATACGTAGTGGAACCGCTACTGATTAGGTGAGCCGTTCGGCGCAAGTGGCCAGCGAGGCTAAGCGGACGGTCGCCGATGGGGCGGACGGTAGGAACGAATGAGGTATTGGGAGTGATTGTGTTCATGATATTAATGTCTTCAGCCGCGCGATGGCACTTCGTTTGAGAGCCCACGCAGCCTGCGGATTTGATTGCGCTAGCGTGTTGAATTCCGGGTGTCTGTCAATCTTTTTCACACACTCTATCGGGATCATTCCATCATAGATCACCCAATCCATCCAGCCGGGCGCGGCATTGAGAGTTTCAGCCAACGGGGGGTGATGCATATCACAGTAGACGCGCCAATCGATGGCATTTTCCCGCAACTCTTCAGGCAGCTCGATTGTGAGCCGATAGTCGTTGCGACAGTAAGGGAGGCGAGAACCTTGTTCGGCAGTCGAGCACCAACCTTGGGCCTTGAAATCTGGATTGCGGGTCAGCCATTGTAATGGTCCTACGTATTCCGGGGGGTTCGGCCGCTCCCAGCGCCAAACCAGCCGGCCCAAGGTGATACCTTCTCGTTGGATGTCGTCAAGGTGATGCCGAGAGCAGAAGTGGTATAATGTCATTTGGAGAGTTTGATCGGCCCTTTTGCCGCTAGATTCAACGCATGTTCCAGCCATTCATCCGGCAGATTCATGAGGCGAGCGGAGAAGTCGCGATTAGGGAATGGGCCATCCCACGCAAGACTCTCCACTGATTCGATTAGCTGCCCGAAAGAGAGATTGGGATTCGCAACCCAGAGTGATTGGAGCATCGCACAGATTTTTGGAATACGAGTTGGGTCTTTCACTGTGGTTTAGGCTCATTGGGTGCGGTTGGAGGTTCCCCGCGACCCCAAGCCTCGTACATAGCGTCGCGCGACCCGCCCCATTGATAGAACCCGTGGCCAGAGACCTCCTCATACAGCCGGGCCATGTCAGCTATAACGCTTTCACGTTCCGCTTGAGTGAATCCTTGCGAGTGACCCGGAAACACCTCATGTTTATCGACGCCGAAATCGTGATGCATCCTCATAGCCATGGATACAAGCAGAGCCCGCGGAGGAGTGGTGGGTAGTGGATTTGGGTGTTCTCGCTGGCTCATAGAACAGGTTTCCCTTGTCAGTTCCGCGATGCGTCGTCCTCTTTCTTCTCCTTCGCATCCGTCTCCAGAGCTGCGTTCAGATGAAGCTCGGCTAGTGCGCCGCACAGGAGGGATAAAGGCTTGAGCGTAACGCCGGCTGCGTCATTGCCCAGCACGTAATTGGACAGGACTTGGAGACTGACATTCTTAGACTCTCCTAGCGCGCGAAAATGCTCGCGCTCTTCATCTGTGAGAATCTTGCGTTTCTTGGAATTATCGCGCAAATCGATGTTGCCAGCGGGATTAAACCCGAGGAGTTTCGCTAGGGACATAGAAAATGTGTGTTAGTTGCGTGAGGTTTTCTGGCCGGACAGAGCGTTGGTGACTGCGGCTTTCGCCCTCTCTTCCTCGATGTCCACCTCCACAATCTGTCGGCCGCCGATGTAGTCTCTCATCTTGGATTCTGGACCCCAGTAGCACTCGTAGCCCCAGACGGTCTTCCCTGAATCCAGCTTGATCCGAGGGTTGCCGAAGATTGAGACGACGATCGGGTTCTTGTTCCAGAGTTGGAAATCCTTCAGGAGCTTGTCCAGCCCAATCTGCTCTTCCAAGGCAGGGGCCATTTCGCGCATTCTTTCCAGCATCACGTCTGGATTCGAGAGTTCTGGCGGTATGAAATCTCCTTCGTAGGTGCCCCAACCAAGGAATTGGACGGTTGTATCGTCAGCCGACAGGATTACACCGACGCGGCAGCCGACAGGAGTGTCATCATTCTCGGCGGTGGACTCGGAGGAGGAATCGGGATTGAGGTTAGATTTCATAAAGTTCGGGTGGAGTGATTGCAGGAATGGACTCTAGCAGAGTGCCGGCGTCAAAGTCAAGATGAAAGTGCGTGCGGTTCGCTGCGGCGGCGGGCGTATCCATATATTCCTTCATCTGAGCGGCTTGCCAATTGCGTAGAATCATCCATTCCTCATTGGATAGAGGAGGCTGTTTGATGTGGCCACGTTCACCCCGGATTTCTGGTCCAGTGGGATTGCGCGGGCGGCTGGAAGCTGCGATGGCGGCTAGTCTACGCTGACGTTCGCGCTCTCGGGAGGCTTGAGACATCAATAAACCCGCAAAAACGAGTCTACTGGAAGCTTCACGATTACGAGTCCATAGAAATGGGGCTCAAGTGTCGGCGGAAGCAGCTCGTCTGGAATGTCTTGTATGTCTGGTCGTGGCACGGGAATCGATTTCGTTGCCAGCTCCTTAACCTCGGCTAATTCCTTTCTGCCTATGGCAAGTATCGTGGCGTCAGGAAAAGCTGGAGTGCCTCCAACCAATTCCAAATGAACCCTCCTCCATAAAGTCAATTCCTGATTGATCCGAGTGAGGATGTTGGTTTCGGGCTTTGGAACGACCTTAGTCTGGCTGAATAAACGAGCGACTGGGACGATGAGTGTCGTTGTGATAGCTGTCTTGAGAAAGGATAAGCGGTTCATGGATGTGAGTGGAGGGTGTAAGTCTACGGGGGGTAAAGCCCTAACGCCGCCGCTTGTCAATCCAATTAGCGAGAAGGCCGATGAGTATAAGGAGAATGAGAATGAGTAGCAGCATGACGCTTGAGACATGCCTCAATAAAGGGTTTAGTCGTAAAATTGTTCGTAGGGACACATGGATTTTTTCCTACCCTTCGCTACGGCGTAGAAATACGAGCAGCACACCTTGATCTGATGCGTGACCCAAGTCAAGGGAGCCAGTAGTTTGGCCAGCGAATTCGTCATTCGGCGGCAGCGCTCGTCCCAAAGTCTCTGCCGTTCCTGTTCCGCGCGCCATGCCTCATGAATCTTGAGGCGAATCTCGTCGGGGATGGGCTCGTGGGGATTCCAGTTGGTGAGGAACTTGTCTGCCCAGCCTCCAAGTCGGTCGAGAAACCTCATATACCAGCTTTCGTTTCGTTTGTTCCAGCCCCCGTCGATCTCATCATTGATGTGCAGCCATTCGGCGAATTGACGCCGCCGCTCCGCCCACGCTTTCGTGTTATCATACTTGGGCTCAAACGTCACCAGCCGGCCGCCAAACCATCCGTAGAGCGCGAGGATTACCACGCCTACGCCCGCCCAGAGCAATGTCCACCGCAGATTCCATGCCCCGGTTACCAGCCATTGAGCCGTGACTACGATTCCGTGCCATATCGCGGTTGTTGCAGCCGCGATTGCATGACCGATGCCGGCCAGAGCAGCTAATGGCAAATGTACGAAAGAGTACAGTGCGCCCGCGGGTTGAAACACAAAAGCGCAGATCACACAGAGGAGAGCGATTACTCGCACGTAGATTTCTACGGGGCAGCGGTCCCGGTCATGTTTATTAGCGTAGTTGAGACAGAATAGGAGCGTCACGAGTAAAATGAAAGGGAGAGTGAATGCGGCGAATACTCCTGCGGTCCAGCATGCTACGGCCATACTCACAAATATAATCATAGCCCCGATACACATAGAAAATGTGGATAGCCCGAGAATGGTCGATAGAACTGGCAACCCGTCCTCCATTCGAAACATCCAGTCGAAGAACCGATCACTGTAGCTCATCAGCCTGCCCAGTCTCAGAGCCTTGACTCCACGGCCGACGCCAAGAGTGAGGAAAACGAAAGGGCGGAAGATGAGGAGGGAAAAAATGGCCAACCAAATATATGGGCAGAGCGAAAAGCCTTTGGGGACACTTTTGCTCCACAAGGGGTTTTCAAAGAGATACGAGAAATGTTTATAGGGCCAGCTTGTGCGGCTGAACCATGCTGAGTAGGTTTCCTTAGGAACGAGCGCCATAGATAGAATAGGTTTGAAGAAAAGGGTGCGATGAAGGGGTCAGGACTCTTTCAGATTTCAACGAAAGAGTCAAGACAATCTACTGTTGAGTCCGTAGTGTCTGTATTGCCCATTCCGAGCGGTCTACGCCTACGTCCGCTCGCCACTTGGTCTTTTGCAAGTAACTTGCAGCCAACCAGTAGTCCCGACGACTGAGCGCGGCGCGAAAGGAACGTAACTTCATGAATCCCGTGGGACCGACAGTCCAGATGACATTCACAATCACCATGCGGGCGGCGGTTGGCAAGCCGTCAAAGTCTTTCACGCTTTTACGTGCAATCCTCAGCGTGTCGGCATAGTCTGATGAGTAGAATGCTTCAATTTCCGCGGTCGAGTAGAGTGATTTGACAGGTTCAAAGTGAGCGGTCAACGAATGTCCAATACCAACGCACCACGCATTCTTGTCTCGATAGGGCCGACTGCGAACGCCTTCCCAATGCTCAAGAGACTGCCTGTCTGACTGGAGTTGTGGAATCTGCGCCCCAACCAGCCGGGCGGCATGGGCGAGCAGCCACAAGATCGCTAGAAACGAAGCAAATCTAAGGAACGTGTGGTGATGCTGGTTCATTTGTTCGAACACAGTTCAAACAATGCGTCGGATAGTCCACCAGTGAATACCGCCACTGTTGCCCACCGGATTATACAATTTACCGATCTGAGTGGCGCGTTCCTTGTGCTTGGTCCACGGTCCGATACCGTGTGCCCAAAAGTGGTCGCTTCCTTTTATCTTCTCGCCTTCCTCCAGTTCTTGGAAGCCTTCGGGAATCTCAGGTTTGTCAGTCATGGAAACGGATGAATATGGGGATCGTGTGGTCGGGGTATCTACTTCTGAAGAGATGCCCCATTCAATGTGGGCTGGTAAATAGAAATCTGGTATGATGAATTTGTTCATGATATATTTGCTCATGAGTCATGATCTTCATTCACTTTCTTCACACGCGCTCTCACTGCGGCCCGTTTCCTGTCCGGCATGATGCGCGGCCCCGGCAAAGTGGGTTTGCGGATCTCGCGGAGACGGAGAAGTTGCTGTGACACTGTGCGGCGCGCGGCCATGGGAAAAGATTGTGCGGGTTTTGAAAAGCCCCCGCACTGGCGTGAGGCCGAAAGCCCAACTACTCGCCGGAAGAGGGAGCCGCCGCTTCAGCCTTCGTGGATTTCTGCTTTGCAGTCTTCGCTGGCTTTTTTGCCACTGCGGATTTCGTTGCTTTCTTGGACGTGGATTTCTTGGATGATGCCATGATGGTATTGATGGTTGATGTTTATACTGACGAAAGATGGATTGTCTGGCGCAGTGTATGGCTAAACCAGACGGCATAACGATCACACAAGATTACCGAAGCGGAACCTGTTCTCTAGATTCCTCTCCTCGAATATGCGATAGTCTTGCACGTCTAGGCCGAGCGAGTCAAGCAGATTCCTACACTCTTTCCGAGATTCTTCAAGGTTTGCCAGCCGCACCCACTCCTTAAGGTTTATGGTTAGCGGTAGCTTCTTGTCTTTCGTGGCTAGCGCTACATGATGCGTCACCCAACGATTCACAAACCGCACAATGGAACGCAATTCACTGGCGTTAGCGATCATGTTGAAGAACCGGAACTCGAAAGTAGAGTATGTCGCCTTGCTACTCAGCATATATCGCGGCTCTATAGAGTGATTGCCCCAGAATGCGTAGTTCCACACGCTTTTCTCGGTCAGTTTCTTGACACCTGATAGCTCGGTAAGCTGGAGCGTTTCTTGATCGATCAGGCACAGGCAGCTTTTGTCATTGAACCACTGACAGAAAAGCCACCGGATGTAAGGACGATTGGCATAGTCGATGAGTAGATTCCGATGAAATCGTTCCATCAGCTTATACCAATCCGGCCCAAGCTCGAAGAGATCGGAGGAATAGTGGATGTGACAGCCGCCAGTGGGCCAATGCCTCTCGACTCCATTCGTTGTCTCTACGACCATCGGGACCAGTCCCATAGGCTCCAAGATGCGGAACAGCCCATCAATCACGATTTGTGTTGTCTCCCACTCTTTTTTCTCAAGCCAGTGGGTATATAGAGGGAACCCCGGCAGGGGAACAATCTCTATGCAATAGGTCTCGTGGCCACCTTTCGTGTTCTGGTGCAAGCCGGGAGTTCGCTTATCGTGTAACGGGTCCAGCTTGGCGAACAGATTGAGATTCGTGCTTTTAGCCAGCTTGGTCAGCATCTTGTTGAGATGCCCACAAATCTTCTGGCCCGCAGTCTTATCGAGTATTTCGTGTGGATAGATGGACGGAATAAATGTCATTTCGCACGAAAATGCGTGCGGCGAGCGTTCAAAAGTGGAGATCGTCTTCTTCATCACATTTGTCTTTTGCCAGTCCTGCCAGCCAGTCGAGCAGGTATATAAATCCAAGTCCAGTGAGGACGAAAAGGACGCCGAACCATTCGAGGAGATGATCACAGCAGGATTGGAGAAATGATCTCACTCGGTTATTCTGGAACACTGACCGGCCCCGCCCACTCAGCCTCATTCTGGTGATAAGAGTCCAGAGCCAAGTCTGTATGTTGCATATTCACATGACTCGCAAACCATTGATGATCCTGCTCGTAGACTTTAAGTAGAGTGCGCGTCGTGAACAAGCCGGCGCGCTTAGTGCGGTACCAGTAGACTCCAGCTACACTGGGTTTTTCTGTGGACCAGCGGAGTTTTCCAGTGATAACTGCTTCGCCCCGCTGGACGAGTTCGGATAGCTGTGCCCTCAGTTCAGATGTGCGGGAAGCACTAGCAGTCTGTAGCTCGTCTAGCAGAGATTGAAAGGCAGAGGATACGCTCATCGCTCGCTTTTGGCTAATGGTGTCTTCGACACGCCATTCTTCGGCAGCCAGTCAAACCAGCCGTCTTTACGAAAATACTTGATCATCTGATCGTAGTCTTTTTTGGGCCACGCGCCAAGGGCGCACCTCATATAGCAGTTCTCCGGAATATCTATGTTGTCGTGGTAATAGGTCTCAGCGTCACGCTGAGCTTCATGATAATCGAGATTATTTGCAACCGCGCCTTTAACAAAGGCAGCCCAAACCGCCCAGCCTTTGCCGTCCGCGATCAGTCGATAGAGCAGAGTCGTAAGCGAATCGTCGCAGTATTTGCGTAAATAGGTGTGCGCGGCCCGCGCAAAATCCGCTTCCCGCACGTCGAGCGTTGGTGAGGGACTGATGTCAGATAAAAACTCTCCAATGTGGCGGAGTGCGTTACCCGCCTCACGTTTTACATCCATGTCTAGCCGCGCTCCCAAAGCTTTGACTGCGGCTTCGGCCCCGGCAGTAAGATGCCAGCGGCGGCCTAAAACAATAGTCTCGGCTAGATGTGATTCTTTAGGTGTGGATGAAGGTGAATCGCTCATAATCGGACTCTAGCAGTTTTTTGCGATAAGATGCAACAGGGACTTCTATCCAGTCATTTCACAACCGTCACGCGTTTTTCCAAAACTCCCCATCATCCTCTCCGTCCTCCGCAGACACTCCTTCAGACTCCGACGCTTTCATCACGCCGAATCCCATGATGCCGCCGGGAAACCGCATGATTCCCCCGCCATGAGTAATGCCCAGCTCTTCAGCATGCTTTGCGACCAGCGCCATGATGGCGTCGCCGACCTCATGATTGATCTGTTTCAGTGTTGCATCGTCTGGAGGAGTCGGCCACTCTACGTTGAAGCCCATGCGAGTTGAAGAGTGACCCTCTTGGGGGTTGCCGGCCAGCTGTGTGGCTTCCAGATTCAAGTCCACTTTACCGCCGTGGGACTGGATGATGCGGACGATGGTGTCTTGGAGGGTGGCTTCGAACTGTTCTACATTCATAATGCTCAATCTTTCAGATTTCGCGGGTGTCGCAAGCGACACAGGGTTGAGTTGTGACAAGAGAGTGGTCTAATGTGATCGGTTGAAGAGCGGCGGCCCGCTCCGCATGGAAAGCCTCAATTTTTTTGGCCCATTCCAGCAGATACCATACAGCGTTGGAGACTTCCCTGTAGTGAGCTTGAGCCGATTGGTAAAATATAAGGGATTTAGGAGTATCGCTCCACTCAGCCCGTTTCAGATCGGGATGACAGAGAAACTCCAGATGCTCGATATCAGACGGATCGATTCCGGCTTTAAGCATCTGAGCGACGACGACGTTATCCTCGACTCCTACCCCTAGCATTTTGAGGGACCACGTACCACCAGTCCTAGGAATCTCATTGTAGAATTTGTCCACGTCCATACCTGTAATAGCACGGCCCAGCATGCCGACATTACAGCGAGTGCACTTACTCCAATCGTAGTCCTTGGCGGTTTCGGTGTCCAACAGGAGGTCCGCAGCCTTGCGCAGATAGCCAGCAAGAGCGAGCGGCCGGTCTCCGATAGATCGTGAGGTGTTCATATGATTGGGTGGATGGATAGAGACGGGAAGCCTCAGACGACAGTCTCAGTGGGCTTAAGGCCCGCACAGTTGTCGCCTTGAGCCACGAACGTGCCGGCGGCCACGCGTTTGTCAAGCAGATTCCGCAGATCAGTGTGCTTCGCGCACTCTATGCCGCCCGGCCCAGCGATGACGTATCGGCAACACGCTTTTCCTTGCCCGATCTTGCAGATCGAATGAAGGGTGTCGTCGGGAATCAGCGCGATAGGTTCAGATTGTGCTGGGGATGTGTTCATGGAATTGGATTTGGCTCGTCTTTGGCCGCAGACTCTTTCTCTATCATCACGTCCAGCGCCGCTCGCAACGGGAGTTCTGTGATGATGGAATAGGCTTTCGCGCTCGCTGGCAAACCCCCGATGTGGGCGCGCAACGGATTCGCCGCAAGCCAGTCAAGTCTCGCTTCATCAGCTTCCAGCGCCGCAATACGGTCAGCGAGCTGTTTCATCTCATTGGCCTGCTGGCTGATAATCCGATTGGCCGCAAGATTCGCTTGCTTCAGCTCGTTCAGCCGAGCCTCCATCACGCGCAACTCATCCGGTAGAGAGGACATTATGATTGAGTCGGCTCGGTCGTTGAGGCCATCTCACGGAGCGCCACATGTCCATCCATCAGCTCCAGCACTTTCACCACAAGTGGAAAATCAGAATGCTCGCCATACTCTTTCACGATCATCTGGCGCAGCTCCGTAATCTTTTCAACGCTCATCACGACGAGATACTGCCCGATAATATCCATGATGGCATCCTCCTGTTTATCCGGAGGTAGAGTCGCAACTTTGGCGACGAGGGTGCTGACAACTAGATCGGTGAACAATGATTCGAACGGGTTCATTTGGAATGATTTGTATCAGTTTGTGCGTTCGTGACGAATGATGACAAGAGGGCCATTGTGCTTTTCCAGCCACGTGCGGCCACCGATGCCGAGGCAGATCAGAAGGATGGCTAGCCCTTGGCCGAAATAGGACCAGAATGAGCCGTTTGGCTCACATTCGCATTCATCGTCGCTGTCTTCGTGGCGGTGGTGCATAAAAGGGGACTCTAGCAGAGTGGGCGGAAATTGGAAGGACAATGTGACCGTGCCGACGAGTCAGTAGTTGGGCTACTCATTGTCTGTACGGCAGACCTTCGCGATAAGCAACTATGAGAGAATGACTGGAATCTGCGAGATAGTGGCCGGCATATCATCAATCCAGATCGCCACCTTGTGCCCCGCGGCGCGGGCAGCTTCATCCTTGAATTTGTCCCCCGCACAGATGAAAGGAATCTCGGGGCTAGGCACTCTCTCCTGTTTTGTGGTGCCGGGTGCCCAAGGGCGATTTGTGACACAGATAACTGTATGTCCGCGCGACTTTGCTGCGATGATGAAGGAGTCCCAGAGATCGGGATCGCGTGTGTAAGTGGAATCGTAGTCGAGAGAAATGACCATGGCGGATCAGTGTGTGAAGCTCATAATCGTTTCAGCTCGTTCATAAGATCATAGTCCAGCCGACCACCTTCGGTGGCGCGATGGATAAGCTCATACAGAGCCTCGCGTTTAATCTCTCGCCCACGGCCATCAACCGTGAGTAGAATCTCCTCAAGTTCTAAAGCAGTAAGTTGGGGAATTGGAATGGAACTATGGGCGCTCATGCGTCCCCACCCTCCTCGATGAGATGTACACCGCAATGGGGACACGAATAGCGATAATCCTCGTATACTCCGCCGCCGATGTCTTCAGTGGTTGCGTCAGGATGATCCCATTTATCATTCCACCCGGAGATGGAGTGCCGAACGCTACTGGACCACGGTGGGACCAACGGTGCGGGGTTGGCAGCGGTGCAAATGGGTTTGCTCATGGGATTCTACAATAGGTCGCCCAATACTCCCTCATATATGTCGGACGCACTTCCCGATAATACCAGCGGCGGTATCTCCGCATGTATTCGCGGCGACGGGCTACCGGGTCTTTGGGCAGATTGGCGCGGATATGAGGTGGAGTGGGAGATTGGGGCACGCTCAGAATCCAAATGATACCCCAACACGGCCGACCCAACGATCCTTGCCGACTGCCGAGTCATCCGTAGACGTGTATTGCACTCCAGTAGAGAGCGATAGAGCCTTTGTAATCTGCCTCTTGACCACAGGCCCGACAGACCAGTAGGCATATCCATGCCGCACGGTGCCCGCAGATGCTTCCAGAGAAAAGAGGCCCAGCTTTGCGGCGACCTTGCCCTCCAGAGTGGTGGTATTGAGTGTCGCGTCCCGGTAAGCGTATACAGACGCCTTGAACCACTGGATTTCCTGCGAGTAACCGAGATATGGCTCCCATGTCGTCTGGGCGCGGCCGGGGTAGGTGTAGCCGGTCAGACCAGCGTCCAATCCCGCCAGCGCGCCTCCCACAGTCACATCGATCTCACTGTTCGGACGACGATTCGTAGGAGTGTTGGCCCACACGGTACCGTAGAGCGCGCCGTATTGCAGGTTGATTGCAGGTTGGATGGAATCATCTGCGATTTTGGCCCCGCGGAACACATAGGATGTCACGTAGTCGGCGGAGAGAGTGCCCGAGAATTCGGTTACTGGCGCGGGGGCGGCAGTAGAACCAGCGGGCTCGGCGGCGAAAAGAGGCGCGGCAAGCGTCAGAACGAGGGAGATTGCAGTGACGAGTAGTCGTGATTTCATTTGGTGTTTGAAAAATAGAGAGTGTGCAGATTGCGAGGAGTTGGTCAAGACTATTCTGCGTTTATCGGCACAAGGGCGCTGAGAAATAAAAGCTTGGATAGAGCCATTACCTGCTGCTTGCTCAGCTTATTCCCCTTCAGATCAATCTGAACGACTGATGCCGTGACGGTCCCGTCAGGAGTGATAGTATCCTTGTAGTTGATCGCCCCCGTTAGACTAGGAATGGCTTCATCAGACGCGAAGAAACTGCTTTCGTCAGCGACCGCCCCGAACACCGCACTCTCGGTCGGCGGCGGCTCGTTCAGATTGATGTTGAATTCGTAGTGACCTTCACCCGTAGATTTGCGATTCGGCGCTTCAATCCAACGGATAGAACCGGTGAGTGTGTCAACGGCGCGGCGACCTTCAGCGTTGTAGAGAAGAGTGACGTTGTTGAAATGCCACGCAGAACGACCATAATCGTAGAATAGTATACCAGTTACCGTGGTTTCCGGATAAATTTGAACGGGGCCAGCCGGGAGCACGTGCTGCTCGAAACTCATCTTGTCGTATTTCGTCAACACGATTGCGCCGCCTTTACTGGAGACCAGTCTCACAGCCTCCTGCTTGAGGCGGGCGATTCCAGAACTGGCTGGTGGCTTGGCGAGTGCGAGTCCATTGAATCGAGACTCGAATCCCTTGGCCGCACCGATGGGGAACACCGCAACCTTGACACCCCCACCGTCGCTATAGCGAAAAATGTTCATCTTGTCGATCGGGGCGCTGCCGAACATCTTCCCTACATTCCGGGTCTGCTCTGGCCGCGCCGGATTGACGACATCAAGGTCCAGCTCGTATGTGATCTTGCCCTGCTGATCTGGGGTTACGGTATTGTGGATGTAGGGAAGATGGCTGATCGTGCCCTTGAATAGAGCAGAATTCGCCACGTTTATGTTGAGCGTGTAAACATCTGTGACTCCGGCTTTAGGCTTATCGCCATCGGACTGAGAGCGGGTGCGATAAGCGATATTGATAGAGCCCTTGACAGGCAGCGACGGAACAGGCTCGAAAGCCGAGGGGGCTTTGGTATGGGAAGTCTGTCCAAAGGACAGTGTGGTGCATAGCACCGCAGCGAATGTAATGAGCGATTTCATAGGGAAATGTTGGTGATCGGCGGAGTCCCGGCGGACAAGATTGGAGCTGGAAGTGGGGTGAAGTGGTTTCGTTCTACTCGTCGTTAGTGCAGTGGCAGGAATACCCCGGCTCTTTTTCGCATCCGCAGTCGCGGCAAAAGTTGGCCGTGAGGTAGTCAAAAAACTCGACACGTTGTTGGTTGGTCCATCCGCCGATTTCTCGTGCAACCTCCACTGTGTATTTATCGCGGTCTGTGAGCATTTGTTCACCCTTTGCGCGTGTGATAGGCCACAAGGCCGTTGAAGAGCCCCGCGTCTTGCATTTGATCGCGAGCCGATTCGAGGGCTTTACGGAGTTCGGCGTTCTCGCGCTCAAGCTCGGCGATGCGCGCGTCTTTAGCGGCGATTTGGTCGGAAAGGTGTGATGCGTAAGAGCCCATAGGTTTCGTTCAACGTCGGGCGCGGCGCTTCCCCCATCCGTAGACGAGGTTGTTGATCGCGCGTTCGAGGGCGCGAGATTGGCGCGCGGTGAGATACTTCCGTTTGCGGCGCATATTCGTTCCCGGTTAGCCGAGAGCTTCGTCGATAACTTGGTGAGCGCGGGCCGCATGGCTGCGATTGTGCGCTCCGGTCAGGGTCATGCAGTTCACGCAGGTCCGACATTCTTCAAGCGTGGCGCGGAGTTGTTCGATTTCCTTTTTCGCCTGTTTGAGCATGTCGCCTTCGCGACTGTTCGGGAACGCATACGTGCCGTCGGTCTGCGCGTAGGCGTGATGCAAGTTGCTCAGAGTAGCGCTTCGGTGATCCATGGGTGGGAAAGGAGTGTTCGTTCGCCTAGAGTTTCTTCGCGGCAGTTTTCCATGTCGTAGGTGCGTTGAATCCGGTCGCGAGGCAGCGACCGTTCGCCTCTACCTCGTAGAGTCCCCAGCCGGGAATCCAGCGGCATTTCGCCTTCGGATACTTTTTCAAAACGTGCTGCTTGGAAGTCATGTTCGTTCACCGTGTCTCCACGAGCGGTAGGCCGGCGATTTCTTTGAGGATGAGCGCGCGAGCTTCGGCGGCAATTTGGGCGTGCTGGTCCAGAATATCGCTCAACCGCTTCATGCGATTGCGGGCGTCCCATTCTGCGACGAGCGCGTTGAGTTGGTCCGCCAGTTCGCGAACCTCCCAACGCTCCATGTCGTGTTGCTTCGGTGTGTGTTCAAATAGCGTCGCACCACAGCCGTCTTTCCATTCGGTTACAACTTTCATAGCTGTTCATTCGCTTTACAGCAATTTTTCATACCAAATGCTTCATCGGCGGAGTAACCCGTCAGTTGTTCAACAACCCACGCGTAGCTCTCCATCGTGGTGAAGTGGAAGGTTGTCATTTCGATGGACGCGCACGGCTCTGAATTAGGCACCTTCTGCGGCTCGATAGAGACGACATGGGCGGGATTCACCCAGATTTCGCAATCGCCCGCGATTTCCGAAGTCTCGTCACGATGGAGTTTGATTAGCGGTGCGGTTTTCATTCATTCTGGTTAAAGGATGGTCACGGACTGGATTTTGCCCTCGTCGAGAGCCTTGAGGATGGCGGGCCACAGCTCGCGTCGTGCAAACTCGCGTTGCTGGCGATGCTCATACCGATTATACAACCGAAGCCAATAGCTCGCCCGTCGCCTGCGCTTCCCCGTCATCTTACGGTCGGGATTTTCCAGCCGAAAGAGATTCCGAGCGGCCTGAGAAACTTTGTCGTCGATGCTCATTCGTTCAACGGTGCAGCTCGCGAAGAATA